AAAAAGATAAGGAGATTTAAAATGTCTTTATATTTAAGTGAAAATGAAGTTTGTCCTTTTGGGAGAAATTGTCCATATAATAAGAATTCATCTGCTTATAATAGTGGATGTGCTGGATTCGATAAAAATAGAAAAACTAAATTTATTTGTGATTTAGTAAATGAAAGGGGTGAGTTTGAAGATTTAAAGGGAAAATTAGTTAATTCTGAAAATAAAACTGGAAAAATGGAAATAATTCATGGATAATAGGATTAATTAAATGGAAGAAAAATATGAAAATATAGAGGTATTAGAGCAAAATAAAAAAATAAGTAATCTTATAGATATGTTTGGTAATGAGAGAATAGAATTATCTAAAATGATAGATGAATTGACGATAATTAAAAAAAGTATTTCTGAGTTGTTTCCAGAAACATTAAATGCAAGAAATATTCTATTCCTTCAAGAAAAGGTAAAAACAGTTACTGAATTGTTTAAATCTATTTTAGAAATTAGAAAGGAACTTATTAAAAGTATAAAAGATGAAATTGATTTGAGAAATAAAGTTAAAAATGTTGATGATTTTTCTGAGATTTTAGACAAAATAAATGTTAGAGATTTAGCAAAAAAGGTTAAAAAATTCCAGGATGAAACTGAAAAAAAAGTGATTGAATTTAATAAGAAAGGATAATTTTGATGACTAAACAGTTTGGGGATAGTGAAGAAGTAGAAAACTTAAACGAAGAAGAAGAAGATTATAAAGAAGAAAATAATGAAGAATTTGATAATGTAGAATTTAATGAAGAAAAAATAATGGAAAAAATTGAAATAAAGAAAGAGGATATTCCTAAGAAAAGAGGTAGAAAATCAAAGAAAGATAATCCAACACAATCTGAATTAAATCAAATGTCAGATGAAGAAGTGATTAAATTGGAACCAACAGTAGAAGAAATGTATCAAGAGTTTAATTTCTTTCTTGAAAAAACAGTTGGTATGATTGAGTCTAAAAAAGAAAGAGATATAATTCCTTCAGGTCTTGATGTTTTGGATGCATATTTAGGAGGAGGTTTTGTATCTGGAACATTTTCAGTTATTGTTGGATCTCCTGGATCTGGAAAAAGTACTTTAGGAATTAAATCAATTGCAAAAACACAAGAAAAATATAATGGAAAAATATTAATAGGTTATCTAGACTCAGAAGTAGCTACAACAAAAAGAAGATTATATAATTTAGGAGTTAACAATCCACCAATAAAACCTTTTTCAGAATCTATTACTATCGAAAGAGTTTTCAAATATATAGAAGGTTTATGTTTATTTAAACTTCAAAATAATTTAATTGATTCTCCTTCTTTAATAATATGGGATTCAATAGCTAATACTTTAAGTGAAGCTGAAATGGAGGTAGATGATCCAAATAAGGTAATAGGTCTTAAAGGAAGAATTTTATCTATGCTTATTCCAAAATACGTTTCAAAAATAGCAGAATTCAATATTTGTTTAATTGCAATAAATCAGTTAAGAGATGAAATAAGTATAGGCGGAGTTAGAAAAGCTAGAGATCTTAGTTTCTTATCTTTCGGAAAAACAATGCCTGGAGGAAATGCTGCTAAATTTAATGCTTTTCATTTATTAGAAATGAAATTTAAGGAAAAAGCAGAAGAAAAGAAATATGGATTTAATGGGTTTATTTCACAAATATCTGCTGTTAAAAATAAGGCTTTTACTCCAAATATACCATTTTTCATAGCTGGAAATTTTAAAACTGGATTTTCTAATTTTTGGACAAATTATTTATTTTTAGTAAAGCAAGAAAGAATTTTAACTAGTGCTTGGAATAGTCTTTTAAATATGCCTGAAAGAAAATTTAGAACTAAAGAAGCTGAATATTTATATAAAACAGATGATGTTTTTAGAGGAGCATATGATGAATTAGTTAAAGATTCAATTCAAAAAGAAATTGTTGAAAAATATGATCCTGATATTATGGAAGATGATGGTTTTATTTTAGATAAAAATGATGATGATCTTTCAGAAGAAGAAGAAATTTCATAAGAATAATATTGAAAATTTTTTAGAACAAAATAAAAAGAAAATATATTAGAGATAAAGGAGTAAAGGTTTATGGGAATTATTGAAACAATTGGTAACTTCGTAGAAGACACTGTTAAAAAAATGGTAGATGATTCTAATTCTGTTAAGGTAGATGTTAATGTTTCAACTAAAAATGTTATTATTCAAGTTCAGGCAGATAAATCGGATTTGGGAAAAATTATTGGAAAAAAAGGAAGAAATATTGATTCTCTAAATATTATTACATCTGCTATAAAGAATACTAAATTTCCAGAAGATAAAAGAAGTATTAGTATTGAGATTATAGAAGATGAAGATTCAAATTTTAATAGAAAAGATTAAATGTAATTAAATGGAGGAATCCTAAAATGTTAGCAAATGAGGCAAAAGTAAAAATAATAGAAAATTTTTATGCTATAGATTATATTCTTTTAGGTAAAAAACTTTCAGAAGTGGAAGTTTGTTGCCCTGTTTTTCAAGAGGAATATGTAACTATAAAAGGAAATCTTCTTTCCGTTCTTGGTGAAATGTATAGATTGGTCGAATATTCACCTAAAATTAATAAAGATTTTAGTATAAAAAGAAAATCTTTAATAGAAAATGCATCTAAAATAGCAAGTAATTGTATAAATGAATCAAAAAAAATATTAAAAAATGAAGGTTCAAAAGATTACATAAGGGAAAGAATTAGACAAATTATTAAAGAAAATAAAGATTCTGAAATAGAACCTGAAAAAATTGTTGAGCATGAAATTCTTTTTAAATCTTTTGGTATTGCTTTAGATAATCTTCTCATTAAAAGTATGTTAAATGAATCAAAAGATTATAAACAAATAAATGAATGGGAAGGAAGAATTTTAGAAGATTCATATAAATTTTTGAAAGAAGAACTTATAAATACTGCTATATTTATTATAAAAGATGGCCTCATATAAATGATTAATGAATTTTCTGGACTTTTAGAATATTTAGATAAAAATAAAAATTTGAATAATTCTAAAAGTCCAGTTAAAGAAATCTCAGTTTTAAAAGAAGATAAAAAAAATTTTGATCTAAAATTAGATGAAGAATTCAAATATAATAGCTCTAATTTTGATTTGGATAAATATAAAAAAATATCAAGAGAATCTTTAATTAAAAATTATATAAATAGTAATAGTTTCGAAAAGCCATATATAAGTGTTAATGAAATTATTTCTGGATGTATTAGAAAATCATTTTTTATGAGAATGAAATATAAATTTGAAGAAGATAAAGTTTTCAAAGAACCATATATTAAATTAGTTAATATATTAAAAAATAAAATAGCTGAAAGTATAGTAAACGATTATGATTTTAAGGAAAAAGAAAAAATAATAATAAGTGAAAATTTTAATATAAAAGACTCTGTTGACGCATTAAACAATAATATTATATTTTTAATACGAGTTATTCAATCAAAATTTTTTAATGGAAAATATTTAGATAAACATTATTATGAAGGATTAGTTTTTTCTTTTATTTTAAATGAAGAACTTGGATATAAAATAAATGAAATAACTATAATTTATAAATTTATAGATAAAATTTATTCAGATCCTTTATCTTTTGATTTAAAATATGATAAAAAATTAGCTGAAAAATTAATATATAAATCTAAGATATTATTAAAAGCTATAAATAATAAAATTCCACCATCTTTGGAATATACTGATAAAAATTTATGTAATGATTGTCATTATTCGGTTCATTGTAAAAATGATAAATTAGAACCAAAAATTAAAAAAGTACAGATAAAAAAAGAATTTAATTTTAAAATTTAACGAGGGTTTAAATCATGATAGTCTTATTTCCTTTATTAATGTCTAAATCAGTTTCACCAAATATTATTCCTGGAATATGTAAAACATTGGAAAAATTTATTTTAATATATAAATTAGATTCTGTTTTAGAAACTATTAATGCCGCAGGTATAGCAGCACAAGGCATTCAAATAGCAGCTACCGCAGCTACAGTATTAGCAAAAAAAGTAGAAGAAGGTGAAAGTCTATTTCAGAATCATGAAGAATTGTTTTTAAAAGATGAAAATACAAATGATTTTAAATCTTTGTTTATAAATCATGAAGAATTTGTTAATAATTTAGAAAATTATAATTTATTTCCAAATCATATGTCAATATTAAGTGAAATATCTAAATCTGATCAAGAATTTTTTAATAACTTTGACAATGATCCTAAAAAAGTGAAATCTTATATATATGGAATAGAAAAATCTCTTAAAGATAGAGAAAATGATATAAAATATCAACAAAGTCAAATTGAAAAATTGAAAAATTATAAAAATACTAATTCAGTGGAAAAAGCAGCAATAGACAGGGAAAAACTTAGATTAGATGATGAAAAAGCGAAATTAGAAAAAGCAAAAGAATTTTTAAAATTATTGGATTCAAAAACTGATGCAAAAGTAGATTTGGAATTTCATTCACAAACAAGTATTAATATAGAACCTACGTATGTTACTGCATCAACTAGAAAAGGAACAAGAATTATAGGTATTAAAGTTGTTCCTTTTGAAATAAATACAGATTCAAATATTTTAAAAATGATGAATACAGATTTAAGACTAAAAGGTTTTGAAAAATTAGTTAATAAACATTTTAGAAAAGGAGCATCTCTATTTTATAAAATGGCTAATAAATTTAAATTGCCTAAATTATCAGGTGGAGTTATAAATGATGATCCTGAGAAAGCAATTCTTTTTTCTAGTACACAACATGGTAAAAATATTTTTCTTCTTTTAAATAAGTCAGATATTGAAAATAATATAGAATTAAATCCAAATACTGTATCAAATTTATTTGGAATGGGATGGTCTTCTTTAATAGTGGCAGATGATATTAATAAAAGAGCTACTTTTTGTATGAAAGAATTTAATGGTATGTGTTCTTCTGTAGCATATGATTTCCTATATGTCAGTATATCTAGAGATGCTCACAGAGTTTATGCAAATCTTGAGGATGTTAGAAAATCAGCAAGTCCATTTTTCAAAATGTCTGTAAATGGTAGAAATTTATTTAAAAAATAAGGATTTATTAAAATGGAATCTATAAATATGGATGTAATAAACAAAGAGATAGATTTAAATTCAATTATCGATTTAGATGATATTCCAATTGGTGATATAGATTCTGATATTGAAGAAAATACCTTAAAAAGTAATCAATATCCTTTAAAATTATCTTTAAGAATAAAGGCTTTTGAAAATGAATCAGAATATAATAAATTTACGAAGAATTGTGAAAAACTTATTAGAGGGAGTAATGAATATAAAGAATGGAGACAATATATTACTGATGTTTTAAATATAAATTACTGTGCCATTACTAAAGAAAATAGAGAAGCATGTACGGTTGAAATTCATCATCATATTCCTTCTTTATATTCAGTAGTAAAAAGTATAATAAATAAAAATATAGACGGTGGAATTGAATTTTGTACTTTCGATATTTGTTCGGAATGTATTCAATTACATTATCAAAATAAAATAGGTTATGTGGCATTAATTTCAAGTATGCATGAAAAATTTCATAATAATTTATTAAGAATTCCCAGAGAGTTAATTTTAGGTAATTATATGGAATTTTTAAAAGATTATAGTAAATATTTAGATGATGATGATAATAATATTATAAATGAAAGATTATCGATATCAAAATTTGATCAAGAATGGCATAGAAATGATTATCCTGGATTAAAATAAGGTAAATTAAAATAATGATAACCATTGAAGATGAATCAAAATCAAGAATTAGATTAGCTACTAATCAAGATTATTTTTCTAAAAGATATAAAACATCTAGTGGAATTTATACATTTACTTCACCTAGTCTTTGGACAATTGAAAAAAATTTATTTTTTCTTTTAAAAAATTCAAGAAAAGAAGAATTTAAATCAATTTATAAAATGAAACCTGATTATTTATCATTTGATGAATATGGAACTGTTACTTTGGATTATTTATTAATGTATGTAAATTTTGTTTATAAAATTGAGGATTTTGATTTAATTAATGTAATTATTCCAGAAAAGGATGCTATTGTTGAAATTTGTTATGATAAATATTCTAAAGTTGATAAAAATTCATTAGAGGAGATAAATATTTAATGAATGTAAAAGAAAATTTTTCACTTTTAAGAAATGTACCTAATGTTTTAAACTTATCTTCTCAAAAAATTAAGGCGTTTGAAATAGTTAATGGATCACAAAAGATTTATAGAGTTTTAGAATTAATGGAATATAAAATAAATCACTTTACAAAACCTTTTGTTTATGCTGAACTTGATAGTAAAGAAAAGAGAAGTGGAATTTCTGTTATTAATATGCCGACATATAATTTACATGTTTCATATAATATTCCAACTAAACAAATGGTTTTGAATATATCACCATTTGGTGTTACTGACATTTATCCATCAGATCCTGATCCAATGAATATTTACGCTTCAATGGTTTATGCGATATGCTTTAGAAATATTGTAACTAAGAAATATATTCCTGTTCCTTCACAATTTGCTGTTATTGTTAATTTTTTATTGACAGTTTTTGTTAGATTATTTGGAAAAGAATACGGATTATTAGGAAGTTTTTCAAATGAAATTATAAGATTGAAATTTCTTTTATCTTGTTATATTTTACAATCATTTTTTGATGTGAGTAAAAAAGATTCTTATATAAGATCAAGTGTGATATCAACTGTTAAATATACAGATTTTGGAGAAAGGTTAGATGAATTTGACTTTACTAAAATAGAAGATTTTATTAAATCTCTTTCAGTTTTTGGTGTTCTCTCAGGAATAGATAAATATAGTTTTAGTTCAAGAATTTTAAAACTTTTATCTATAAATTTTCTTCCAGCATTAGAAGATTTATCTAGATTTCTTTCAGTAATGGTAACATCAAATATCACAAGTTCTAATATCGTACCCACTTTTATTCATGGTTATAATGATGAGGAATATAATAAAATTATAAAAATTGCAAAACTAGCTTTTAGGAAATAGAAATCTAATGGAAAAAAGATATTATGGAAACTATAGAGCTTTAGTTGTTGATAATAGAGATCCTTCATATTACGGTAGAATAAAAGTATGGATTCCTGATCTTATGCCTGATATAGATAAACAGTATGGAATTTGGGCATTTTCGGCAAATAATCAAGTAGGTGGAAGAAATAACGAAAATGAAAATTCATCATATTCTGGAACATCTTATATACCTAGAATAGGATCATATGTTTGGATATTTTTTGAAGCAGGTATACCATCAAGACCTTTTTATTTCGGATCATTAGAAGTTGCTACATCAAAAACACTTCCTGAAGTTCAGACTGGAACAAATTATTCAGATAAATGGGTAATTTTAAAATCTAAAAGTGGAAGATGTATTGTAGTATCTGATGATGTGGATGATGAAAGAGTTGAAATTACTGGAAAAAAGAGATTAATAAAAGATCCACCAGAAGGTGACATAGAATCTGTTTTTAAAATTGATGATAATCAAACTACTATTTTACTAGATGAAAGATCTGGTAAGGAAAAATTGCTTATAAGAACCCATAAAGGAGATTTTATTAATATAAATATAGAAGAAAGAAAATTAGATATTTCATTTTATGGTGATATAAATTTAAAGTCAAATTCTTCTATAAATATTCAAGCTTTAGATGATATAAATATAAAAGCAAGTGGAGATTTAAATACACAACAAGGTGGTTCTTTTAATCAAAGATCGAATGGTAATTCAAAAATGGCATCATCAAGCGATGTAAATATAAAATCCAGTAAAAAAGTTAAAATAGAATCAAATGAAAAAATGAGTTTAAAATCAAATGATTCTATGTCTTTGGAATCAAACAATTATATGAATATAATAGGTTCAATGATACATACTAATGGCTTAGTGGGAGTTTGTCCAGAAGGTGGATCTATAATTTTTGGTTATTATGGTATTTCACCAGAGACTGCTGATAATTCAGAAATTCCAAACGAAACTGAAGATTCAAATCCAGAAGGAGAAAGAGATTAATGTCATTGATTAAATCTGCTATTTGTAGTAAAATTGCGGGAGAGACTGATGGGTTTTTAGATGAATTAGTTAGTTTTCAAGGAAAACTTTCATCAACTTTAGAAACAATAAAAGAATTTATAAAAAATTTAAGTTTTTCACCATCTGAAATAATAGACGGTATGTGTAATAATTTACTTTTGAATAGTTCTTTACTTCTTCCAAATTTAAATGAGTTCGATGAAATAGCTGATATAATAGCTAGTTGTAATTTTTTAACTAATCATGAGACATTAAAATATCCATCAGCTTTATCTAGATCATTATATAATAATGCGTCAAGTATTTTAAGAACGACGATAAGTGATTTTACATCGGGAATGCCAGAATTTCAAGCATCTGATTATATAAGACTTCATAAAGAGGGTATTGAAGGTTTAGGAATATCAGATTATTTAAGTAAATTGAATTCTGCCCTTGGTTGTTTAAGTAGTCTTTGTGGATATACAATTGCTAGTAGATTAAGCGTTTTAAATTCATTTCTTGATGTTGTTTATATTAGAAACGATACAGGAGCATTTGATACAGATGCTTTTTTAAATAGTATTGAAGGATTAAATCCAGTTAATGTTGAAAATATAAAAAAAACAGTAAATACAGTAGATATCATTTATAATGATCTTTCAAATAAAATAACTCAATCCAGTCTTTATCTAAAAGAATCATCTCAAGTTATTCTTTAAAAAAAAACAAAAAAAATTATTTTTACAAATATTTTGCGTTAAAAATCATGAATGGAGGAAATATATGATAAAATTTAATCAAATTGAATCTAAAAAATATTCAATTTTTGATGGTGAAGAAAAAATAGTAGAATTAAATTTTGTTCAGACATCTTTAACTAATAAATTTAATATAATATCAGGATTTATAGAAAGAATGTCTGAGGATTCAGAAGAATTTACAAATTGGTTTAAAAATTTCATAATTGAATATTATTCTGAATTAGAAAAATTTAAGGTTCTAGAAAAAAATATAGAAAAAATTAAAACATTTGTAAACAATTTTATTGATAAACAAAATATAAACTTTGAAGATTTTGTAGATGAAAGTAAATCTAAAAAGAATAGTATTTTATTTACACCAGATGAAATAGAATTAATAATAAAAACATCATCATATCTTAAAATATATTCTATTTTATCTAATTCTGAGCAATTGAGTTTAGACTACAGATCACATAAATTTATTTATAATATGATTTGTTCAGAAATAATGGATAGTAATATTGTATCTAAAATATTTACAATTATAAAAACAAAAACATATAGATATAATATAACTGATAAATTTATGTGGGAATATATTAAAAACGTCCAATGTAAATCTATCGATGATCATGTTACCGAAATATTTAATTTTGTTATGAATAATATTTTAATTTTATGTGAAGAAACAAAAAATCCAATTATTTATATTTTAAGTGTAGTTGATGAATCAGTAAAATGGTTTTTGAGGACTATTTATAAAGATTCTATTATTTATGATGATGAAATTTCTTCTGATGATTTATTCAATTCAAATTCAAAAGATATTTTGAAAACATTTGCATATAATGATACATTAGCTAGATTAAAAATAATTGCAAAAAATAAAATATTTCAAAAAATAGAAAAAAATATTAGAACTCATTTTGAATCTAATATGAATAAATCTATAGACGATGAATTAATAAATGTTCAAAATAGATTAAAAAATGTCAAAGCGATATCACCAATTTCAAATTGTATTGTTTTTCCAATTTTATCTAAAATAACAGAAATACCTTATGATTATTTTGAAAAGGTAACACCTGAAGAAGCTTTAACTCTATCAATTTATTTACAAGATATAATGAAAAATGTGTTTGAAGAAAAATATAAAAATTTAATATCTATTTTGGAATATTATCCAGAACAAGAACCTGCTATAGCAACAACATATAATTTAAAAGATGTAATGAAATTTATAAACACAGCAGAAACAAAAAAGTTTTTTGGTTTTAAATCAAAGATGATATTTAGTCATGCTATGAGATATTATATTGGAAGAATTTCAAGGCTTAAATTTTCAAATATTTTTACAAATCAAAGATTAAATGTTCAAATAATTAAATTAGAATCTGAAATAATAGATTTCTTTACACATTGGTTTGCAGAAGAAATGGAAGAAAACTTTAAAAAAATGCAAAAATTCGTAGATTATGATTTTTAATTTAATTTTCTAAACTTAGAACAAATTATAAATATGATAATTATCATGTTTATAATTTAAACTGGAGGAAAATATGTTTAATTTTGAAAATTTAGAGGAAATTTTAAGACAAGCTCAAGTTCTTTCTGGTATAAATGATTTTAATTCAACAGATTGGTTAAAAGATAAAAATTTTATTAAAAAATTTTGGGATAAAAATCCAAAATGTTTTTTAAAGTTAAATGGATATGGTGATAATGAACAAATGATATTACCTATTTGTAATAGAATGGCTATGGAAGATCCAAAAATAATAGATATTTCTATAAATATAATAAATAAATTATCACAAAGAAATGATTTTAATGTAGATAATGAAGAAGTAGTTTTAATTTTAAAGAAACTAGAATTTTTAAAAAATAGATTTAGTAAGGATATTCCAAAACCACCAAATAGGAGTCAATATAAATCGAATTCTACCAAGTTTTTTAATAATATTAAAGATTATTTGAATAAGGAATAAAAAATGCCTGATATTAGATTTTTAGATTTAAATAAATTTAAAAAAAATTTGATGCCTGTTACGTCTTCACAAATTTTAACAAGAACCGAAAGTTTTCATCCAAATGGTTTATTTTCAGAAATTATTTTTGGTCCTATAGGTTCTATGGAAAGAGATAGGACATTTTCTTATATTGATTTGAATTGCCAGGTAATACATCCTAGAGCATTAAAGATTTTAGCAAGACTTGATAGGAAAATTTTAGATTTTGTTTCTGTAAAAAATACATTTTCTTTAAATAAAGAAGGTGAATTAATCGAAGATGAAAATGGTACTGCTGGTATTCAAGAATTTAAAAGAATTTTCCCTCAAATAAAGTTTAGAGAAGATACATCTGAAAGAAAAAGTTTAATTAACTTAATTAAAGAATCCTATAACGATAAAAGACTTTTTGTTGATATAGTTCCGGTTATTCCCCCTAATCAAAGACCTGCTTATAAAGATGAAGAAAAAAATGAATTTACATATGATCCTCTAAATGATTATTACTTAACAATAATTAAAAGAGCCGCTAATATTAAAAGTATTGGTGGATTTGGTCCAATTTTTGATATTATAAATGCTGATATTCAAAATTCAGTAAATGAATTAATGAATTTCGTAGAGGCAAAAATTGGTAAAAAGTTTGGAATAATAAGAAATCAAATTTTAGGAAAGAGAGTTGAATTTTCTGGAAGGGCAGGTATTACATCTGGACCAACATTGAAAAATGATCAAATTGGATTGCCATTGAGACTTGCGGCAAATCTTTTTGAACCTTTTATTATAAATATTTTAACTAAAAATCCTAATTATATTGATAATGAAGAATTAAATTCTCTTATTAAATCTTATACTGGAAATACTAAATCAATAGAAAGTATAAAGAGAGTAATAAAAGCTATAAAAAATGATGATAAAATTCCTGAAAGACTTTTTGAGATTTTTTTTGAAGCTACAGAATTAGCTTCAAAAAATAGAGTTGTTGTGGCTAAAAGAGATCCTGTTCTTCATAGGGAATCTATAAGATGTTTTTACCCCGTAATTATAAGAGAAAATTCAATTGAAATTGCAACAACACAAGTAGGCGGATTTAATGCAGATTTTGATGGGGATCAAATGGCAATATTTCATCCCATCACAAATGAAGCTCAAAATGAAGTAAAAAGTAAGATGTTTACTGTTAATACTGGAAATACTCCTACCATAAATTTTGAATTAACTAAAGATATGTGTGTAGGAATTTATATGTTAACTAAACCGATGAATCCTACTAATTCTCCTATGACTTATACGAAAGATGATTTCGATAGAGCTACAAATCCTTATGTTTCAGTTATTTACAATGGAAGAAGGACAACTATGGGCAAAGCTTTAGTAAATTCTTGTTTCCCTCAAGGATTTAGATTTATTGATGATCAATTAAATAAAGGAAAATTAAACGGATTAATAAAAGAAACTTTTGAAAAATATGGAAATCAAGAAGCTAAAGATACTGCTGATAGATTAAAAACATTAGGTTTTAAATTTGCCACAATTTTAGCTCCATCAATAATTATTGATAATTTAGTTCTACCAGATGAAATAGCTAAATTAAAAAAAAATATAGAAGAAAAACCATTAGAAGAACAAATAAAGATTTTAGATCATGTTAATAAATTAATGCAGGATAATTTAAAAGGAAGTGGGTTATTTGATTTAGTAGATTCTGGAGCAACTAAAGGGTGGGAACAACCACAACAGATGATTACCTCAAAAGGTATCATGGCCGATCCAGAAGGAAATGTTCTTCCAGCTATTGAAAGTTCTTTAGGTGAGGGATTGAGTCCCAAAGATTATTTTAAGGCAACAGCGGGAGCAAGAAAAGGAATTATAGATCGAGTTTTAAATACAGCAGATACTGGATATACAACAAGACAGCTTGTTTTTTTATTAAATTCAGTAGAAATACATCCTAATTTAATAGATTGTGGAACAAAAAAATATTTGGAACTTAAATTAGATTCTGATTTAATAAAAAGATTAATAGGAAGATTTGTAATTGTAAATGGAAAAATTGAAGAATTTGATCCAAAAAATGCTAAAATAGGTCAAATGATAAAATTAAGAACTCCATTATATTGTATTTCACCAAAACTTTGTCACACATGTTATGGAAGATTATTAGAAAAGCATAGAACTCCATTTGGAGGAATATTAGCAGCACAACAAGTTGGTGAAAGAGGAACACAATTGATTATGAGATCATTTCATAAAGGAGGAGCAGTTTCATTATCTGTAAGAAATATCATAGATGATGTTTTAGAAGGAGATCCCCTTATAACATTAACTAAATAAGGATTAATAATGAAAGATAAAAAAAATAGTGAATATATAGATAAAAATAAAAAATTCTCTCAAGAAGAAGAATTATTTGATTTTATTAATATGATTTATAAAGGTGAAGTTATTAGAAATACATATGATATAATTCCACCTAAAGAATTAGATATTTTTATACCACAAGAAAAAATAGCAATAGAATTAAATGGTTTATATTGGCATTCCAATAAATGGATTAAAAAATATAATCATTTAGATAAATTAAATAATTGTTTAGAAAAAAATATTAAGTTAATTCAGATTTTTGAAGATGAATGGATTTTTAAAAAGAATATAGTTAAAAATAATTTAAGAAGAATTTTAAGTAAAAATAAATATATTAGGTTGAAATATAAAAATTGTAAAATCATAGAAATAGGAAATAAAAAGAAAAGTTATTTTTTAGAAAAATTTAATATTCAAGGAACAGATTACTCATTTGTAAATATTGGAGTATTTTATAAGAATAAATTAGTTGCTGTAATGACATTTAATTATTTAAATAAATTAAAACATCAATGGAAGATAAGTAGATTTTCTATAGACTTTAATTATATAATTCCAGGTATTTTTGAAAATATTTTAGGTTATTTTAAAAAAAAATATTTATGGGAAGAAATAATTTATTATGTAGATAGAAGATGGGATTTTTTGAAATCTTTTAATGATGAATGTTTTGATTCATGTAAAATAACTAATCCTAATTTTTGGTATATTAGTGAAACTAGAATGAGATATCGATTTTCAGTTGGTATTGGTAAAGATTTTATGAATTTAAATGAAAGTGATGAAATAAAAAAAAAGTATCTTAAAATATGGGATTGTGGAAGCTTAAAATTTTCTATAAAAAATAAGGAACATAATAGTGAGTAAAATTACAAATTATTTAAATCAAGTTGAAAATTCTTTAATATGCTTGAAACCGTGTAAATTGACAATAGAATTAAAAAGAGATTATAATGTAGGAGATAATATAAATATTTCTGAAGAATTTATATGGGTAAATGGTTTAATTTCACAAATAGAATTTGATGATATTATGTTTAATTTAATTTTAGATTATCCAGTTGAAGTAAATATTTATCAAATGGAAAAAATAAAAAAGGAAAAAATAATATTATATTATGAAAAAGATGATTCAATTTTAAATGTATCTTTGGCAAAACAAGAAATGAAAGAACAGGTTTTATATGTTAAAAGATTGCTTGGTGGAAGAGGAGTTTATAAGGATACATCTCATTTATTATTAAAATTATTTAAAGTTTATGGTCCCATTGCTAGTGATATGGATCTTGTTCATTTAGAAGTATTATTATCTCAATGTTTACGAAATAAAGATAATGTTGCGTTACCTGCCAGATTAAGTAAAAATCCTGATGATCCTGTTATGATGAATATAAAAACTAGTGTTTTTAATACAGGATTTTTACAGGGTCTTGCTTTTGAAAATGTAGGAAAAGCTTTAAATACTGGATTAATAAATGAAACAAATTTACCACCATCTATTCTAGAAAAAGTTTTAACAGGAACTCTAGTAGAAGAAAAAGAGGAATTTTAAAATATGTTTAAATTTGAACTAATAAGACAATATACTCAGGTAGTATCAGAAATTATTTTTAATCAACCAAAGCCAGGAGAAAATCCATATCTTATAAATTATTTTTCTGAAAACTCTGATTTTATAACAGATTATCCTAAATTAAATTTTAGACTTATAGATTTAAAATTGGCTGTTATTCCATATACTAAATTTCCACGAACTAAATTAACGCCAGATTTAATGAAAAAACTTAAAAGTTTTAAGTTAAGACCATATCAATCAAATATGCCTGTTCCTCAAAATAGAAATGTTATATATGATATAACCAATTATGTTTCTGCTGTTGATCTTCAATTTAAACCTAACAGTTATAGAACAAGAGAAGGTACTTTAATAATGGATACATTATATAATGTATTTTCAAATAATAAAAATTATGAAAAAATTCTTATTTATTCAGTTGATATGTCAAAACCATTACCTTCTTTTGCGAATAGAAAAATATTTCCATTATTGATGAAATTAAAGGATGGGGATTTAAATTTTGATCATCTTTTATTAGCTATGATTTACAATGATCATACTAAATTTAGATTATTAATAAAAAATAGAAATTATAAAATAGATAAATTAGCTACATATTTAAGAAATTTAAAAATAGATACTTCAGATATTAATGATCAAGATGTTGAAAAAGCCTCTGATATTATATTAAAAAAAGTTGATGTTAATGTTTCACCAGAAAATAAAGAAAAAGTAAAAGATATAGTTACAACATATTTAAATAATAAACCAGATTCTACTGGAAAAATAATAGATGATAATAAAATAGAAAAAGATGAGGCAAATAAATTAGTTTCAAAATCTATTTTATATAGAAATAGTGGTGATTTAAAGAAATCTGAAAAAACCATTGATAAAATAGTTAAAAAAAGTGAAAAAGTGGGACTAAAAGCAAATACAGATTCTATTTTAAAAGCAATAGAAAAAACTTTTGCGGATCAACTTTTAGTTAAATCAAAACCTAAAATTACTTCTAATAATGTTGTTGTTTATAGTACAAATCTTTCTAAAGCTGTTGATGAAAAAACACCATATCATTTATTTCAAAAAAGACAAATAGATTTTGAAATAAATTTAAAAAATGATATAAATAATTCATTTAAGGTATTGGAATCTAAAGAAGTTTCTATAAAAACTGAAAGTATTTTAATAGTGCCGAAAAGAAAAAAACCTGGTGAATTAGATAAATCAGATATTAGTGTTGTTAGAGTAGTTTTAGTAGATTCTTTTGGAAATAAACATTTAATAAATATAGATATACCAGAAATAGATCCAAATTTCGGAACATTTAGATTAAATGGTAATAGAAAATGTCTTATAAATCAAATAATTTTATGTCCAATTTCTTTTCCAAAAAAATATGAAGCTCGATTTGAAAGTTCTTATTCTAAATTCTATGTTTATAGTAAAATTTTAAGAAGAGAAAAATATTTGCAAATATTCATGGGATATAAATTACCATTTTTAGTTTTTATGGGATATAGTTTTGGTTTTGATTCAGTATTGAAAAGTTATGGAATTACATATACAATATCAGATAAAAAAGGTGATCCAGATATTTCTTGTAAAATAAATGATAGTCAATATATAATATTCGAAAAAGTAGATACGGAATTAAAAAGACAAATAGTTAAGTCTTTTGTAAGAGAAAAAATATATTCTTTTAAAGTTACTAAACCTTTCGGAACAAAAGAATATTTTAGTGATTTAATTCTAGCAATGACAGGGAAAACAAATTCAACATATAGAATTATATCTAATTTGGATAATATTGTTGATCCTGTCGCAAAACAAGTTCTTATAAATCAACAACTTCCATATGAAATTGAAAATATAATTAAGTATATGTCTGAAAAAGTTATTTTAGGAATAGAAGATGATAGAAATGATTTAACTAATCAAAGAATTAGAGGATCTGAAGTAATTGTCCATTTAATTCAAAAACAAGTACTTGCGGCTTATACTGTTTATAGAGAGCAGATATTATCTGGAAATAAAAATGCCAAATTTGAAATAAGTCAAACTAAAGTTTTAAGTCAATTTTTAAATTCAGAAATAGTAACAAATATGGAATACGCAAATCCTATTGAAGAAATGGCAACTATGACAAGAGTTGCGCCAGTTGGAAAAAACTTAGGTGGTATTCCTGACAAACAAGCTATTCAAACAAAAGCAAGAAATGTTCATCCTACATATTTTGGAAATATTGATCCTTTGGATACACCAGAAGGAGGCAGTATAGGTATAACACAACAATTAGCTATGGACGCTTTAATAACAAATGCGAGAGGTATTTTTAGGCAAAAGGAAATATCAAATGAAGACGGTTCTGGTATTTTATCAACTTCTTCATCAATGATTCCATTTATTGAAAATGATGACGGAGCAAGAGTTATTATGGCGGTAAATCAAGCAAGACAGATGTTGCCTTTAAAAAATCCAAAATCTCCTATAGTTAAATCTGGTTATGAATCTATTTTAACAAGCATTTTATCTGATAATTTTGTAAAAAAATCACCATGTAACGGTAAAGTTGATTTTGTTTCAGATGAAGTAATAAGAATAATATGTAAAGAAGATGGAAGAGAACATATTTCAGCATTAAATCCAGTACATTTAAAATCTGGAGTTGGTAAAGATACATTAAGTGTTTTTAAACCAATAGTTGAAATAGGACAAAATGTTAAAAAGGGTGATATAATAGCGGAAGGAAGTTGTATAAATAGTGGTGAAATTTCTCTTGGAAGAACATTATGTGTTGCTTTCATGCCATATAAAGGATATAATTTTGAAGATGGAATAGTATTAAATAGAAAATTAATAGAAAATGATTCTTTAACATCTCTTCATGGAATAGAAGAAGAAATTTTAGTTGGTGTTAAAGATAGAATAATTTCATTATCTGAAATAGGAACATTTACAAAAAAAGGTGATCCTTTAATAAGAAAAACAATTGGTGAATTGGAAGAACTTTTAGGAATAGAAGAAGATGAAACATTTGAATTATCAGGTCAAGAAATGATTATGAAAAGTCCTGGAGGAAAAGTAGTTGATATTGAAATATTTTCAAATATAGATGATGATAAATTTCCTTTTATAAAAGATCTTATTATAAAAACTAGAAAAAGATATGGAACAAAAAATCAAGAAAAATTTACTGTAAGAGGAACGCCAATTGAAGGAATTTTAATAAAATTTAAATTAGAGCAAGAATTAAAAATAAATAAAGGAGATAAATTATGTAATAGGCATGGGAATAAAGGAATTGTATCATTAATAGAAGACGATATGAATATGCCTAGAACTCCTTGGGGAGATAGAATAGATGTTCTATTAAATCCTATAGGTTTAATTGGTAGAATGAATGCTGGTCAGTTATATGAATTATACGCAGGATTAATATCAAAGGATTTAGGAATAAGAATTTTAAAAGCAAAAGATAAAAATAAAATAATAGATATTTTAAAAAGAACATTACCTATTTTAGATAATAGTCCTAAAAAACAATTTAGTACAACATTTCTATCTAATTTAGAAAAATTACCAAAATCCGAATTTGATAAATTTTATAATCAAGTAAAAGAAAATGAATTTTTTCCTCTTATTATTACGCCCTTTAAAGCTCCAAATCATAAGCAGATAATTCAAGTTATGAAAATTTTAGGACTTAAATCTGGTTATAATTTATATCTTCCAGAATTTGGAGTTAAAACGGCAAATGAAGTTCCAGTTGGGTATATGTATATTTCAAAATTGGAGCATTTAGGAGAGCTTAAGATCCATTCAAGATCTACTGGTCCATTAAAAATGAAAACTGGTCAACCAACTGCTGGAAAAAGACAAGATGGTGGTCAGAGATTAGGGGAAGCTGATACATATTCATTAATATCATATAATTGTATAAATTTTCTTTCTGAAATGTTGGGACCGTTGAGTGATGATGCAGGAACTAAAAATGAAATAATTTCAGAAATAATTCAGTCAGGAAATGCTGATTTTAAAGTTCCAAAAACATCTCCAGTTAGAGATTTATTAAATTCATATTTTATTGCTCTAATGCTTGAAAGAGGATAATTTCAGTATTAAGTTAGAAAGTATACATATTAATATTTGGTAATATATTTTTATTTAAAATTTTTTTATTAAGGAAATAAAAATGAATAATGACAATAACTTAAAAAATTTAATTTCTGATCTAACACCATTAGACGAATATGATGATGATGAATATAGTGATGAAAAAATAGAAATAGTAACAAATGTTTATCATATGAAAGATTTAATAGACAATGTTGGAGAAGAAGATTTTAAACATTTATTTTATTTAATATCATTTAAAGAAATAGATATTAAATGGAAAGCTCTATTTTGTAAATCATTATTAGAAAAAATAAAAGAAGTATATGATTTTGAATTTGATAAATCTTTTGATTTATTTTCAGAGGAAACGGTAGAAGAAATTTTAAATTTTGTGAAATTTTTAGAATTTGATAATCTTGATTTTATTAAGATATTTTGGTCAAATATAATAGATTCAAAATTAGATATAAAAATGTTTGATAGAGTTGCAAAATATTATTTAAATCATGCTAAAAGTTTAGATATATCAAAGAATATAGATAAAACTTTAAGTAAACTTGAAAATCCTAAATTGATAAAGGATTTTTTTGATGTAGATAATCATTTAGATTTTTTAAAAAAAATAACAGAAAAAAATAGAAATGGAATATTATTATCTATTTATTATGAAAATAGAAAGGAAACTTAAAATGTCAAAATTAATAACAATTAAAGACGGAAGAAGAGGACCGGAATTTTCTCTTAAAGTTTTAAGAAGCGATCTTTTATCTGTAGATCAAACTCATGATGGAATAACATTCCAAATAAAGACCGGAATTCAGTTTTATGTATATGATATGAATATGCCTAATAGCACGAAGGAAGTTATTACAAATTCCATAAATAATTTTTTAGATAGAGATTTGGAAGTAGATTTAGCTAATTATCGTAAACCAGTGTCTATTTTGATAGAAAATTAGTAAAAAATTTAAATTTCATTTAAATTATAAATGTTATATATATTAATCACTGAAGTAGTTTTTAAATATTTTTATTTTGGAAGGAGGTATGGATTTTAAGTTTGATAACTAATTTCCAAAAGCTAAGGAGAAGATGTGAAGAGTTTTTAAGAAAAGAAATTAATGAAGAAAAATTAGATGCATTATCCTTAATTTTAGACATAGCAATAATTAATGATAAGAAAAAAATGAGAAGAAAATTAGAAGATTTTTTAAGAAAAGAGGCTGATGATGAAATTCTCTTTTCTGTTGCAAAGTTATTTAAAATTGAAGTAAAAGAATTTAAAATAACACCGCAACAATAGTTTTATAAAATAATTATATTATATTGTTTAAAAAAGAGTAGTATTGGACAGAAAAAATTCCTGTCGTGACTATTTTTATATTATTAAAAAAAATAGTTTATGACATGGTGAATATATATTTTATACTCCTGATGTTAAAACTATTTTTTGATAATTAAAAAATAGTTTACGTCAGGAGTATATTTGTGAAATTTTATTAACATGCTTTTTTCCCAAAAAATTTTATAGGAGTTTGTATGAAGAAGAATCTGTTCATTGAAAAGTTTACTGAAAACCTACAAATTGAAGTTTTTCCAGTTACAATTTTAAAATTATTATTAAACAGAAAAAAAATATTAAATACTATTTCAAAAGTATCTTCTAATGATAAAAAAATAAAAGATATAATTCCAAATTATTCGATAGATAATTCTAATTGTAGTGTTTGTAAAGAAAAGAAAAAAATAGGCATAAATTTATGTCGTCAACATACTTCAATCGAAAGAGTTGTGTTTGAAGGAAAGTCTTTGGCGTATGATATTGATTCAAATTTATATTTATATAAAAATGAAATTTTCAGAAAAATAAGTGATGATGAAATAATAATTATATATTGCCCTCATACTAAGTTAATAACAGGTGAATTAACAGATTCTAAGGTAAGGAAAATAAATTTTATAATTTTAAAAGATGAAAAAATTAAAGATATTTCTAATTTTGAAGATAGAAAAATAATTAAATTTTCATCATCATCTATTATGGAAGAACCTACAAAATGTTGGTTTGATTCAACATATAGTATCGTTACATTACCTAAGAAAAATGGGTTTTGTAACTTTTTACTCGAACTAAATAAATAATTAAAGAAAGGAACATTTTTTATGAGTGAAAGTTTTAATGATTATAAAGGTAGTGTTTATGGAGGAGGAATTTCAAGACCTCAAATAAAACCAGAAGATGAGTTTTTCCATTCTATTTACATTGCAGGATCAACAAGGAAAAATTATAAGGATGAAGTAGAAGAAGGAGGTAAACTTCAAATTAGAGGTTTTAATATAAATTTGACTGAAGTTTATATGATTATTCTTCATACTCACCAAGTATTATTGAAAAAGAATGATAAAAATAAGGTTGAATGTTTCTCTTTTAGAGAAGGTGAATGGCCTTGGAAATCTACGACAGGAAAAATTTGTTGTAAGAATGGAACTGAAAGAGCCGCAAATGATTTTTGTAAAAATTGTAAAACAGAATTGATTGTAGCTGGAGTTCTTGTAAATCCAGGAGAAAGAAATTTGGAAAAGAGATTAATTAAAGATAGTGAAGGAAGAATTGTTTATGGATTTATAAGAGGAAAGGGAGCTAAATATAATAATGTCGGAACATATTTAGACGAATTATCCAAGCTTGAATATCCACCTCTTTTTCAACCTGCTACAGATGAAACTAAGAAATTTGAGAAACTATATTCAAATAATAAAAGACATCTCACAAAAATAACAGTTGGTTCTCAAAATACCAGATATGGAGATAAAATGGTATTTCAGCTTAATAAAAGCAAAGAATTTTTGGAAAATAGTGATGTTTTTAAGCTTCTTAAAATGGCAAAAGAAACACAAAAAGAATTTAAAGAAAAGTTTGATTGGTCTAAAAACATGTCAGGCTCCGCTGCTGTTGGTGTTGGAAGTAATTTTTCAGAAGATCAAATTTTTGATGATAATAATGACGAAGATTCTATTCCAGAATTTGAACCAGTTAACAATACAAATTCTAGTGAAAAAGAAAATAAATTTGTTACAGATGATTTTGTTTTCTAAATAGAGTATTTATCACGTATATATGGGGGTTAGTATTATACTAACCCCCTTTAATAATGAGGAGAATTTGAAATGATTTTTAAAAATAGAAAATCCTTAAATGAAAAATATTTATTAACTATTTTTATCATTTCATTAATTATAACATTTATTTTTCTTTATGGTTTTTATAAAATGATTTTTTGAGGTTAAAAATGGAAGGTGAAGTAGAGAAGAAATATTTTGAAAAGTTGAATATATCAGTATTATCTATAGATCAAATTAAAAAATTAATTAAACAAAATATTATTAATACAATAAATTGCTGGAATGAAGGATTTGATTTAAAAAAACAAACATTTCATATTATAGGACCAGCAGGTGTTGGTAAAACTCAAATATGTAAACAAATTCAAGAAGAAATAAGTGAAATTTTAAATATCGATTTTAAATATATAAAAATAACATCTCCAGTTATATCGAGAGATGATTTAATGGGTCCATATCCACTTCCAGATCAAAAGACATTTGAAATGTTTTATACTGAATTTATTCCCAAAGAAGAAGATTCATTTGGAATCTTTGTAATAGATGAATTTAGTAGAGGGGATGATAACCTCCAACAATTAATGTGGCAAATTCAAAACGAATATAAAATACATTTAAAAGAATTTCCTAAAGGTTGGTTTGTAATTTGTTTAGATAATCCAGATGATAGAGAATATTCAATGAATTCTTTTGAAGATGCGGCTGGTTTAAGAAGAACTCTTCATATTTATACTGATGTCAATGTACAATCATTTTTAAATTATGCGAAAGAGAAAAAATTTCATAATTCCGTAATTGATTGGATTATTATTCATCCTAATTATTTATATGATTATGATTCACAAAAATTAGGGAGTGTTTATTCTAATCCTGGAAGTTGGGAAGAAGTTTCAACTATTTTATATGGTTATGAATTATCAGGTTTTAATTTAATTCAAAATTCTGAAGAATTACTTCCTTTGATAGCTGGAAAAATAAATTTATCACATGCAAGATTGTTTATAGATTTTATAAAAGAAGGTTTTGATATTAATCCAAAAGATATATTAGAAAAATATAATGATGTAAGAAAATATATTTTAAATTTAATAGAAAATAATAATTATGTTAAATTATCTAATATTATGCAGTCATTTTCAATTTATACTTTAACGCATCGACCTGAAATTAATGATGAGTTGATAAATAATATAGGAATGTTTTTAACAGATATTCCAATAGATATTGCTACTTCATTCTTATCTGTAATAGATACATATGGAAGTGCTTCAGAAGAATATAAATATTTTACAAAACTACATATTAAGATGAAAAAGCTCCCTCTTTATATGGAAAATTATTATCAGAAATTGAGTAATCTTAAAAAGGAAAAATTATGATCGGAAGTGATTCTATTATTTCCAAAATCATAGGTAAATTAATTTTAGATGATAATTATTGGGGTTATGTATTTTCTAAAATAAGAAGAATAGAAGACAATAGTATTAAATTTCCTATGATGGTTAGTTTGGAAAATGATGGTTTAATATCATTAATTTTTAATAATGATTTAATTAAGAATACTTCATATTCACATAATACAAAAATTATAGAACATGAGGGTATTCATATACTTAATAGACACATCCCAAGACTTTTAAAAATGTTAGAAATTGAAAATATAAAAAGAATAAATTTAAATTATGAAGATCAAAAAAAAGCTGAAAAAATAAAAAAGGATTGGAGTAAAGGAGCAGATTGTGCTGTTAATAGTATATTAAATATTTCTGAATTAATAGTAAATGAAAAACCATATCCATTATATCATCCAAAGAAAGTCGGTTTATTAGAAAAGCAATCTTCAGAATATTATTATGAATATTTTAAAAATTTAAAAAATAATGGAGAAAATAAAGATGAAAAAGATAATCATATTAAATGGGTTAATAATTTAGATTTTTCATCTAGCGATAATTCAGTTTTAATAAGAACATTAGAAAATTATATTAAAAATATAGTAAAACAATCTTTTAATTCTATTAGAGATAGAGGTAATATCCCAGGATATATAACAGAATTAATTGATGAATTATTATTTGAACCAATACTTCCTTATTATTATATAGTTAGAAAATTAGTTAAAGGATCAAAAAGATCAAAATATACTAAATCATATTCTAGGATAAATAAAAAAAGATTATATTTATTAGAAGGAAGTAATGAAGATTCAATAAAGATGGCATTATTTCCAGGTAAAAGAAAAGATTTTAGTTTTAAGATAGGTATTATTTTAGATATTTCAGCTAGTATGGCAATAGAAGATATAAAAGAAGGTTTATCGGCAATAGTTGATTTTATAGAACATGATAGAAATACTACCACTACTGTTATAGAAATAGATACTATAATACAAAAAATATATACTATAAAAAAATTAAGTGATATCAGATATGATTTAAAGGGTAGAGGTGGAACAGAATTATATCCAGCATTAAAACAATTCAAAGAAATAAAAAATGATGTTATTTTAGTTTTTACAGATGGTTTCTGTGAAGATATAAATAAAATACCAAGAAATTTATTACCAAATAAAATTATTTGGATTGTAAATAAAAATGGTCAAACAAATTTAATTGATAGAAGTGGATATGTAATTAAATTATAAATTTATTTTAATTGGAGGATAGATGTCAGAATATTCTCATGAAGATATAAAAATTGTAGAAGAAATTGAACATGTTAGAATGAATCCAGGAATGTATATTGGGGAAACTAGTAATCCCGTACATTTATTAGAGGAAGCTTTTGATAATAGTATAGACGAAGCTTTATCTGGATATGCAAATGCTATCGCAATAATAATAGATACTAAAAAAAATGAATATTCTATAATAGATAACGGAAGAGGAATTCCCACAGAAAAGGATATACCGATTACAATTTCAACAAAATTATTTTCAGGCGCAAAATTCCAAGATGGAAAAACAGTCTATGAAATTTGTAGTGGTTTACATGGTGTAGGATTAGTAGCCATAAATGCTTTGAGTGAAACATTTGAAATAAGTATTTTTAGAAATAGTGAAAATTCAAGATATTATTTCGAAAATTCAGTAATTGTGAAAAAAGATAAAATAAAAACTGAAGAAAAACCATATTCAACACTCATAAAATTTAAACCAAATAAGAAATATTTTGAAGATGAAAAAATAGATTTAGAAAGAGTTAGAGAAAGAATTCTAATTGCTTCCGCTGAATTAAAAAATTGTACATTTGTCCTACAAATAGACGGTAAACAAGAAGTTATAAAATTAGATAAAGAAACATTTTTCAAAGATCAATTTTTAAATAATAAAGAATCATCTAAAATATTTAAAATAAATGGATCTTTGGGGAAAGAAAACTTTGATATTTTATTTTCATATGTTTATAATGCTCCTATAATGCCAAAGGTAATTTCATCAGTAAATATATTACCTGTTAAAGATGGTGGAACACATGTAAATCTGTTTTTTGAGTGTTTAAAAGATTATTTATTAATTAAGGCAAAGAAAGCAAATTTAAGACTTCAACCTAATGATGTTCTTTGTGGTTTAAGATGTTATATAAGTTTGGAATTATTAAAACCAGAATTATCTGGTCAGTCAAAAGAAAAACTTATTAATAGGAAAACATATTTTACTAAACTATTTTCAAAAATTAGGCAAGTTTTAGAAATAGAATTAAATAAAAATAATGATGATTTAGATAAGATTTTAGAATATTTTAAAAATTACAGAATTAAAATGAACTCTAAAAAAATAAATTCTGGAAATTCTTCAAGAAAGCGATTAACAACAGGATTTACTAAATTGAGAGATTGTTTAAATTCAAATGGGGAATTATTCATCGTAGAAGGAGATTCTGCTTCAGGACCATTTATAAATTCAAGAGATCCTAGAATACATGCAATATTTCCATTAAGAGGTAAAATTCCTTCGATAATAAATAAAAAAGATATTTTAGCAAATAAAGAAATATCTGAATTAATTCAATCTCTTGGGACAGGTGTAGGACCAGACTTTGATATAAAAAAATTAAAATATGATAAGGTAATATCTGCTGTTGATGCTGATGCTGACGGTGGTCATATATTTTGTTTATTGACTATTGCGCTGGCAACTTTAGTTCCAGAAATTATAAAAGAAGGTCATTATTATTTAGCTAAAATGCCTTTATATGGAATAACAAAAGGAAAAAATTTTATTCCTATTTGGGATAATGAAACATTAGATAAGTATAGAGAAAAGGGTGAAAATATAACAAGATTCAAAGGATTGGGTGAATTAGAACCTTGGCAATTAGAAATTTCAGCTTTAAATAAAAAAACAAGAAATTTGATAAAAGTAGAATATACTGAAAATCTTGAAAATATAATGAAATTATTTGAAAGTGTAAGTGAAAAAAGGAAATTATTGGGAATGGAGTAATTTTTATGGAGAAGAAAGTAGGAATATATCCAGGAACATTTGATCCTATCACATATGGTCATTTTGATATAGTGAATAGAAGTTTAGAAATTTTTGATACAGTTATTGTTCTAATATCTGAAAATTCAAATAAAAAAACAATGTTTACTTTGGAAGAAAGAAAATCTTTTATCGAACAAAGCTTTAAAGATTCATATGTTATATGTGATAATTTTTCTGGATTAGTTAAAGATTATGTAAATGAAAGAAAACTTTTGACTGATTCAATATCTATTATTAGAGGATTAAGATCAAATACTGATTTTAATTATGAATTTCAGATTGCATCTTTAAATAGAGAAATTGGAAATGTCGAAACATTCTTTTTAATGTGTGACCCACAATATTTCTATTATAGTTCTTCAGCTTTTAGAGATTTATATAAACTAGGAAAAGATGAAGAATATCGAAGACTTGTTCCATATCATATATATCATGATTTAGCAATATTGAGAGGTTCAAAAGTTTTATGAAAAAAGAAAATATAAAATGGAAAGTGGTTACTAATTCTAGGAGGAGTGTGATATATAAAACATGTAAAATACTCAACGAATCTTTATATTATTTTAAAGGTAATCATGTTAAACCTATTCCAAATACACCAGGAATATTAGTTTTTGATACATTTGAAAATGCATTTAAATTTAAAGAATATTTAACACATCCATTTAAATTTATGATTATAAGAGTAAAACCTATAGGAGAACAAAAAAAAATTTTAGTTTGATTTCTTCTGTCAATGCACTTAAGAGATTTCTTAAAGATGAATCATTATACAAAGATGCTGCTTATTTAAGTTTTGAAATTCCAATTGGTACGGAAGCTTATCCAGAAGGAGTAATCGTATTAGATTGAGGATAATATATTATGGAAAAAATAAAAGGTAATTCTACCAATAAAAAGGTAACAAATAAATAATGGATAATTTAATACCAAATCTTTACAGAGAATACGGATTATATGTAAATAGAAACAGAGCTTTACCTTTAGATTTAGATGGCTTAAAACCTGTTGAAAGAAGAGTTCTTTTATCTACTTTTGAAATAGCTAGAGGTAAATTAGTGAAAAGTGCCAGAGTAGATGGTCATGTGATTGGTCATTATCATCCTCATGGAAGTTGTTATACAACGATAATTCAAATGGTAAATAATGGTTTTTTAGATAAACAGGGAAATTTTGGATCAAGTGTTGGTGTAGAACCATGTGAGGCTTCAGCAATGAGATATACTGAATGTAAATTATCAAATTGGGTTGTTGAAATGGCATTTAAATATATTGATTATGTTCCAAAAATTGATTCTGAATTAGATAAAGAACCATTATTTATTCCAACTATGTTTCCATTTTGTTTAATGGGATCGAGTATGGGAATAGGGTTTGGTTGTAGGATTTTATCTCCTACCTTTGAACTCAGTGATCTGTTTAAAAGATTAGAATTTCTTTTAGGTAAAATAAAAAAAGAACCTATAATTAAACCCAAAACTGATTGTGTTATTTTATCTAAAGATGATGAATTAAAAGAGCTTTTAGAAAAAGGAACTAAAAGTATTAAAGTAAGAGGTAAATATACTGTAGATAAAAAAAATAATAGAATAATTTTAAACTCTTGGCCAGAAGGTAATAAATTTAAATCTATAATATCCAAATTTTCAAAAGAATTTGAAAACAATGATATAGGGATTATAGATTTATCAAGGAAAGAAACTAATATTATATTTGAAGTTTCTAAACTAAGAAATAGAGATGAAATATTTAAAAGTTTTCTTGAAAAATTTGAAGAAGCAGTAATTGGAAATATAAATTATGAAATTACTGTTGTTGATGTAAATGGAAAAGTTTATAGACCTTCTGTTGATGAATTATTATTGAAATCATATAAAGAATTTATTGATGTAAATAAGGTAATGTTAAATACTGAAATAAATAGAATAAATACTGTAATAAATGAATATAAAATTCTTGAAAAGATAAGACCATTTTTAGGTAATTATTTATCTAAAAATAAAATTAAAGATATAGAAGAAATTATAAAAAATATATCAAAAGAATCTGAAGAAAGTGAAGAAATAATTAAAGAATTATTTAATAAATATAGAATAAATAGATTATTAACAATTAATATTGATATTAATGATTTATCTAATACTATAAAATATTATAAAGACAAACTTGAAAAAATAGAAGAACATTGTTTAGATCAATATTCCAATTTTATATCTAATTTTATTAAAAGGAGAAAAAGTTAAAATATGTTTTATTTAACAAAGAGTGTAAATATTTCAATAGGTCATAGACTAAGTGGACATGAAGTATGTAAAAATATTCATGGGCATGATCTTGAAATTTCAGTAACTGTAATGTCAAAAAAACTTGACAATAGAGGTATGGTGATAGATTTTAAGGAATTAGAAAAAATAATAAAAGATTCCGTTTCACTTATTGATCATGCTTTTATTTATAATTATGAAGATTCATTAAGTTCGAATATAGAAAAACTTCTTTCTAATGATGATCATGATTGCGATTTAAAATTTATTAAACTTCTATCTAATCCTACAATAGAATCTATTGCAAAATTTATATATTATGATATGAAAAATAAACTCTTAGGATATGATAATATTGATTTATTGTGTGTAAAAATTACAGAAGGTAAAAATTCAGAGGTGGAATTTACAGGTATATTATAAAAAATTAAATTAAATAGGAAAATAAATTATGCTATTATTTAAAAGATCTTCTGGAATATTAATATCTAAAAAATATGAAAATGAATATTTTTATATGATAATTAAAAAATTTTTAACTAGATCGTCAAGAAATTTTGATAGAAAGAGTTATACAATAACTGAATTTTTTCAGGAAAATGAAAAATATCTTTTAATTCCTAGATATTTTCCATTGGAAAATTTTTGTAAATTCTCATTCGAAATAGAAGATATTATAGGAGATGGTTTAGATATAAATATTAATCATCATATAAAATTAAGAGATGAACTTCAGTTAAATATAGTTAATTTTTTAATAAATAATAAAAAAGGTCTTTTAAAAGCAGTACCTGGTAGTGGAAAGACGATAACTACAATTTATGTAATAGCTACATTAAAAAAGAAATCTTTAATTTTAGTTCATAAAGATAATTTAGTAGATCAATGGATTGGGCCAGGAACAGAAGAAGACCCTCAAGGATTCTTATCATTTACAGATATAAATCCTAAAAAAATAAAAAGACTGACATCATTAAATTATAAAAAAGTTCTTTCTGAATGTGATATAATAGTTACGACATCTCAAACATTTTTCTCTCTTTTAAAAAGAGATAAAATAAATTTTCAAAAAGCATTATTTAATTCAGAGATAGGTATATTTGTTGGGGATGAAGTTCATACAAGTATAGGAGCACCATCTTTTTCAAAATGTTCTATTTACGTTCCATCTAAAATAACAATTGGTTTAAGTGCTACTCCTTATAGATGGGATGGAAATGGTGATATAATAGAATATCATATGGGAAATATTTTTATACCAGAAGGTGAAGCTAGTGTAATGGATGCTAGAGTCACAATATTCTTTTTAGATTTTGGAATTATTAAAAAAAGTTCTAAATATGTTTATTTTGGGGGAAATTTTTATAGACCTAGATATTTGAATTTGCTTAAAAATTCTAAAATTTTAAATGAATTTTTAATTAGTTTAATTAAAAAAGTTTATAAAGATAAAAGAGATATAATTGTAATGAGTGAAAGAAAAAACCACATACAATTATTATTTGATAAATTACCCAAAGAAATGGATAAAGTAAAATTTATAGGATCAGAAAAAAATAATATCTTAAAAAGTAAATTAGTTTTTTCCACTCCTTTAAAAATAAGAGATGGTGTTGATATTCCTAAAAAAGATTGTTTGATAACAACAAGTCCCATTTCAAATATCGAACAATTAAGTGGAAGAGTTGTTAGATCTAAAAAAGACAAAAATATTCCAATAATAATAGAAATTGTTGATATAGGATGTTTGGATATAAGAGAAACATTACTTCCTAGAATATCTTTTTATGAATCAAAAAAATGGAATATTAGATATGTATATGTAAATGAAAAAGGTAAGTTTGAAGACTTAACCAAAGAAGAGGTTATAAATGTTATAGGAAAATAAAATAAAAATTGTATTTGTTTGGAGGATTTTTGTAACTTGTTTGATAAAAAGAATATTTTAAAATTTATAGAAAATATAGAAGAAATATCAAGAAAACATGAGGATGATATAAATAATGCTCATGATTTAAGAGAATCAAAATTTTTGACTTTAGATTTTTATACACTGATAGTTGATGCGATATATGAATTAAGAGATGTCATAATATATTCGGAGACAAAAAAATGAAATTTGGACATTCAGCAGATTGGCATTTTACAGGATACTCACAAGATAAAATAGATTTAAGTTCTAAATTGCCAGAAAGATTAAGTTGGTCTTATAATGCTGCTCAAGAAATGATTTCCGAACTTTTAAGTAATTACATAAAAACGCTTATTATAAGTGGTGATTCGCTTCATAATAAATCTATTATTTATACAATAGCACAATCACTACTTTTAGATATATTTAGAAATAATAGGGATATGGATTTTATAGTTCTGGATGGAAATCATGATAAAGATTCTAAAAGTGAAATACAAACATCAGCATTAAAATCTATAGATAATGAACCAAATGTTTTTAGAGTTCAGGGAGATTATGAATTTATAGATAATGGTAAAATATTACTTGTTCCATTTTCAAGTAAAATGATAGATATTATAAAAGAGAAAGAAGCAGATTATTTAATTTCTCATTTTGGTTTAAGTGAGGGTATGTTAAATTCAGGATTAAGTATTAAAAGTAATATTGGATTAAAAGATTTAAGAGGAAAATATAAAACAGTATTATTAGGTCATTATCATAAACCTCAAGAAATTATTGAAGAATCATTAAGAGTTTATTATGTTGGATCAATAATTCAAAGAGATTGGGGTGAAAAAGGGGAAGAAAAAAGATATTTAGTTGTCGATACTGATAATGATAAAATAGAATCTTTTCCAACAAAAGGATATAAAAAATACTGTCAATTTGAATTGAATGAAAATAATTATGAAGAAGTTATAAAAGAAGCAAATGAAATGAAAAAACTTGGAAATTTTGTCAGATTAGATAAAGTTTCTGAAAATGTTAAATTTGATAATCTATCAGAAGATATTTTAGTTATAGATAATATCGAAAAGGATATAACCAATAGAGGCATTACAAATGCAATGTCTATGAATGATAAAATGATTAAATATTTAGAAATAATGGAAACTCCAAAAGAAGAACATGAAGAATATCTTAAAGAAGGAATTTCAATTATAGAGGCATGTTCAGAATTGATAAATAATGGAGAATGAAAGATAAAGAGGATTAAAAAATGTTATTTCAATGGGTAAAATTTACCAAATTCTATAGAGGTGGTAAACATGATGAGATTTTGGCATTAGATATAGATGATCGCAACGATTCTGAGAGACTTCAACAATCATTAGAGTCGTGGGGAGAAACATCTGATGGTGGTTATGAAAATGGTTATAATGCAGAAGGAATTGATGTCAAACCTACAATAGAAGATATAACTTTAGAAATAGAAAATACTGAAAACAAATTGATTAATTGTCTTGGAAATATTGAATATTATAAAGAAAAAATTTCCAAACTTATTTGTGAAAAGGAAAATTTAAATTCAAAGAAGAAAAACTTTAATTTTAAAAATTATTCCACTACAATTGAAAAAGTGTTATTAAGTAAGATATCTAATTTAAGTAAAGAAAATTTTGAAAATAGTATTAAAGCAAATTCATATATAAAATTTCTTGAAGAATTTAAGGATTTGAAAGATAAAGATATAGATACAATCTTAAAGGAAGAAAATCGATTAATATTATATAGATTAATCGGAACTGTTAAATTTTTGACAAGAAGATATTTTGAAAAGGATTAATTTATGTTTTATATATTTGCTATTATTTTAATATTATTAGGACTTATTATTGGTCTTTTTATATCTATGGTTAGTTGAAAAGGGAACATATGGCAGAAATAGAATTAAATGAGGATATTGCCAAATATCTTACTAAAAAAATGGATTTATGTTGGCATGAAAATATTTATTTACATGAAGTTGTAAGTGGACCACATTTTAATATTCATTATGAAGAAAGATGTGGAAAATGTAAAAATAGAAATGTAAGAAATAGAACATTTAAAACATGGAATGATTTAGGCGATTTATGGGAATGGATGTCTAAAAGAGATGATTGGTTCATTTTTACAGATTGGGTTACAGATAAATATATAAATTTTGATCCAAATTTTGTAATGGGACCATTAAGATATTTAGTTAATCCATCAAATTTTGCATTATTAGTATATGAGTATTTAAAAAAGCTTGATAATGAATAAAAAATTAAATATAATTATAAATTTAGATAGTATTAAATAATATAAAAATATTTCTGAAAAAATTAAGAACAAATTTATTACTACTGAAAATGTAGTATATGAATTATATATTAATTTTATAAATAGAAGGGTGTCTGAGTGGCTTAAAGAGATGGTTTGCTAAACCATTGGTTGAAAATAAAAGTAGACCCGTAGGTTCGAATCCTATCCCTTCTGCCAATTTATATTAAGGTAGGATGTCCGAGTTAGGTTTATGGAGCTAGTCTTGAAAACTAGAGATCGTAAAAGGTCCGTGGGTTCAAATCCCACTCCTACCTCCATTTTTAAAGAAAAAAGGTGAAAAAATGTTAAAGGTTATCGAATATTTATTGTATTTTTTAATAGATAATTATGTTCAAGTATTTTTAGTTTTCCTTCAAATATCTTTGTTTTTTATATTAATTTTGATAATTTTACAAATAGTTTATTCTTCTTATTTATATATTAATGAAGAAAAAATAAGGATAAATGAATTTCTTGATAGATTATTTCATATTTCTTTTAATAGTACATACTATTCATTAATAGAAACATATGTATTCTTTATTATATTTTTAAGTTTTAAATTAATTATAGCTTCATTAATTTGGTTTATAACAATTCCAGGATTAATATATTTTATGATTTTAATTTTCATTAAAATGTATATTAAAACAAAGAAAGAAAATAAATTATGGAAATCAGTTATTTTCGAGGAATTAGAAAGATTTATGTACAAATATTAAATTTGGAAAAATTTAAAAAATTTTTTGAATGGTTATATTTTAAAGATGATTATAAAAAAACAAAAATTTATAAAGTAACAGGAATAAATAGTTTCATATGTGATAATATTTTTGGGGGAAGAGATCATATTTGGCCAGTTTGGGATTTTAGAAGATTTTTCAATTTAATTGGGAGAATAAAGAATATATGGAAAAAGTGATTACTTATAAGTTCTTTGACAATAAAGATGATTTATCAGAAGTTGGAAATTTTAGGTTTTTGAATTTTTTCAATAAATTTGAAAATGATAAAGATGATCCAGAAAAAAGAAAAATATATCCTGTTGGGGTATATACAAGAGATATTGGATGTATTGGAGTTTGTGAATCATTTATATTAAAAAATATCAATATAGATAAAAAATATTTTGAGATTGATTTTTATATAGAAGTAGATGAATCCAAATTAGAACAATTAGATTTGAAAATAAGTGATATATGTTTTGATTGTCCAATTTCTATTGGATTTATTAGAGAAATGAGTGAAAATATAGATTGGGAAAAAGTAAAACTTCAATATATAGATTTTGATAATGCTAATGGGATTGTTATGCATTATTGGATTTATACTATAACAACATTGATGTTTTTAAAAGCTGATATTAAAAAAGAGAGAATTGTTGGTTGGTTTTCAAATTATAATCATTCAAGAGAAACCGTAGAAAAAAATTATTGCGATATTAATGAAGGTGATTATAATTTTGCAGTAATTGAAAAAACTTATGAAGGTCTTTATCCTTACACTGAATGTTTTTGGTTTAAATGGGATAAAGAAAAAGAAGAATATATTTATGATCCTGAGTGTGTACCAAAAGAATTGAAAAGTGTTTCAAATTTTGGTATAGGATAAAAAGTTTATTCTCAGATCGTCTAATGGTAGGATAGAGGACTTTGAATCCTCCAATTTAGGTTCGAACCCTAATCTGAGAGCCAAAGGGGATATAGCTCAATGGATCTAGAGCATCAGACTTCTAATCTGAGGGTTGAGAGTTCGAATCTCTCTATCCCCTCCAATCTGAAATATTCATATGTCGGGAAGAATAAAAGGATATCTAGAGTTCTTTTATGAAGGTTAAAGTCCTTCCATGTGAGCCAATATAATATCATGGGATTAAAAATATTTCTAGAGTATTTTGAATAGGGTATTGCCCTTCCCATGACCAAGGGGATGTAACTCAATTGGATAGAGTAACGGACCTTTAATCCGTAAGTTGTGAGTTCGATCCTCACCATCCTCACCATATAATTTAAAATGAGCTAGAAACAGATGAGATTAGATTATTTTAAATATTAGATATAAACTATGTCTATAATAAAAATAATCAAATGTAAGCCATTTTTAGCTCTTTGAGCCGGTATAGCTCAGTAGGTAGAGCAGATGTTTTGTAATCATCTTGTCGAGGGTTCGATTCCTTCTACCGGCTCCATTTTTTAATTTTGGAGTGAACAATGAAATTTGAAAATTATAAAATGAAAATTATAAATGATATAGTAAATAATAAACTTAAGTGGATTGAAAAAGGATTTTTTATATTTGATAAATTAAAAAAATCAAGAATATATGATATTTCATTTGAAAATACAGAGTATGATATTTTATTAAAAATTATTGGAGAACACTATGAATGTGTTATTTCAGTTAATTCAGAATTATCGCATTCAATAAGATTTGACAGTGAAAAACTTAGTCATATATTTAAATATGATAATCTTGAGGTTAAAATGGTTTTACCTTGGTAAATAAAAATATCGGAGTGTAGCTCAGTTGGTAGAGCACTCGCTTTGGGAGCGAGGGGTTTCGAAGGTTCAAGTCCTTCTACTCCGACCAATATATAAGAGTGGGTTCAATAGATTAATGTAAGTGGGTTAGAATAATTTCTAGCAGCCCTTTTAATTCTATTGTTCCCACTAACCATTTTTCAAAATTATTTAAAGGAAAATTTGATGGGAAGTTTAATAGATAGACCTCCGGTTTCAGATGAGCAAAAAAGAATAATATTAAAAGAGGGATTAGAATTAAGTAAATATTATATACTTTTAATGTTAAGATTGGTAGATGATGATGTAATGTGGGGGCCAATAAAAGAATTTGAAGATTATTTAGTCGAAGAAAAAATTATAGAAGTTTTTTATCCTGATATTTATAAAATAAATGATAAAAAAGTTAAGATGGCAAAATCTGGTCCAAACTTCAAAAAATTTCTGAAAGAGATACAGTCTATATGAAATTATATGCACATAAAAGAAAAGATGGATATTTTGATCATTTCTATGTTAGTCCAAAAGTTGTTAAATATTGTGGTGTTCCAGAAAATGAAATAATTGGTGTCGAAGTTGAAATCGATGAAAATGGGGATTATTATGGATATTTGGATTTAAAAGATAATGATCTAGATTTCATTTATAAAAAGGAATTTTTAGTTAGAATGTGTTCTCCAGATGGATTTAAATATTGTGAAGAAAATGGTTTTGGAAAAGTAGTTAGAGTTTCTGTAAAGGAGATTATAAATGGATAAGAGAATACAAGAAGAAGATAGAAATAAAATTTTTGATGACCTTAATAATTTAATGAAGGTTTTATTAAATGAAGAAGAAGAAAAACATCTAAAAAGTGTTCTTTTAATGATTGATAAATATGTTAGATTTTACCCACAAATTTTATTGAGAATCAGTGAAAATTTAATAGAATATAGAAAAAAATGTAAAAGAGAAAATGATAGCGATCTAAGAGAGTGTTTGGGTGATGCATTAACATTACTATCTATGGATCGAAAACCAAGTAAAAAATTTTTAAAAGAGAAATATCTATTAAGAATCAAAAATATACTCTTCAATAAAGGACTTACCGAAGAAGGAAGATTTCATCAAGGAGAAAAAGATTTTTATAATAAATTTCTAAAGGATTAAAAATGATAGTAATTACTGGAAAATATACAAATGCGTATATTATGATTGATGAAGTTGAAGAAGAGTGTTTAAAACAAATAAATCAAATGGTTAATAATCCCGCATTTCCAAATCCAATTATTGTGATGCCAGATACTCATGCTGGAAAAGGAGCAGTTATCGGATTCACAATGGAAAAAGGAGATAAAATAATTCCAAACATTGTTGGAGTTGATGGTTCTTGAGGCATGTTATCAGTCAATCTTGGAAAGATTGAATTAGATCATGATGAAGTTGATAAAAAGATAAGAGAATTAATTCCATTTGGAATAAATATAAGAGAAAAAGTAATTAATGGAATTAATGTTTTATTTAAAAAAGAATTTACTTATGATTGGTTTGAGAAATCTTGTCAAAAAAGATGGAATAATAAAAATGAATATTTTCTAAAATCTATTGGAACATTAGGTGGCGGAAATCACTTTATTGAATTTGGAAAAGATCCAGAAGAAAATGTTTGGTTAACTGTTCATACAGGATCTAGGCATCTTGGAAAAGTAACATGTGAATATTGGCAAAAAAGAGCAGAAAAAAATATAGAATCAAAAAGAGAAATTTTATTTAAGAAAGAAGTTAAAAAGGTTTTAGATGAAACATTAGATAAAAATGAAATACAACTTAAAATAAAAAAATTAAAAGATAAATTTCAACTTGATAATGTTTCAAGAGAATTATCATATTTAGAGGGTGAAGATATGGAATCTTACCTTCAAGATATGAAATTCGTTCAAGAATTTGCTTCTTTAAACAGAGAAAAGATTATAGAAATAATAGTCAATGATATTTTAAATAAAAAAATACTTGACAAAATCGAAACAATACATAATTATTACTGTTTTGAAGATAATATTATAAGAAAAGGGGCGATAAGAGCATATAAGGGTGAAAGGTGTATAATCCCATTTAATATGAGAGATGGAATTTTAATCTGTGAAGGAAAATCAAATACAGATTGGAATTGTTCTGCTCCACATGGATCTGGTCGAGTATTAAGCAGATCTAAAGCAAAGAAAACTTTAAAAGTTGAAAATTATCAATATGATATGAGAGGTATATTTTCAACAAATTTAAATGAAACAACAATAGATGAATCTCCAGAAGTTTATAAAGACTCAGAATTAATAGAATTATTAATTGAACCAACTGTAAATGTTCTTTTTAAAATTAAACCTATTCATAATATGAAAGGATCTGAAGTTCAAATATGGAAACAGAAACAATAGTTGATGAAAATAGTTAAAGGTGAATTAAAATGAAAGATATATCTGAACAGTTTTATGGAGAATTTACTGAAGCTCCTTGGATAGAAGATTCGATTAAAAATATTAAGGGTTTAATTGTAAAAGAAGCACCTGATTCAGAAACAATTAATAATATACCTGATATTTGGATGATCGGACCTAGAGAATCGGATCATAAAAGATTGTATTTATTGGGAATTGGTAAAGGACATTTTACAAAAAAAATAGATGCAATTTACGATCCTTTAATCGGAATAAACATTGACGATAAATCTGAAACTGAATCACCATATATATTAATAAGATGTCAATTAACTTGGTATAAATTGTATTTTAAAAATTCTTTGACATGTATATTGAAAATACTAGATTTATTTATTCATGATTCATTTTCAGATATAGTTCCTTTGAGTGATAATGATCTTTTTAATGAACTTAGAAGTGATTTATATGAATAAATTAAAAAATACGGGGCCATAGTTCTAATGGTTAGAACGCATGGCTGTCAACCATGAGGCTACGGGTTAGAATCCCGTTGGTCCCGCCATTTTAAAAAATTAATAGAAAGGATTAAAAAATGTTAAAATTTCTTCAAACTTCAATTATTTTGATATGTTTATTTTTGATATCTTCATGTATGCCACCAACAATGGATTTTTTATTAATATTTAAAAATACATATAAAATAGAGAATATAACTTTAGATGATAAAACTGATGGTAGGATAGTAAATTTGAGTAATATTGATAAATCATTATTAATTCAAAATGTAACTATTACTATAAATAATGAGAATTATGAAAAATATATTGAAGGTAATGATACAATATTATTATATAATGAAATTTTAGAATACAAAGGAAATATATATTTATCATTTAAATTTAAACCATCTGAAGAAGAATTTCATTTTGAAAGAATAAATTTAGAATTATTCGAAAAGATAAAAAAAGAATTAAATAAAAGGGTAGATACTAAAATTCGAATGGAAAATGCAGAAGAAATTAAAGATAAAAATATTAAAGAATCAGTTGAATTAAAATATTCAAAAAATAAAGATACAAAGAATGATATGTGTCAAACAATGGAATGGAGAAGATGATATGACACTTTTTAATACATACGAAATTATTGATAATGGAAAATCTTTTATTGAAACATATAAAGAAGGTCTTTCTAAATCTCTTACAGATGTTAATAAATATATGATAAAAAATAATATTATTATTTCATCTAAAGAAGATTTTTATATTTTTACTATGACTGGTATTATTATGTTCTTTTTAGACACAAGAGGATCTTTCTGTGAAGAAGATCTTTTGGAAAATAATTATATAGATGATATATCAATAGATTTTAAAATTTCACAAGATATGATATGGGATAGCTTGGATCATGCAATTGAAATAATAGAAATGATTTTTTCCAAAGAAAATCTATTAAAGAGTAAAAAAATAAATAAAAAACAGAATATTATTCGTGTGGCAAAAAAACTAGATTCTTAAAAATTTTACTGTGGGGTAGCTCAGTAGGTAGAGCACCTGACTGTTAATCAGGAGATTCGTGGGTTCGATCCCCACCCCCACAGCCATATTTATTTATAAAAAAAGAAAGGTTTTAAAAAATGATAGTTTTCCCTAATTTTGATTACGAATTTTATATGGATTGTGTTTTTAAAATGTTTAAAAAAGAAAATTTAATGGGAAGAAAAATTGTCTTAGGAATATCTGGTGGAATTGATTCACTTGTAACATTTTCAATTCTTGATAATTTAAATAAACATTTTAAAATTGATATTATTCCAGTATTTATCGAGACTGATTTTAATTCAAATAAAAAAGTTTTAGTAGAAAAATTTTTTGAGAATAGTAATTATAACCTTATAAGTTTAAATGTTAGTAATAATTTCAATGAAATTATCAATAGAATGCATACATTGGATAAATTATTAAATTATACAAATGATGAGGTTAAATTTCATAATGGAAATATTTTATCGAGATTAATTGCTTTTAATTTAAATAATATTGCTGGAAGATATAATGCTTTAGTTGTAAGTACATCCAATGCCGATGAAGATTTTATCGGATATTATACAATGTTTGGTGATGGTTTAGGTCATTTTAATCTTTTAAAAGCTATTTCAAAAAGAAATATTAAATTATTAGGTAAAAAATTTGGACTTGATGATACTTTAATATTTCAAGAACCATCTGCTGATTTGTTTAAGGGTCAATCTGATTGGGGAGAATTAGGATATACTTGGGAAACTGTTGAACTTTGTAGAATTTTAAAGTCAGATAATTATTTTAATTTAGATATTATAAAATCAGAAATAGATGGTAGAATGGAATATTATTTCGATAAATATAAATTTAAAGATTTAGGTGATGTATTTTTTAATATAAATTATAGATTTAATGAAATATCTCTTAAAAAGAAGAAAATAATACATCCTATATATCCAATTCTATTTGTAGAAGAAACACAAATAAAAATTATTTAAAAAACAAATGCTCCTGTCGTCTAACGGTTAGGACGTAAGACCTTCAATCTTAAAATTAGAGTTCAATTCTCTACAGGAGTACCAATTATTTTAAAGAAAAGAAAGGAAAAAAATGAATCTGTTAGAAAAAGTGATTGAAAATGATTGGTTATTAATTCCACCAAGAGATTTTGATAAAGACTTCTTTGAAGATGTAAAAGATAATCTAGATAAAGATACATATTTAGATGAGAATGGAATTTTATATTTCGGTGAGTCTGAAGCTTGTATTGCATTAGTGGATAGTGAATGTACCCCTGTTTTATTAACAAAAAACTTTATTCCTTTGAATTCATGGAATGATTTTAAAGAATGTCTTCCAGATAAAACTAAGCCAACTTATGATCCAGATAAAGAATTTTATGCTGTGATTATGGAAGAATATGATGAATTTAATGTCAAGCAATTGAGACAAATTTTATTTGAAAAAGGATTTTCGGTAGCGACAATAAATGATGCATTTTAGAAAGGGATAAAATTTGAACACAATAGATTTTATAGAAGTTGAATTTGATAAATATTGTTGTTTTAAAGAACCATTCAAATTCAATTTTATTAATAACTCTCTAACTTTAATATATGGACCTAATGGTAATGGAAAAACAAGCATTTTTAAAGCATTACCATTAGGTTTATATGGTATGACTCCTGAAGGAGAAAGAATATCAGATTTGGCCAATGAAGAAGATCCAAAAGATTGTTATGTTTTTACAACATTTAAAATAAATGATGTTTTTTATAGAACTGAAAGATATTATAAACATAAAAAATTTAAGGATGAATGCTTTTTAATTAATTTAAACGATAATAAAGTAATAAAAAAAGGTTTTAATGAAATAAAAGCTGAAATAGAGAGATTAATAATACCGTTTAAATTATTTGGAAATACTGTTTCATTCGGTCAAAAGGTAAAAGATTTTTTCACAGGATTAAAAAATTCCGAACAAAGAGAGATTTTTAGAAAAGTCATTCAATTAGATTCATATCTGTTTTATTATAAGGAATCAGATTCTAGATTAAAAAAAATAGAAAAAGAAATAAACGATATAAATATAGATTTAAATGAATCTAAAAAAGTCCTTCAATATATTGAAGATAATCTTAAAAATTCAATTCAAAAAAAAGATGAATTTGAAAAAAATAAAAAAAATAATATTTTAGAAATAAAAAAGAAAATTAAAGAATTTAATTTTGATAGAATAAATACTGAAAAACTTTTTAATTCATTTAATATAGAAGAAAATGATCATTTAGATCTGAAGTTAAAAATTCAGGAAATATCATCAAAGTTTGATAATTTAAAATATGAAATCGAAAATAAAAAGAATGAGATTCGCCATAAATTTAATGAGAAAAAATCTGAATTTGATAATAAATATAATCAAAGCATAAATTCTATTAAAATGGAAAAAAATGATGAATTAAATTCTTTAAATAAAGAAGAAAATGAAAAATTATTAGATTTAAATAATAATTTTTCCACACTTAAAAATAAATTATCTTTAATTAATAAATCATCAGATAATTTAGATAAAAAGATTAAAGATATTAAAAAAGAAATTACAGAATTAGAAGAAAGTTTAAATAAAGAAATAATTATTTGTTTTGCATGTAAACAAATTGTGGGAAAAGAAAATGTTGAAAATCTAAAAATTATTCTATCAGATAAAAAAAATATAATTTCAGAAAGTGAAAAAAGTAAAGAATCACTTGAGGAAAAATCAAAGGTACTGATAGAAGAACTACAGAAAATAAAATTAGAATCATCTAAAATAAAGAAAGATTTTGATGAAAAGAAAAAAATAGTTAACGATAAAAAATTATTAGAAGAAGCACAATTAAGTAAATCATATACAGATGCTGTTTCTAAATTAAAGAATTTATTAAGTAATAAAATATCTAATATAGAAATTGAAGACTCTCAAAAAATAAATGACTTAAATAATGAAAAAAATAAATTGGAAGAAAAATTTATTAAATTAAATTTGAAAATAAAAGAAAGAGATGAAATAAAAAATAAATTAGAAAGTATTATAAAATGGATTTCTCAATATGAAGATAGATTACTGATTCAAGAAGAATCTAAATTTGATGAATCTATTTTAAATAATTCTAAAAAAGAAATAGAAGAAAAAAAAATATATATTGAAAAACTAAATAAAGCATTATTGGAAAAAGAAAAAAAATTAAAAATAAATATGTTTTGGAAAAATGGTTTTTCAATGACAGGAAAAAGTATTCCTTCAATGTTGATTGATGAATCTATTCCTTTTATGAATTCTTCTATAAAAAAATATCTCAATAAACTTGGTGGAAGATATTTAGTATCTTTTGATACATTGTCTGCAAATAAAAGCGGAGAATTTAAAGACAAAATAACAATACATGTATTAGATACAAAAACAAAAAATACTAATTATAAAACACTTTCAGGTGGTCAGACTAGGCTCATAGATATTGCCACAATATTTACATTATCTGACTTACAATCAAAAATTCAAGACATGGGTATGAATATTATAATGTTAGATGAGATATTTGATAGTTTAGATGAAAAGAATATTGAGTATGTTTCTATATTATTGAAAGAATTATCAAAAAATAAAGGAATAAATGTAATTTCACATAATAAGGATGTAGGAAATATTTTAGAATTTGATTTTGTTTATAATTTGGCTATATGAAAGGATTAAAAAATGAATATTAATGTAGTAATGCTTGATAATGGTGCATTTATGATTTTTGACCTTATTTCTGAAAATAAGGAAGAAAAGTATTATGAAGTGGAAAATTTATGTTTTCTCCAGACTGGTATTGATCATGAAAAGAAAGCATTTGGTTTTCAACTTATTCCAACCCCTATGATTGAAGAGAAATCAAAAATTTATATTGATAAAATTTTGGCTATTTCTGGAAATGTAAAAGGTAATGTTGCTTCAGAGTTCCAGGAAAAATTTGGAAAACTATTTATTCCAAAACCAAATGTATCAAATATTAATAGTTTAATAAAAAAAAATAAGTAAATGATTGTTTTCTATTGAATATTTGAAAAGGGGGTTTATTTTGGATAAAATTCATATAGTCAACTGGTTATTGACGAGAAGATGTAACATGAATTGTTCATATTGTAGGATATCTAAAAATTACGTTAATAAACCTAATGAATATAAAGATTTATCTTATTTTTACAAAAATGAAATTTCAACAGAAGATATCATTTCAACCTTATATCTATTTAAAAGACATAATCCCGATATATTTCACATTTTCTACGGTGGTGAACCATTACTGAGAGATGATTTGGCAAAAATTATAAACTACTGTAATGATAATGATATAAATTATACACTCATAACAAATTATTCTGGGGAAATAAAAAGTAAATTCAAAGAACTATTAAATAATATCAGTTATTTAAAAAGTTTAACAGTTTCAATAGATCCAATAATTTTAAGTGATAAAATATATGATGAAGATATTTTTAAAAAAAGTTTGGAAGGATTTTTTAATATATCTGAATATGTTGGATATATTGATGATTTGGTTGCAGAGATAACGGTTACAAAGGAATCTTTATCATATTTATACCCATTAGTTAAAATTTTAACTAGAATTGGGATAAATAGTGATATAACATTTTTAGATATATCTAAAAATAACTTTTATGATTTTTCAAATATTACATCATATGATAATATGGTATTTAAAAGTTCAGAACTTTGTGAAATTTTTGAAAAAATGATGGAAGAAAATTTATCCATCAATATGAGAGATGATTTTCTTCCAATAATATTCAAACATCTTCCATCAAATAATGATTGTAAAATAGATGAAGAAGTTCATAATATTACAATTGATTCTGATGGTAGTATAAGATTATGTTTAAGAATAATGGGTATTGACACCCCTAAGAAATTCAATATAAAAAATTTACTTGATAAAACAGGAACATTAAATTTAAATTTAAAAAATTCTTTTAAAGAAGATAAAAATAAACTATGTGAAAAATGTAATTGGACTTGCATGATTCATTCTAAAATATTAAATGAAAATGATGAAATGATAGATGATTTATTATTAGATCTATTACATAAAAATTAAATGAAAGGATTTATTCGTGGTTATCAGGAAGAATATATTGGGTTATTTAGAAACTGATACCCCAAAAGGAGAAATATGTTTAAAAAACAATTTAAACAGTGAAATACTTAAAATAACAGGTTTAAAATTCCCAAATAATTTAGATAAAACATTATCTTTAAATATAAATTGTATTGATTCCGAAACTATATTATTAAAAAAAGATAAAAATCGAAAGGAAGAAGAATTTTTTGAAGGTTTAGACAAAACTATATCAATAATTGAACTTGCTTGCTTTTTAGATGAAAATATAAATAAAGATATTAATTCATTCTTTTCTGATTTAAATAAAGTTATTTTAAATTATTTTAAAGATAAATATGAAAGGTGAAAAATGGACAAAATAGTTATTGATGATTCATATTCTTTTAGTGTAAAAAATTTAAATTTTGAAGAAATATCTGAACCACAAAATTTAATTAGTACAAAAGATTTATTAATTAACTTTAAAGATTATTTTACTTATGATGGAATTTTACCGCAAAATTGTAGATATTATGGTAAAGATTACAATTTATTAGAAAATATAGTTTTAGAATATCCACCAATGATAAGAACAATTAGTGTTTCACCTGATTTATTACTTAGAGAATATCAACAGTTAAAAAATAGTAATTTAATAGGAGAAATAGATATTTCTAATAGATTTTATGATTATGGTAGTTTAAAGTCTAATGATCCAGCTAGAGTTTCTATTTCATTTCCTTGGTTAATATTATATATTTCTATGCAAAATAAAATATTTTACGATATGAGAGTTTTCTTTAGACTCAATCCTTTAACAAGTTTAGATGATTCATTATTAAATTCATGTTTACCAAATATATATGATGATTATAATAATATTTGTATAGGTCGTATAGAAAATAATATGAAAATAGAAAGTATTATCGATTCTTTCTTCTTTAATGTTTTTAATCTGGATGTAACAGAAACATTTTTCAAGTTTACTAAAAAATCAAATATTTTAGGTTTTATGTCATGGGAGCATTTTACTAAAAAAGATCCAGGTTTTATTTTTAAAGTTGATTGGCCTGTAAATAATTATAGTTTAAGAAAAATGATAGAACTTTCAAATATTCAAAAAGGGTTTGATGAAAGATCTTTAAAGAGATTTTTAGCACCTTCAAATTTCTTTACTGACGTAAAATCTAAAAATAAGGAAAAAATAAATCATTTTGATCATTATACTGAATATGGTTTTATTGAATTAAATGATCTTTTTGAAATTGATCAAAAAATATATAAAGTTTTCGAAATAGAAAAAGATAATAATGCAATAATATATTTAAAGGATAATGATGTTGAAAATAATAATTCAGATATTATAAAAGTAATTTTAAATTCAAAATCAGATGAGTTAGAATTTTTAAATAAAAAACTTAATATTATAAAAGAAATAACCATTAATGACGAATTATTTAAAATAGGAGATACAGTATCTTTTAAAAAAGAAAATAGTAAATATGAGAGTGGTGTAATTGAAAATATTAAAATTATAAGTAGTGATCTTCTTTTTATAAATATTAATGGTTCAAGAGTATTTTTAAATATTAAAAAAGCAGAAAATTTTAAACATTTAATATTGGAAGATACTTTAAAAATAGAATCTTTAACACTTGAAAAAGAGAAAGAATATACATTAAAATTTAAAACCAATGCTAATTATTCTAAATATTTTATTGATTTTCCAGAATTATTAATAAAATTTAAATTTTTAGGTTTTGATCCTAATGGCGAATATATGGTTTGTATGATGGATTCCCCAAGTAAATCTTTAAATATTAGTTTATTTGATTTTAAAAAATTGTTTGATTTAAATAATTTAAATGATGAAATATCAGAATTTAATCCTCCGAATAATTTCTGTTTACTTTATGATAAACTTGTGGATTTAGAAGTTGATAATAAAAAAATATTTATAGAAAAAGAAGGATTTAAAAAATATATTGATGTATCGAATACGTTTGTTAAAGCTTATGAATTAAGACATCAAACATCATATGATTATTTTCTTAAAGAAATATGTACTCTTGATCTAAATAGAACAGTAGGTAGATTAGTTTCATCATTTTCAGAAGATAGAAGTTCTATTTTTATATTTAATTTAACAGGAGATCATTTTGATTTTAAAACAGAAGAATATTTTATGTTATCAAACGTAGATAAGGTTGAATTTGGTAAAGTACGTTCAATACAATCTCTTAGTGAACAAATAAATATTCTTTATTATTGTAGTGGTAATGAACAGTTTAATTCTATTCCGATTTTTTATAACTACCATTTAGGCAATAATAAGTATTTCTTTAATTTAGCAATAGATAAAATTATAAAAATTAAAACAAAAAGCGATAAAAGTGATTTAGTATCTGGAACAGAAATAAAAAAGGATGGAATAACTATTGATAAAATCATAGGTTTTTATGATGAAAAACCAACAGATAATGAAATATTTATAACGAAAAATAAAGAATTATATTATATAAATGATAACTTATTTAAGAATTTTGAATTTATATTACCAGAAAATGAATATATGATAGAAAATGACTTTTCGGAAATAAATAAACCAAATTATCGTGCTGTAAATATGTTTCCTCAAAATAATCTAGATATTGGTGATATAATCATAAAAGATAATAATTATAATAAATATATAATACTTACTAAAAAATCATCATTAAAGTATGGTTTAAGTTTCAAAAGAGATAGTATGCCAGCTTTTGGAGTAATATATTTATATGAAAATTATGTAAGATTGAAAAACTTTAAACCTAAAATTCAAAATAGGAAAAAAGGTAGTAATAAAAAAGTAAATATAAAATTTACTTTTAATGGAAATATAGTTGAAATTAAAGAAAATAGTGATATTAAAATTAATAAAAAATATCTAGATTACAAAAAATGTTAATTGAATATGAAGAAAGGACATTTTAAATATGATTTTATTTCCGGTTGTTGTTTATGATGGAAGTGAAGAGTGTAAAAAAATAATAGAAGAAAATAATATATGTTACATTATAAATGGAAATGGTATTTATCTTAAAAAGAAATTGGGATTTATTCAAAGCATAGTTCCTGTAGAAAAAATTCCATTTTTAGAAAAAATGGAAACAAGTGTAAATGTAAATATTCCTAAAATACCCACAAAAATAACGAAGAAAGCTTTTAATTTCTTAAAATCGATTTATGAAAAATATAAAACTGAATCTGTAATTCTGTTATATTTAAATATAAATACATTAGAATATAGCTTAGATGTTCCAGATCAAGAAGTCTCATCTGCTTCCGTTAAATATGAAGGAAGGACTGAAAAAGATGACGATGATAATTTGGTGTTGATAGGTTCAATTCATAGTCATTCTGATTTCGGAGCTTTTCATTCTGGAACAGATGTAAATGATGAGAAATATTTTGATGGTATTCATATAACAGTGGGTAATCTTAATAAAGAAGAAGTGTCTGTGGTTTGTTCTCTTGTATCTAATAATATAAGAATAAAAAAGAATCCTGAAGATTATATCGAAGGAATAAAATTTGTTGAATTAGAAGAACCATATACAACAGTTTCTTATAAATCAGATTCAGAAAGTATTTGGTGGGAAAATTATGCAGAGATTTTAGGATATAAAAATTTATTTGATAGAAAGGAGGAAAAGAAATCTTATAAAAAAATTGAAAGATATTTAACAAACTTTATTTTGGATGGTAATGAAAAGAATTTTAATAAATTGTGGTTAAGTAAAGTTTCAAAACCAGAAAGAAACATTTATAATTACATTAATAAAAGTGGTGACGGTAATAATAAATATCCGTCAGTACCAATGTATTATGCAAAAAATAAAAATGGTGAATGGGTTAAACATTTTCTAATTAATGGTGTTTATGTTGATGAAGAAACTTTAGAAAATTTAAAATTAGAAGATAAAAAAAATGATAGTGAAAAAATAAAAAAATTTTACTTAAGAGATTATTTTCTGGAGTTTCAAGATTCTTTAACGGAAATATCTTTAGGAGATATCGGCATTAACACTATGAATGAGAGTGTAAATTTATTAGAATCTGTAAATGGAGAATAATTAATGGATAATTTTGATAAAATATACATTGTCGGTTTGGGTGGTATTGGTTCAGAATTGTCAGAAAAAATTTCAAGATTTATAAACTATTCAATAAAGGATAGTTTTGATATTGTATTAATTGATGGTGATTCATACGAACATAAGAATCTTGAAAGACAAGTATTTGAAAATATGAAAAATAAAGCTGAATCTAAACTAGAAGAACTTAATAGAAAATTTAAAAATATTTGTTTTTCATCATTTAATGATTATATTAATAAAGATAATATTAATTCTATCATTAAAGATAATTGTATAATTTTTATATGCGTTGATAATCATCCAACTAGAAAATTAATTTCAGATCATGCAAGTAAATTAAATAATGTAATTTTAATATCTGGTGGGAATGAATATGAAGATGGAAACGCACAACTATTTATAAAATTAAATGGAAATAGTTTAACACCTAAAATTACGGATTATCATCCAGAAATAGAAAATCCAGTTGGAAAAATGCCACATGAAATGTCATGTGAAGAATTAAGTCAATCTGAACCGCAATTATATTTTGCAAATTGTTTTGCGGCAATATTGATGTGTGCTATTTTTTATAATGTCAAAAATTGTTTAAAGGATAATAAAATAAACAATTTTATTCCTAATGATATTTATTTTGATATAAATACTGTTAGGGTAAATGCTATAAGAAGAGAAATAATTATTTAGTCGAATATATTTTTAATTTAAATTAGTAATTAAAAACCAAAAAAACCAAAAAAGAGAAAAAGGAGTAAACGAAGTATGAATTACACACAAGTAGAACTGGAAAACAAGACCACAAGAGAATTAAGAGTAATATGTCTTCAGAAGAACATTCCCAATGCATCAAAAATGACAAAGAGTGAAATTATTTCAAAAATTATTTCATCTCAAGATACAGTGTTGCGTTCAGCAGATGGTCCTGCGAAAGAAACAGCGGCAACTGTTGTAAGCACAGGAATGCCTAAAGTTGTTTCAGTTAGCGTCAATGCTACTCTTAAGGATGAAAATGCGCCTGATGGAATGAAATACAGTAAGAATGTTTTTGTTTCTTATGGAGCATTCGTTGGTGAATATCCTCTCAGTGGAATGTCTATTGAAGAGGGTTTTGCTGTTCTTAAGGATATTCTTAATATTAATCCTGCTTCTACAATCGTTCTCAATGGGAAGATTGTTAAGGGTTCAGAAATCCTTAAGTCAGAAGATAAGGTTGAATTTGTTCGTCCTTCTGGCCAGAAGGGTTAATATTTAGGGAATATTTATGGGGGTAGTTTTTTAACTACCCCCTATAATATAAAAAGAAAGAGGATTGTATTATGAAGGTTGATATTAATGAGAAATGTAAGGAAATTGGTGTAGATAAGGCAAAATTTTATTATCTAAGATCACCAATTCTCGGAGCATATGCTACCGTATGCCTTTTAATTGTAGGTGATCGAATTGTTTCAAGAGGAATCTCTATTAGATCAATTTTAGATAACCATCATAAAGTGGAAGGAAGAGGTAGATCATTTTCAAGAGCTTATGACGCTTATAAAAACGAAAAAAATAACTCTGTTATAAATCTTGTAAATATAATGAATAGAAGAAATCGCATTTTAAATAAATTATTTAAATTTGATTCTTCTGATGAAATTCAAAATTTGGTAAAAAATTTAAACGAAAGTGGTTTAAATTATAAAATAAAATTTATTCCTGTAAAAAACAATGAAATTGAAGTTTTAAAAAGAGAGCCATATCTAAATGTTGAAATTCCTCAATATTATCCAATGGTATTATTAGCTTCTATTTTTCCTTATAAAGCTTATTATATGCCAACCCCAACAAATTCAGAAATATATATTTCAAGTAAGTAAATAATATAAAATCCATAGATGAAGATATATTCTTCATCTATGGATTATTAAATTTAAAAAGGAGATTTTTTTTCGTGTTCGATAAATCAAAAGATGTTTGTTTATTTAAAAAAACAATAGAAGTTTCGGAAAATTCTTTTATAGATATTTCTATTATGTCATATAATAATGGTGATCCAAAGATTCAACTTTCAAGAAAAAACATAAATGATGGAGATGAAAAATTTTTGAAGTTGGGTAGATTATCTTTAAAAGAAATTTATTTATTAAAAGATGAATTGGATGAAATATGCGAAAAAGCGAAGGAAATGTCAAAAAATGAAAAAATTACTATAATTTAATGTGGAGGATTTTTATAAGTGTTTAAAAAAATTGCAGTAATTGGACTTGGAACTCTTGGAGGTTTCATTGCCAAATTTATATCAGAAACAGAAGGTATAGAAAAAATATTAATTATCGATTATGATATTGTCGATGAAAGGAATATAAAAAATAGTATATATAAAAAGAAAGATGTTGGAAAATATAAAGTTGATGTTTTGGAAAAATTGATAAAAATAGATAATGAAGAAATTCAAATTATTAAAATGAATGAAAAATTCATAGAAAATGAAACTATTTTAGATGATAAATATGATTTAGTGATAGATTCAAGAGATTTTAATTATAATAGAAATGATTTAATAGATATTAGAACTTATATTTCAGGTAGATATGTAATTATAGATTGTAGGAAAAATATTATTTTTGATAAAAATATTGAAGGTAAATATACTGCTATTTTGAAAAAAAATGACTTGAAAAATGCTGCGTTATGTGTTACAAATTTTATATTCAGTGGAATCATAGATAGTTTAATGAAAAAAGGTATGCAGCATAAAATAGATCTAGATTATATAAGTAGATCTATTATCAATAAAATAAATAAAAACAATAAATCTCAAGAATTAATATTAGATTCAGATAAAAAATATTTTGATTTATTTCCTGATTTAATCGATAATTCTAAAAATATATTAATAGAAAATAATAAAAATGATATAAATATCTATATTGGTGATAGAGAAGCTTATTTTTACCATAGAAAAGTAGATTCTAAATTTTTTAAAGAAGAAGAAGAAATATTTTCATATTTAGGTGATTTAATAGAAAAATCAAATTTACCATATCAAAGTTATTTAGTATCTTTTTCTAAAGTAAATAAAATGATAGAGTTAATACCAGAAACGGGAGCAGCGTGATGCTGAAAGCGAAATTAAGAGAATTTAGAAAAATTATAGTGGATAAGAGAATAGTTCCTACAAAAGTTATAGATAATCGTAGAATTAAAAATATTAAATCATTAACTGAAGATTTTGTAATTAATTCATATACTATTATTCTTTCAGATGATTTAAAAATAAAAAATGTTTTTTTAGATTGTAGACACCCAAATGCAAATCCAGAAACTAATGAATTTTGTTTTCCTGATAATATTTATGAAGAAGTAGTTGAAGTAGAAAATTTAGATGAAATATGTAATAAGATTGAATATTTTTTAAGAATATTCAATTATGACGACTGTTATTTTAGACCCTGGTTGGAGGTAATATTTGAAAATGAAGATTATAAATGATGTATTAATAAAAGTAGTTGAAAAAACAACAAAAGAATTTTTAAAAGAAATATCACCAATAATTGTAAAAACGGTTGATAAATTATTTAATAATTTAAAAAGTGATGTAAATAAATCCTTAAATGAAATCCTAAATATTAAAGAAATAGAAAAGGAGGATATTAAAAAGGAAGATGAATGATAAAGAAACTTTATCTAAAGTATTTAATAAATTTGAAATTGATTTATATGAAGAAATCAAACAATTAGTTACAAAACTAAATGAAGAGTTAAACAAAGAAAAAGCAAAGGAAATAGTTGAATGTTTTAATGACTATTTAAATAAAAAGGTTGAAGAAGAAGTAAATAAACAAATTAATGAATTCTTTTTGAAAATTCTTTCAGATACTGAAAGAAAAAAGGAAATTACTCTTAATGATATTAAATTATAAGGAGAAACAATGCTGAAAATTTTAAATGTTGAAGAATTCTGTGAGAATTTACCAGAAGTATCTTCAATAAAAATACTTTCAAAAAATAAATTTGATCCAAATGGTTTATATTCTGAGAAAATTTTTGGTCCTTTGAAGAGTTATACTTGTGAATGTGGTACTTATTTTGGTAAATCTAGAGAAGGCGAAAAGTGTCCTGTTTGTAAAATGGTAATATCTTCTAGTTCTGAAAGAAGAAGAAGGTTTGCCAAAATAGTTCTACCAATGAAAGTTGTTAATCCTATAATGTATGATTTATTTATTAATTTAGCTGGAAATAGTGTTAAAGAATTTTTAAATAAATTAATGAAAGATGAGAAAAGTTTTTTATGTAAAGATAAAGATGGTTTATATGTTTCAAATGAAAGACCTAACGATTTAAGTATAAAAGTATGGGAACGAACAGATGCTATTTTTGAATTTGTAAAAATTTTAGCTTTAGATGTTTATGCTGAAACTAAAAGTCCTGATTGGAAAATGTTTTTAGATAATATAGATAATTTTTTAATAAATAAAATAATTGTCCTTCCCCCTGAGTTAAGACCTTCCACTAGAGCAGCTATTGTTGAGAATCAAATAGTTGATAAAATTAATAAATATTATATGCAATTACTAATTAAAAAAGAATCTTTAAAATCTACTATTATAGATATTATTAATGATAAAACTTTATATTATAATTATTTTAGACAATTTCAAAAAGATATATTTGAATTGTATGAACATATAATAGAAAAATTTCCAAAGAAAGAAGGTTTATTAAGGGGAAATATTTTAGGTAAGAGAATAGATTTTTCAGGTAGAGCAGTTATATCAGCAGATCCAAGCTTAAATTTAGATGAATGTGTTTTACCATATTTTATGGTTTTAGAATTATTTAAAGTTCAAGTTGCGAAAAGACTACTTCAATTGGGAAGATTTGGTCAATTACCAAGAGCACTCAATTATATAGAAAATTGTATTGATTCTAAAAATTATGAATTATATCCTATATGTGAAGAGATTATAGAAAATGAAGTTTGTTTATTAAATAGACAACCATCACTTCACAGATTAAGTATTTTAGGTTTTAAAATAAAACTTTCTCATGATAATGTTATAAAAATTCACCCACTAGTTTGTTCACCATATAATGCAGATTTTGATGGGGATCAAATGGCAGTATATATTCCAGTTTCTGAAAAAACTAAAAATGAGATTCTGGAAAAATTCCTCCCTTCAAAGAATTTATTTCATCCAGCAAATCAAGATTTAACATTAACACCTAGTCAAGATATTGTTTTGGGAGTATATTTATTAACTAATAATAAAATAAATAAATTAAATGAAAAGGTTAATTTTAAAGGTGTGGAAATTACTAAAGGTAGAGAATTATTTAATAGATGTCTTCCAGAAGATTATGAAGTTATAAATGAAGTGGTAGATAAAAATAAATTATTAGATTTATTAAATAAAATTAAAAATTCTTATTCATCTGATGTTACTTCAAAAGTTCTTGATAATATAAAAGATATGGGTTTTAAATATGCGACTTTATATGGATCAACAATTTCATTAGATTTGATAAATTTAAGTAGTAATGAATTAAATTTTTTAAGAGATAGTATTTATAGTGAAGAAGAAATTTCTAAACAAGTTATGAATGTGTCAAGAAAAGACATTGAAAATATAGTTAAAGATAATTGTGATTTTTCATATTTGATATATTCTGGAGCGAGAGGAAAATGGGATCAAGCTAGACAAGTTCTCTTAACAAGAGGGTTTATTTCAAATTTCGAAGGTAAAATTTTAAAAGAACCTGTAAAAAACAGTTTATTAGATGGTTTAACAGAAAGAGAATTTTTCATATCTACATATGGATGTAGAAAAGGTCTTCTTGATGTTGCTATAAATACCGGAACATCTGGGTATCAATCTAGAAAATTAATATTTACAGCTATAAATTTAATGAAAGATAAAAGTCCTTCTGATTGTGGAACTACTGATTATCTCAAAATAAAAATAGAAAATAAAAAACAAGCTGAAATGTTAATTGGAAGGTTTTATTCAGATGGTAAAATTTTAATTGAAATTACAAATGAAAATTATAAAGAAATAATAAAAAAGAAAATAAATTTAAGAAGTCCTATTTATTGTCAAAATGAAAAAATTTGCGATAAATGTTATGGCAGACTACATGAAAAATTACACAGTCCTTTCATAGGAGTAATTGCCGCACAAAGTTTGGGTGAAATAAATACTCAATTAATATTGAGAGTATTTCATACATCTGGCGTTGCTGTTATGCATGAAGAAAATTCAAATATGATGCAAACAGATATTATAGATAATTTATCTCAAGTTTCAAAATTATTACATATTAAAACTCCTGAAAAAGTTCACGAAAATTTACCTTTATTTGTTTCAAAATTATTTAATATTTATAATTCAAGTAAAGATATTAATTTTGTTCATATAGAGTGTATTGTAGCGCAGTTAATGTGGGTTGGAAGAATAAAATGGAGATTGCATCCAAATAGAAATAAGATTAAACCGATATTTTATAGTATCCAAAGTGTTCCAGAAAAAGAAAGTTGGGCAGTAGGTTTTGGATTTTCAAATCCTAAGAAAAGTATGCTCGATGGACTTAAAGAAAATGAATATAATTATTATGGTAAATATGATCAAATGGTTTTTGGAGAGAATGTTTGTAATGAATAAAAATAATGAAAATAAAAGTTTTAAAATTATTTTATTAATTTGTTTTATAATATTTATTATTTGTTTCATATTTGAAACTATATATTTTCAAAATTATGGTGAATATAAGAATTTACATCAGTTAAATTTTTATATCACCAACTCAACATTTATAACATTAGCTATAGCGATTTCCATAAAATTTAAAATTTAAAAATAACTCACAAAATATAAAAGATTAGGAGAAAATATGGAAATAATAAATCCAAGATATAAACTTCAGGAAAATAATATTTTTAATTTGAGAAAAAATGATTTAGATAAAGTTGAACAAATAGTCAGAAATATGTTAATTCCTGCTGAAGAAATAGGATTTGAAGTAATTGAGTTTGGAATAAAAAATGTTAAATCAAGATCAAATGAATTATTCAAAACAATAAGTCAAAAATTTATAGTTAAATTAAGAAAAAATAGTAAAGATATAGATTTAAGTTTATTAATACCTAGATTGATAGATGATAATTACTTTATTATTGGTGGTAAAAAGAAATTACCATTATTTCAAATGTTTGATATTCCTATAGTTACTAGAGGAAAAACAATAAAGTTAAGAACTAATATCTTAACATTTGTTGTTGAAGAATTTAAAAAATTTCCTTTTGTTAGGTTATCTGCTTTTGGTAGAAAAGTACCTTTAGTTTTAATTATTTTATGTAAATATGGAATAGAAGAAACACGTAAGATGTTTGATTTAGATAACATAAAAGCTGAAGATATTAAGACCGATACAACATTTGGAAAATTGATATATGATCTTAAAGATTTTTGTGAAGGATCTGAAGGATTTAAAAAAGAAGATTTCTTAGATGATATCGCAAAATATTTATCATTCAATTCAAATAAATCTAAAGCCAGTGATTTTATGTATTCTTTAGATCTTATAAGTAAAATTGATTTACCATCTAAACAATTTTTTCATACTGAAAATATCATAGATGAATTAATTTATGCGATAAAATCAGAAGAATTCGATGATATAAATTTAATTAATAAAAGAGTTAGATGTTTTGAATATATAATACTATCAAAATATGCCAAAATAATTTTTGATTTTTGCGTAGCAAATAGAACTACCAGAAAACCAAAATTTAATATAAATACTAAACAAATATTAAGCGAATCAAATATTTCAGATATAATTCAATTTGATTTTTCAATAAATCCTATAGAAGAATTAACTAAATTATCAAGAATAAGTTTATTAGGACCAGGTGGTTTTAAAAAGGCAAATGTTCCAAGATATTTGAGAGATATAGATGATTCTATGTTCGGAAGAGTTTGTGTTGTTGATACACCGGATAGAGAAAATTGTGGTATTCTTCATAATTTATTACCTAATGTAAAATTAGATAATAATTTAAAATTTTCAGAAGAACTGGCAGAAGAAAAAGTTTCTATTCCTGTTTCATTTACACCATTCTTAAGAAATAACGATCAAACAAGACTACAAATGGCAGCATCGCAAATGAGACAAGCAATTCTTTTAACATCATTTGATAAACCTATGATAGAAGCGGGAGTTGAATCACTTTACAGTGATAAAACTCAATCTGTAAGATTGGCAAAAAATGATGGAAAAGTGGTCTTTGTAAATAATAATTTCATAATTGTAAAATATATAGATGGCGAAGATGAAATATTCAATATAGGTATAAAAAATATTTATACTGAAAACTTAGATTATTATAGTAATCTTGACGTAGGTTCTGAATTTCAAAAAGGAGATATTATTGTAAGAGGTAGTTTTATAAGTAATGAAGAGAAAAAAATAATTTTTGGAAGAAATTTATTAACCGCAGTAATGCCTTTTCATGGCTTTAATTATGAAGACGGAATTGTTATTTCGGATAGAGTAAAACATAAATTTAGATCTATACATCATTTAGATTTATCATTCACTATACCTCCAGATGCTATTCTTTTAAGTCTATCAGATAATGATTATATTCCTTTACCTAATCCAGATTTTCAAAAAATATTTGAAGAAATTGGTGTTAAAAAAGAGATATGTAAAAATGAAAATTTAGAAAAATATGTATGTAGGAATATTGAACAGCCATATGCTATTATGAAAAAAATACCAAATGGTCCTATAGATTATTATACTTTATTAAAAGATTCTGAAAAATTATATACTGAAAAAACAAACAATGTTTTAATTTATAATGTAGAACTTTATGTAAATACTTATAATGATTCAATAAAAAGATATGCTGATTATATATCTAAAAAGGTTGAACTACAAATAAATGAAGAGAAAAAACTACAAAATATAATTTATAAATATTTACCGGAAGAACAAGCAAAAGATTTTATAAATGATAATAGCTTAGATAAATTTTCAAATAATACTGGAAAATTTAAAATAAAAGGTGAATTAATAAATGGTATATATGTTAAAGTAGATGCCTTTTATACAAGAGAACTTGAAGTTGGTGATAAAATAGGGAATAGACATGGAAACAAAGGAACAATTTCAAATATATTACCTTACGATCAAATGCCAAAATTGAAAGATGGAAGACATGTTGATATTTGTTTGAATCCATTAGGATTTTTATCCAGAATGAATTTTGGACAATTATTTGAATTACATTTAACTTCATCTTTAAATGATCTTAAAACTGAAATGTTTAAAAGATTATCCAATAAATATTCAAAAGAAAATCAAGAAGAATTAAAAAAATATTTATCTGATTACATTAAAATAATAGATAATACTAATGGCAATTGGTATTATAATCAATTTTGTAAAGAGCTAGACAAAATTGAAATAAATAAAGAATTTATAGAAAAATTAAATATAATGCAACCACCTTTTGAGTCTTCAAATAGAGATCAAATAATAGAAGCGTTAAAATATACACAAACTCGGATGAGAAATAAATTAAAAGATATGATAAGTGGTGAAGATATACAAGAAGAAATAACAACAGGATGGATGTATTTCTTTAAAATGGTTCATATCGCAGAAGAAAAATTATCAGCTAGAAGCATTGGTGGAAATTATTTAAGAAGAACATTTCAACCTATAAGTGGGAGAAAAAATAAAGGTGGTCAAAGATGTGGAGAAATGGAAACAGCTTGTATAATAGCTCATAATGGATTAGAAAATTTAAATGAAATGATCACTTTAAAATCTGATTGTATAGAGCTTAAAAGTATGTTTGTTAGATCTCAAATTGATCCTGATTTTTCGCTCCCCAAAGAAATAGATAATAGTTTATTGGAACCAGAATCTGTAAAATTATTAAAGGCTTATATGACAGCTTTAAATCTTAATTTGAAGGGAAAATAAATGAAATATTATGGAAGATGATTTAAATTATTTACCAGATATTCAAAAAGAACAACCTAAAATAAAAATGTATATAAATACTGTGGGTGTTCAAAATATTCAAGTTCCGATAAAAATAGAAAGACCTTATAATAATGAATTAATAAATATTTTATCAAATGTTACAATGTGTGTAGATTTAAATGATTCTGTGAGAGGTATAAGTATGTCCAGACTTCATAGGACACTTATACCTTTCCTTTCAAATCCTTTAAAACATAAAAAAATTGAAGAAATGTTAAGGTCATTTTTAACACATATAGGTGAAAATTCAAAAGAGAGTTTTATAAGATTTGATTTTAATTATCCAATAGATAAAAAATCACCTGTCTCAGAATATATTTTCCCTGTTTATTATCCTTGTTCCTTTGAAGGAAGATTAACAAACAATGGTTTTAAATTTTATGAAAGAGTTGAAATTCAATATGCATCTTATTGTCCTTGTTCAGAATCTCTTTGTGATTATTCATTTATAAATAGTAAAAAAATTGGATATCCACATGCTCAAAGATCTTTTGCAAATGTAATTGTAGAAGTAAATCAATTAAAAACTTTATGGATAGAGGATTTGGTAAAAATGATAGAAAATGAAATAGTTACAATACCTTATCCAATAATTAAAAGGATAGATGAAATGCATATGGCTTTAATTGCGAAAGAAAATACAATGTTTGTTGAGGATAGTATTAGAAAAATATCAAAAGTTTTAGAAGAAAGTGATTTTATTATAGATTGGTTAGTTAAATGTAGACATGAAGAATCAATACATAAAAGTGATGCTATAAGTATTAACTGGAAAGGTATTGAAAACGGTTTAAATGGAAAATATATTATTTAGGAGAAAAAAGAAATGGAAATTTTAAAGAAAAAAACAAAGTTAGAATCAGGAAGAGAAAAAATTAAAGGAGTAGTTTCCAAAATTGAACAATGGTCTAATGATATGGGGGCAGGAATTAAGGATCTATCAGACCAAAAAACTTCAAACGATACCGAAATTGAAAAACTAAAAGGTGAAAATTCTGAAATAGAAAACGAAATTAAAAGTGCAAATTTAGTTCGTGAATCATTTTTAAAACTTATAGGAAAGGAAAACAATACAAATGACTAAAAAGAAAGAAATTTCTAATGATCTAAAAAATGTCTTAAATACTGATGCTATGAAAAGCATTATGGATTTAAGTAAACCAGTTGATGATGCTGTAATAACTGAAGTTTTAAATTATTGGAATAGTGATATTTTTAGTAGAAAGCCTGGACAACTTTTTGTTAATGGTGAGATATCTACCGATTTAGATTTATCAACATTTTTATTTGAATTAAGTACTAGAAATGCTGTAATTAATATTCCTAATTATAAAAAAATTAGATCAAGTTCAAATGAATCTAAAAATGAAGTTGTTTTAAATAATGAAAATAGACATGGTAAAATAACTAGTATTGTTTCAAATCAAAAGACCTTCTCATTCTCAGTTAGAATAACGGATCAAAATGTTATCAAAGATGGAGATATTGGATCATCAAGAGCATTTTCAATCACAGATTTTGAAGGAAATTGGTATGATGCATGGTCAAGCTTAGAATTTATTCAAAATGCAAAAGAAAATGAGTTTTTACTTGAACATGGGATAATGGATAAAAATAATCTTATTAATTTCAAATATTTTGTTCATCCAAATAAATGGGTTTCTATTTTCACTAAAAAATATTTTATAACAAAAGCTCTTATCGATAGATTATCTGAAGAAGGTACATATTATGGAAAACTGATAAGTGACATGAGAAAAGAAGGATTTATTCCTCCATCTGAAAAAGATGTAGAGGAAACAAAGGATTTTTCTTATGGTAAAGATAAAGATGATGAAGTTGAAAAAATTAAAGGTGAAATAAAGAAAATAGATGTTACATGTTTTAATATGGAAATTGATTTACCTGAAAATAATACAAAATTTTTTAGTATTGAAAAATCTAATGAAAAGATAGAAGAACTTATAAATAAAAGAAAATATTACATTTATACAGTTGTTCCAGCATTAAGATATTCCACTAGAATATGTGAATATGCTTATCATAAATATGGAAAAAATAGAATTCCTTCTTGGTTTAAAAATATTTCTTGGGAAAGTAATTTTAAATTTCCAAATCAAAGAACAGCATGGGATAGAATTATTCTTTTTCAAAATAAAGTAGGTGAATATGGAGTTTCTTTAAGAAAGAGAACATTTACTAAATCAGAAAAGGTTTCTGAAAGTTATTATGAATCCTTTATGGAAAAGAAAAAAAATATATTAAAAAATTATATTGTGTTTATAATTGATGAATCAGGTTCGATGCTTAAAATAAGAGAAGAAATTGTTAGTTCATTCAATGAATATGTTGAGGAAATAAAGAAATGGTCTAATGAAATGGAAGAAAGAGTATCTCTTGTTTACTTCAGTTCTAGAGTAAGAGATCCTATTCTTTGGAATGAAGATGTTAATAAATTGAAAAAGATTGAATTACAAGATTATAATCCAAAAGGATTAACTGCTTTAAATGATGCTATAGGTCTATCTATTGATGGGATGTTAAAGCTTGATGATATTAATGATCCTAAAGTTTCAGTATTATATATAATTCTTACAGATGGATTAAATAATCATTCTATAAAATATGAACATGACTATCAGATAAAGGAAAAAATAAAAGAACTTGAAAAAACTGGAAGATGGTCATTTACATTTTTAGGAAAGAATTTAGATGAAATAGAATATAAATATGGTATTTCAAAAGGAAATATGGCAAAATTTGATAATACTTTAACAGGAGTTGAAGAATCTACTTTTGTTGTTTCTGCTGGAATCCATAATTATCATAGATCTAGATCAGTTGGAGAAACTCAATCGAAAAATATTTATTCATCAGAAGATTAATATTTTGAATAAATGGGGAGTAGAGATACTCCCCATTTTATTTATTAAAAATTAAAAAGGATATAATAATGGAAGAATATAAAAAAACTCTTATACCTATAAATGTAGCAAAAGAAATTGCAGAAAAATATGACAGAGATATGATAATTATTTTGACAGTGGATGAAGATTCATCTCAAAATATTGTTACATATGGTAAGAGTAATTCAGATTCTATTAAGGCAGCACTATTTGGAAATAATCTCAAAAGATTACTTGGTTGGTCAGAAGAATTTTGTAATGCAATACCTTCAAGAAAACTTAATGATGAGGAAAAAGAATTATGTTCGAAAAAAATGAATTTAAACGAGATTCTGACTTTGTAGTTGTTACTTTATTTGGTTCACGATTATATGGAAGTGACATTCTTTCTTCTGATTATGATTATAAAGGAGTTATTTTACCATCTAAAAGAGAAATATTATTAGGAAAAATATCTAATAATTATGATAAAAATCTTTTTAAACCAGAAGAAGAAAAATCAGAAGTTGAATTATTTTCTTTACATAGATTTATTGAACTAGCATGTGAAGGACAAACAAATCAATTGGATATGATTCATGCTCCAAAAAAAATGTTAAAGAAAAGTTCAGAAATTTGGGATGAAATCGTCAAAAATAAAGAAAAATTATATTCAAAAAATTTTAAAGCTTTTATAGGATATGCTAGAAAACAAGCATCAAAATATATGGTTAAAAAAGAAAGAATTTTAGCTGTTAAAGAAATTATTGATTTTTTTGACGAATATATAAATTCTGGAAAAGGATATTTAAGAATAAAAGAAATTTGGGATAAATTACCAAATGGTGAATTTTTTGAATTTTCAGTTACTAAAAATGATGTAAAAATGTATATGGTTTGTGGTAGAGGATTACAAGAAACAGCAACAATAAAATATTCAAAGGAAATACTACAAGGCGTATATGATGATTATGGTGAAAGAGTAAGAAAAATTGAAAATAATGAAAAAATTGATTGGAAATCTATTTGTCATGCAATAAGAGTTATGATAGAAATAAAATCTATTTTGATAAATAAAGATATAGAATTTCCTTTAAAAGAAGGTTCATATTTAAGAGATATTAGATTAGGAAAATTAAATTATCATAAAGAAATTTTACCTAAAATGGAAGAATTAATGGAAGAGATTGAAAATTTGATTATTAAATCAGATTTACCGAGTAAGGCAGATTTAAAATTTTGGGAAAATTTCTTAATTGATGTTTCTAATAATGTTATAAGGAGTAGATGAAAATATGATTGAAGAAATTAAAAAAGAAATAAATCAAATAAAGAAAAAATTAGAAGAAGCCGAACATTCATTATTTAATGAAATTCAAAAGGAAGAAAAAATAAAAGAAAATGTTTTTAAAAATATGATGATTCCAAAAATAAATAAAATTAAAATAAGATTCAAATCAGTATATTGTGATGAATTTATTTTTGAATCATATTTAAACACTAAAGAATTCGATTATATATTATATGATAGAGCACTTAAGTTTGAAAGAGGTATGTTAATTATAAAAAATAAAAGATTTACAAATAATGAATTTAAAATGGAAATTAAGATAAAAAATAAAAATTTAGATTTTATTTTAAATAAATATAATTTAATCTTAAGAATTGGTGAAGCGAAAAGATTTAAAAAATATCATGAATATCAGATAGATTTATTAAATAATATTATCAACAATTAATAAAAATAAAATAAGGAGAAGTGTTTTGAGAGAAGAAGAAGTTTTCGAATTATATAAAAAAGAAAGAGAATATGAAAAGAAAATTTTTGGACTATATAAGGATAATCCCATAATAACACCAGCTTTAATTAGTATATTAATTGGAAATTATTGTCAAAAATTAATGTCGGGTTTCTCTGAACCTTGGAGTGAAGAATTACCAGAATGGATGAATAACTGTTATGAAATGGAAAAACAAGGATCAGTTCCTTTAAATGTTTATGAAGTTCTAATAAAAATTTTCGCTTTATCTGGTGCTATTCTTGAAGAATTTACTGAGATAGATTATGAAAAGTGGAGAAACGGAACAATAAAAAATAAATGGAAAAAAAATGAGGAAGATGGAGATAATGGAAGAGAATAATTTATTTGAAAAAGGTAAGAAATTAATAATACATGGATGTGAATATGAAATATTTGAATCTAAAGGTAATAGACTTTCTGCATTTCCTTTAGATGAAAAAGATTTTTTAAAAAAAGATGAATATGAAGGATCATTTCATATGATTAAAAACATTCAATTCAAAATAACTTATATACATAGTACAAAAGGAAGAATGACTCTCATTAAAAAATAGTAAAAGAGGTTAGGAGAGAAAATGAGTTTAGATTTTAATTTAACAAAAATAATTGAAAATTTTGATGAAAAAGCAAAAAATGGTGAAATTCCTTTAAAAAGAGAATTTGAAACATTTGATGAAGACGATGAAGAATTTTATGAAGGAAGTAATGAAATAATAAAGGATATTACTGATGATTATAGTGAGATTTACTCACCTAGAAAAATTTCTTTTATACCATTTTATGATTGGCTTTTAAAAAATATTTCAAAAATGAATGAATTAAGTTCAAATAAATTTGAGAATATAAAAATAGATGGTATAGATTCTAAGGATACTCTTCTTTTTACTATACCATTAAATAAAAAGAAGAGAGAAATTTGTATTCTAAAAAATTGTTCAAAATATAAAGTATTTGATAATTTAGATATTAAAGCTTTCTCAGTGTTTCCAAATGGAACATTTTTAATTCATTATATTATTGATGATAAATATAGTGTTAAATTTTATGGTCTTAAAAATTCACCTATTATTTTTGATTGTATAAAAATTGGTGAATACGATATACCTTACCATGATTCAAAACTTTCAAAATTAGATAATTTTTATAAATTTGTTTTTAAAATAGATCATGGTTTTGAACGAATATTAAATATGAAAATAAATAAAGAAGCTTTAAAATTACTTTATAAACAATCTAGTAAACAAATAGATTCAATAAATACTTATGAAAATTTATTTAAATGGTTAAAAGATAGATATGACTATTTCTTTGATATTAATCATTTGATTCAAATAGATCTTGTTCTGAAGGGTATAACTTCCGAAAGGTTAGAAAAAATAATATGATAAATTTGTTTATAGAAATTCTTGGTGGAAATGTTATATCTGTTTCTACTGATGATAAAAAATTGAATTGTAAAGTAAATTTTATAGATTATGATAATTTAAAAGATGATCAATGTAAATTATCTGATAAAAAAGATTATGAAGACTTTAAAAAATTTAAAAACGATTTGTTAGTTCTTTATTAATTATTAAAGGCACATGTGGATATTATATCCATATGTGCCTTTTTATTATTTAACTATTAAATTAACTTTTTTCGTGTAAAAAATATAAGGAGTTTATTTATCAATGATTCATTTAAGTATAGGTAGTGGAAAAATGGAGAATATTGTGAGTATAAATACAAGTTCTTTATCGAACCCATTTTGTAAAAAAATGTCAGAAAACAAAGAAAATATTTGTTCAAGATGTTATTCATCCAGATATGAATATTGGAGAAAATATTTTAGAAATTATATACAAAATAACTTAAAGATTTTAAGTAATGAAAAAATAAAAAAAGAAGAAATTCCAGACCAAATAAAATCTGCAAAATTAATAAGACTTCACTCATTTGGAGAATTAATAAATAATTTACATTATGAAAACTTTATTAGAATTGCAGAATGGTTTTCAGATATAACTTTTTCTTTATGGACAAAAAGAGATGATATTATAAAAAAATATGAAAAACCAAAGAATCTTATTTTAGTTAGATCTTCTTTTAAAATTAATAAAATAGATGAACCTGATATAGATAAATATGATCATGTCTTCACTGTTTTTAATAAATCATATATAAAAAGAAACAGCATATATATTAATTGTGGAGGTAAGAGTTGTATTTCTTGTTTAAAATGTTACGGTGGTGATATTTCAGAATCAGATTTTTTTATTAATGAAAAATTAAAATAATGGAGGATAAGGTGGAAGGAGAATTTTTTAAGACAGAGACAGGAAAATATTTAGGAATTACAGGCGAGATTCTAACCCTAATAAAACTATCAAAAATTATTAAAAATGAAAATAATTGGAATGTTTTATCTAAATATCTTATTTCTAAAGGTGTTGGTCCAGATGATAATTTATCAATTAAAAAAATCATAGAAAGTCATTTAGAAAATTTTGATGTGGAAAAGTTTTTAAATGAACTTTTACATAATAAATTTTTAGAAAATTTAAAAAAAATAGATGTTAAAATTGGAGATATTTTTAAAATTCCTTGGGAAGAAACATTTGAAAGTTCACCATTAAGTTCATGGTATATTTTAACTGGTATTAAAAATAGTATTTTTGATTTTATTTCATTAAATAATTTAATTACAGGAAAACCTCTTGGTAGATATGTAGGTGTAGAATCAATGAATGATATAAAATTTGAAGGATTCAGAGAATTATTATCAAGATATTCTATCGATTATGTTGAAATGATATATAATACTAAATCTAATTTATTAGAAAAAATTTCAGATATTTATGCTAGTTTTTAAGGAGTATTATTATGATTATTGTTGAATATGATAATGGAGAAAAAACATCATATAAAAATATGAAAGAAGCAAAAGAAGGAATTCTTAATGCTTTATCTAATTGGATTATAGCCTTTTATATATATGATACAGATAATAAATTCGATTATGAATTAACATGGAATGTAAAAATAGAAAAATTCAAAAATGAGTAAAATAATTAGGAATTTTAGCAAATGAATTTTAATCCAACATGTAATTATTTTTTAAACAATATTTATTCTTATGATATAGTATCATGTCATTATAATATCTTAAGAAAAATTAATTATGATGTAACACATATAGATCCATCAAATAAATTTGAAAGAAATCGACAAATAGGTTTATTGGAGAAGAAAAATAAACAACTTTCATTATTTCTAAGGGATACTACTAAAAAAATAATTGATGGTATTTTAAAAAAGAACGATGTAAAAGAAGATCAATTAATATTAAGACAATATGATGGAATAATGTTAACAAGAAGTTTAAAATATACAGAATACATCTTACCTATAGAATTAAAAAGTATATTTGTTAATTTCTTAATTTCAAGAAATAGACAAAGCTTCATTGCCATAGATAATAAAAATCAATTAACAGTTAAAGGTATTCCATTTAAATATGATGGAATTGAAAACGTATATAAAGAAATATTAAATATAAATTTTTTAAATAAAGATATTTTATTTTATTCTTTGGAAAAAATAAGAAAAGATATGATTAATTCAAATAACATAAAAATATTTTCAATTCCAAAGGATGATAAATTTATAATATGTTTTAAAAAATATGGAAAAATAGAAATTTCAAAACATGTGTTGAATTTAGTTGATAGTAATGAAATAGATAAAAAATGGTATTTTGATTTTTATATTAGACCATTTACCGAATCTTTGACATTAAACTTTGTATAGAAAGGTTAAAAATGAGAAAACTTAGAAATCCTTTGGTTTTAAATATTGGTGCGGGAAAAATAGAATATGATCTTTTAAATAATATAAATACAACTATAATAAATCATCTTTCAAATTTTATTAAACCGCCTGTTTCCTTTAATTTAGATAAAAATTATATTCAATATGAATTAGATCGTGATATTCATGAAATAGAAAGATTATTTGTAGTTGATAAAATAAAATATGATACTCCTTCAACATTTTATATTTCAAATGATGTTTTTTCATTTATAAATCACACACGATTAAAATTTGATTTAATAGTAATGCATAGATTTCTTGAACATATACCATTTGATAAAGTTCTTTATTTTATATATCTATTGTCAACTATATGTAATGAAGGAACATTATTGGATATAATTGTACCTGATTTCAATGAGCTAGCTTCAATGGTTTGTAATGAAGATGTAAATTCAAAAGATTTTGATAAAAATAATATCATAATATCAAGTGAAATTGTCAATGAAACAGATGATCCTCATTTATCAATTTGGACAGCAGAAAGATTGATGTATTTTTTTGAATATGAAGGAAGATTTAATCTTAAAACAATAACTAAAAATTTTAAATATGACGGAAGAAATATTTATTTGAGAGCAATAATAGAAAGGAACAGTGAAAATAATGAATTATTCTTTTGGGAATAGAGCTGAATCGATGGGGTTAATACCTATTTGCCCATATACTTTTGAGTATATTGATAGGTATAGTTGTGTTAGTTATGAATATTTACAAACGATTGATGGAAAGAGAAACATCCCATATCTTGGTGTTTTTACTAAGAATTTAGAAGATTCTGTTAAGAATTATAAATTGGTGGGAATAGTTTCTGATTATTATAAATTCGAAGGAAATGAAAAATTAATTAAAGGTGTTATCGAATTTTTAAATGAATATAAAGATCTTAAAATTATCAAAGAAAAGATAGTTTTATCACAATTTTATTCAAGAATGATGTATGTAATTGCATTCTCATCAGATGTTCAATCATTGGAAATTGGTGATATTTTTCCAACAATATCTATATTCAATAGTTATGATGGAAAAGGTTCACAAGATGTAAGATTTGGAATTACAATATTAAGTAAAGATAATGATAAAGATACACTTGCTCAATTTAATTTTACACATTCCATTATAGATATGAGAAAAATTCATATTGAAAATTCAAAAACAAATATAATTAATGTTGATAATTATGTATCAGAATTTGCTGGAGGGATTGTTGATTTTATTAAAGAAAATATGAATAATAAATTAAGTTTCAAAACAGTTCTCGATACACTTGAAACTATAGAAAAACTTGGAAAGAAAAAAAGAATTGAGGTAGCTAATAATTTAAATATTGGTGAAGATGATGATTATGCCAAAAATGGTGTTATTTCAAGTTGGGATATGTTTTTGGCAATTTCTAAATATACTGCAAAAGAAGGTAACATCAATATGAAAAATCTCCTAGATAATATTGTTGAGAAAATTCTTATTCTTCCTGAAAAGATGGTTTCTGCTCTTAAGATAGAAGTTTAAAAAATAAAAAAGAGTCCTAATATTAATTATTAGGATTCTTTTTTTTTATTTTATTTTATTTGTTCTTATCAAATATAAAGAAGAAACAGACCTCCAATCTGGAGTTGTTCTAGTAAAAGATATATCAGAAGATTTAAGTATATATTTTCCTACAAAGTCTGTGTAATCAATACTTTTAGCTCTGAAATTTACTGGACATCCTACGTTCATTAATCCTTCTATTGGGAAATTTTTTTCTATTTGTAATTCTATTTGAGATAAATCAGCTATCTGTTTTGATAAATATGAATTAATAAAGATGTCTGAAAGATTACCTGAACCTGGATATAATTCATATTTAATTCTTTTTTCTAATTCTGGATCTATAAATAAATCTACATATCCATTAGATGATATTAATCCATAAGAATTACATACTGATTCCAAATTTTTTTCTATTTTGTAATATAATCTATCGTCTGGTTTTAATATATATTTTATATTTTTTGCTAATTCCATAAATTTTGAATTATTTTGAAAATCAGTTTTAATTGGGAAATATGTATAAAAATGTTTCCCATCTACGCTTTCTTCTATTATTTTAGAATTATCAGTGTCTGTAGATAAATGTGTTATAGTAAATATTTGATTTCTATATATTCTTTCAGTTAAATTCATTACAGATAATACATTATTATATCGACAATATACAGATGTAGCTCCATTATGTAATCCATGTAAACTATCTATTTCTTGAATGGTATTATAAAGAGTAGCTGGTGGTAAAAGAATTTGTCCGATAGTATTTAAGTTTTCTTTATTTGTGTCATAATCTAAAAAAGCTCCAGTATATCTACTAACTAAATTAGAAATAAGATTTCTTGGGGTAGTATTGAAACCAATTGTATTTATGAAAGTTGTTGCTGTTGAAAAAGAACTTCTTGGAACAGTAGTGAAAACTAATTTTAAAGGTGTATAAGATTTTTCATAAAAGGTAGATTTTTGTATTAAAGGCATATCATTTCCAGTTGACATTAATTCGAAATTTGTTTCTTCAAAAACATCTGATTCATTACTTCTACCTAATAATCTAATATTTAAATAAATTGGTTCTTTACCATAAATTTTTTCAAGAATAACATCAGTTGGATCAATAAATAATTCAAATAAAATCAAAGGATAAGGCATAACTAAAGAATTTAAAATTCTAACAGTTGATAAATTCGCAGTATAATCTTTATCTTTAATTACTATTTTAATATCATAAGATCTAGTTGGAATAAGTTTTCTTTTACCAACATCTATTGATTCCGACAATTTTTAAACCTCCAAAATTAATTCTTTTATGTTTATATTTTGTTCTAAATATTTTAAAATCCATAAATAATTACATAAAAATTTTTTTCTGAAATTTTCATTTTAGCTATATATATTAATTAGTAATAAAAAAATGAGGAGGTTTGTTATGTTTAATATGTTGAATACAGTAATGGGTTTCTATCAGTTTGTTTTGGGAATGGTCAGATTTGACCATTATAAAGGAATGGTGGAAATGATATATCAAATAGTTTCCACTGAGATTTGTTTCAATGTAACAAAGAACGTCTTTCAGCGAATTCTAGGTAATTACTCCAATGTTTTTTCTTTAGTAAAGGAAGTTGTGAGTGATGAAAACTTTAAAAAGCTCGTCATAGAAACTATTGACGATGTTGAACAACTTATTATCATTATAGTAAGTGATAATAAAGTTATTGACATAGTTAATAGAATGATAGATAGATTTAATAACTTCGGTAAAAATACTTCAATTGAAAAATTCGAAGAAATTATCGAAGATCTTAACTCTATGCCTGATATATCTGAAGCTGAGGCTCTTGATGAAACCGTCAAACGAATATATGAGGGTTATAAAAAGGATAACCCAATATACTTCAGGAAATTAGAATTTCTTGGAGAAACTCTGAAGAAACAACTCAACATTGTCGAAGATGACATGGGGTTCGATGAGGATACCAAAGAATTTGGAGAAATCATCGAAAGACTGGAAAGATTTATCGAAACTTTTAAAACCATAACATCAAAAGAAGAAAATGAGAATGAAGGAGGAAATGAATAAAACATAAGATAACATAGTTATCTTATGTATAAAGAGAGTATAGATCATTATGATTTATACTCTTTTTTTTATTATAAAATTATATGTATAATTAAGAATATAAAATTTTTATTTTTTTTGAAATCTTCATTTTATCTATTGTATCCTCCATTAAAAATAATGGTAGATTTGAAATGGAGAAAGGAAAAGGAGAAGAATATATAATTAAGATAATATAATTATCTTAATATACAAATAACACATGTGAGATAATCTTGCATGTGTTATTTTTTTGTTTATTTTTATACTTAGAACAAAATAATATATTAATAATTTAAAGGGGATTTATTTATTATGAAAAATGATGATGAATATAAAAATATTCTTTTAGAAAATCTACTACCATCACCATTAGTTAGAAGATTTACAGATACTCAGGAATATGAAGTAAAAAAATATTTCAGAAATAATGATTATAAATCATTAAATGATATAAAAGAATTAGCCAAAAAAATTGGAATATTGCCAGAAGATTTATATATGTATGTAGCCAAGCAATATTCACATTATTTAAATAATGTTGGTAAGCATGTAGATGAACCAGATTCAAAATATGATTTTAAACAATTGACAATGGGTATAGAAGTAGAAACAGAACACACTAATGATATTTTAATAGCTAGAGAAATAGCAAAGGATCATTTAGAAGAGATAAGTGATTACTACACAAGACTTGAAAAAATGGAAAACGAGGCAAAAAAATAACATAAATGATAAATTCATTTATGTTATTTTTTATTTTTAATTAAAATGTACTAATAACATATTTTCTTTTTCTGTTACTGTTACATCTTTGTGATTTTTTAAGATATCAATAATGATATCTTTACTTATAGTAATTAATTTATCATATTTTTCTCCAGGTAATAGTTCATTTAATAAAGGATTGAACATGTGTTGACATATTAATAAATCATCGAAGGTGTTTTCCTCAATACCTTCTATTAAGAAATGAATAATAATTATAATAGAATTATAAAACTTATCCACTTCTTGTTTTGATAAGTGATGATAAAACACTTTTCTTTTTAATCCTTTTTTCATTATATTGTTTACTTTTTCTTTATTTCCTGTAAATTCGTAGTTCATAAAAAACCTCCTCAAGTTTTTTTATTCATCAATTAATATATATAAAACAATTCTAAATTTCAGATTCAAAATAGAATTTTACAGAACTTTTATCAGCTAGATTAAATCTCCTTTGTTTATACGTGTGTGTAATATAATTAGAATATAATTCTAATTTTAAGGTTTTAAATCTGGATGCAATAATTCTATAAATATTTCATTTGCATTTTGATTTATATTAAATGGAACATTTGCATATTTTAATAAATTTATTATAGTGTTTAATGCAATTTCCATTAATTTATCAATCTCTTGATTTATAGTTTCCTTAAAATTGAATACTTCTGAAATAAAAGAATAATCTTCTTTTATTTCTTCAATAATTTTTTTCGAAATATATTTTTTTCTTCTCAATATAGATAATAATATTCCTCCAATCACACATAGATCATTAAAATCTGCAATATCAAAATAATCAATATCTTTTATATTTCTAACAAGCTCTCCAACATAATCATTTTTAATTTCCTTATCAAAATTTTCATCAGTAATATAAAAAGTATAAGTTTGCATAACAACCTCCTCGTTTTTTTATATTAAATAATATATATACTATAATTTCTCAAGATTGAAAAAAATTTAGAACAAAATTAAAAGAAAGGAAAGGAATATTTATGAAAAAAGATTATATAGAATACTCTAAACGCTTTGATGTTTTTTCCAGTTATTTTTTTAATGATAAAGATCTTTCAGAATTTGATAGAGATAAAAAAATAGTTTTTATAAAATCTAAAAAAGTCAGTTATTCAAATATAAGAATGAAATTATATTATATTTGGTTAACAACATTTAAAAGTAATATGAATGTTGCTATTGTATCTAAAGATATAAATGAAGCAATAACTAATATGCAAGATATTAAAAAATTAATTAGAGATTTACCAGAAAATATTAAACCTAAATATATAACAGTAAGAAAAGATTTAATAGTTTTTGAAAACAATTCAAGTATTCGTTCTCTTACATCAGATTCTTTAGATAATAAAATTAGAGGATTAACATTTAATTCTATGGCTTTGTCTAATGAAGATTTAAGTAAATACTATGATGATGTTATTCCTAGATTAGTAAATTATATTAAATAAAATATAATTTGGAGTTTTAAAAAAAAACAAAAAATGATTTTAACTCAAAAGAAAGAAGATCAATTAAATGAGTTCATTCGATGTAGTGAAAATTATGATTATTTTATAAGAAATTATATTCTTCTTGAATTACCAGGTGGTGATGAATATTTTAAACCTTATGATAAACAGGTTGAATTATTAGATGCTATAGAAAGAGAAAAATATATTTTTGTTATTAAATCAAGACAGATTGGAATTTCAACTATTCTTAAAGCATATTGTGTTTGGTTGACAATATTTCATGATAATGTTGTTGTGGGTATTGTTTCTAAAGATGCTTCTGAAGCCACAGTTTTTGCCAGAGATATTAGAAAAATGATTGATAAAATACCAAAATGGCTTCAGCCTGGATATGATAAATATACTGAACAGTCATTTATTTTAAAAAATGGATCAAAGGTTTATGCTTCTCCTGTAGCACCAGCATCACCTGAAAAATGTCTTAGAGGTAAAGCTATTACATTTTTAGTCATAGATGAAGCAGCGTTCATTAAATTTATAGATGAAGCTTGGACCTCAATGGTTCCAGCCCTTTCTACAAATCAAATGCAAGCTAGAAAAGCAGGTGTTCCTTATGGAACTGTAATATTATCCACTCCGAATAAAACTCAAGGTGTGGGAAAATGGTATTATGAAAAATATAAATCTGCTGTAAGTAATAAAGATATTTTCAAAGAATTTAAAATTCATTGGAGAAATATTCCAGAATTAGCAAATGATCCATTATGGTATGAGAATCAATGTAAACTTCTTGCATATGATCAAAAGAAAATTAAACAAGAATTAGAAATGCAATTTGTTGCCTCATCAGGATCATTTTTTCCAGATGAAACTATAAGTAAATTACAAGAAAATAAAAAAGACCCAAAAGAAAGATTTAAACTGTTTGGGGGAGAAGTTTGGGTATTTGCAGATCCTGTTCCTGGAAAAAATTATTTAATCGGTGTAGATACAGCATCTGAATTTGGAAATGACTATTCGACAATTGAAGTATTTGATTATGTAACATTAGAACAAGTATGGGAATATCAGGTTAAAACATCAGTAACTAATTTTTCAAAAGTTGTTAAATTTGCTTGTTCCCAATATCAAGGATTAGTTATTCCCGAAAATAATAGTTACGGAAATCAAGTTTCTGAAACATTATCTTTAAGTGAATATTCTGGAATGTTATATCAATATAAAAAATCAAGTAATATTGTTGTTCCTGGATTAAATACGAATACATTAACAAGACCTTTAATGATAGATGCTCTTTATTCTTACATTGTTCAATTTCCTCATAATATTTATTCAGAACGACTTATAAATGAACTCATAGGTTTAGTTGAACATAATGGAAAAGTTCAAGCAGATATTGGGGAAAATGATGACTTAACTTTAGCTACTGCTTTTACATTTTATGTTAGAAAATATGATCCACCATTAATGTTAAGTGATGAATTTTCAAGAGATGATTCATTTTTCAAAGATATTATTGATCTTAATGATGATAATAAAATTGTTCGATTCACTGATAATGATACACAGGAATTTAAAGATAATAAAATGCAATCATTGAATATAGACTTAAAGAATAAAGCTAAATTTTTAATAGATAATAAAATGGGAACTAAAACACAGGATGGATTATTTGTCGATATGTTTAAAGTTCTTTCTGATTTATAAAGGGGATTTATGATGAAAAAAGATAATGAATTTATTTCAGAATTATTTGCTGTTCCTATTAACCTATATCCTGTGGGTGATTTATTTGGAATTACATTATATTCATCAAATGATTTAAAAGAAAAATTTAAAGAAGTTTTTAAAGATATTAAAAGAGCAAACAAAATAGAAAAATATATTAGTAAATTAGTTGATAATGGTATTATAGTTCCATGTTTTTCAACAAAATCTATAGGCGCAATCATATTAAAAAAAATAATAAAAAAATTATTCTATAAAGGATCACCAAAATTATTGGCTTTCTTTGAGGGAAATGAAAATAAAATATTTATTTTAATTGATAATACTAGTAATTTTTTTGGTGTTTCTACAAACGAACAAATAGTTGAATATACAATTCATGAATTAATTCATATGATGGCTGATGAATTAGGAGCAAAGGAATTCTTAAGTCATTTTGGAAGATATCTTTATACCTTTTATGAAAATTTATTTTATCATGATTTTAATTTAGATGAGAAAAAGAATTATAAAAATACTATAAAAGAAATTGTAAATTTAATGGTTGAAAATGAATCCCTTTTATGGAAAACAGATGTATTTAATAAGAATATTGATGCTTTAAGAAAACTTAAAAAATATTCTAAAGATGATCCTGAAACATTTGAAAGAAAAATACTAAGATATCAACATTTTTCTTTTCAAACTTTACATAATACAGATCCAAGAGTATTTGGAAAGCTATTTGAACATTATTTCAATATTATCGAAAATTCATATGAAAAAATTATAAAGAAGAATATACAATCAAAGGTTTCATTTTTTTATCAGGAACTTTTTGTCCCTTCAGAAGTAATTTGTGTTTTTTCTGAATTAATGGATATAGATGAGTTGCCACTAGCTTTAAGAAAATTATTTATTAAATTTAAATAAGGAAAAAATAAATTGAAAGAAGACGCATTCGACCCAAAAAGAATATCATCATATTCGTCTATTATTCAAAAATTTGAAGAAAGACAGGATAGGAAAATAAATAATATATCTTCACGTATAGATAGCGTTGCTAAAAAACAAGATGAATTAGTTAAGAAATCTAAGGGTGGAAAATTAGAAATTAATGAAATTGGATATACAAAAGGAATTCAAAAAGTAGAAAAATCAATGGATAAAATCCTAAAGAAAATGGGATATATAATTGAAGATGTTTCTAAAAATGCAAAAAAAATAATGGTTGAAACAGCAGTTACTACGAAAGATACCATTAAAGAATATGGTCAAATAATTAATAAAGAGCTTGATATAAATAAACAAAATTTATTAGCATTGTCTCTTTCAAAATCTACTCCTATATTTGGATATTTTGCATCTAAATTTTTTGAAACAAGTGTATGGCAAAACTTTATGGAAAAAATAAAAAGTTATAATTTAGATTTTTTAGGAAAAAAGATTAAATCTGGATGGAGTAGCTTAAAATATAATATTTCCGAAAGAAACAGAAGAAGAAATAATGCAAAAGAAGATCCTATAAAAATAAAGATGAATAAGGCAAAAGAAATACCTAAAATGGCTAAAGGAGGTATTGTTGAAAAAGGAGGATTGGTTAGATTACACCCTGCTGAAATAGTAACTCCTATAGATAAATTAGCGTCAATACTTAAACAAGCATTTGATCCTCTTAGAGAACAAGAAGTAAAAACATCAAATAAAATTTTAAAAGAATTAAGAGGTTTAAGATATGCTTTAGTTGGTGTAACTAAAGATATTGGTGTTTCAATTATGCAGGGAATTGTTAGAAATCCGATCATGCAAAGTTTAATTGCCACAACACAATTACTTAAAAAAGGTTTTTCTGCTGTTGGATGGTTATTTGGTAAACAAGGTAAATATGGAGCAATGCTTCCAAGAGGAAGTAATGTTTTTGAAAATATAACAAGTACTCTTGGTTTAATATTTACAAGAGGAATGACAAAATTAGATATTATAATAAATTATTTAGGAAGATTAGTTAAAAAAATAACTGGTTCTGATGTTTCTGATATAAAAGAAGTGAGAAAAAGTAGATGGGATAAAGCTAAAGAAAGATATAATGAATATAAAGAAAAATATGAAATAAAAGATTATTCAGATATATTCAAAGCAACTAAAGCGGAAGTAAAAGAACATGATAAAGATGGATTATTTAATTATGTAAAAAATGGTTTATTAAATGAATATGATAGAATGAAAAATGATCCAGTAGAATATGCAAAAAGTTCTTTAAAAAATGAAGCTTCTTTCATTATAGAACCAGGTAAAAGTTTATATAATAAAGTTAAAGGGAGAAGAATTAGAAAAAAGGGTAAAACTATCGAAGAAAATGTTGATACTATATCAGGTAAAGCGAAAGAAACATTTTCAAAAGAAAATATAGATAGATTATCAGATAAAGTATTAGATTCATTAACTAAAGAAAATTTTAATAGTTTTAAAGACAAGATTTTATATACCACTATTGGTGAAGCAATGGATTCAGTACATGAAAAAATTAAAAAAACATCTATTATAGATAAAGCAAAAGAAAAAGGTTCATATTTACAAGAAAAGGGTACAAAATTAAAAGAAAAGGGTTTAGAATTAAAAGAGAAATTTCAAAATAAAGTTATTCCTAGTATATTAAATATTGAAAAAGATACTGGTGAAAATTTAAAAGGAACAAATAGAATTGTACATCTTGCGAAATATGGATTTGCTAGAATTCTTAAATTTGGTCACACTGTTTTAAAAAGAACTGGTTTATTATGGTTGCTTTCTAAAGGTAGTAATTTATTTAAATCTATTTTTTTTAAAAGCCGTAATTTATTTAAAGGTATATTTTCAAAAGGTAAAAAATGGGGTAGTAAATTATTTGGTCCTTTATTTAAAAAATTTAGGAATATTAATATGGCAGGTGTTTTTAAATTCTTTTTTAAAACTTTACCGTTAATGATACCTAAAATTATTTTAGGTGCTATAGCTATTGCTTATATAATTAAAACAGCTTTGAGTGGTGGAAATAACGCAAAAAGCATATTTGGTAAAGATAAACCAGGAACATATTTAACATGGGGAGAAAGAACATCTGGAATCATTGGAGGTCTACTAGGTAATGATCTAATTGGTGGTATTCTTGGATTAAATTTAGATGAAAATAAATTGACGGCAGGATTACACAAATATTTTTTTAAAGTGGTAGAAAAAATAGTTGACACATCAAATTTGATTAAAATTACTATGGTTGATTTATATTCAACAGCATTTATGAAAGTAGTCAATATGTGGGTTAGTGTGTGGGAAAAAATATCAGGATTTGCTGTAAAAGCCAAAAATTATTTAAGTGAAAAAACTAATTATATTCAGGAACTTTTAGATAAATATAATCCAGAGCTTAATGAAAATAGTGATTCATTATATAGTAAAATTAAAAAAGGATATGGAAAATATAAAGAAAATGTAGAGCCATTAATTAATGCTAATCGACCAATACCGGCTTTAACGAAAGATCAAATAGTTAAAATTGAAGTATCTGCTGAAGAAAGAGCAGCTAAACATTTAGATGAATATATGGGTGGATTATGGGATAATAATAATAAAAACGCCGCTATGAATCAAAAAACACTTGAAGCGGCTTTAGCAAGTTCAAATAATACTATATCAACAGTAACCAATAATATTATTAATAATTTAACTAATCAAGATAATGCTATCGGTAGATTTTCTTCAGGAATAAAAGAAATTTGGATTAATCCAGTTCAATAAACTAAAAATAGGAATAAAAAATATGTCAAAAATTACAGATCTAATGGAAGTTCCTAATTCAATAGCAATTCCAGATATCATAGGTCTTCCACCTTTAAAGGGTGATCGAGAATCAAATGTAAATAAAATGATTCTCAACTCTATGATGATAACAGATATTACGCCATGTGTTCCTAATTTTCATGAGGGTGGATTAACAGTTTTCAAATTATCCAAAGCATGGACTTCATATATTATGGAATTAAGACAATTGGGTTTTACATATAGTGGGGAAAATTATTTAAAAGTCGCATTTTTAGGTGATAATATACCAAATGAAACATTCCAAAATGAATATAGCGAATCATTTCTTGATACATTAACTGGCGGTATTTCATCAGTAGCTGGTGAATTAACTCAAATGACAGGTGCTAGAACAATGACTGGTGCAGGTAAACAATTTATGGACCCAATAAAAGCATCCGATTCAATAGTAGGAACTATTGGAAGAGGAGTTTCTAGATTTGCAGGAGAGTTAGAATCAATATATGGAAATATTACTAATTCAAGTCCTACAATGAAACATTTAGGAGCTAGAATAAATAAATTACTTGGTGGATCTAGAGTTGATTTCCCTATGATTTGGAAAAATAGTTCATTTAATCCTACATATTCATTTACAATTAGATTGTTTAATCCAGAACCAGCTTCTTTAAAAGCTACTGAGAAATATATTATTGGTCCATTGGCAGCTTTACTCTCTCTAGGATTGCCTAAGACAGACGATAAAGGAGAAACATACTCTTATCCTTATTTTGTAAAACTTGACTGTAAAGGGTTATTTAGATTAGAATCAGGGGCAATATCAAGTATAACTGTAGTTAAGGGTGGTGATAATCAAGCAATTGCTTTAAATCAGAGACTTCAAATGGTAGATGTCAGACTTGATATTGTTAGTTTATTTTCAACCATGACAACAAGAGGTACTGGAAATGATAGACCTAGTTTAGAAAATTATTTACAAAATTTAAGAGATAAAAAAATAACATATTCAAATTTTAAAAATAGTTCATATGTCGAAAATGAAATAGAAGAAATTCAATCTATGATAAATCTTTTACAAATAGCAAATGAAGAATTACCTAGAAATAGAGTTGACTCAGAGAAAAGAACTAAAGTTGAAACTCTTTCAGAAACTCAACCAGAAGCTTTAAGTGATGAAGTGGAAGCAGTTGAAAATTTTGCAGGGGATACAGAGGCGGTTGAAAGTTTTGCTGCTGATTCTACAGAGCCAGAAAAACCCGCAATATATAAATATTGGGATAAAACTAAAAAAACATACGAGCAAACAAAAGCTAAAACAAAATCTGCTATATCAAAAGCTATGAAAACTAGTCCTGATGATATAAGAAAAGCTATTTCTACTAAATATAAAGGTGGATTTAAATAATGATCAATAAAAAAGAAAACATCAATGAAATTGAACCATTTTTAACTACTCTTATTTTTTCTAATACTATAACTTTTTTTATTGGGTGGAGTGTTGGTAAAATTGTTTCCACTTTAATGATGAAAAATGAAAATTCTTGTTATAAAAAAATTAAAATGATGGGAAATTTAAAACCGAAACAAAAAGAATATTATTTGAATTTATGTAAATTAGATGAAAATGAAAAGACAATAAAAATAATAGAAGGAGAAAAACAAAAAATATTATTATCTTTAAAAGATAAAGAAATGAATGAAAAAATAAATAAAAAAATTGAATTTACTTTAATAGAATTAAAAAAAGAATCTGATAGAATTAATAAAAACATATCAAAATATAGAATACATATATCAGAATCTTTTTATCTCGGTTTTCTATTATCAAGTAGTTATTATAATAATTTATTTGAAGAATGTAGAAATAAATATGAAAAAATTAAAATTAAAAATTTAAGATTATATCTTACTCATAAATGTAAATATGAAAAAGTGAAAAAAACAAGAAACCAAATAGAAAATATGATTAAAAAAGAAAAAGATGAAAGAAAAAAAATTCGTTTAAATAGACTTTTAAAAATTATGAAAAAATTAGAGGTAAATGAACAACTTAAAGTTAAAAAGTATTATGAATTATATAAAATAGATATTTCTTAATATATTCTAAAAGTAGCTATTTTTTCAATTTTCTTTTGACCACAAACTAAATGTCTAGTAACAATAGCAATATAAAAAGCTACGAAAGCAGATATAAGAAATTGAGTCTGATTTGTTAAGCTTTCAAATTTATCATAATATCCAATATCTTTAACTAATTTAATCGTTAGATCATTAACTTGTTTTTTAAAATATATTTGTTTAGTAGTTCTCTTTAAGGACATTAAACTTCTAGTGTATGGAAGAAATTTTGATCCACATAATTCACTTACAGAAGATAAATCTTTAACAAATAATTCTACTATTATTCTTATATCATCGGAATATTTCATATCAACTAATTTATTAGCTAATTGATTTGCTAAATTGATATTTATTCTTGTTACTTTTTTGGCATCTTCTATTGCTGATTTATCAATATTTTTATATACAACTATAGATTGAATAACTCTCTCAGCAACCATTTTTGATCTATCAGATTCTTGTTTCTGATATCTTTCTGTTTCTGATTCCTCTGGTGCTTCTTCTTGAGTTTTATAACCCAAACCTTCTTTAGCAGCTTTATAATATAATTCAGCAAAACTTCTTAAACTTTGAGATAATCTATGTCTTGAAAGATAAACCATCGCAAAAATACCATCTGGTTCGGCATTTAAAAGATGATCTGTATGTAATCTTATCATTTCTTTAGAAAGAAAATAAATAGCATTTGGAATTGTTTTTTCTCTAGCGAATAAATGTGTTTTTGAAATATTATCTAAAGCATATTTAAAAGCTTCTGGTTGACAAAAAGCAATTCTTCTATGCATTAGATTTGAATATTGTCTAATCATATGATATAACATTGTTGCTGAATATCCAATATCATCTTTATTTATTAAAAAATAATGCATTATAAAAATTAAAAGATTTGTAGTTTCGTCATTTAAAAGAAATCCTTCAGGTGCTTTAGTTCCCTTAAATAAATTAGAAAAGAAATCGATAATATCTCTTTCATTTAATCCAGTAAGTTTTAACAAATCAAAATAATATTTTTTCAAAGCGGGATAATAACAAGGTTCAGATAATGATGATAATTCTTCTGCGGTAATTCTTATTATAAATTGTCTTAATTGTATCCTATTTATTTTAGCTTTGTTTAATAAAATTTCCATTAATATATCCTTACTGTTATATTATCTTCTGTAAAATAAACATACTCTGGAGAAAATTCTAATAATTCTGTTTTGGTTAAATTTTTAGTTTCAAAATCAAAGAAAATATTTGATTCTGGTTTTACTATATTAACATTTCTTACACCAGATACATTATGGGCAACATCAATTATTTCAGATCTATATAGAGAAATATTTGATCCAAATCTATTTTCAAATGCCTCATAAATAGCTTCTTTTATAGCATTAGTTAATTCAGCATTTGTTCCATAATATGTTGAACTTTTAAATACTTCTATTTCTATTTCTAAAGGAATAGTATAATTTGGATAAACCCAAGTTTTCTCACTATAAATATATTTTTTATTTTCATTTGTCACTTTAACTATGTCATCCATTTGAGGTGTAGTGAAAGTCCATGTGTCTGTTCCAGAATCATAAGTAGCTATTTTTCCTTCATATTGTTTCCAAGAAACACTTTCACTTCCAGAAACAATATATCTTCCAGCATTTATAGGAGTATTCGGAATTCCTATTTGAATTACCGCTTCTTTTGTTACATCATTATATTGCATTCCTAACATAGATCCAGAAGTATTAGTAAATTTTAAATTAACAAAATCTGTAATCATTCTATAATTTTCAAAACTTAAAGTAGATAACATATATTGTAATGTATCTAATTCAAAACTATCTACATCAATAGCTGAAAGATAAGATGATTTTATTACTGGAACGTCATATATGGTTATTCCTGTAGAATCAACAGCAATACTCGATAACATAAATTCATCAAGAACTTTCTTAACTGTTGTTGAAACAATATAATCACAAATCATTGTTCCATTATAATATATTTTAAATAAAAGATTTTGTTCATCCCCAGGAAAATAAGGATAAGTATTAAATATATAAGTAAAAGTATAAGCAGTTGAATCATTAACCATATCATAATCTCTACTATTAGTGAGATTATATAATTCACCACTTAATAAAGAAGGATCTATATTAGAACTATATTCATAATCCATTGAAAATGTAGTAATATTTCCTGAATGAGTAATATTTAAATTATTTAAAGATGTTATATATTCAGTACTGTAATTTTTAGATAAAATTGGATTCAAAGTAATTTGTGATAAATTATAAGTATAAGTGGCAGATCTATTTGTCGAATCAATTGTCATATTAAATAAAGTTTCATATTCTGTCCCATCAATAGTTGTGGAATATCCTTTATTTACACTTGTTGTCTCAGAATCTAAAATTAATTTTGCATTTCTCATAGGAACTAATTCAGAATCAAACATTAAAGTGGTAAATAAAGAAATTTCATTTCTTACAAAATCTGATCTCTTTAAAATAGGATATGAATTTTGAGAAAGAGGTGAATAAGGAACAACAACATCAATATTTTGAAAATCTTGTTCACCCACAAGTCTTCCCATAGAAACTAAATTTGCGATAGAATTTGTTCTTATTTCTTGATCTGTTTCTTCATCCTCTCCACCAGTAGCGGCAGATGTATTTGTAATAGTATAATCTAATTGTTTACTTTGACCATTATCTGTAACATACAATCTTGTTCCTGTATTAATTGAAGAAGCAATTACATTTCCAGTAGCTCCCTCTGTTTCATATAACGTAATTAATATTGTTTCTCCTGATGGTGGTTGAAAACCAACTAAACCGTTTCCAAAATATAATTTTATACCTGTTGATGTTCTTCTTGAAACATAACCTTTCGTATCAGAACCCATTAAATATAAACTAGAATATTCAGTATATGATGTTCCTCCTACAGAAACTGACATAGAAGAAACTTTTCCATTTAAAGGAACATCTAAAGTGAAAAATTGTAATGCTTGTAAATCAGAATCTACTTGTCTTTCAATAGTCGTAACTTTATATTGTCTCACAGGTAATATAAATTCTAATGAACCATTTTCAATTGTAAATGGAAGATTGAATGTTCTATTATCACTCGTTGTAACAGTAATTGAAACACTTGACGCATTTGTTATTTCAATTGTCGTCACATAATATGTTACGAAATCAATAATACCGGAAGTCAATTTAAAATCAGATGTAGTTAATGAACCGTTTGGAATTGTTAAAGTTATAGGATAAGAAGTAAAGGTTAAAGGAATTGTAAATAAAACATTTGCCGTAGCATATGAAGCTTCTTTAGTATTATATCCAAGAAATGAAGAAAGATTTAAAATTGATTCAGAAAGCATTGCTTTTGTTAAAAAGAATTCTCTATAAACAGATGTTTCATAAAATAATAAATTAGATGTTAACGTAGAAAGAGTATTAATTAAGAAAGAAAGAAATGAGCTTTTAGTCAAATCTATATTTTCAAGCTCCATATACGTCTTCATATATTCAATTATTTGGAGCCTTATTTCATCTCTTGAGAGATAAATATCTTCAGATATTGATGTGCTTGACATTTATTTTTCCTTTTTTAAACAAAAATAAATCCTGAATTTTTATCAAATAATTCTGATACTCTATCTTTTAACAAACTGTTTTTTAACATCATTCTTGTTAATGTTAAAGCATTTTCAATAGAATATATTTTTTTATTGTAATCTAGAAACGAATAAACTGAAGAAACTTGTTCATCTAATTCGGTACTTGTTCTAGATTGTTCTACCATAACTTTTAATTTCCAAAAACTTCTATTTTGATCAGATTGTTTTGATAAACCTGTAACTGCGAAAATAGGTCTTATATCTGATTCATCTAAATTTAAATAACTTTTATTAAATTTTATCATATCATTTGAATGGGGAGTTATTCCATAACTACTTGGGATAACTAATTCACTTTCTTGCATACTAATATAACCTATATCTTGAGCATCCATATCTTTCATTGTTTCAGTTATTTGATATACAGGAAAAAGAAGAATTTTATTCCATTTTATACCAGAGAGTGATCCTATTTTTTCATAAGATCCTCCCATCATCTTCTCATTATCCCAAACAGTATTTTCAACATCAATATTGTAATATGTTACTAAAAAGGAGGTTCCTACTTTTGAGTAGTAGTCGTATATCTTACCCCAATATTCATTAATGTAATCAGTAATTATATTGAATTTTTGCATTTAAATTTCCTATTTTTTAATAACTTTATTTAATTTCATAGTCCATTTACTATATTCATGTTTATATTTGTCATAACATTTTTTAGGATCTTCAGTATATTTACAATATTTTTTATTTTCTTCTAATTTTTTTAAAATTAATCTTATACTATCTGCTCTACATTGCTTTTTTAATTGTTTACTTTTAACTGAATCAAATGTTAATATAGCTTTTCTATCACATTCATCAGCTAATCTATTATAAATATAATATAAAACCATACCAGCAATAGAAGCTTTAAATTGAGATCCATGTGTCCATCTTTTCTGAAAAAAATATTTATTTCTTCCAGATGCATTTTTTAAAATTGTATCTCTCCATCCTTTGAAATATTTATTTAATGTTAATGCTCCACCTATTGCAGCTAAATCATATTTTAAAAGATTTACTAAAAGATGTCCATTTACTTCAGTATTTTGATTTTCAAATAAAGATAAACAATCTTCTAATTTCATATTTTTAATATGAATACCCAATTCTATAATTTCTCTTGATTTTAATTTATATTTTATTTTCTCATTTTCACGAATCATATTTAATAAAAAAATCTTAATATTTTTTTCTAATAATTTATTATTTTCCATGATTATCATTAAATATATCTTTAATTTTTTGAAGTTATTTCTGCTAATTTTTTATTCCATTTTTCGATTTCTTTTGCATATTTAGCTTTACATTTTGGAGGATTACTTGCATTAACACATCCTCCCATATTTTTTCTCAATTGATTTATTACTTTTCTAGCTGCTTCCATTCTACACTTTTTAACTACTTCCCTTCTTTCTGCGGGTTTATGAATATGAAGTAATCCTTTTCTAACACAAGGATCTGAAAGTTTTCTATAAAGATATAGGCCCGCAACTGCTGCGGCTGCTCCTTTTGTCTTTCTAAATTTATCTGAAAAAATTATATCTTTTCCAATTGCTTTTATTTTTTTTGGATGAGTAATTGCACTTCCAATTGCTTTCATTTTTTCTGGATGAGTAATTGCATAAGCACCACCAGCGGCTGCTGCTGTATATTTCACAGCTTTCTTAAAATTACCTTCTTCTTCTCTAATTTCTTCTATTGTAGCATTTTGGGGAAGATTAAGTATAATTGAAACACATTCTGAAAGTTTCATATTATTAACTTCGATTCCCATTTCAATAATTTCATCTTTTTTTAGATTATTTTCAAGAACTTTACTTTCTTTAATAACATCTAATAAAAAAAGCTTTAACGCCCCTTCAAATATTTTATCATCTGAACTCATTTCTTTTCCTCCATTTAAATTGTTACTATTATCAGGAGATTTTTTAACTCCTATTGTAGATAAAAGTTTTGACATTTTATTCAGTTCCATTTTTGTTTTTATATTTTCTGATTTAAATGATAATTTACCCCATATAGTATATATTCTCATATTATAACTACTATAAGTTTGACTGAATTTAACAGTTAAATCAGATTTTAAATATTTTCCTTTGTTTTTTAATACAATTGAATATATTCCCTCTTCATCTTCTGTAACTGAACAGGGTATTTTTTCTAAAATTTTAAATTTTTCTCCAAAATATTTCTTTTCACCTTCTATAACAGGATGAATCAATCTTGAAGGAATTTGAACAATTAATTTAGAAGCATAATGACTTTTATTTCCTTCTATTTCACCAAGAAGACCCACATAAATATGTCTATTATCGGATATTGGAATCATAAATAGATGGGTATTTCCTTTATGTTTTCCAAATAAACTATAATTTTCTAAAATAAAATAATATATATGCATCTTTTTCCTTATTGAAAATTGAAATATTGGTTTTCGTCAATAATAGCTTTTAATGATCCAGTATTACCATTATAAGAAGCTTCTATATCTATAATAAATCCCTTTTTACCCTTTATAAAATAAACATTAATATTTGTAATTTTAGCTCTATCATCTTGATTCATTAAAGCATAACGAATTTCTTCTTTTAAATCCTCTAAAACACTTTCTTCTGCATTTTCAAAAACATATTTATAAATATCACTACCAAATTCAGGATCATGATCTACGGTTCTTTTAGGAGTTAATAAAATATTATTCCAATTATTTAATATTACTTCTAAATTTATTATTCTTTTAAAATCGCCTGTTGAATCAATTTTAGACGTATAATCACTAATTTTAGATCTTGATCCAACAGAATTTTTAAAAAAATTATCTAAATTATTTGCCATATTTTTAACCTAATATTTTTTTCTTATTTATTTCATCTAACATTCTTTCTTTTTGTTCTTCAAGATCTGCTTTCCACTTAAGTAAACTTTCAAATCTAAAGACAGGCATTATTAAAATTGAAGTATATGTTACAGCTTTCATCAATTCCATAACAGAAAAAATGTTTTCATTTAATACTTTTTTATATCTATCAATACTATTATGATCCATACACCATTCGAAAAAAGTTTTCTACTAGATCTATATCGACCTCCTCTTTTTCACCACAATTTGGGCAGAATGTTTTCATTGAAAGTTTAATTCCATATTGTCCAAATTCTTCTTCATATTTATTTAATATTTTTCTTTTTTCTTTAGCTGGTAAGTATTTATAAGCTAAAATTATATCATCCCTTTCTGTATAAATTTTACTATCTGAACCACTTTCGTTTTGAACAAATTTATCTATTATTAAAGTTTCCATTATTGTTTCAATGGGATAACCTCCAGATAAATTTTTAATTGCCATTTCTTCATCATAAATTGTCGGTTGTTTAATAAAAACTTTAATATCAGATATAAGATCTTCAATAACAATTTTTTCAAGAATATTATCTTTACCGACATATCCATTAAATGAAAATGTATCTGAGGCATTTACAGTTATAGGATATTTCTTACTACAGCTTGAACATTTAATATTATAATCTCTGATTTCTTCATATGTAATATGATACAGACCATATAATAGAGCATCTCTGTCTTTTAAACTTATACTTTTTAAGAATGATTTATAATCAGTTATCTCATCTGGTTTTTTTACAATTGATTCAAATAATGATTTATTGAGATGCTCTATAATTTTTATAGGTGTTAACAAACTTCCTTTCATTGTTTCTTCTTCTTGAACATTTAAACTCCTTACTGTAAAAGATAAACTAGTTTGGGGAGTTATAACCTCATATTCAGGGTACTTCAAATTAAATCCTTGAAACATCTAATTCTCCTTTCTTTTTAAGCAGGTCTATATGATTCTTTTATTTTGTCTTTTGCGTTCATAAAATATTGTGTAAATGATTGACACGCAGTTTTAACCCAATCTTCTCTCCACATATAATCAACATGGAAATCCAATTCAATATCAACTCTAGCTATTGTTTCAATATCACTTGAGAAAAGATCTTGAGGATCTCTTAATGGAAAAACACCATCATAACAAGTATAATTTTGAATTGTCTGACCATCTGGAGAAGTGGTCCAATAATAAACTGTTCCAGAATATTGATCATGTGTAATTCCACCACTTTCACTACCATCCAATTTTTCACTGATACCAAATCTATAATCTCTCATTAATTTTACCCATGAATGCATAATATCAGTAATGGGAAGTGTTGAAAATTCTAGGAATTTAATACTAAAAGTATTACCGTAGTCAACAGCCCCTGGAACACCCCATTTTAAACCACCAAGACCTGGAAATTCAACCACATTAACGGTTCCGCCTGGAGGCGTAAATCCAGTACAAGCACCAGCCAGAACATTTCTAACATCAGTAATATTTCCAAGCCCACTTGAGCCAGTTTTTGTATAATCTGTTATTTTTTCTGGTATTGATGAAAACCAGACAAAAAATGTTCCAGATGTATATGGTTGAACTACTCCTTGTGATCCACCAAATTTTTTGGTAAGAAGATTTCTTTCAAACATAGAAAATGAATTTTTTACAGCCATTTTAAATTCTCCTCTAGAGAAACTTATATATCCTTTTTTTGTTCTAAGTTTTTCCCATTTATATTAAATTATTTTTTTAATTTTATCTATCATATCTTTCCAATTTGTAAAAGTAAGAGCCAAATCATCTATCATTCTAAAACAAGGAACTTTATCAGAAGTAATATATTCAAATGGGATTTTATATTTATTTAACCATTCAGTGACTATTCTTTTTTGTTCCTCTACATTTTCTTTTGTTGCTGGAGAAACTCTTGTCGTAAATATAACAATTTTGAAATGTTTATTTAACCATTGAACAGACTCAATTGCTCCTTCTAATGGTTCACCATAAACAGTTCCATCTCTCCAACCATCATAATAATTATGAATAGTGTTATCAAAATCGATAAGAAGAACTTGTTTTAAATCCATTTCAATACTTTCATTATGTAATTTTTCTTCTTCATCCTCATCATCTTCCGAATTAGGATAAATTGGTCCTAAAATCTTTGGTTTTACACTTTTTCCAGTATGAACAGAATCAACAGCAAAAATAGATTCTTTCATTTTTTTCGCCAATTCTGATAAATACTTATCTAAAAAATTCATATATTATAAAGTCTCCAATAAATGTTTATTATTATTTTGTTCTAAAAAAATTTTGTGAATTAATTCAAAATCTATATATATTAATAATTGAATAAGAATTTTTTATTGTTTGGAGGTTTAAAATGGAAAATAAATTTATGGTTCGTATTGGAAGATTGGTGTGTGTGAATAATGAAATGATTCGATGCGAATGTGAAGAAGAAATGATTGTAAATGAATTAGAGGCAAAAAAGTTAATTAATAAAACTAATTTTTTTGAAAATGGTGGAAATTTTTGGATGGATATTATAGATGAAAATTTCATAACAAATAATAAAGAAAATAAAATTGGAGGTAAGAAATATGTCAGTAGTAAATTATAAAACGGTAGAATCTAAATCAGCTTTGGAGATAATGAATGACATTAACATAAAAGAAGGAGATGAAATAATTATAAAAGTTCCTTTTGGCTCTTTGAGAGAAATAAAAGGAACTATAAGTATGATAAAATTCAATGAAGAATCAAATAAAATTTTAATGGATGTAAAAACTCAAGAAACATCTTACAGTCTTGAATTGAAGTTTATATTAGATAGAGGTGGAAGTATTGATATTTTGTAAGGAGAATTTAGAAAATGAATAAAATACTTGAAGAATTTAGAGAACATGAAAATTTTAATATGATTGAGAATTTGTCTATAGGTCAAAGAGTTTGTGTATGTGATAAATTCTCAACATATAAATTTTTTTGAACTGTTTCTCAAATGAATGAAAATGAAGTTACTTTTGATATAAGTGTCGGTGATTTAAATTTGGGCCAAGTATCACTTTTTAATTCACTTATCAATGAAAGATTTTCGATAGATGAAGCAAAAAGAATTCAAATTATAAAAGGTGGATGAAATGAAAATATTTTTTATATTAATTTCATGTTTAATTTTTACAATATTTACTCCTATGTCAACTATATCATCAAATTCAGAATTAAATTTTGATAACACATTTAGGGAAACATTGGGAAGTCTTTATTATTTAGAAGTAAATGAAAAGAAAATTTCTGAATTAGTTAAGCCTATTGTAGTTGCTTCTAAAGCTACTGGCATCCCATCATCTTTAATTTGTACTCTTATTTATACAGAATCATCCTTTAGAAGCGATGTTATTTCAAATAAGGGTTATGTGGGATATATGCAAACTCCTTGGGCAACAGTCATATATCCTGATGTAGATATTTTATATGGGTGTAGAATCTTAAAAGATAAACTTAAATATGCCGATAATAATATTTTAAAGGCAATCACACTATATAAAGGTGGATTAAATAAAACAGCGAAAAAACAAGCTGTAAAAACTTTAAATCTTCACAAAGAAGTATGTGATTTTTTAGATAAAATGGATATTCCTCATAAAAAAATTGAAGTAAAATTATAATAATTATACGAAAGGATTTTTATTATTATGCAAAGAGAACTTACAAAAAATGGAGTAATGGTTTTAGAAAATACTTCTGAAATGTTTAAAAAAATGAATTCTTTTTCAACTGAATTAATACCAAAATATTTTAAGAATGGTGATAAATTAAACGAAACACCTTTTTTCATGTTTTTTGATTATCATCTTATTTTATTTTTGAAAAATTTATATCCCAGATTTTTTGAATCTAAAGATAAAGAAGAATTTAATTTTCAATTTGAAAAATTTTTAGAAGATTTAATGTTTGAGGGAAGACGTAAAAGACCTAAAAACTTTCAACTTATTGAAATAGATAAAGAATTGTACGAATTTATCGATAAGATTTTTATTGAAAATGATGAAAATAATATAGAATTCTTTTCTTATATATTTTTAATGGGTTTATTTTATTTAGTAAAACAGATGGGAGAAATATCAAATTTTAATTACGAGGAGTATTATAAATTTTTAACAATATTTATCTTCAGGCTTTATGAGAATGATGATATAAATATTGAAAATTTTGAAGAATTTATAAAACAGGCAGGATTTAAAAAAATCTAATTAACGTAAAAAATAAGGGAATGATATATTTACCATTCCCTTATTTTTTTTTATTTGTTTTATTTCATATAGAAATTAATATTGATTTTCTCAACTGTTCTCATAGCTTCTAAGGTAACATCAACATGGAATTGTTTTGTTTTCTTTTCATATTCTGTAGCTGAAACTTCTAATTCATATGAATATAAACCTCTTTCATCTTTAACTCTATCTAAGAATAATTTTATTTCTTTTCTAACATCTCCCCATGTAAATTCATTATTATCTTCAAAAATAAAACCATTGGCATACTCTTTTAAAGCCTTTTTAATATAAAGATAAGTTCTAACAACATTGAGGTCTTGCATTGGACCGGCTTTAAAATATGTAGTTAATTGACTATAAGGAGCATACCCTTGAGGTAATTTAATAATTGGGTTAACCTGTTTTAAATATAATTGATCTCTTTGCCCAAGTTTTGGATTAAACTTCAATTCTTTAATCGAATCAATTGCTGTTCTATTAAATCCAGCAATTGCTTTATAAAGTGAAGCAATTCGATCATTTCTTGGAGCTAAATAAGCCATATGATAAATTGGTGAAACCCAAATATCTTGACCGATATATGAATCATATACTCTACTATATCCTTCATATAAAGCGGTATAATAATTATTGTAAACATGAGTATCTGTTCTTGATGATATTGCTGCGTTATAATTTGCATTAAATCCATTATCTATAAGTGCCACACAATCATCTCTTGTTGTGACAAGAGTACTTATAGCTGTTTTAACATCACTTTCATAACCACAATCAAAAACCATACTGAAATAAATATTATCAATATCAAGAATTGAATCTTCTGTTTCTCCGCTAATTGGATTTGTTAAACTTCCTTGAAAAGCACTCACTAATGTTGCTTTTGCAACTGTTGTATCTAAAGAACCATTGGCTGTTAAAAGTGTTCCTTCGCTTCCCTTTTTAAGAGGAATAGGATTAGAACTTGTAAATGCTGAATAAACAGAAGTATCTGCTTTTTTAATTTCATAAGAAATTGAAAGATCGTCTGAATCAAATAAAGAAGTAGATCCTGACCATCCTCTTGTAGCAGTAGAAAGATTTCTTTCATTAAAAACATTTATAGTATCATATTCTGAACCGCCAGCATCACCTAACCAACCATAAATTTTATTTCCTTTAGAATCTTTGGCGATAATCATATATACCGCCACTTCACTTTCATCAGTATCTTGCCAATCAGAAAAATCTTGTTTATCGTCTGTTAAGGTAGCTGAACCATCTGTTAAAACTAAAGAAACGACACCTATGTTTTTATCAAATACTTTAAATAAAGTATCATATCCAGTAGCATATTCTCCTGAAGCAAGAAGGGTTTCTGCTCTGAGGATATTTGAATATGTTTCTAAAATATATTCTATATATAATGAATCACCAAAAGCTGAAATCGCTGTAGGATCGAAAGAAACTTCAAATGATTCTACAATAACATCATCACCATCTGGTTGTTTTTCATAAATATCTAAAATATAAACACCATTATACATAGGATTTGCGTGTTCTGTAATTCTAACAGAAATTGAATTGTAATATTGACCTCTTCCAATTGGTCTTAAAATACAAAGCGGATAACTTGTTGATTCTGAAACTAAAGCTGTTTTTAATTCTGCCACTGTATTTGCGCTTGAAACATAACTTAAAACAATTGAAGCAGTAGCATCAGCATCAGCTAAAGACGCACTTATTTTTAAATTTGCAAAAGTGGCGTCATTTGGTAAACATCTTTGGAAATATAAAGAACTTGATTCGCCTAGAAAATTTATGGCACAATGCATTCCTTGTCCATAAAATCTTCCATAAAATGGCATATTTGGTTTACCAAATACATTAATCAATTCTTCTTTACTTGAATACATCAAAAATTGATTATCTGGGCCTTTATCTGTTAAGGCACAAATACAACCAATCGTTGAAGGAACTTCTTGAACGTAAGAAGCAATACTTTTAAGTTTTGTATATACACCAGGAGCTACATGTATCATTTTAATTAATCCTCCAAATTAATTCTCTAAAATTTAAAAAAATAAATACCATATGAATCGGTATATTTTTGAAGAAGTTTTTACTAAAGATGGGAAAGTGACCCTTGCATAAAGAGTAAAATTACCAGAATAACCTCCCTCATTGCTTGCTGCTGCGAATAATCCAAGTTCGTTAATATTATTTCCATTTGCTTCTCCACCTTGAATTGTAATTGTCACTTTTGTAATTAAATAAGAATTACTATTATTTTCATCTTCTTCAAATTCAACACTATCTATAGGTTTTTTATAATAATAAGGATCAAGAAAATCAGCACAGGTAGAATCTGTACTAATACCTATAGAATTTTCTAAATCAGTATCTGAATTAGTGGGGGAAGTTGGCGATAAAGGATCACCCACAGGACAACCACCTGTTCCTAAACCTACCCAATAAATAAATTCAGATGCTGTTGCTGTAATATTTTCATTATTGGTATTAAACATTCTTGATGCCGCTAATTGTCTCCCATTATAAACCACTAAATTATGTGTTCTATAAACAAGATTTTCTTTACCGTTTTCATCTACTTCATACATCTCTACAATATTATCTGGGGTTTTTTTTCTAAATGAATTTAATTCCTTAAAAAACCCATCATAGAAATCATAATAATCATAAATTTTCACTACATCTGAAATTTTACTTTCTTCCATATATTTTTTTGTCCTTTTTACAGTATGGTATCTTGACTTATTATTTTGTTCTAAAAAATTCTAGTTAAAATTAATTAACTATATATATTAATCTTTGAGGAGATTTTATTATTTTTTTAAATAAAATGAGGAGGCAAAATTTTATGGCTGACAGATTTATTTTTCCAGTATTAGGTGTTTTATCGTTTATTTCATTAAATGAAACAACAACAGAAGAAACAATAATAAATAACGTAAAAGGTGATTCAAATGCACAACATGTGATAATTGAACTTCACAAAAAAGCCGGATTCATCGCAATAAAAAAGGATGAAAAAATTTACATTACATCAAGAGGGAAAAATGAAATGAGAAATATAGAAGTTCGGTTTGGTAGATCAACCGAAACTTTTAATTTTCTCATGAGATTTTTCATAGAGATTAATCCAGGACATACGGTCGAAGAACTATTCCATATGACCAATTTTAAAAAGAAAAAAATCATCGGTGCTTTAGTTGTACTGAAGCAAAAAAAGGATATTATGGTACAGGGTGTTTCAAAACAATACAGATATTATCCTAACCCTGACAATCTAATTATGTCTCATATCGAAAGAAACATACTTGAGGTTGAGAAAGCAACAGAGGAAGTTATAGAAACTGCTTCTAATACGATTAAAAACAGAGAAGAAGCAATGAGATCTATTCAAACACTCATTGCTAACAACAAATCAACAACGCCGATTTTGGAAAATCTTGCAAAAATAATTACTAACAATATGAAAGTTAACAGTATTCTCTTAGAGGAAAACACTCGACTGAAGAGGGAGAATGCAGAAATGAAAAGGGATTTAGAAAAGATAATGAGAATTAAAGCGATTATGAAAGATCTGTCAGAATAATATACAACAAAGAATAGCCCTCATTGAATTATGGGGGCTATTACTTTTTTTTAAAAAAAGGAGATTAATGTTATGAAAAAAGATTTTAAAGTTTTTGTTCCGTTTAAAGAAATGTGGGAAGTTATTGATTCTTATGGAAATGTAACATTTAGAGATATTCTTGAAACTGTCAATTTTAAATGTGGTAATAGTGATTTATTCAAAACATCTATTACAAATGTAATATTAAATATTCTCCTTAAATTCAAATTGATTGATATGCATGATGAAAAATTTTATTCTACAGAAAAAGGGAAAAAAGAAATAAATTCTCTTTTGAGAAAATTGAATAAAAATGGGAAGATTTGTGGAATCTATGTAAATTCGATGTATTTTTTAATTTTCTTAATAGTTAAATACATTCCTGGTATATGTAAACCGGAAATTAAGAAAATAATAAATTTATCGGAAAACATGGGATGTTATATAGATAATTGCGTTACTGCTATGATACATTCTTATAATGTATTTTATGCCACAAGAAATAAGAATCCTTCTTATACTTTAAAATGCATTTGTCTCTTTTTTACACCACATACCTTAGATGTGATTAATGAAGAAAATAATGGGATTGAAAGGAAAATAGAAAATAAAAAAGATGAAGATTCTAATAAAAACCTTCAAATCAATGAAAAAGATATTTATAAGTTACTTGAACCTTTCAAAAAATTTATAAGTCAAAACCCTCGCCTATTCTTAAGTGAATTTTCAAGTACAGATTTAATGTACGAAGTAAATAAAAGAATGGGGGTTATAATGTAATGGGAAAAAATTTTGGATGTGGTGATTCAGACTGTGGTGCATCAACAGGAATATGTGGATCAATGACATTCGGAAAAGGAAATTTGGATTATTATGGTTATTGGGAATTTCCCTGTAAAGTTTGTGAGAAAGCATGGAAAGACTTAAATGAAAAACCATTCTTTTCTAGTCCAGTTTCTATATTTAAAATATCTAAAAATCATAATAGACTTCTTATTAATAAAGAAACAAACAAACCTACTTATTGTTATTTGAAAAAATATTGGGGAGATTTGGAAATAAATGAAGAATATGTTATTGAATATTTTCTTAAATCTCAAAAAGATACTAAAAAAATTAAAATGAAAATTTATGAAACAGAAGATGTATATTGGTCATTTGGCGATGGTAAATGGGGTGTTTTTTTCGATATTATTCGAAAATCTTTATTTAATGAATTAAAAAAATTTTGTAATTATGGTATAAATATAGATGTTCATTACAGAATTAGAGAAGCATAAAATACTTATTGAAGGAGAATTGATTTAGGGATGTCTAGAAACAATTACGCTTATTTTACTGAGACTTGGGAAGGAATCATTCAAAACAACGGAATAAATCATCAGGATCTAGATCAATATGTTGTTTGTGTTGGAGACAATGATAAAAATGTTGATATGGTTGTTTATCTTTTACGAAAGATAGGATTTATCGAAAAGAAAGGTGAAAAATACTATCCTACAGAAAAAGGAATAAACGAATTAAAAATAATTTTATCTGAAGATATATTATGTGGATTTTATTTTAAAAATTCTATAGTTTCCATAAACTCTATTGACTTTTTAATAATATTATATTTAAAATATTTTCCAAGGTCAATGAGGAGGGATATTGTTTCTGGAATCGGAAATAGTTCTACTTCATATTATTCACCTTCAACGGGACACTATTGTAGAAAATATGTTGTTCCTCAAGCAGTAATTACAAATATTTTAAAGCCATTAGAAGAAAGAGGAATTATAGAAATAGATGATCGAAGTAAGTATTTTAAATATTCTCTTTCAGAAAGAGCAATGAATTATGATTTTGAAAGGAAAACATATTTTAATGATAGATTAGAAAATTCTTTAATAAATGAACATTTTGATGATGTAATTTTAAATAAAACAAATGAACATGTTGATGATGTAATTTCAAATAACGGATTCGTAAAATTTGCAAAGAAAATTATTAACTTAATTCCTAAAAATATTATTTTGAAGGAAATAGATAGAAGAATGGTATCATAATATAAATAATTAAAAATAAAGGATGAATCTCTGATATTAGGAGATTCATCCTTTATAAAATTTATTTAGAACATTTTTTTTATTTTAACAACAAAATTTAAAAATAAAAATAAAGGATTTTAGTTTATGAAGCTTGATAATGCAATAGAAAGAAAAATAGGAGATTTAGTACTTTCAGAAATTTATTTTAACAAAAATAGAAATTTAGGTGAATATAATTCATTAAAGGATTCAATTGAACTTGAAAAAATTTTATTAGATGAATATAATATTCTTAAAGAAAATAAAATATTCGATTTTTCAAAATTTGAAAAAAAATTGAATAAATATATTAAAGGTTATAATGAAAAAAAACGAATGTCTTTTAATTCTCTTATGACGATATATTTAACATCAATGTCATATTTTTATGATCCAAAGAAAAAATATTGTTATAGAGATTTAGAAGAAACATTCCTTCAACCTATATTTTATCCTTTTGAAGTTTTTCTTATTATTGATTCTGTTGAAGAAGGAGAAGTAATAACCCTAAATCAACTTAAAATATTACTTCAAATATATTTTAATTTGTATTCAACTACTACAGAAATGATTTTAGGTTCTTTAGATTCTTATTGTTTAATATTATTTAAAAATAATAAAATAAAAAAGATTAAAAATAGAGGTTTTATTTTAGAAAATATAATACGAAAAGGTTTTTTAGAAACAGAAGCTTTTAAAAAAGGTTTTAATTTAAAAGAAATTATATCTTTACATTGTCATTTACAAGATGATAAAAAATTTAAAGTTGCTTTAAAAGATATTTTTAGACAATTATTTAATATATGTTTTGAAGGAGATCCAATATTTCCAAATTCTTTTTTTCATCCTATTCCGACAGGTATGATCGAAAATACAATTAAATTAATGAATGATGAAAATATTATATATGTTTCTGAACTTTTAAGTAGTGAATTGACAATTTCACCAGTATATAATTGGTATATCGAACTAAAATTCGATAAGAGTGAAGAATATTTAATAAATATTTTTAATTATTGTAAAGATGTTATAAATCAAAAAGATCTAGATAAAAATATATATAATAAAGATATAGATGAAATGGATACTTCTCTTTCTAATAGTACTAATGATTTAAAAGAAAACATAGAAGAATTTAGAAAATTAATGAAAAATATTGAAGAAAATCCTCACTCTAAAAATGATCCAAAGTTCGAACGAATTAAAAATAAATTATATAAATTTGAAAATACACCTCCTAAAGAGTGGATCAATAATATAGAATTTTAGGATTTTAAATATTTTTAAAAAAATATAGAACAAAACATAAAATTTATCTATTTTTATATTTTTTAAAATAAAAATGGATAAAAAGTAAATGCGAAAATAAGAAATTTAAAAATATCCGACTTTAAAAAATAAAAAAAATTAAATCAAATGCCAAAGTCGGAGGCATTTAAAAGGAGAAGAATATGATGTACAGTAATAAATTTGTAGCGGTTTTAAAAGTAGATGGAAAAGTCTTAAGAGAAAAAGGAGATAATGTATTTATACCTTTTGGTTCAGAATATGTTATTTCTTTAAAAAATCTTAATGATCGAAGGGCAGTTGTTAAAATAGCAATTGATGGAAACGATGTTTTAAACGGAACAGGACTCTTATTAGAAAAATATGGTTCTAATGGAGATTCTATTGATTTTGAAGGATTTATGGATGATTCAAAATCTGGTGTAAGAAACAAATTTAAATTCATTGAAAAGACAAAAGAAATTTCTGATTATAGAGGTGATAATATTGAAGACGGTTTAATTAGAATAGAAGTTTCTTTTGAAGAAAAAGAAATCCATCATTTTAATTTTAGGGATTCTTTTGATCCATCTAGAAGATTAGGTAATAATAATACATATGATGAATATTTCAATAGTTCTAATTTAACTCCACCAATTTCTGAAATGTGTTGTCATACAATACAATCCAATATTGATAATTCTAAAATAGAATATGGTGATGGAATTACAGTAAATGGTAATAAATCAGATCAAAAATTTGTATCATTAAGTGTTGGAAAACTTGAAAAAGAAAAAACAATTATAATCTTTAAATTATTGGGATATAAAGAAAATAAAAAAGTTATGATTTCAATTACTACACAAGATAAAATGATTTGTGAAACATGTGGTAAAAAAATGAATACAAATAATAAATTCTGTAGTAATTGTGGAACTGCTTTATTTTAAAAATTTTTATAAAAAGTAATTTGTTGTTATTTAAATAAAAAAAATAATATTTCCATTTTAAATTAAAATATTATATATATTAGTTTTTGAAAAAGTATTTAATTAGTTTTTTATTTAAAATTTTCATTTAAAATAAATTAGCTATATATATGAATATTTGAAGTTAAATTTATTTTTAAATTTTTTAAATAAAGGTGGTGTGGAAAAGGGTTACATCATATACATATTCGACATATAGTGTTTAAGAAAAACCTTTTTCAATTATTTCCCTTTATTTTTAAATTTTTAAATATTATTTGCTGTTGCTGTTCTTTATTTGCTGTTTTTTGTTTAGGTGCGTGCTCCTCCCTAGGAAGTATGAGAAGAATAAGTTTTTTTAATTATTCTTCTCATACGGAAAGATTTAGAAGATAATGGTGAAAAAGAGAGTTACTTCATATGGTATGAAATTGACTTATAATCAATCGGTGTGTGGTTCAATTCCACAATCTACTTTCTTTAATTATTCCTTATCTTCTTTGAAAATATTTTTTTAAAGTGGTGGTGTAGAAAAGGGTTTCATCATATACTCTTGTAAAGTGTTTAGAAAAAAAACCTTTTTCAATTATTCCCCACTTTAAAAAATGGTAATAGGTAGTGGTGTAGATGAGAGTTACTTCATGCATTGGACGCATAAGAGTTCGACTCTCTTACCCTGTGCCATTTATCACAGGGTTCGTCTAACGGTAGGACACCTTAGAAAACACTTTTGTCGCATATTCCCTACCTTTTTTAAAAAAACAAATCACAGTTTTTTTAAATTTAAAATTAAAATTTATCACCCCTCCGTCGCATTTCTTTAGATATCTATTATATTTATACGGAATACACCTATTCATATTGAATCTAAAGATATAAAAAATTTTAATTTTTAAATTTTAAGCCTCCTCAGCTTTTTACTGTGATTTGTTTAAGGGGGGTATGGTTATGTTTAATTACATAACTATACCCTCCAACATAAAAATATAGAAAAAAATAATTTATTATTTTTTATTTTATTATATATAGAAAGGAATTTTAAGATGGCACAAACGAATGTAAGAAAACCTTCCTCTTATTCAACGAGGAAAACTCATGAAGGGGCGGTAGCAAAAAATTTAACACCCATCCAAGAATTTAGAAGAAGTGTAATGTCAACATTTTTATGGGAAGATGAATTTTATGAAAGTGGTCAATCAATATCAGAAAGAATTAAAAAATTGATTCCATTGATAGATCCAAATGATCTTTCCAAAATGGTAGTAGAAATCAGGCAAGATTGGAAACTTATTCATATGCCTCTTTTTATTTTGAAAGAAATGTTGAAATACCCACAACATAAGAAGAATGTTGGGGTTCTTCTTGAAAAGGTAATTTGGAGGGCAAAAGAAATTAAAGAATTCATGGCAATGTATTTAATGGATGAAATTAATTTTGATAAAATAAGATATTTATCTGGAAAATATTATGACAGTGAATTTAGAAATTATTCTGAATTTGAATCTTATATGGAACGTCAAATTCAAAAAAAGCCAATAGCAAATCAAGTTAAAAAGGGACTTAGTTTAGCTTTTAATAAATTTAATGAATATCAATTGGCTAAATATAATACTCCTGGAAAACTATTTTCTCTCAAAGATGTAATGTGTTTAGTTCATCCTAAACCAAAAACTAATCGATCTGGTTATAACAAAGAGTTTAGAAGAATGAATGGTATGTTACCATTTGATAAGTTGAGTGAACAAGAAAAGATGTATAAAAAATTACTCGATGGTCTTTTAACTCCTGCTGAAACTTGGGAGAATATTACCAGCGATGTGACAAAAGATCCAAAAGCAGAATTTGAATATCTATTAAAAAATAATAAAATGGGATCAATAGCTATTCTGAGAAACTTAAGACAAATGATTTCTAAAGGTGTCGATGAAAGAATTATCAGAGAAGCTATGAAGAATATGGATGTTGAAAAAGTTCTTCCTTTCAGATTCATAACAGCATCAAAATATGTTCCTATGTTTGAAGATGCTCTTGAAGACGCAATGTTTAGATGTATATCTAAATATGAAAAGTTAAAAGGCAGAACTGTTATTTTGATAGATATTTCAGGTAGTATGAATGATCCTTTATCAAATAAGCAAACAAGAAATTATAAAAATAATAATCAAATAAAAAGTAATAGACTTGATGCTGCTTTATCATTGGCGATTATTTGTAGGGAAATTTGTGAAGAATGTGCTGTATACAGTTTCTCAAATGCTCTTGTTAGTATAAAGCCAAGAAGAGGATTTGCATTAGCAGATGAAATAAATAAAAGTCAGCATCATTTACAAACATATTTAGGTAAGGCGATAAAGGGAATTGAAGAGATTTATAAATATTCTAAATATGATAGATTAATAGTCTTTACCGATGAACAAAGTCATGATCGTGTTCCAAGTCCTAGCATTGGTAAAGGTTATATGATTAATGTGGCTTCATATCAAAATAGTGTTGCTTATTATCCTTGGCATTCTATAACTGGAATGTCTGAAAAAATAATTGATTATATTCAAGAATATGAAAAAGAATTTGAATAATTTTTATATTAAAAATCTTTTATAATAATAAATAATATTAATTTTTAAACAGGGGTTCATTTTAGAATAAATTTGAACCCCTGTTTTTTTTTGCAAAAAAAATTATTTAAATAAAGGTCTAATAATTTTATTTTTTGGATCTGTTTCTCTTGTGTGTTTGTAATTTCTCCAATCATCTTCAATATCCTCAAAGATATAAAATTTAGCTTCAAAATTCTTTAATAATCCTCTATTTTTTGAAAGGGTTGCTTTTACAATCCATCCACCTATTGCTGGAACTAAACCTTTTCTCTTAAGATAATCTGTCTGCCCTTCAAAACATCCTGCCTGTGCTCCCCAAATACTCCCAAATAGAGCTTGCATTTGAATATGTAAATGACCAGCAACAAGAAATCTTAAAGTAGGAGTTTCTTTAACTCCTCTGACTATATTTTGTAATTCTCCCATTGTTATCTGTTCTGCTGCCTTTTGTAATTTGTATGATATAGAGTACGCTTGGCCTCCGCTAGGATGCCACATTTTTAAATCAACATTATTTAAAAGGGGAACATTAACATCATCAAACCCGACATAAATAATATCTTCTCTTTCTTTTGATAATCGTAAAACTAAATTTTGACCTCCATTTCTAATAAATGAAGCGTCATGATTTCCACCCATCATAATCCAATCAAGATTTTCATATTTTGGAATATTTATTATCGCTGAATCAAGCTGATCTTCTGCGCCAAAAGCATATAAATCTGTTGCCTGTCCCTTGTAAACATTAAATCCTGCGAAAACATCACCAGGAACAAACATATGTTCAACACCATGTTTCATACAAATTTGAGTAAATTCATTAAGGGCTGTTAATTGAACTGATTTTGAACCTAAATGTAAATCTGAAGCAATTCCAAAAGTTATTTCATTTGAATCTGATAACGGTTCTTTTATACTGCTTTTGGGAATAGCTATATTATCTGTATCAAATATAACAGTTTTATCATCAACATTAATTTCATATCCTTTTGCATTACAAATTCTAATAAGTTTTTCAACTTCTTTTGGTGGGAGATTTAAATTATTACATAAATCTATTAATGATATTACTTTTACTTTTTTGATTAAATTAACAAATTTTGGAATTTTTGAATCTTCTTCTTCTAAATTAATTATAGGTTCAGCTTCCATTAATTTTTTTTGTCTATAAATCATACGTCTTAAACCATCAAAACTTTGGTCATAATCTTTAAATTCAGATCTTATAAAATCGTAAATCTCTCTACTTGTAAAATTGTTTCTAATTTTATCTCTAATAAGAGATTTAATTTTTTCATAATCGTACATTTAATTCTCCTTATTATTGCCATTTTATGTATAATTTTGGTCTTGTATAAATATATGTTGGATCAGAAATATATTTATCTATAGTATTTATTAATCTCATTGATGTAGAACCATTATAATTTTTCCATATAAACATTAAAGCATTTCCACTAGTCCAACCTGGAATATCAATGACTTCTTGAATAACATTTTTTAAATCAGGTGATATATAATATTCACCCATTTCCCATTCTTCAGTTATAACCCAATTTACATGATTATTAGTTGCGGCTCCGTATGCATTTAATCTAATAAAATCTTGCAATTCAGATGAATTTTGAAATTCAGAAATATCTGAAAGATCAAATAAATAAATGGCACTATCTATAGATGTGCTTTGATTGGCAGCAGAAGAAAAACTTAAAGTTGCTTCTAATATTGTTGCTCCTTGTGGAATATTTATATTTGGAAATCTAAAAAATCCAGATGTTATTCCACCAATATATAAGGTGGGAGAAGAATAAGAATCAAAATTCCAAGATGAATATTTTCCCGCACCAATATCATCTAATGAAGTTTGAGGGTAAAAAGTATTTTCTTCTTCTAATGAAATTATTTCTATATTTAAAATATCAGCAGGAAATGGTTTATCAAAAAAGCTTTCTTCATCAAAATCGGAAAATCCACCATCATATCTCATTTCAGTTATACTGTTAGAATCAGTTAAACTTTCATTTAAATCAACATTATAAGAATTCAATATTGTATCTGATCCAGAAACTATTTCTAAATCCTGTTCCATACCGTTAGTGCTATCGAATGAATTAACATAATGATCTTCAATATTTTCAGTTAAATCTTCTTCAATTGGATAATTTTCAACATCATCCATTGTAATTCCAATATCAAAATAAGAACCTTGATCAAAGTGTGTTCTTGAATAATAATTATCTTCATTATCAGGATCTACTAATCCGTCATCAATAACTAAAACTAATCCTAAAGTTTCATTTTCTAAATATAAATTTACTATTCTATAACCCAATTCTAAAGGATGTGATTCTACCCTACAATTAGTTCCCTCAAATTCTACTATATTATTTTCATCATATTCTACTACAAGTTGATATTCTCCTGTTATAGAGTCAGATTTAAAATAAATATTTGTAACTAAATATGATCCTATTGGAGGAGTGCTGTATAAATTCTTTAAAGAATAAGTTTCATAATCATAATAATCAACTTTTATTTCACCAGATGAATTTACATAAATATTTGAAATCTGTCTATAATTTGATTCATTTCCCACAGGAGTTTTGCTATAAATATAATATTGAGAAGGATATTCATCATCGACAAATCCTGGATTACTATTTCCAGTTTCATAATCAATAAACGTAATATCATGTGGACTTTCTATGAAGGAATCATCAACAATAAGAGAATCCATTAAAATATTTTTTAAAACAATGCCACTATCCATTGTTAATATTCTAGCTCTAAATGGTTTGAAAAAATTCACAATATTTTTAACGTAATCTAAAGAATATTGACCTATAATGAAATTATGTAAACCTGAATATGCGGCTCCAAAATTATTTTGTATCCATTCAGATAATTCTCTTAGGCATAATGATAATGTTTCAAATACTATATCATTTGATATTATATTATCTATTTCTGATTTTAAAGTCGAATTTATGGAATTAAGTAGGGTTTCAGCAGTAGTAAATTCAATTAAAATTAATTCAGAAGAATCTTTAACAAATATACTTTGAAACTCTGCTATTTTTTCATCTCTATCATTTCTACTAGAAGGTACATATGATACATATTCATTAAATAAATTAATAATTTCAGTATATGTTTCGGAAGTACCATCATAACAATAAAAATCTTTATTAAATTGTGTTCCTAAATCAACACCATATCCAGACTTAATTAAATAATCACAAACTAAAAATGATTCCAAAACAGAAAATTTTCTTGATTTATCATATATACTTATTGATACTTCATTTGTGGGAAGAGATGAAGAATCATCAACCCAATTTGAATATTCTTCTATAACTTTTTTTTGTAACATTGCTACAGTTAAAATAACTTCATTAATATCATAATAAGGAAATATACCAATAAAAGGTGATTTTATAGGAAAAGTAATATCGCCATTTTCAAAATATTGAAGGGTTTCTTCTTCTGTTACCATCCAATGAGCATCATTATTATAAACATAGCTATAATTTAAACTTGTCAATGGAATATTTTCAGTTGTTCCATCTGGATTCATATTTACAGAAATAGATGGCTCAAAGATTAAATTTCCGCTTGAATTCTTTTTTAGCCAATATTCAACTACTTGAATTTTATTCATTCCATAATATCCAAGTATTCTAGCTATAGCGGTAGGTGTTCCTTTTATCTTGTATAAATTTACAAGATCAAGAAACAGATTTGCTTCATTTGTTTTTGTAATACCTGATAATTCTACATTATAACCAAAACTGGAGCATAATTCATTTAAATGTTCTTTAGGTAAAGAAAAAACATCAGATGATTGTCTTTGTGTTGAAATTATTGTATTATGTGCAGAATACCAATCAATTAAAAAATTCTTTAATAATTTATAATCGTTACTTGAGAATATTGATAGATCTATTTTTTCATTGAAAAGAGCCGTAGCATTTGCCTTTTCTGAACTTGATAATACTTTTATTACTTCATCTAAACTAATAGAAGAATCACCAGTTCTAATATATTCTAAAATATTAAAGAAATCGGTTACTGAAAACAATTTTAACTCCTCTTATAAGCCATCTAATTCCGAAATATATTTATAAATTTCTTCAACAACAATATTTTCATACAGAACCTCTAAAGGTCTGGTTGTTTCCGATACTAAGTTTTCATTATCATAATTCGAATAATTATTATTTATTTTTAAATCTAAATACAAAAAAATTAGTTTGGACAAATTAGTGTTTAAATTAATATATGTGATATAACTAATATCACAAGATGTTGAATCCATTCTATAATCCAATAATTTATCTAACATATTTAAATCATCATTTTCTAATGAAAATAAATTAATATTACATATTGCCGTAGAATCATTATCACAAAGATAATATCTTCCAGATGAGGGGTATAATTTTAATCTTATATTTATAGGTGTTGGTATTTCAGATTCATTTCCCAATCTATATAAATATCTATATGTGGTATGTGAATAGTTTTCATCAAAAAGTAATCTTATAAATGATTTATTTTCATCTAAATATAAAATGTTTAAACTTGATGGGAACGATGTAAGATTTTTATTTAACGCAGAATTTTTTACAAAATTATTGAAATAATATTGGAGTTCTGGAACAAGATTCGTACTTGCTATTGTCATTTTAACTCCTTGAAATTAAATTTTTAAACAATCTCTACTACTTAACATATCAAGAAGATGAACAAACATAGTTAAAGGGTCAAAATCTTTAAAATTAAAACTGTCTTTATCTTTAACATCTGTACTCCATCTTCCTGAATGATATCTGACAATTTCTTCTAGGAGAACAACTTTTTCCTTTTCAAATAATTGATGAAACATTTCATTATTATTCTTAATAACATTACCTACAATACTATCATGTGTATTATCAGTATGAGGTGAATTTAGAGGGTTTTTTGTTCCATATTTAAAGGCATCATGTAAAAGAATAGCAAACATTAAAAGATCACAATCTTTAGTTTTAGGTTGAATATTAAATGCTCCCATAACATTACAACCTGATTTTAACATTTCTAAAGTATGTTCTTCAATACTTGGAACTGTACCATCTTTTCTTCTATGATATTTCATAGTTGATGAACTGTATCTATCCCAAACTGGAGGGATTTTATTTCTTATTTCTCTCCAAAAAGTTTTTCCTTCTTCTGTCATGTTTTTTTCAACTAGTTCATTAATTTGATTTTCAAATGCGCTCATTTGTTTTCCTTTCTTTATGTGTTTTTTAAAGCATCATTTAATTCTTTTTTATATTTTTTTCTATTATAATCTTTATTAGTTTTGTGAAATATTATCGGTTTTCCTATAGGTATTCTAATTGGAAATTTTTTAAATTTCTTCTTCATTTTTCAATTCTCCAGATAAAAATTCTACTGCATATTTAGCAGGTTTCATAGATGAAATATCTCTCATTCCAGGTTCACAATTAAGAACTTTATTAACTAAATCACCATTAGAATCAAAAAAATAAATGTCAATATTTATTTTCATATTTATTGTGTGAAAAAACAATATATCTGATTCTTCAAATTTAAATAAAAATGCTGTATCTTTAGGTATTGTATATCTAGAATATTTTAATAAACCTTGAGTTAATTGTTTATAACTTTCAAATTTTTTTATATTTTTAAATTTTGAAAGGAGTCTAATTATTGGGGGAGATTTCTTTTTTTTAAATATATCAAAAAACATATTATTATCCCCCATTAAATTAGACTCCTTTATTTTTAATTATTTGTTCTAAGTTTTTCAAATTTAGACTAATCGAAATATTTACCAACTTCCATGTTTGATATTTTTACCCATTCATTGCGATCAAAATTCCAAATTTTGTTTTGAATGTTAATCATTGTTGCGATCAAACATAAAACTTTTTTAGGATATTTTTCAAGATGTTTCTTGAAATTTTTCAATATATTATTACATACAGAATCAAATACAATCCAATGTAAATTTGACATTTCTATAAGTTTATCTGTACTTGGATTAAAAATTACATCATCTTTTAAATTATTAGGATCTTTTACAAATCCTGAAAAATATTCATTATCGACTTTAAAAAATACTCCATCTCCAACTTCTGGAGATTTTTTCCAAATAGACGTTAAATTACTTTCCTTTAACATTTTAAAATATAAATCCATTTTCAAAATTCTCCTTTCAGAATTATTTATTAAAATCTATTTTCAAAATCACAATAATCTAAAAATTTATCTATTATATTTCCATTTTTACAATTTTTAGAAATTAATATAATTCTAATTAAAATTATAGAAATGAATAATGATATAAGAACAATATTTAAACTATCTGATGTTATAAATTTATCTGAAAATCTAGCAAGTCCTGCCATAGAATATAAAAATATAATGGAAATAAATGCAGATAACCAAGATCTTTTAAAATCTTCAATTTTCTTGAATTCTTTGAAAAGAGATACTGAAATAAAATTTAATATGGAAAAAATCAATAATTTATTTAAACCAGATACTTCAAAATAACCTTTTGAATTTTCAATAAATGTTTTTTTGAATAAATAATATAATTGATTTGCTACACATAACATTCCAAAAATCATAAGAATAAAAGTTATTGTATACATTTTAATTTTTTCCTTTCATATTATTCTAAAGGAATTACTCCTTCCTTATATATTTCTGTTCCTCTTGGAGAATACCATATTTTATCATTATTTCTAATTTTATGTAAAATTGCAAATCTTTCCAATCCCTCTAAATTCAATATAGATTTTCTAAAACTTGGTTTTCCTATAGCTTTCACTTTTAAAATTATAAGATTATCACTTTTAAAATGAGTTGTATAATTTTTTGCATTTTCAAAAGTATCAAAAACAAATATTCCAAAACTATTAGGAATTGGCTTTATTAGTTTATCTTTTTCATATATTAAAAATAATGATGAAATATTAATTATTATATCATCGAATATAGATAATAAACTTTTTCTATCAGATGATAAAACTTTATATCGTATTGAAACTTTTTTCATTTTTCCTTCTATCATTTCAAAATTATATTTCACCATTATATATTACCTCTATATTAAATCTTTTTCCTAACATTTGTAGGATTTCAACTAAAATTAATCTATGACAGAATTCACCTTTTTTACAAAAGCAAACTAATGTTACTTCACCTTTATTTAATAATTCTTCCCATTCCCTCTTATTGTTAAAGAATGATTGACTCATTTGTTTTTTGTATTCAATGCGATATTTTTTTTCATCAATTAATTTTGATTTATATCCCATTATTAAATTCCATGATGGAGCAAAGTTATAATTTCCATTTTTTCTTGTAATGTCAAACCTATCTGCTCCATCATATCTATATTGTGATGTTTTTAATATTAATTGTTTGATCATGTTTTAAAAAACCTTAAATATGTAAAAAGCCCAGAACAAGCAAGCATAGATAAAATACCAAATAATAATACAAATTCACATATTTCTTTTGAAACATCTTTAAAAGAATCATTTGTAATACGTAAATGATAAAGTACCAAACTAAATACTATTAAAGAAATAGATATTAAAAATAAAAATACCATATTAAAATTCTCCTTTTACTTTGAAAAATAAACTATTAAAATTATAGTTAAAGAAAAAACAGAAAATATAATTCCCGTTATAAAAAATGCACCAGATATAGATATAAATAGATTATCGCTTTCTTTCTCTTCTTTTGAAAATTTATAAGAAATAAAACTCAATATAAAGGGAATAATTGAAGCTGTTATAAGAACTCCATAATTTATATCCATTTTAAAACCTTTCTATGTTTTTAAATGTTGATAGACTCTTTCTGAGTCTCATTAACATTTTCCCCAATTTATTTTGACCTTCAATATCCTTACATTTATCACATTCACAATCACCCCAATAATTATCATGCCAATAATTACCTTCGACTAATTCACAATCACCAGTATTAACTAACTTATATAGAAGATCAGGATTTTGTGTAAACTTTAAAATCAAAACAAAAAACATTATTTTATCTTTTATTTTTTCCCAATCTTCTCTTAATTTTATATCGTTACCATATTTTTTTGCATCTGCTGGTGTTAAAAGCCTTGAAAATATTTCTTTTTCATCTCGATCTTTTGTTTTAAAAAATTGATATAATTGTTCCGATGATGAAAAATCATAACCATGAAAATGAATCTTACATATCTCAAAATTACTTAAAAAGCGATATCCATTTCTAAATTGAGTTATTTTCATATTAAAGTTAAAATTCCTCTCTTTCCTAGAATATCTTGAATATTATTCAATTGTGTCAATGCAGATTTAAATAGATGTTGATGAAGCAATTTATCATTCTTTACTTTATTTATATCAATTCCTTTTTTAATAGATTTAAGATCACTTCTACATTGACCTATACTTGTTCCTGATATATTTTTAATTTCTGATAAATTTTTAATATGTTCATTAATAATCATTGTTTTTATCTGATTTTCTTTTTCATAGCTTAACTTTACTTCTGAGAAAATAAAATCAATAAATTTGTAAATGTTATTATTATTTAATTCTAAAATAATGTTTAATGATTTATTTTCTTCTGTAATATGTAATGAACAAAAATCTAAATCGAATTTTGAAATAAAATTTTCTAACCCATCTTTAAATTTTTCTGAAATAACTCTTTTGAAAATTACAAAAGTTTTTAATTTAAAATCTTCTTTTTTCTCATTTGTTACAATGAAATTATAATTCTGAAAAATATTTTTAATAAAATTTTCATTGATTCTTTTAATCTCAGAATTAAGACTATTGATAGATTTAACTAAATCCATTTTAGAATTCCCCTTTCATAAATAAAGTATTCACTCACGTATAGATTAATAAATTAATCTTTAATATATTTATATTTTCTTTTTATCTGTTTAGCCTTTTTATACCTCAAAGCATTTCTTAATGCGTAAGCATATCCTCTTCTATTATCTACTACTGAATTACTGTTTGTTTTTTCGTTAAAATATAAAACAGGTATATCTCCAAATTCTTTACAAAAACTTTTTTTAAATAATTTTCTTCTCACACGTTTTCTGTAATGTTCAATTTTTTGTATTGTTATCATATTAACATCTTTATAAATTTCCATTTAATCATCCTCTCTTGATGAAAATAATAAATATATTATTAATAAAAGTACATAAACTATATAATAAATAGGAAATGTAATTAAATAATATGGAAGTTTAAGAATTTCGAATATAAGAGGTTTTTTCCTAAACCATAAACCTAAATTTGTATATATTCTTGTTTCTTCAAAACGCCCACATGAAACTTCAATTCCATCCATAAAAGGCTTATCATATGGAAAAAATTTAAAACTGCTTGTATAAAAAATTTTACATGGAAAATAATCTTCAATCTTTTTATATAATTTTCTCATTATTCTCTCCTTAAATTTTTTTTTAAAAAAATAATTTATTTCAAAAATTAATATATATAACGATTCGTTTTATAATTTATTTTAAAATCTACGAAAAAAAAGTCCAACCAGAAATATATCTGATTGGACAAAAAAAATAAAATAAAAATATTTTTATTTTTGTATATTAAATTTATCTAAAAAATCTTTAGGTATTGAATTTTGTAATACAGCATTTTTCTCTGTGCTTCCTTTACTTGATCCATAAAAATATTGTATTATCATTCCAAAAGATGTTGCCAAAGTTCCTAATAGAAGAGATGAAATTTGTAAATTCGATGCAGACAAATCTACAAACATTGTAATTCCAAGAGTTGAAAAAAATCCAAAAACAATCAATCCTGCCAGAATATATAAAGGAGTATTGAATTTACCAGTTGCCTTTGTAATTTCAACTTCTCTGTTTCTTGCATTTTGAACGTCAGCAATATACATTTTATCATTTTCCATTCCCAATTCAATAAGTCTTTCTTCATGTTTCATTGTTGATTCTTTTAATTTTGCCCACACTTCAGGATTTGCATTTTTTAATTCAGTTTCAATTTGTTTTGGATCATTAGGATCAACACCCAAAACTTCTGCTATTAAAGATCCTGCAATACCCCCAATTCCAGGGACAATTGCGTTTCCTAAAATAGGAAGTGTTTTTGAAACAATAGATTTAACACTCCCCCAAATATCTTTACTGTCCATATTTTTCTCCTTTACTAAAAAAATAGTTTTTCTATATATGATTCAACCAAAGGTGTATTATGTTTTAAACTTCTTTCTGTCATTTCTTTTGAAATTATATTATGTGCCATAATTACAACCTTTAATAATTCGTTTGTTTTGTTTTTTACAGCTTTTTTAAAAAGTAAGTGACATCTATAATGCATCATTAGAAGCTCTTGATTATTTAAGTCTTTAATAGTTGTTTTATTTATTTCTTTTAAGGTCATAAGTTTTTGGTTCCAATCTTCTAGTAAATGCATTTACTAATCTGTTTGTTAAATTTGATAAACTAAATTCTAATCTAACGATTTCCTTATTTAACATTTTTTTACATTTAACATAATCATCAGCACCATAACAATTAGTAATAGAATTTTTTAAAAATCTTATTCTATCTTTGGTATATTTTTCTTTTAATTTTATTATACAAGTTTTTCTTTTTTCTTCAGATAATCTCGAACATCTATTTTCTATTTCTTTTTCAAAAATATCATATCCTTTTGTGGAAAAAGCGATTATCGCAGTAGCACTTGTTAGACCTATTCCTAGTTTTGAATTTTTGCTTAACCCTATTTTTCTTGCTTCTTTTTTACTTAAATCCAGTAATTCTACTGATTTTACAGCAAATAAAATTCTATATCTATCTTTTATCTGCTTTAGTTTTTCAATTTGTTTTTCGTCATTTGCTTCATCTATAGCATATTGTATTTCTTTAATTTTATTTTTAAGTTCATTTTGATATGCTTTTAATTCCGCTTTTTGATTTCTAAAATTTTCAAGAATAGAAATTAATTCTGGATTTTCTTCTATATTAATCAATTATTTAACCTCATATTTTGAAAGTATTTCTTCTTCGTTCATATTTGAAATTTTAATAAATGCTTTAGTATATTTATCAAAGTCTGAAATACTTTCAACTAACATTATTTTATTTGTAAGTTTATTTAAAATACTTTCTTTTAAATTTTTATTTTTCGCTTTTTCTTTTAAAGTTATATTTTCTAATTTAAGTTTTTTAATATAATTTTTTGCTTTTTCAATTCTTATATTCATTTTTTTTATTAATTTTGGATCTTTAGAATTTTTCTTTTTTTCTTCCCACCTTTTAATATCTTTATTAATCATCATAATTAAATGATTATTCAATTCTTGTCTATCTCTTATAGTTAAACCTTTTCCAAAATCTTTTAATCCTTCTTTAAAACTTTCATTTATTTTTTTTATCATATATATCTCCATAAGGAATTTTTTAATTAACAGTTTTTCTTTTTTTAATTTATCTATTTTTTCATCGATTTTTTTTATATTTGTTACATCTGTATGTTTTTTTAATTCTTTTAATTTATCTATTTTGATATTTATTTTAGAAACTTTATTAATATATAAATCATCCTTTTTTCTTGCAATAGCTAAATAAACATCATCCACAGCACCTAAAGCAACTTTACCTATTTTATTTGTTAAACTCATTTAATAATCCTTAATAATTAAAGTCTGGAATTTGCTCCAATCTTAAATCATATTTATTTATATTTTTATCATCTCTAAATCTTATAAGTCTCGGATTAATAAGAGTAATTGAATCATTTAATCCTATTTCTTCTATTTTATTTTTTGTTATTTTATAAGATGGCATTTTCTTAAAATTATATCTTAAACATCTAACTTCTATTATCTTTTCAGGTTTTATAAAAACCTCTCCCTTTAATTCAAATAATTTATTTTCATTTGCATATTTGAATAATTCTTTTCTCAATAATAGATCAAATCCAGTTCCTATTTTAGATGTTGTTCTGAATATATTATCTTTATCTAAAAATGCTGCAATAATATATCCAATCTCTTCTCTTTCCCAAGAGATCATTCCCTCTTTGCCAAATCCTATTATTGCTAAATCAAATGATTGAAATGGTTTAACTTTATAATTTTTTTCAGATGTTCTTACAATAACACCATCAATGCCAGATTTTTTTTCTTTAACTACTTCTTTATATAATGTTCTAAATTTTTCAATATCTCCATATACATGTTTAGCTACATGTATATATTTATTATTATTAAATATTTTATTTATTAAAGCTAATGATGTTTTAAAATCAGGTCTATTTCCCTGAAATCTATGAACATCGTAAATATAATGATGAATGTATGGTTTACTCGATTCTCTATTGGGAGTTCGAACAATACTTTGAGTTTCTTCAAAAGGTAATATAATACCTTTTTTCATTCCAACTAAATCACCTACGATTATTATAGAATTAATTCCTTTTATAGAATCTAATATTTTTTTATATTCTTCTAAAACTGGTAAATTGGTAATTAAATTTCCAGTAGATGTTTGAAAAAAAGGATCATGACCTTTTTTATAAATCAATGATCCTAAATTTCCATCAATTTTTTCCATAAAGAAACATTTAGAAATATTTATTTTATCTGTCACAAAATCGTTATATGCAATTTCTTTAAAATTGACATATTTCTTCCAATCTTGTGAAAAATTTTTCATTTATTTTTCCTTTTTTATATAATAAAATCAATACTTTAAAATTTACCTTATATAATATACAGTATTGTCATTTTTTATAATTTTTACTATTGTAACTATTTAAAATTATTACAAAAAAAATTATGATTTTTCTTATTTTAAATTTTTTTATTATTCTTCTGATAATGGAAAGTAAGTATCTTTAAAAGCTCTACCTTCAGTTAAAATTTCATTTCTTTTTTGAACAAATTCATCCCAAGGAGGATAAGATTCACCTTTATCGTTTGCAATTAATTTTTCAGAAAGAATCTGTTTCTCATTTAAATTCGAAATTAGTTGATCTATTACGCTATTTACACTATCTCTACTCAAAACTGGAATACCTCTAAATTTTAATGCCATTTCATCCCACTCTTTTTTCTCCAAATTCCAATAAGGTTTTATCATTGTTTGAGGTGGTGGTAGAAATGTAGGATATTTTTTATCAGGAATTTCTCCAATTTTAGTTATAACATTTTGTTCCCCTTCAAATGTATAATAAATATATCCTCTATAATCATCTTTTACTTCCCATTCTCTTTTTTCCATATTAAAAATAGCAATTTGATTTTCTTTAAGTTTTGGAGGATCTATTGTTGTTGAATTTGGGGGAATAAAATAAGAAGGTTTTCCCACTCTTTTTGATTTTAAAGGATTAATATTTGCTTCTTTCTCTCCTAAGAATTCTTTTGTTTCTTTACTATAACAATAAACTTTCATTTATTTTAAAACTCCTTTCTTATATTTTTATTATATACATCATTGATATGTTTTTAGGTCTGTTTTCTTTTCCACCAGGATCAGTATCACTGTCAAAAGTATATGAACTTGCTGAAGTTCCTTCCCCATGTATATACCAATAACCTACAGAAATATTAGAACTTATTTGGAATGTACTGTCATTATATGAATGAAGATGTTCTGAAAATCCATCGTGTTGATAAGTTCCGACATGATCTCCAAATGTTCCATCTCCTCTATCATATCTATTTGAAACACCGAAGTTTCTTGTGCTTGTAAATATAGCGTTAGTATTTAAAGTTATTGTATTTCCACTAACACCAGTAATTATTGCGAAATCGACAACACAACTATTCTCATTAATATATGACCCTATCAAAACATCTGATAAAACACCCCCAGAAACATTTGTTATTATATTTGATCCATTTGTAAATGTTCCATTTAAAGTGACTTCACTTGCATATAAATCTCTTCCTTTTCCATTATCCCAACCTTTTATAAAAACACCTCTCAAATCTGGAAGATTAAAATCATTATCTCCACCATCTCCACTTCCAAATTTTGTTCCTAAAATTGCATAAAGAGCCTGATATTCAGAACTGTCTAAATCAGATCCATCACATTCAAGCCAACCATTAGGAATATTTTCATCTGGCCACATTACAATTGTTCCTGATTTTATTCCAGTCATTGTGTCTGTTTTAATATTGATTATTAAATCTGTTGAATTTTTTGCAATCCCTATTTGTATTACATTGGCAGTTCCTATAAGATTTGTTGTTGTTAATGCTCCAGATGTCTGAGATAAATAATAAATCTGACCTGGAGTTGCTCCAACTAAAACATCATAAGCAATACATTTATTTCCAAAAACGTAAACTGAATTTCCTATTGTCGCTGAAGTCATAGCGATTCCAATTGGATTACAATTTGATAAATCAGCATCAGCTTTTGAAACAGTATTATTTCCAGTTAAATAAACTACATTTCCGATTGTAATACTCTCACCTGCTTGTAATTTTAAAACATTTAACCCTCTAGGAATCCATAAATCATCATCAAAACAACCGATGTAAAATGTAGATTCATTTTTAACAAATATTTCTCTATTTTTATCAGTTGACGAATTAAATACTGGTAAATCGTCATAAATTTTCGTTGAAAAATCTATCATTTATAATTTTCCTTTTTTATGTTTTTATAATAAAACGAACAGATATATTAGATGGTCTAGTTTCATTTATACTTGAAAGTTGATTTGTTTCTTTATAAGTCGCATTTGCATAAGGATAAACATTTCCGTCATAAGTTTGAGGATAACCTGGAATTGTGCTTGCTCCACCACAATGCTGTGTATATACATGAGAATGAGAAGAAAATTCAGAATCTTGAATTGTCCCTATATTATCACCACTTGAAATATTTGATCCGGTGACATTATACGCTGATCTAGTCAAACAGTCTGGATCTCTATATTGGACTATATCATTTGGGAGTGATGGATCTCCACCTCTATAGTGAATAACCCCATTATAAAGAGTTTTACCATTATTCCATCCTCTGATAAAATATCCTCTTAAATCTGGGACATTAAAATCTTCTGTTCCATAATCAGGATCAGTAGTATAAACGGAACAGTTATCTGGATGACATTGTGAAAAACATTGTGAACATGTGTCTGTATAACAATTTCCTTCACAAGTACAAACGTCAGGATAACAAACATTATAACATTCTTCACAATCAGCATCAGTAACCGCCATATATTGAGTACATGCGTCTATTCCAATATCTTTAATACTATTACAAGCAAAACATCCAGTAAAACCTGCTGGATAACACGTAGTACATATAGGAGTAATAGTGTTAACAATTCCCTCATAAGAGTCACAAGCGGTATCACAAGAACATGAGTCAACATAACATTCTACATCACAATCACACCCATTATATGAAACACAATCATTTCTATCCCAATATTGTTCATTTGAAGATCCATTTCCATATTTATCTGATAAAAAAGAATGAAGATTTCGAAAATCTGAACTTGAAACGGCAGCACCATTACATTCTAACCACCCATCAGGAATTGTATCTGATGCCCACGGAATTATTGTTCCTGTAGGGACAGATGAAGATAATGAAGGAGTCTGAATTTCTATTTTTAAATCTGTAGAATTTATCGCAGTTCCAATTTTGACAACATTTTCTAAAGGCATTGATGATGTTAATACCCCATTTGTTCCCAAATAATATGATGAACCAACTGTTGCCCCAACTAAAATATTTTTTAAAATACACCCTTCTCCAAAAACTAAAACCTTTGAACCATATGATCCTAAAGTAACCGTAATTCCTATTACATTTAAAGTATCAGAATCTGAATTATCACTTATATATAAAAATCCATCATCATCAATATAAACGACTTTATTTGTGGTTATTTCATCTGATGTGTATAAATTATATGTTTTTCCACTTAATGGAATCCATACATTGTATTCTGTATGTCCATAATAATTAATTTTTTCATCTGTGGGATATAAGATTCTATTTTTGTGTAAAGAAGAATCGAATGTAGGTAATGTTGTAACAATTTCTATCATTTAAATCTCCAATTCAATCCTTATATTTTTATAATAATCATTAAAGAAATATTTCTCGCATTATCAATACTATAATTTCTATTTGAAGTTGAATAATTATAATGGGGTAAAAAAACAAGACGTATACCGCTTGAAGAGTTATGTGTTGCTCCAGGATATTCATTCCAAATAAAAGATCCTTTATGATAATGATCTTTCATTTCTGCTGCTTGATATGTCCCTAAATTATCACCATCATCAATAGAACTTCCTGTCATAAAAGTTTCAGAATTTCCAACAGTTCCAAATCTATCAAATTCAGCATTTTCATCTACTCCTGCTCCACCATCAACACCTCTTAAAAGTAATCCTCTATAGTCAGGGATATTAAAATCTTCATTTCCTTCTGATCCAACTGATCTATTATCTATTCCATTTCCATATAAATCCCCAATAGCATTATATAAAGATAAATATTCTCCGCTATATAATGCTGAACCGTCACATTCAAGCCACCCATCAGGAGGAGTTTCATCTGGCCAAAAAGCAATAGTCCCAGATGTAACATTTGTTTCAGTATTATATTCAATTGAAACTTTAAAATCTGTTGCGTTTATTGAAAAACCAACTTGAACTCTTTGATTTTCTGTAGTTAATGTTGTTACAAATACTCCCGCTGTTTCTGATAAATAATATCTTGTTCCATATGTTGCCCCAATTAAAGCAGTTTTTAAGACACACCCATCTCCAAATATTGTGATTGATTGTCCTGTTGTCCTTGTTTCAGCCGCAACTCCTATTACATTTGATGTTGATTCAGAACTAGAACTAGCTTTCATTACTGTATTAAGAGCACTCAAATAGACAGGCTGACCCTTTGAAATATTTTCACCAGCATTTAATTCTAATACAATTCCATTTAAAGGAACCCACATTCTTGATCCACCGAAATAAAAAATTCCATCATCTAATGCAAAAACTCTTGAATTCAAATGAAGAGATGAATCAAAAACAGGAAGGGTACTTACAATTTGAGTATCGGAAAAATTCATAATGTTGCAATATTCCTTTTTTATTTTTTATTTATTATTTTGTTCTAAGTTTTTATTAAAAATTAATTTATCAACTTGAAAAAATATTAATGCTCCTATGAAATTAGCCACAATTACTGATGTTATTTGATTAAAATTAGACATAAAATAGATGACAACTGCTAAAATTGGAGATGACAATTGCCACCTCAATATGTAAAAAATAAGTTTTTTCAATATGAACCTCCAAATTAAAATATATTATTTTGTTCTCAGTTTTTATTTTTTTGATCATTTTTATTTTATGTTTATATTTAAATTTTATATATATTAATAATTGAAATGATTTTTATTATTAAAATAAATTTTTAGGAGAAAATTTAAATGATTTTCAATGATTTAAAAAGCAAAATATTTAATAAGATCAATAATTTTATTTCAGAACTAAACGAAAAAAAATAACTAACATATTTTGGTCATGTGTTTTACTTTTATTTTCGTTAATATTCATAGGCTTTATTTCAATAACATACAATGTCGGAGTTTTTATAATTCATATATTTAACCCAACTATAGAAATAGGATTTTTTGGATTTATTTTCTGTTGTATTTTAGGCTCAATAACTATTGGAAGTTCATTTGGAGTTATAACTGCAATATTTTTGATTTTTTATTTTATTATTTTACAAGTATTTTTTAAAAGGAAATAAAATGAAAGAAGAAATTATTAGTAATTATATTTATGGTATTTTGTTTTATATAATTCGGTCAAAGAAAACTAAGTGGTCTTTAGACCCTTAGATGAATTTGAACCGATCTTCTGATTTGCTTAGAACAAATATAAAAATATGAAAGGATACCATCATATGAGTTCAAAACAAGTTTTTCTAAAGTTAACAATTGATCAAATAAAAGAACTTGAAAAAATAGCAGCAATGAGAATGATTGAGGAAAATAAAAAATTTACAATTCAAGATTTAATCATTGAAGTTATTAACAAGGAGTATTTTCAATGTATAAATCAGAATTAAAATACCATATTGTATTCTGTACTAAATATAGAAGAAGAATTTTACAAAATGATTTAAAAACTTTTCTAAATAAACAAATTATAACTATTTGTTCTAAGTATAATTACAAAATTCTTGGTTTTGATATAGAACCAGAACATATTCATATTTGTTTAGAATTAGAACCAACTTATTCTGTTTCTTCAGTTATAAGAAATTTAAAAGTTATTTCATCTTATAATATTTTTAAAACTTTTCCATTAATTAGAAACCAATATTATTGGAATTCAGGTTTTTGGTCTTCTGGTTATTTTGTTTCAACTGTTGGTAATGTATCTCAAGACAAAATTTTAGATTACATAAGAAAGCAGGAAGATGAAATAAAATGATTAAAACTTTTTCTCTTAATTTAGTTGGAAATAAAGGAAAAATTGAATTTTTAAATTCTATTTATTTCGATTGTCAGGAAGTTTCCGATTTTATTCTTAATTATATCAAAATAAATAAAGAATATAGAAAATCAGAAGTTCATAAAAATACTTATTTTCTTCTAAAACAAAAATATCCTGATATGAATACCAAATTGTTTCAACAAATTAGAGATAAAGTTTTATCATCAGTTAAATCAAAACGTTTAAAGAATACAAAGAAAATTGAAGTTCCAATAATTTTAGATTATCAATCTTTTAATTTAAAATTTGAAGATAAATATTTTAATTGTTTTTTGCGTTTTTTCAGAATTAATTTTCCTTTGAAAGGAAAACGAATTATTGAGAAATTAAAAACTTCTAAGAAAATTAAGAGAATTGAGTTAATTCCAAAAAATAATGGAAAATATTTTAAAGTATTTTTTAATTGTGAAGTTGAGGATATTAAAAATAATTTCTCAAAAACATTAGCACTTGATATAAATTTGAAAAACATTTATTTGTCTGATGGTAAAAAATTTAATTTAAAACTTTACATCCATAAAAAGTTAAATTATCGAAAATATAAAAAACAAATTTTTATCCAAAACTGGTCAAATGGTTACATTAGAAAGTTAGCTTCTGATATCTCAAATTATCTATTTTCACATCAAGTAGGTTACTTGGTAATAGAAGATTTGAAAAATATTAGAAAATCCTTTTCTAGAAAAAATGGAACATCAAAAGGGAAAAATTTAAACTATTTAATGAATAGTTGTTTTCCGTATTCGATGTTCTCAAATTTTCTAGAAAATTCATGTTCAAATAAGGGCATTTTAGTTAAGAAAATCAATCCTGCATATACTAGTAGAACTTGTTCTATTTGTGGAAGTACAAATACAAATAGACCAAAACAAAGCTTACTAGTATGTAACAGTTGTAACTCAAGACAAAATGCAGATTTGAACGGAGCAAAAAACATTCTTTTGTTTTCACAAAAGAATTCGGTTACTAGTGGAGATCGTGGACTAAACTCTAAAAATAAAACGTCCGAAGCTGTGGTTCTTTAGAACCTCAGTAATTCACTGAAATACAACTAAGTTTAATATATAAGCTTAGTTGTATTTTTTTAAATTAAAATTAATTTTTAAGGAGTATTAACAAAGGTGTCAATAAGAGATAATAACATTAAACTTCCAACAGAAAAAGATTTAGAAACTTTAATGAAAAGAGGGGATTTTAAAGAATATAAAAATTGGTCAGATAGAAATTTTAAAAATATTCCTGAAAAAGGAATTGGATATAAAGTAATACAAAAAGTTGATAATATGTTTATTCCCATTATAAGATCTAATAAGTATGAAAAATGGGAAAATTTAAAATATGAAAATATAGAAAATGATTGGGTTATTTGGAACATTAAAGGATCTTCTAAAAATCATGGTTTTAGTTTCTTTTTAAAACTTGAAGAAGCAAAAAACTTTTATGATTCTTGGTTAAAAGAATTTCCAAATACAAAAAACATTTTATTTTTATATAAAATTGAATATAAAAAAGGTTTAATTAGTTATGAAACAGTTTCTTGTATTAGTGAAGTTTATACGCTAATAGGAATGTGTAGAGAATTTAAGTTTTCAGAAAAAATAGAAATGGAGTAAATTTTTTATAGTGAATTATTTGAAAAAATATTTTGATTTTGAAGCAAAAGAATGTAATTATTTGAATTTCAAAATTAAGGTTGCTCTTATTAAAAATCTACCACCAAGAGATGAAGAATTTGATATTATACGAGATATGGGATTTCCATATATTGAAAAAGTTTTTAAAAAAGAACCTCTTGGAACTGATGTGCCATTGTTTGTTTTTCCTGAAAGATGGATGTCTATTCAAGAGCAATATTATTTTATTTCATATTTAAACCTTAATCCTGACGTAGAAAAATTTAAAGAAGTTCTTTTAATATGTTCATCCCCAATTATAATTGGAAACTTTAAAAGGGAACAAATTAGAATAATAACTTTTCCCGATAAAGTTTTATTAGTTCCATGTAACTAAAAGGAGGATAAAATAAAAATGGAAAAAATAAAATTTGAATTAAAAGTAATTTATGATATTGAAAAGGGTGCGTGTATTATTGAAGAAAAAGGAATAATGAATGTAAAAGAGATAGAATGTCTTTATGGAAAAAAAGTATTAAATGAATATTTAAATTCTGATTTTTCTGTAGTTTCTGCCCATGTATTAAGTGATTGGGGATTTGATATACAACCAAACACCAGAATTGTATTAAAAAATATGACTAATTTATATCATATTTATCTTAAAGAATACTATAGTTTTGATCATATTAATAATGTTTTAAAAAAAATTCAAAAAGCAAAAGAAAATCTAGAAAAGATAATTGAAGGAAATTTTAATAATTTACCGAGAGTAGAAACGATTTCTTTTTAAAAAATATAGAAAGGATTATATAGTGAAACATTATCAAAAAATTCTAACTCTTTTTGAAAGAGATAAAAATAGAAAAGTTATTGTTGGAAAATGGTCACATTCAATGTTTGACTATCTCAAAGATAATATATGGACAGCAGATGAAAAGATTAATGGAACAAACATTAGAGTAAAATGGACCAATGGTAAAATTAGATTTGGAGGAAAAGAAGATAATGCTGATATTTCGACAGAACTTCTTGATTTCCTTATGGATAAATTTGAAGATAAAAAAATTATGGAGAGTATTTTTGGATCAAAAGAAGCTTGTATATATGGGGAAGGAGTTGGTCCAAGAATAACGAAAGGTAGTGAATTATATACTTTAGGTTCAGAAAATAAATTTCAATTTATTGTTTTTGATGTTTGGGTTGATGGGTGGTGGTTAGACAAAGATATGGTTACGGATGTCGCAATAAATCTTAATTTAGAAAGAGTCCTAAATTTTGGAGAAATGAATTTAATGACTGCTGTTGAAAAAGTTCAAAGAGATTTAAGATCTCATCTAGGTGATTTTCCAATTGAAGGTTTTGTTTTAAGACCTTTAGTTCCTCTCTTTAATAAAAAGGGAGAAAGAGTAATTGGAAAGATAAAAGCTAAAGATTTTTAAAAATAGAGTTTATCAATAAAAAATTTTACTTTTAAGGAGAATTAAAATGGAACCCTTTGAAAAAATAGTATTTATATTTAAAGATAAAAAAATAACACAATTAGCTCCAATTAGTCTTCAGATTATAAATGATTTGAAAATTGATATGGGATTTTGGAACACACTATTAGAAAAAGTATTTACTATTCTGGGTTTTAGTTGGGACGATTATTTTGATCTTGAAAGTATTTTACATTCCTTTGAAAATAAAGAAGATTTAGAATATTTTCTAATTTTTCTTAGAGTCAATAAATTTATAAAAATAGAAAATAAAGTAAAAACAAAAGAAATAATTATAAATTCAGATCCAATTAATGAAATACATGTTTGTTATTTTACCAAAACAATTGGTGATAAAATAACACTATATGAAATAGTTATTAATGAATATGAACATCCTGATTCTCAAGGTGAATCAACAATACCCCAATATGATATAAAGGATATTTTAACATTAAATAAAACCGATAAAAAGGCTGGAGCATTAATTCTAATGGAAGCAAATCAATCGAATATTGATTTGTTAATAAAAGAAGGAATTTTAAAATAAAAATAATAAGGAGATCTTTAAAATGCTTCATTTCAAAAAAGATATACAAATGAGTATTGCTTTATCCATCGTTAATAGACTCCAATATGAAATTCCATATGCAAATTTAGATTTTTTAATTCTTGAAGATTTGGGGTTAGATTATAATTTTAGAGATACTGCTATTAATATTCTAATTTACATAAAAAAAAGAAGATGAAAATGAATTAAAAAGTATTTTATATAAAAATGGATTTTCACAAGGACCAAATAGAAATATAAATAAAATTTTAAGACCAGATTGTCTTGTACTTATGGAAAAAATATTTATTTATATTTTAGTAGAAAATGATGACGATAAAGAATCAATTATTCCAAGAATATATATTGATCTTAAAACATCTTATCAAAAAGTAAATTCTTTCTTAAACAAAACAAATGATGATACTATGAAATCAATAATTGAAATAAGAAAGATGTTTGGATTTGATTATATGTTTTCTTTTATTGAAAATCTTGTTGATTCTTTTGAAAAAAAATAAATCTTAATTTTATCATTTATCTATATATATTAATTATTAATAAAAAACATTGGAGGTTTTTATGTTGAATTTGGATTCTGAGATTAAAAAGCGTATTGCTGACAGTCTATGTGAATTTTTCTATGCCACAAAACATCAATGTTTTATTGGCGGAAGTATGTCAGTAGGTTTATCCAGAAAAGAGTCAGACATAGACATAATTGTCTATTGTCATATTGATGAATTTCTACAATTATATCATATTTTAACTTCAAATGGTTTCATAAAAAGATCAGAATTTGATTATTCTGATAGTTCATCAGATTTGTTTGAATTAGGAAATCTTATTGATGTTCTGGTTCAAAGAGATTTGAAAAAATATAAAGAAGATGAAGAGTTTCATAAATATCTTAAAGATACCATTTCAAAAATGGACTCTAAGGGTATTGAAATGATTCAAAAAATGAAGGAATCTGGTGTAAAAGGTGCCACAATATACAAACTATTAAAAGAGTTTGTGAGAGCATATGATACTCTAAAATAACACATATAAAAATAGTGAATATGATTTATCATGTTCACTATTTTTTTGTTTAAAAAATCTGAATTTTATAATCTAAGTATATATATTAATTAATGGAAATAAAAAAACAGAGGAGGTTTTTATATGAATTTGTATAATGAAATATCAAGGGTAATCATAAGGGAATTGAGTCACTTGGTGACTCTTAAAAGTTATCTCATCGAAGGAAAGTATTCGACCATTTTCATAAGGTCAGATCCATTAAGTAGTGATAAGTCAAACACTATTGAAAAATGGCTATTTGAAAATAAATATGAAGTAGCAAAAGACTGGAAAAATAGTGATTCGGATAAATTCGAATTACAAAATTATCCAGACGTAATATTGGTAGATTACATAACATTTGATAAAACTAAAATATTGTCCCAAATGAGATATTTTTTGGATGACATTGGAGGGGATAAAGATTATATAAAAAAAATGGTTTCTCTTTTAGAAAGAGAATTAATTGAATTATATGGAATCAATCCCCTTAAACCATAGGTATATAAAGTAGTGAATATGATTTATCATGTTCACTATTTTTTGTTTAAAAAATCTGAATTTTATAATCTAAGTATATATATTAATTAATGAATTAAAAAAAAACAGAGGAGGTTTTTTATGTGGATGAATAAAGAAGATCTGAGGAGTATCATTGCGAAAAGTATAGTTAAATTCATAACAGATGCAGGATTTAACTGTTTTATATCCGGTAGTGTTCGAACCGGACTACTAAAAACAAAATCTGATATAGATATATATGTGTTTTGTGATGATTATGAAACTGTTTATCTCTTCAATTTGTTATATTGTCACGGCTTTGTTTTAAATAAAAGCCACACAGATTATGAAGGGATTACTCATCTCCTTGAAATGGGGGATATGGTTGATATCTTAGTTCAAACAGATCATGACAGATTCATTAAGGATAAAAAACTTCATGATATCATAGAAAAAATATTTTCTGGTATGAGTCGCGAAGAAATTGACTTATACCATATTGTAAAAGGTGAACTTAAGGGGTCCAAAATGTTTGGATTCATTAAGTTCATAATAGAGTCCTTTCAGAAAAATGCAGTAGTATAGTGATAAAAAAATAGTTTGTATTTATACTTAATACAAACTATTTTTTTGTTTAAAAAATCTGAATTTTGTTTTATATTTATATATATTAATTAATGAATAAAAATATTTTTAGGAGATTAAAATGAAAAAAATATGTATAATATTAGTTATTTGTTTGTGTATTTTAATGGGGTGTGTTTCTTCGCCAAAGAAGTTCAACCCCAAAAAGGTTGATGTAATGAATCAAGATATTGGATTTTATAGTAAGGATATGATCAATGTATTTTCTACTGGAAAATGTATTGATCAAGTCCTGGAAAGGGGGGATCAATCTGAAAAGAATAAATGAGTTGGAGGAAGTTTGCTTAAATTCCTTCAAAGAAATCCTTAAAGTTCGTTCAAAAAATATTACTTTGGGCGAACTTGAAATCTTATCTTCTTACATTTCAGAATTTCTATTTCCTAAATTAGAAGATTTTGAAATAGAAGATAAGTAAAAAAACAACAGTCTTTATGATGTTGTTTTTTTTTGTAAATTTTTTACACTTCCCATATTAATGTTGAACCAACATATATTTTAGAAATTGATGTTGATCCTAAATAAATGCCTTGAAGATTTATTAACCCCATATATAAAAGTTTAATATCACTATCCTCTTCAAAAATCCATCCTATATTTCCACCACCATCAATATTTCCATTTGTTAATAATGCATTATAATTTGATTCAGAATAAGAAAATTCAAACATTTCCATTTCATAAACAGCTATACCGGTCATTTCTTCTCCTCCTTCTAATTCCAAATTTAATCTGTAAAATCTATAAGATGTTGAATTTTCAAAATTATATATTGAAGGAGAACCAGAAGATTCATCTAATCGAGAGTCTAAAAGAGTCCAATTTTCTTCATCATTACTTCCACTTAATGTAAAATTTAATGTAAATCCATCGAAATCATAAAAAAAAGTCAAAGAATATCTATTTATAATTTTTTCATTTCCTACACCGAAATCATATTGTAAATAACTTGAATATTCGAAAGAAATCCATAAAGTTTCTGAATCATCATCAAAAGCATATTCTGGACCAAATTCTGGATATTCTGGATAAGATGGATCAGCAGTTGGAGTTCCACCAACACATAAATCATTTGAAATTTCAACTCCACCAAACACATTCACTAAAGTTATATAATTTAAATTTAATGATCCAGATGTTTGAATAAAAGAACAATCTCCTAGTTTATTTTCTATTATCAATTGTTTTTCAGCAGATCCACTTACAGAAAATGAATTAGCGGTAATATTACAAGCATATAAATCAATATTATCACAATTACTTATATTTAAATTATTACAAGTTATATTATAATATATTGATATTGTGGTAGAATTTGAAAATTCTAAATCATAAAAAGTTTGATCGTAAGATTTAAATGTTCCATTACAAATTATTTTTGAAGTACCTGATATTATTTCAAATTCATCTGAAGGAAGATTTGTAAATTGAAATGTTTCATTTATTGTCCAAATTGAATCTCCCAAAATTAGTGAAGTTGAGTCACTATCTATATCTACATTTATTGAATTTATATCGAAACCATTTGTATCTAAACTTCCAGAATGAAGATTTATATATTCAGAATAAATATCGCTTAAAAATGTTAATAAAGTTCCATATAATCTCAATCGATAAAAATCTTTTCCACCACTATTAAAAGTACATGTATTATTAAATAATATTGAAGGATATCCAGAAACAACCATATTTGAAGAAAACACACAAGATCCACTTTCAATAGTAAGGTAATTAAAAATTGAAGGTGATGTAAAATCTATAATAGGATTATTTGTAACTCCAGAAAAGTCAATACTTTTAACAGATCCAGAAAGAAAAGTTACTGTTTGGTCTGTTAAAGAAAAACTATTTGAATCAAAATAAACGTCATCAGAACTTGTAGGAGCACTTACCCCACCAGATCCTCCGCTTGTTTCAGACCAATGAGATGTATCAGACCAACTTCCCCCATTTCCAACCCAATATCTATTTGCCATTAAATATTTTATCCTATAATAATATATAATGTTGTTGAAACTTTTTCCCCTAACGCATCATATTCAGCTTGGCTTAATGAAACAATTGATGTTATGGCTGTTGACGCAATGGGATTATTAAATCCAGCATCTACAAATTCAGCTGATTTACCAAAATAAAATTTATCTTCGTCTTCAACATATATCAATTTTTTATGATAAGCAACTGAAAATTCAGGTTTTGTTGGTAATGGAATAATTTCTATATCGTGAAATTTCATTTCAAATCTCCTTTAAAAATTAAATTAAAAAAATTATAACTCCCATAATAAATCAGATCCACTATATATTTTAGAAACAGGTGATGTTCCAAGATAAATATTTCCTATATTTGCAGATCCTTTATATAAAAGATTAACATTACTTTCTTCGAAAAGCCATCCTATATTTCCACCACCATCTATATTATCATCTGTTAATAAAGAATAAAATTTTACACCTCCAGAGTTTTTATAAAGACTTACATTTCTAAGACTGACATATCCATTTGGGCCACCTTCAGTTAAATTAAAACGATAATATCTATATGGTGTATAATTACTAATTTCATATGTACCTTTATTAATCCAATTATCTAATATTATTTGGTTTACCTGAGTATCTAAAATAACCCAATCTTCATCATTATTTGACCCTTCAAACGTCCAAGAATTAACATAATATCCTGATCCTTCACATCTTATTGTATATAATTTTACTATTTCTGAATTTCCTTCACCTAGATCATATTTAACTACACATGGTAAAATATTAGTTCTCCATGCTGAAGAAAAAGAATTATAGTCAAATATGTAATTTACTGAACCAGAAGTAGTTGATTCCGCAGAAGCTGTTCCAAGCATAGGAAAACAAATATTTTCTTTTGATGATGTTTCGACATCAATTAATTTTACATTTGTTGCATATACATTATTGCCAGAAGATTTAATAAATTTTAAAATCCCTGTTGAGGTTTTACCATATATTGTTGAATTTCTTAATACTAAATCTCCAGATATCCATATTAAAGACATATCATAAAGATTAAGTCCAGTTGATCCATAAGTAATATCAGAAATAGTTAAATTATGACATTTTAAATTAGATCTCAAACTAAAATTTTGATCTGGGAGTCCTAATCTAGAAAATTCTACATCATATAATTCAACAAAAGGTTCTTTAGTCAATGGAGAAAAGATTTCAACATCAAAAAGGCTATGACAAATAATTTTAGAAGTTCCTACATCAAATGATATTTTATCAGTATCATAAATGTAAATATTATCAAATTCTAATGTGGAATTTCTAAGAAATATAAAATCAATGTATTCATTTATATCCAAAACAGTTCCTTTAATATTATATCCATTTGTATCAAAATTTCCATTACTTAAAGAAAATTTCTTACAAATTATATTACAATTAAGAGTTAATGATCCATCACTGACAGTAATTGTTAATTGTGAGCTGTCTGTATTTTCTCCACCTCCTTGAATAGTACAATTTCCAGACCCAAATAGAATAGGACAACGATAAACAACATTATCAGATAATATCATATCGCCATTATAAATAGAAATTGCCTCATTATTATCGAAAATTGGAAAATTAGTAGGATTATCACATATGAAACCATTACAACTAATACCACCCTCTAAAATTTGACTATCTTTTACAAAACTTAATGAATCAAAATATATAATATCATTTTCCGTTGGAGGAACTGCAAAATCAGTTCCGCCACTAGAAGAAGCCCAATGTCCAATTTCTCCTAAAACTCCCGAAGAATTATCTTTCGTACTATTATAGATGTAAATACTTTGTATATAATATGCGTATCTGAAAATAGATGTATAATATTCAATATTTAATGAATTTATAACAACTGAAATTATATTTTGATTTGTATTTGTTAAACTTGCTAAATTAGCCCAAGATACTCCGCTATCCGTAGATCTATATACTCCTCTCGATCCTACTCCAATTAACATTGTTAAACCATCTGGACTGACAGCAACACAATTTCCTGTTTGATCGGCAAAAACTTTCTTACTAATATATGGGATTATATTCCATTCTGTATCACCTCTATCTAACCATAAATATCCATTTGTCGATGATGACCCAGAAGTTGGATTAGGACTAAATAAAAATTTATTTCCTGATGAATCACAACTTATAGAGGGATCAAATGGTGTTCTATTTGCAATTTCATTAGAAAACGTCCAATTTTCTCCATAATCAAAAGAAAAACAAACTTGATCTGTTGCCGTTTTTCTTGTTATTGCCACAACACTCCCATTAGAACTACAACAAACAGAAAAGACACTAAGATAAGTTTCATCTTCTACCCAATCAACTCCATAATTAGAAGATTTATTTAATTTTTCAGATTTTACAGCATACATATAAATACCGTCATAACTACACGCAACTCTAGTAAAATCTCCACTTAAAGACGTATCAGTCCAAGTAGAACCAAAATCATTAGAGACATATGCAGAAGTAGATGAAATTACTATGATATATCGACCATCAGAACTTAATGCGGCATCTTTCCAAAATACGTCAATATCACCAGCGGGATATATTTGATTCCAAGTATTTCCCCCATCATCAGATAAATATAATCTTTTAGCTAATGTTTTAGTAGGTTGAAATATAGAATTAGATGAGATCATATATGATGAATTTGGACTAAGTTTAATCCAAACTAATTCAAGTAAATTTTCAACAGAATCATAGTGATCTAATGGAACCCAATATTTATTTGCCATTTTACATCCTTTAAAATTTTAATATCTTTTTATTTTTTGTTCTAAGAAAATTACAAATTAAAAAAATTATTAGATAACTTTTGTTTTTTTGTAAATGTTTTTAATAAAGTTTTATTATATATATTAATGATAAACAAATAAATAAATTCGGAGAAAAAATTATGAGAGTAGATTTAATTGTTAAGATTTTATTTTATATCATAACTGTTTTTTTGGCATATACAACAATAGAAATTATAGTTTTCGATTTATATCCCTGGTATATTGATATTTTTTTATTAACTATAAATAGTACCATAATTAAAGATGCCTTAATCTTGGATGTAAATAAAGAAGAATTAAAAATTAAATGGAAAGGAAAAACAAAATGATAGAAAAGGATACATTAATAAGTAAAGTTATAAATTTAAAATTTTTAAAAGACGTTATTAAATCAGATTTTGTAAAACTTGAAGGGTTAAGAATGTATGAAAGAAAAGAAAAATTTACAGTAACTTCTATTTTAAATAAGATTTTTATGGATAAAGATATATTTAGTAATCAAACATTTACCTTTATAAATGATGTATTTTATTTAAAAGTAAATTCAATAAAAAATGAAGATCTGGCTTCAATATCAAAAATATTTATTGATAACCAAATACCAGAATGGTTTCATATTGAAATATATACTGGAAAAGAACCAGATACTTATCTATTATATAATATAGTATTTTATAAAGAAGAATTAATGATCTATATTAAAGATAAAGATAAAGAATTATTTTTAGATTACTATAATAAAGTAAAATTAAAATAATTAAAAAAGATAAATCATTTACATATAAAAAGAAAGCGAGGTATTAAAAATGTTTAAATATTTGGTTAATTTATTTTTTATTTCAATAAGATTACAAAATGTAGTTAAACGTAGAATTGAAATGGATAGAGATATTCAAAAATTAGAAGATAAAGAAGATGCTTTATATATAAAAAGAGATGATTTATTAGATGAACTTATAGAAAAATTTAAACTATTTGAAGGTTTAGACTTAAAATTTATAAATTATCAAAAACATGTGCATCTTTTAAGATTTGAAGGCAATATAAATAATAATAAATTATCTAAAGTTTCAAAGATATTAAATATATACAATCCCTATAATTCTAATCATGTTAATTATGAATATAAAAACATAACTATCGTATTTAATGAAAACCCTCAAAAAATATTTTTTCTTGTAGGAAAATATTCTTTAGATAAATTTAATGATTTTATTAAAGAAAATAAAATTAATCTTGATAAGTCATATTTAAATGAAAAAGAATTAACAATGAAGGATGATTATAATGGGTAAACATATTCAAAAATTTCTATATCTTAAAGCCGCTGGTGATATAATAAACGCATGTTTTCCTATACTTAATTCTGAAAAAGAAATAACTGAAACAATGGCAATAATCCAACATCTAAGAAAAATAATATTAGATGATGAAAAAAATAAATATACAATTTATGATTTTTGTGCTGGAAACGCTTTAACATCTGTAACATCTGCATTTCTTCTTCCCATAAAAAAGGCAATAGCTTTTGATATAAAAGAAAGAGAAAGAAGATGGCACTTAGTAAATAAATTCGAATATAGACAAAAAGATGACGGAGATATTTATAAATTTAACATCAATGAAATAGATGAAAATTCAATTATTATTGGAATACATCCTTGTTGTGATTTATCGAAAAAAATTATTGAAATTTATAATAATTCAAAGGCAAAATATCTTATATTGATGCCTTGTTGTTATGGACAGATAAATCCAGGTTTTACTTATTCAGATGATTTTTTAAAAAGAATGGGTGGTGAATTTAATCTTTGGTGTATAGAATTGGCATCTTTATGTAAAGGTAAAAAGTTAGTAACATTGGATAAAGGATGCTTATCTGAAAAAAATATAATTATAAAGGCAAAGAAAAATGATTAAAGAAACAAATGAAAAAATAAATGAAAGAGCAAATAATTATGTTTTAATGTGTTCAAAATCTAAAGAAATCCAAGATTTATGGGAACCTAAAAAAGGTGATAATTGTCATCATGGATTTCTACCAGGTGGAGCATATTGGTTTAATATTATAAATTCTGAAGTACAAACTGCAAAAGCGAATAAAGATTATATGATATGGCTACCAAGAATTGAAGATTATATGAAAATTTTCAAAATAAGTGAAGAGAGAATACATTTATTTGGAACATTTTGGGCTATTGCTTGTCATGTTTGTGGTATGGAAAATAAAAAATATTATATGGATAATTTCGATTCATTGGAACAAATATTTTTAGGATTTTTTATGGATTCTGATCATAATAAAAGATGGAATAAAGAAAAAGAAGATTGGATATTGGAGATAAAATAAAATGGATATAAATAGAGCTGAACATGCAAGAAATTTAATGGATATGAGAAATAGATCAAAAAATATTTTATCGATTGCTGAAATTTTAAGTAAATCAAATATAATAATATCAGGTGATAGATGTAGTTTTATATCTATATATTTTGATGAAAAAGATTCAAAAGAAATATTAGATTTCACTATTTCACTTATTCAAAAAAGATTAAAAGAAATAAATGAATTGATTGAGGTATTATGAATAAAAATGAAAAATAAAATTATACATCGTTTAGTTGTTTGGATTGAATCATGGTTAGAGCTTTTGGATGGACTATGTGGAATCTTTAGTTTTGGATTTTTTCGTCCATATTTTTCTTTTAAATTCATTATCATTTATTCAAAATATTCACTAAGGAGAAGAATGAAAAGTGAAAAAGGTTGAATTAAAAATAACATATTTATCAGATAATTATGTTGATGTAACAAATAAAGATATTTCTTATGCAAAAATAAGAGGTCTATTTAAATCAGAAGATAAAAATCCTCTAGGGGATGGTTATTCTCTTCAGGTTAATAATGAAGAAGATAGAGAAAAAATAGAAGTAATGTGTGATAAAATTTCAAATGCTGTTCTTGAATGTATGAATTCTATTGGTGGAGATGAAGACCCTAAGTTTAAAGAATATAATATTACAAGACATCTTCCCTTTACATTACAAGATGGAACTGTTTTAAATCAAAAAAAAGATAATGATAATATTACAGTAAGAGAATTAATACAAAATCTATTAACATTTAATATGGATGCATCTGTAAATGTAATTTCTTGTGATGAGTTTATTGATAAATTTGTATTAACTTGGGATGGAATGCCAGGAACAACAAAACAAAAAACGAAAAATGTTGAATTTTTTATAAATAGAAAAACATCAAAGGATGTAATAAAATGGAAAAAAAAGATATAAAACTATTAATGGAAGAAGTTCTACATGAAACATTTCATGATTATGAAATAAGTGAAGATGGAAAAAATATTTCTACATGTAGCTGTGGAGGAAAAGGATTTTACGTTAAAGAAGTTTGTTCAAATGTAAATAGAACATTCGACACTCCATATGATTTCCTTGATTTAAAACATGCAATTAGATACTTAGGTCCTAATGAATGGAGAAATTTTATATCTTTTTCTAAAAAAAATTTTCTAGAATATGATAAATATAATAACTATGTAGACTTTTTTGAATTCTTATCAGATGAAAGAATTTTTCCTGAAGTAGTTGTTAAATGGATTAAATATAAAAAAGAAAGAAACGAAAAAAAAGAAAGAATAATTGAATGTCAAGATAAAATTTTAAATAGATTGAATTCAGTTAAAAAATTATTAGTTATTCTATATAATAATTCAATTGATGAAAAAAATGAAAATACTGTTGAAATAATAAATGATGAATTAATAGATTTGAGTAGATTGATTCAATTTTTAGAAAATGGAGAAACTCCAAAAGAAGATTAAAAATGAATAAAAAAACAAAAAATTGCGGAAATTGTAGGTTTTTCACTAAACTTAAAAATGAAAGATTCATTAGAGGTTTATGTGAAAAATTAGACTATTCAACTACTTCAGATTCATCTCATAATTGTAAACATTGGAAACCCATAAAATATAAAAGAATAAATAACAAAGATTCTATAAACTTAATAGAAGATATTCATATTTTTTAAAGGAGAAATTATGATAGATTTTGATGTCGATAAATTTAAAACAGAAGAACTTGAAGAAATAATACAAAAATTAAGTAATATAATTACTAAAAGATACGAAGAAAAGGTCTTTGGAAAACCAAAGTCTTTAATAGGAAGATATTTTAAGAAAAGGGATAGTGATTCATATTATTATATTTATAGTAATGATTTTTCTGACATGACAGTAAACAGTATGGTTTTTGTGGTTGGATCTGATATTTTTAGAGGATTTGAATTTTTATATGATATTAAAACTTCATACAGTTTTATAAAAGAAAACTGCAGAGAAATATCTAATGAAGAATTTATTAAAGCCTTTGATGATTTTAAAATAAAAATGTCAAATACGTTTGAATCTAAATTCAATATCATTGAAAGGAATAAAAATGGAAAAGCATGAACTTATTAACTTTTTTAAAGAACATGAAAAAGAAAATTTAAAATTTGATGAGATTAAAAATAAAAAATCGAACAGAAGAGATTTACAAGCTTTTATTATTTTAGATGAAAAATTTCCATCAAGGCAGAATATTATTGAAAATGCGATGCATCATGATGAAATAGGACTTAATATAACATTCGATCAATTATGTGAATTAGATGAAAATACGCTTCTAGATTTAATAAGATGTGGTGTTTTATTAGATGAAGAGTATGAATCTCTAAAAATGTATGTTTAAGGATATTAATAAGAATGAATAAAAAGTTTATAATTAAAGATTTTTTAGATTTTAGTAATGTATGTTTAAGGATATTAATAAGAATGAATAAAAAGTTTATAATTAAAGATTTTTTAGATTTTAGTGATGAAAATTTAAAAATAATTTCACAAAAAGCATTAAATGAATTAAAAAAAAGAGAAGATGAAAAAAAGAAAAAATACTTCAATAACTGGGTTGGAAAATGTTTTAAGAAAATAAATTCAGATGATTATTTTATAATAAAATATTTTTTTGAATTTAATAATACGTTCTATACTCTTTATTTTTCATTTTATCCAGATCAAAATCCTTCCAATATAGAATATACTTATTTATTGGCAGAACAAATTTCAAATAATTACAAAGAAATTGATTTTGAAGTATTTGTAGAAAAACTGGTTCTTTTTAAAAACAAAACTAATGTTTTCATAGATAACAAAATAGAAGAAACTAGAAAGATTATATTAAAATCTTAAAATATAAAAAAACTTTAAATTATTTTAATAAAATAGAAAGGAAATATAGTTTAAATGTATAATGATACCACTAAAATAAAAAAGAATATAAGTAAAATAAATGATTTTATAGAAAATTCATCAGAAGAAGAATTGAAAAAAATTGCAAATGAAATAAGAAATAAATTAGATAAAAAATATGAAGAATCAATGATTAAAAAAGCAAAAAGATATTTCGGTAAATATTATAAGGATAAAGATACAAATGAACATTTTTTCGTAATTGGAATAAACGAAGAAAATGAAATGATTGAAGCTTTATCTCTTAGAAGTAGCGATTTTTCCGTAGAAGTTGTTTATAAATCATTTTCTCCAGTACCAATACATATTTTTAACTATAAATATACAGAAATATCAAAAGAAACATTTGAAGATATTTTTAAAAATGCAAAAGAATCTGTTGAAAGATTATATACTGAAGCATTAGAAAAAAATTCCAAAGTAAAATGAAAGGATATAATAATATGTATGATTTTTTAAAAAATAAGTCAGAAAAAGAATTGATTGATATTTCGGATAAAATCAAAGATATATTAAATGAAATACGTCATGAATCAGTTATGAAAAAATTCCAAAAATATATAGGTGAATATTATAGATGTAAAACTAATAATGAATATATTTTAATAACAGGTATTAGTGAACATGAAATGTTTGAAACTCTATTTTTATTTTATAATTATAAAGATAATCATGTAGAAATTTCTTATCAAACATTATATCCATTAGATATTGTTGATGGAAATTCATATGAAAAAATGAATAGAGATGAATTTAGATATATATTCGATATTTCAAAAAGGCTTATTGAAAAATTATATAATGAATTAATATAAAAATATAAGAAAGGATTAATTCTAATGGATTTAAAAGATAAAAGTATAAAAGAACTAAAAAATATAATAGAAGAATGTAATAATACTATTTCTGAAAAAATAAAAGAAGAAATATATAAAAGTGTAGAAAATTATCTTTTTAAATATTTCAAAGAAATAGATTCTGAAAATATGAATTTTGTTTTTGGAATAGGAGAAGATAAAGATGCCGTAAATATGTTTTCAATACAATACTTTCAAGAATCAATTGGTTTTTCAAGTTGTTATAATGTTAATGCAGAATACTTAAAAAGAGATTGTAAAGAAATAACAAAAGAAGAATTTGAAGCTAAAATTAAAGAAGCAGAAAAGGAAATTTATAAATTATATGAATCTGTTCTCAAGAGATGACAATACTAAAATTGAAGGTGACTTTTTTGATTTAAAAAATAAATTTATTGAAAATATGAAAGAACTTTCAGACAATGATCTTAAAATGTTCAAAATTGAAATAGATAAAGAAGAAAAAAGAAGGGAAAAGGAAAAGTATCCTCTGATAGGAAAATTCTTTAAATCAAAAGAAAAAGAAAAATATATCTATATAAAATCTTTTTGTTTTATTTATTTTGATTGTCTTGTTTTAGAAAATAGAAAAAATATTAATTTCATTGATATTTCTAATTTGTTAACAGAAATGGAAATATCAAAAGATTTTATAGAAATAAGTAAAGAAGATTTCATAAAATTTTTCGATAATTTTACAGATTCATATAAGGATGAAAGAGAAATGGTTTTTGATATAATAAATATGGAGGATTAAAATGGATTTAAAAGATAAAACATATGAGGAATTAAAAGATATTTGGATAGAAATTGCAGGTATGTTAGATAAAAGAGAGAATGAAAAAACTAATAAAAAATGTTTAGATTTAGTTAATAGATGTTTTAGATCTAAAGATTCAGATTTATTTTTTAGAGTTGAAGGTCTTGGTAAAACGAGTTATGTTTATTGTACAGAATTGTCTTTTTCAAGTAATGGAAAATATTTTGATATCTCACTTGAATTTTCAATGTACTATAATAGTTTATTAACTGATCCATATATTGAAATATCAAAAGAAGATTTTCAAAAACAAATTGAAAGACTTAAAGTTGTGGTGAATAATCTAAAATAATAAAAAATTGAGGTAGACTTTACATCTACCTCAATTTCTATAATAAATCATCATCCTTTCTATATTTATTTCTTATTTCTATTCTTTTTCTTATTTGATAATCTTTTAATATACTAAAGATCATATGAAAATAATTACTCAATCTATGAAAAACAACCAATAAAACGAAACTTAAAATATATCTGTTATATAAAAAATTAAATAATAACATAGAAAATGCACCAGACCAAACAGATGAACAATAATAACAGCTTATTAATTTATTTGTAAATGTTGATAATGATTTAAACCAATTTCTAGGTTTTTCAAATATTTCAGCTTTACAAATTAATTCTGTAATAGCCTCACAAAATATAACCATTAATATTATTTCTATTATAAATTTTGTCATTATCTATATTCCTTATATCCACATATTGAACAATAAACTAAAGTTTTTTCTTGACCACAGCATGGTGATTTAAATTTTAAAATAGCTTCACATAAAGGGCATTTTTCTTTTCCATAATTTTTTTCGTATTTGTGTATTTCTTGAGATAGCTCACTCACTTTTTCATTTTTCAATCTATTTGCCCATTCTTCAACCGTTAGTTTTGAATAATATTCATTGCTACATTTTCTACAAACCCACGTTGTACTATATATGCTATTATCTGGTTCTAATCTTAGTCCCATTTCTGAGTTACATTCACATCTAGGTCTTTTTAAACCTATTAATGGATTGTTTTTTTGATATTTAGTCATATCTGAAAAATTCATGATTAAACCTTTCTAAGTATATTTTTATTTTTGTTCTAAGAATTCAGTATATTGTGCTTAAAATTTTGGAGGAAATTTATGGAAATTAAAAAATCTAAAAAATCTATTTTATTAGGTTTATACAAAAATATTAAAATTAGATTAGGAGTTGGAATAAAAATAAAAGGATATTTAAAAATTTATAGTCTATTTATTTCTATTGGAAGTGAAACTTTATTAGAAAATTGTGAATTTATTGGAGAAAATCAAATTGGTAGAAATAACGAAATTTTAAATACTTCAATAACCAATTCAAAAATAAATGATAATTCTAAATTAATTAATTCTAAATTAATTAATTCTACCATATTTGACCCTTCTGAAATATTAAATAGTACAATATTAATTTCAGAAATATATCAAAAAACACATATTACAAATTCAAAATTATGTACAGTTAATGTTTTTAATTCTCTTATTTGTGATAGTGAAATTTTTTACACTGAAATATTTTCAAATTGTTTGATAAATAATTCAAAGGTAGAAAAAAGTAAAATTCATTCTTCTTGTCATATAAAAAAATCTAACATATCTTATGGTATAATAAATAAAGGATCTTTGATTTCAAATTCTAATATATATGATTCAATTATAGGAGAATTTTCTGATGTAAATAACAATACAGAAATAAAAGAATCTATTATACCCGAATGTTCATTAATATCAAAAACAAAAGTAAGCAATGGTGTTGAATTAATAACTGTTTCTTATAAAAATATTATGATTAAAGAATGTTTTGATGGTTCTTTTAAAATTAGAATTAAAAATAAAACTAAAAATGCAGAATTTATACTACATGATAAAAAATTTATAAATAATATTTCATATATTGATGATAATGAAAAAACAACAATGGAAAATCTTATTAATCTCATACATAATTTTAGGGAAAATTTAAGATGAACTTATTTATTAGTAATGAAATTTTAAATAAATGTAAAAAAATTTATAAAATTAAAATTGGAAAAAATGTAAAAATATTATATAATAATTTCAAATTTTACGGAACTGAAATAAATATAAAAGATGGGCGTTGTTTAGACAAAAATTTTGAGACAATGCTAATATTAAAAGAAATTGCTTTATCATATTACTTTCCAATATTAGGAGCAAATTAAATGAATTTAAAAGTTTGTGATTTTGGTTTAATAGAGGTAATGAAACAATTTATTAAAATAAATTTAGGAAATAATGTAAAAATTAATAAAGATTTTAAATTTTATGGTGTTTCTTTATTTTTAGATAGTAATATTGTATTAAATAATAATATAATAATTGAAGGTGATTGTAAAATATATTCTGATACTTATTTAGATGGAACAGTATTAAAAAATTGTTTAGTTTATCCATCAAATACCATTCAAAATTCTATTTGTTCTGATTCAAAATTTTATATGGGTAATAAAATTCATGGTTCAAATATAGTTAAAAGTAATATCGAATCGAGTGATATATATAGATCTGATATATATAATTCTAAAATATTATCACATTCAAGTATTAATGAATCTGTTATTCGTGGATCTTTCATTTTTGATTCAGCAGTAAGAAATCAATCTAAAATAATAGAATCAAAGATTCATGAAGATAGTGAAATAATGTCATCAGAAGTAAAATCTTCAAATATTCACGAACATGTAGTTGTAGTTTCTTCAAAATTAGATGAAACAAATGTATTTAATTTTTCAAATATTTTTAAATGTGATTTAAAATTAGTAGATATTAATGATAATACTGTATTAAAAAATGAAAATCTTCTTATGAATAATCCTTTTTGTTTTAAATATGAAGATATAGTCATTAAAAGAATAGAACACAATAAATTTTATGTATTATGTGAAAATAGAAATGTTATATTTAATAAAGAAGATATTCCGAAGGTTTTACAAGAGTTTTATTTTTTTACAGAAAAGGAAAAATTTAAAATATTTAAAGAAGCAATGAATTTACTTTATTTAGAAAGATCTTAAAAAATGAATTTATCTATAAGCAATTATAAAACCAGTGTTTTAATAAAATTATCAGAATACTTTAAAATATATATTTATGGATATTCTCAAATTGATAAAACTTTAAAAGTATTTTCTAAGGAAGTTATTATATTTCCCAATTGTATTTTTAAAGAAAATATTATTTTAGATGGAAAAGAAACAAAAATTTATGATTTTTGTGAGTTAAAAAATTCTACAATTAATGATTCAGAAATTTACTCCAAATGTTGTATAGAAAACAGTAGTATCATTAATTCTGGAATATTGGGAAATGCAAACATTAATGATTCTAAAATATTTCGTTCTCAAATTGGTAAATATAATAATGTAAATGCATCAGTTATTGAAGAAAGTTTTTTATCTCATTGTATAAGTTTAAAAGAATCTAAATTACTAAATTCTAATGTAGGTAACAATTCTATTTTAATAAAAAATATAATACAAAATTCAGAAATTCATAAATTATGTTGGATAACTTTATCTGATATTTTTTCATCTACTATTTCAATTGAAACTTTTATAGAAAAGTCAACAATAGATATTTGTAATATTGGAATCAAAAATGTGATAAATAAAGAAAGTTTTTTAAGAGATGTTTCTACAGAATCATTAGTATCAATAGGCGAACAATGTTCATTAGACAATTGTAGAATACCTTATCATTCAAAACTAAATAATTATGTAAAACTTACTTTAGATAAAAATTTTTTAATTTTTGAATGTGATGGTTTAAATGTACATCAATTGAACGAAGATACTGTAAAAATAAATTCGACAACTTTTAATATATTTGAAGTACCAAAAGATACAATTTATAATTTTTTAATAAATAATTATGAAAATAGTTATTTAAAAATTTCATTTTTGAATAAAATATTAGATCTTATATATGAAAGGAAAAAATATGCAACTCCTGAAACAAAATATACTCAATATCAATACAGGAATTATAACACATCAAGTTAATTGTATGGGTGTAATGGGAGCAGGTATAGCTTTAGAAATTAGAAAAAAATTTCCTAAAGCATATTATTATTATAAAAGAAATCCACCTCAATTAGGAACAGCACAAGTAATTAAAATTAATGAATTTGAAAATCTATATGTTTGTAATATGGCAGGTCAAAAGTTTTATGGTATAAAAGGAAAATATACGGATTATAATGCCGTTAAAAAGGCAATGACCCAATTAACTGAATTTGCTTTAAAAGAAAACCTTGAAATATATGTTCCTTATAAAATGGGATGTAATCTAGGTGGTGGAGATTGGAGAGAAGTTGGTAGAATTTTAAATCTAATAAATCCTAATATTATAGTTTGTAAAATAGATTAAAAAATATGTAATTTTACAACTAACTATATATATTAATTTGTGAGGATATTTAACATGTTATTTTTTCAATCTAACAATAAAAAACTGAGGAGGAAATAAAATGAAAATGAAAATGAAAATGAAAATCAAATATGCGTTCTTGTTTGTAATGGTACTGTTTTGTTTGATAGGCGTATTCACATTTGTATTCGGACTTTTCACTCCCATAGAACATTATAAAGTCGCATATTCGCTGTCAAAAGATGGAGAAAAAATATGTTTTATTGGAGATAACCAAGACAATATAATTGCCATTCATATAAAAAAGGATGGCAAACTGTTAGAGGCTTTTTCAAGAAAGGATAAAGATTCATATTGGTATATATATACTCTGTATCATTATGATAATAATGATAAATTAACGTCAACGGAAAAAACAAATATTCCTAAGCATGTTATGGAAAAAGTAATTAAATCAAAAGTTTAAAAACTTAAAGAAGGAGGATTGTTATGAAAAAATTTTTCATGACCAAATCAGGATTTCTTTAGGTATACTTCATAAAAAGCGGAATTGGTGCAACCCAAACGAGATGATCTGGAATGGATCATAGGGTTGCCAGATTAACTTAATAATATTCCTATTGGAAAAGAAAGGCTTCGACCAATATAAATGGAGCCAGGAGGTAACAATGTCAAGAGATACTCCCAAGTAAAAAAAACTTAATTGAAATAGAATAAATTAATTAAAGTTGTGTCAGTTGAAAAAAGTAGGCGGTGCTCTTTGGAATAGGAAACGAAATGAACGATATTAAAAAAGTTCATTAGTTTCCTATTCCCCATTTATTTTTTTGTCTTAATATCCCCATTTATAAAACATATTGAATCCTAATATTGGAAGTTTTTCTTTTCCTCTATCAGTTGAAAAGAAAACACTTGCTTTTTCAAAAGAGAAAGTTAAAAATCCATTATCTAATATAATAAAATCATTCTCTGAATGATATATACACGCACACATATGACCTGGAACAATTATCATTCCTATTTTATCATCAGGAAAACCAGCATCTCTTAATTTCCTCCAAATCAAAACTGCAAATCCATCACAATCATCCTTTTGTTCTTTTAAAACTTCACCTGATGTTGCCCAATAATCATTTATTTTGAATTGATCTATGTCTTTAACATATTTAAAATTTATCAAACATTCTTTATGAATTTTTTTTGCCAAATCTAAATTTATAACTCCAGATTGAATTTCTTTTTTAGGATTAGTTTGTTTTTCTCTTTTTTGCCAATCATAAACACTATGACTAAAATTTGTATGGGGAAAAGTTTTTTTTGTGAAATCTAATCTATCTCTATTTCTATTAATAAAATTCCATATTCTATAATAAAGATTATAAAAGGGTAAATAAAAACCTAACTTAACTTCAAATAATAATTTTTTAAAGTCCATAATATTAAATCCTCTTTTTATTTTTTTGTTCTAAAAATATGAAAATATTCATTATAACTATATATATTACTAATTGATTAAAAAAATTTGAAATTGTTGTTTACTATTGAAAAAGAAAAAAAGTAAAATCAATCTAAAAAAGGAGAAATATGATGATAGTGTATTATAATGAAACATTTTTTAACTCTAATAAGTTAAAAGATGTAGTGCCTTTTTATACAGCGGCACTTCCTAATAATGTTACTTTTCTGATGTCGATGGGATATAGCGGATGTTCTATAGCATCGGCAATGTTATTTAATAGCAAAAGGGATTTAAAACATATAGCTATTAGAAAAAGTTTAATTAATGAGCATTCTCCTATAGGAGGGTGTTATCCAGATAGTTCTGATGTTATCTGCATTGTAGATGATGTCATACAATCTGGACAGACGATTATTAATATATTTCAAGGAACTCCCATAGAAATAACTGATAACGTCAAATATATTTTAATAGGTCGCAAATTGGGAAATGCTTGGGATAAAGTTGCCAAAGACTTCTCTTTAGAGAAGATCAAATTGATAGAAATTTTTAATGAATAAAAATTAATATAAAAAAGGGAGATTCAATATCTCTCTTTTTTTTAAAAATTTAATATATTAAATCATTTTCTATATATATTAATAATAAACAAATATTTTTTTATTAATAATATAAAATACTTATAGGAGAATGAATATGATAATTGAATATAATTCAACTTTTTTTAATTCTGAAAAATTAATAAAAGCAGCATCAGAATATAAAATACTCCTTCCTGATGATGTTAATTTTTTAGTATCTACAGGTTCAAGTGGTTGTTCTATTGCATCTGCCCTATTGATGCTGTGTACAGATAAACACTTATATCATTTAAATTTTAGAAAAGAAGGAGAAAGCTGTCATTCTGGTTTAATTGCTGGATCGACAATGAAGATAAAAGGAAATGGGTGTATAGTAGATGATTTTATGGATACTGGAAAAACTGTTTTATACATTATAAAAAAATTTAATTTAATTTTTGGTGGTGATGATAGAATTACTTTAAAATATATAATGGTGGGAAACGATTCAGCAGATACTTTTAGTTATTTAAATGGAGTTAATAATTCTAATTCTAAATTAATAAAAGATATTAAATTAATATCTATACCTATAAAATAAGGAGATATTTAAATGATGGAAATATATATTCGTTATTATAGATGGGTTTGTCCTTATTTACCACCAATTTATGACAATAAAAATGATCAAAAGAGATATAGACAATTTGAAAAGAATGTAAATAATTTAACTGCAAATAAATTTAAAAATCAAACATTTAAAAATAGAGTTAAAGGTGCTCGTAAAATATATTTTTCATGTGGTAAATAAAAATAGATTTCTCATTAAAGAAAATAAAGGAAATTAAAAAATGAAAACTTTTATCGGTCTTATTATTGTCTTCATTATTATGTCTCTTTCAACTTTATCTTTTGCTGAAAAAGGGAATATCGTTTATATTCCACAAGATGTTAAAGAAGTAAAATACGCAGAATATTCAAGTGGTGGAAGTGGATCAAGTGCCATTATATATGTAAAGGTTTTATGTTTAATGGAAGATGGATCTACAATTCTTTATACTGATTCAAAGTTCTCTGTTAGTGGATCTATAGGATTGGGAAGATTTACAATTCCCATAGACTTAGGATTTATTGGGGAAGAAGAAAAAATTATACAAAACGAAATATTAGAAAAAAGAGAACCAAAAAGGTTTTACATTTTAATTGAAGAATGTTAATTTAATTTTAAATGAAAGGTAAATAACATGACTGAGAAACCTATTTTTGTATCCCCTATATTTACATATTGTGAGCATTATTGGTGGTTTTGTCCTCGATGGATTAGTAAAACATATAATATAGATTTATGTCGTTCAAAAATGGAAAAACTTTTTAAAAATTTAAATTCAAATAGAATAAGAATAAAAATATTTGAAAAAAAGATAAAAGGGTCTAAGAAAATATATTTAGATTTCTTATCATTAAACAATAGTAATATTGATACTGTTAAATGGGGGTTTAATGAATGTACTACTGAACTATTTTATCTTGAAACAATGGAATATATTTTAAAAAATTTTCCAAAGGAGATGATAGAAAAAAAAGAAGCAATACCATATTATATTGTAGTCAAAGAACTTAAATCAATATAAGGAGATTATATGATAGTAGAAATAATAAAGAATCTATTGGAGAATGAATTTTCAGGTGGAGAAAAATTGATAAAACTCTTACCAGAGTTAATTGAGAAAATGCTTGAATTTGGAAAAGAAATTCCTGAATTTAATGAAATATTAGGAGAAATTGAAAAATCAAATGATTTAAAACTCCTTAAATATCACAAGAGATTAAGAGAAGGTCAATATAGAGAGAAGTATTTTGTATATTTAAATATTCCATAATGGAATTTTGAATATAATAAAAAGAATTGATTCATATCAATCAATTCTTTTTTTTGTTTTTAAACATCAAAATTTAATCTGTAAACCAATAATATTACTATATATATTACTAAATGAAAATAAAAAATGAAAGGAGGTTGTTCTATGCGGGAATTTTTAATAATAGGAAAATTTCAAGATGCACTGGATTTTTTTAGAATAGCCTCCAATAAGGATTTTTATAGTGTGGGGGATATTATGAAAAATATTCCACTTAATGAGAGATGTGTTTTTAAAATATCTCAAATAGAAGAAATAGAAGCTATTCCTTTAGTATTTAACAATAATAAACTAAAGGAAGTCCTTCAAAAGTATATTTATGTTTATGTATATTCAAATTTAAATGGGGAATTTATTCCAAAAATATTGTTAGAGGAAGATAGTCTATTTATGACTATCTTATTTGAAGGACGAAGTAATTCATATAAAAATGGAGGATAATATGATTTATTTAACAAATACATTTTCACCGTTGATGTTAGAAAAAGGAGCAAGGGCAGAAGTTGCAGAGATGAGATTGGATCAAATTTCAGTTCCATTCAAAGAAATGTCTCATGCAATTTCGCATGAAACAACATCAAAAGTATTTTCCACATTACTTGGTGAAGAGATTAACTTTAATAGAGTTAATCTATGTCTTAAATCTGGGGATCAAGTATATTGTATCATCCCTTCATTTAGGGCCAATGAAGCAAGAGAGTTCACGAAGGAGGAGATAGAATCTTCTCCTATTCGCGTATTTTATGTTTACATTTTCTAGGGAGGATAAATGCTGATTGATAATGGAAAAGTGTTTAATATGAAAGGAGAGATAATTGCTTATATTCTCCCCTTTCTTTCATCTATCGGTTTTGCTTATATAAAACCGGTAAATCGAAAAGGATTTTTACTAGATTTAGAAGATCCCAGACATTGGGAATTGCTAAATCGAAAATTATTTTCATAAACCAAAATGGGAACTATTAGTTCCCATTTTTTTTAAATAACATCAAAGAAAATGGAAAAGGAATTTCTAAAAATAAAAGGAGAAAAAATTTATGAAAAAAATATATTTGTAATATCAATAATCATTTTTATAATAATATTTTTGGTAGGACTTACTTTTATTGGTCCAAATAATGAAACACAAACAGATTTATTAAAAAATGATATAAAATCATTTCATTGTTTTTACTTAGATGAAGATATTACCAAAAATAAAAATTTTGGTAATCTCAAAATGGAAGTATCATCTGAAGGAAATTTTTATAAAAGAGTAAAATGTTATCAAGAAAAAAATATTATTATTCTTGATAATGTTAAAGTAGAATTTGTAAATTATTACTGTTTAGATAATATATTGTATGAAATAGAAATATATATATCTAAAAAATGTAAGTCTGAAATTTTAAAACATATTATTTGGGAAGACAGACATATTAATAATATGAAATGCTATAATGGATATCAAGATTTAAATCTTATTACAATAAAATCATTAAATGTGAATGATGATAAGATTTTTGAAATGAAAAAAAAATACCATTATTGAAGTTTTTAAATGAAAATAAAGGAGAAAAAAGGTATGTGGGAGAAGTTTATTCTCCCACTTTCATTTATTTTTTTGTGAATTTTTTTATTGATTCTATTGTATCATTGAAGACTTTATCTTCCATTTTAATTAAGTCTTCTCTTTTATTCATATCTCTAGTTTCTAAAATCTTTTTGCATGTCTCTAATGATTTAAATAATTTTTTACTATCATCATCAATTTCTTTAATAGATCTACAATTTAATCTTTTAAGATTATCTGAATATTCAATAACATCACAATTACAATAATGATTTTTTCTTCTATCTATTATTGTAATCTCTTCATCTGTTCCCTCAGAATAACACATATTATAACAAAGACCACATCCATTTTTAATTTGTTTTTGTTTCATTTTAGGGTGAATAATTTTATTATCATCAAATAATTTTCTTAATTTTAATCCCATATCATTTTGAAGTTTATTAAAATCACAACATACTTTTGGAGTTTTATTAATATCTCCCATTAAATCATAATTAACAGAAAAACAATTTCCATAACAATTTGAATTTTTTAATAGCGAACAATGACCACACCTATCCTCTAATTTATCTTTAAAATTAATAAATTGCTGTCTTGGTTCTCTATATATTTCATATTTATCATCTTTTATCCTTCCTATAAGGAAAGGAGATTTTAACTTTTCTTCTAATGATAAACCATGTTTATTAAATCTTTGACATGCAAATTGTAATCCCTCAATAGACCAAGCAGAATAACCAGTTCCAGCACCACATGGATTTCTTATAATCTGTTCTGATCCATTTCTTAACATTATATCTGTAAAATGTTTTAAATCTATAAAATTATTTCTTTTAGCTTCCTTTAAAATATAGTCAATACATTTATTAAATTGTTCTTCTAAAATATCAAATTTTTCTTTTGTCCAATCATCTTCAAAAACAGGAGAAAAAGAAAATTCCTTCATTCCCAAACCTTCAATAAAATATAAAAAAGAATCATAAAACAAATGACAGTTATCTGTTGATATAGATAATCTAACTTTTTGTTTTGGAAAGAATTTAACAATTTCTCTTAAATTTTTATCTATTACTTTCCAAGTCCCTCTTCCATTTTTGAATTTTCTGTGTTTATCATGAGCTTCTTCAACACCATCAGATGAAACTAACATAGGAGATTTATTTTTTAAACACCATTCAGCGACTTCTGCTGTGTATAAAGTTCCATTTGTAGTTCCACCATATGTAAGTGTATTATTAGATATTTCATCTCCATATTTAATAAGTTTTTTCATTAATTCAAATTCTAATAATGGTTCTCCACCCCAAAATGAAATATTTGGAGTTTTATTAGAAGAAGAATCTAACATAACATTTAAAAACCAAAGATCAATTATTTTTTTACCCATTTCTTCAGATAAAACTTTTTTGTTATGTTGAGAATGTGTAAAACAATAATCACATGCCATATTACATTCTTCTGTTAAATCTATCGTACATGAACTTTGATGTGGAATTTCAAAATCATCATTCATTATATTTATTTTCCTTTCTAATCCCATTTTGCAAAATTAAGTAAATTATCTTTAGTGATTTCTTCATTAATATCATTTACAGTTTCTAAATCAAAAAATTTACTTTCATCTAATCCTATAAATTTTACTTCATTAACAATAGGAGAACCTTCTTTATATATTCTTACAACAACATATCCTTTTTCAAAATCTATTATTTTATTTTCATAAGTATTCAATAATGAATTTTCAAGATTTGCACAAAAAACAAAATATTTTGAATCTTCTATTTTTAATGGAATGTTTTTATTCAAATCTAAAGTAATTTCTTTAAGAGTTTTATTAATTACATTATAATCTCTAAGATATGACTTTAAATTAATTAAAGCATTAGTTATTTCTTCTGACAGAATAGAATGATCATTTTCACCTTCTGAACAAATTAATCCACTATCATCTCTAAAAGTTGGAAGAATAATTCTCCCAACTGATTTAAATAAATTAAGATTATATTCATGTCTTATTTGTCTTTTTAATTGAAATTCATTTATCCAATGATTTAACATAAAATTTTTATCTCTAAAAACAATTGTTTTTTCTTCAGGAAGAAATCTAAAAACATTTTCAATACTTGATACTGGATAACTTTCTATAAATAAACTTTGTTTTAATTTTATTGTATCTATATCTAAAGTTTTAATTATATTTTCTATTTCTTCGGTTCTTGAATAAGAAAAATTATTAAATGAAATATAATCTATATTTTCTTCCAGAATTTTAAAGTTCTCTTCACTTTTAGATTTAAGATAATCTGGATCTTGAATTATATTTTTTTTAACATCTTTATTTGTTATATTATTTGAATAAACATTACATGTCGGAGAAAATAAACAAACCATTTTATCAACCATTGGTTTAATCATATTTATCTTATTTAAAAAATTTTTACTTAAAAAAAGATATTCATAATCAACCATTAATAAAATTAAAACTCCAATCGTTTTAACATCATCTGAAAATAAATCACTATCATGTATATTATCAACTGTTAAAATTTTCATCTTTTAATCTCCTTAAATCCCTATTGTAATTGAATTCCCTTTTCTATTTTTATTTGCAATTTTATCAATTCTTGGGACAATTTCTTTATAAACTCTACACCAAGGACTTTTCATCCCTTCTTTAATTTCACCATAAGCCAAAGATTTATCATAAGGACATCCACCTTTACATGTATGTTTAACTTTACATTCTCTACAATCATCATGACAATATTTTGAATTTGAAGAATAAATATATTTTTCATCTAAAGCTAATTTTAAAGGATTCGGTGTCCATAATGTTCCTTTAATATCATCTAAAGCTCTTATACAAGGACCGACAGATCCATCTGGATAAACATTAAGATTTGCTCTCCCACAAGTTCTATTTGGAACATTTGGAATTAAAGCATCAAGAATAACATATTTTACATTTGTATGATATCCCTTTTCAATATATTTTTCAAAAACATCTAAATATTCATGCAGAGCTTTTATAAATTTAGTTTTATATTCTTCATTTGAATGTTGTGTTTGATCTCTATAAATTCTTACTCTAAATCCATTTGAAATTCCAAATTCTGCTAATTCTTTTAATCTTGGGAGATTAGATTCATATGCTGTTAATTTAACTTCTTGTTGAACTACATTTTTCATTTTACCAAAATATTTTGATCTTTTCGAAACTTCATCAAATGATAAATCTGTTATATTAAAAGACATTAAAGAAGGATAAACTAATCTATTCAAATCTATTTTATCAATCAAATCAAAATTAGATGAAATATGGTGATAAACCCCTTGAACATTATTTTTTTCCATATGTTCCATTATCCCAACAATTTTATCAAATTCTAAAAGAGGTTCACCACCCAAATAAACAAAACAAGAATACTTAAATCCATGAAGATTATAAACTTCTACTAACCAATTTAATAATCTATTATAAACATCATCTGGCATTACGAAATTATTTTTTCCACCACCAGCAAAACAATTAGTACAACTTCTAGTACAAGTATAATTTAAAAACATATTAATCCAGAATAAAGGATATGTTTCAAATCCCTTACATCCTGTTTTTCTTCCATCTTCCTCTCCCATTTCAAAATCTATTTTTTCTCCTAAAGTCATTGTTTTAAAATCTACTTCTTGCATTTACAACATTCTCCTTTACATTCATTTTTTCTTTCTAACAAACCAATTGTTTTAGATAAAACATCATTTTCAAGATCTTTCATCTCTTTAGTTTTGTTATCAATTTTATCATTATTTGCTAAGATTTTCTTTGACAAATTCAAAAATGTTTTTAACATATCATCATCTTTTTGAATTTCATTTTTTTTCCTTGAATTTTCAAATCCTATATTATCTGAATAAGAAACTTGATAACAATTACATGTTCCATTATTTCTTTTATCAAAATGAATTATTTCATTTTCTGTCCCTTCTGCATAACACATATTATAACAAACACAACCAGAAGGAGTATTTTTCTTATCTCTAACAGTCTCAAATGGCATCTTAATATTATTATCTCTATATTCTCTTTCTAATCTCATACCAATTTTATGTTGAATTTTATTAAATGTACAACAAACATCTGGAGATACATTAATATCACCAGTTAAATCATAATTTACCGCATAACAATTTCCAACACATGATGATCTTCTAAATATATTACAGACTTCACATTTTATTGGTGTCTTATCTTTAAATGAAACAAAAGGTTCTCTTGCCTCATTATACATAAAATATTTATTATCTATAATTCTCCCTATGACAAATGGTGATTTTAATCTTTCTTCTGTTGATAATCCATGTTTATTAAATCTATGACATGGAAATTGAATTCCATCAACACTCCATGCTGAATATCCATTTCCAGCACCACATGGATTTTGTTTTTCTTTTAAATTTCCTCCATTAATCATTTCATCTTTAAAATGTTTCAATATAATATGATTTCCTTTTTTAGCTTCTTTTATTGTATAATCAGCAAATCTATTAAATTGATATTCTAAAAGTTTCCAGTTTTCTTGATTCCAATCACCTTCGAAAACAGGAGAAAAAGCAAATGATTTAATTCCCAAATCTTCTATAATATAAATAAATGAATCATATAATAAATGAAGAGTATCGGCAGCAATTGAAACTCTGACTCTTTGATTAGGATTAATTTTCATTGCTTTTCTAATATTAGAATCAATAACTTTCCATGAACCTTTTCCATTTTTGAATTTTCTATGCATATCATGAGATTCTTCATTTCCATCTAATGATATTAAACATGCCATTTTATTTTCAAGACTCCATTCGACAATTTCTTCTGTATATAAAGTGCCATTTGTCGTAATAGAGAATTTATCAACTTTATTTTCAGTAATCTCTTTTGTGTAATTAGCTAATTTTTTTAATAAATCAAATTCTAATAAGGGTTCTCCACCCCAAAATCCTATCTCTACATCATTTCTATTTTGATAATCTGTTTTTTCAAGCCATAATCTTATGATTGTTTTACCCATTTCTTCAGAGATTACTTTTCTATTATGAAGAGAATGGGTAAAACAGTAGTCACACGCCAGATTACAACCTTCAGTTAAATCAATAGTACAAGCTCTTGGTTTTGGAAATTCAATTTCTTTCAATTTTTTATATTCCTTTCTCAATAATTTGTTTTTCATATAAATATGGAAGAGTATTAACAGAAAATTTTGTTAAATCTATATCTGATAATGTTACAATATTAAACCATTTATTCTCATCTAATCCTATAAATTTAATCTCTTCCCAATAAGGATCTGATAAATTATCAGTTCCATAAATAACTCTCATACAACCTTTATTTACTTTTGATAAATCAACTGTTCCTCTTACAAATAATTCAAAATCATCAAATGTAACAAAATACTTATAATTAATATTATGTCTATCTAAATTTTTATTAACTTCTTCAATAAAATCTCTTACTGTTTTATCTTCAAAAGAAACAGATTCCATATATTTTTTAAGATTTAATCTTATATTATGAATTTCTTCATTTTCTACAAATGATGAAGGTAATAATCCATCAACATCTCTCAATAAAGGAGTCACTAATCTTTTTCCAGGATTACTTGTATTACTAAATAAATAATTTCCACTATTTCTAAATTCTTCATATGCTTTATATTCACCAATAACTCTAAATAAATCATTTTTTGATTTAAATCCAATACAAATATTATTATTGATGCTCAAATTATTTAATGCTTTAAAAATTCTATAATTTAATCCAAACCATCCATAACTTCCATCATATTTAGATGTTGTTTTTACTGAATTTATTTCAGTTAATTTTGATAAAATATAATCACTATCTGTTTTTAAATTATTAATAACTAAACAATAATCTATATTATTTTTAAAATTATCATTTGTTAAATCTTCTAAAGCACTAAAATCTATAATTTGATTTTTCTCAATTGAAGATTCTAGATTTACACAAGAATCTATAACAACAACATAAATAACTTTATCAACCAAAGGCTTTATATAATTTAACATATAATCAAATTCAGGAGACAAAGATAACTTATTATTACTTATAACAGGACCACTAAAAATTCCAAAAGTAAGATTATTTTCATTTCCTAAAATTGAATCTTTAATTTCAAAATCATTTACAATTATCATATTTTTATTTTCCTCTCTATTTTTTATTTTATATTTTTATGACCAAGGATATCTATAAACAGTCGCATTACATTGAATACAACTTTCTTCTGAATAACAAGAACAAGTATCAGAATTACATGACCCATCACAAGAACAAGTATCAGAATTACATGACCCATCACAAGAACATGAGTCTGAATTACAAATTCCATTACAAGTACAAACATCAGAATAACAAGACATATTACAAAGATAACAATTTTTTCCATCATAAGAGTAACATGATGAATAACAATTTGAACACGCATCCCCATTACAAGAGGCGTTACAATCACATCCGTCAGAATTACACCCAATATTACAAGAACATGAGTCTCCATTACAAGATCCGTCACAATCACATGAGTCTGTTGAGCATCCTCCCTCTACATCACAAGAACAAGTATCTCCATTACAAGTCCCATTACAAGAACATGAGTCTGAATTACAAATTCCATTACAAATACAAGTGTCATTATAACAGGAGTGATCACATAAACTACAACTTTTTAAATAAGAATAACATGATGAGTAACAATTTGAACAAATATCCCCATTACAAGTCCCATTACAAGAACATGTGTCTCCATTACATACTCCATCACAAGAACATGTGTCTGAATTACAAGATCCATCACAAGAACATGATGAGAGATAATCACCAGAATCACATAAATAACAATGACTTATCTGTAAATTATTCATAACTGTTCTCAAGTTTTCTAAAGTATAAGATTGAAAATTATTTGGATTAGAAACACTATGTTGTACATTATAAATATTAACAGGTCTTATAAAACAATGACCATTCATTCCATTTACCGCTGAAAAAACATCAAATCTAAGATCTTCAAAATTTGAAACTTCACTTCCGTAAATAGTTACCCCGTCAATTAAATTATTATAATTACTATCACTATAAATATAAATGAAATATCTCCCAAATGGTCCTATATTTATATTTCTAAAGAATTTTACATAGTATGTTGTATTATATGATAAATAAACTGAACCGTAGTAATAATTTCCATCACTTCTGACAATTCCTATTTTCGGTCTTGAATCTGAAGTTGAATTATATAAAATAACTGAAACAAAAGCAATATTATTATAACATAAAGAAAAAACACCACCAACATAATTTTTTGAAAGAGTAATTAATGGTGTTATCATATATATAGGATTCCCTATTTCTGATGTGTATTTAAATGAAAATTTATAAAAGAAATCAGTTAATTCTGGAATATTTCCAGCTATATATCCATCATCATAAACATCTATAAAAGATGAAATTATTGAGTTTGAATTATATGAAATTCTATTTAAATTATCTTTCTCACCCGCTGAACTCAAATCATAAGAAATATCTGTAGCCCATGTTTCATGTGGCCAATATGGTGAAGCCAAATTATCATGTAAATTATCTAATGCCCCTCTTAATTCTAAAACAGATGTAAAAACTGCATTTGAGCTTGGATCATTATTTGAATATGTCCAATTTGTATTATTTATATTATATGCTGTTTCCCAAGCATTTACCGCATTTTGTAATTCACCGTAATAAGTTGATTTTTTAAAATTATATTCTGAAACAGGAAAAAATGTATGTTCTAAAAACCATCCATTTACTTTTTTATCTGAAAGATTTGTATCATGAGGATACATAAAATAATAAAAATATGAATTTTTATAATAAAATCCTTCAAAAGAAATATTGTGATTAAAATTAATACTTATTGAATCTATAAATTCTTCTGATGAATTAAAAACACTTATTTTAAAGTCATGAGAACTAAAAGTATTATATTTTTTTGAAAATTGGATATAATAAATGGTATCATAATTTAATGTTATATATGATTCTGTTTCATTAAAAGTATTTCCGTATTGATTAACTATAGATAATTTAAAATTATTATCTTCACATTTTATTTTACCCATAATTAAACTTAAATAATTATCATTAAAATCTTTTAAAAATCCTTCTCTATTTGAAAATCCAAAATAAATTTCACCCGTTGAATCAGATGTACTAAAAATATCAAATTTAAATAAACAAGAAAATGTATCTTTATAATTATATTGTTTTATATATCCACTTTTCTTTTCATCAGATCCAATACCATTTAAAGAAATGAAAGGATTTAACCATGATATTTTTTCTGTTTTTTCAGATATTCTAAAAAATACTGATTCATTTTCATCAATATATCCCTGATCACCATATCCATTAGGATCACATCTATAATAAGAATCATCTATTCGACAATTAAATATATTTTCAATAAAAATAGTTCCATATTGTGAAATATCATAAACAGTTTTTAAATCATCTGTAAAAGTTTGATAAGCCATTAATTTTTAATCTCCATTTAAAATATTTTATTTTTTAGGTCCAAGGATATCGATAAGCAGTTCCGTCACATTTTGTACATCCTTCAACATTACAAGATCCATTACAAACACTACAGACATCATTATCACACCCAGAATTACAAGTACATGAGTCTGAATTACATTCACCATGACAAGTACATGAATCACCATTACAAGATCCATTACAAGTACATGCGTCAGAATAACATGAAAAATAACAAAGAACACAAACTTTTGAATAAGAATAACATGATGCGTTACAATTTGTACAAGTATCTCCATTACATAACCCATGACAAGTACATCCATCACTATTACAAGTCCCATGACAAGTACATGTGTCTGTATCGCAAATTCCGTCACAATCACATCCGTCAACATTACAAGCGGGATTACAATCACAAGTCTCAGTGTCACAAGTGTCACATAAATAACAATATGTCGATTGTAATAAATTTACTTTATATCTTAATAATTCTAAATCATGAAAATCAATTGAATTTAAATTTCTGATTTTATAATCTGATGAAACAAATTGAGTATTTGTTCCAATTCCATTTACATCAGAATAGATATATAAATATCTATAAGAAATTCCATATGGTTCAGTTAAATAAGCCGTAAAATAATTAACTAAAGTATTATATCTTGAATCACTATAAACAAAACAAAAAATTTGCCCATATGTACTAAAAGAATCTATTTTAATAAATCTCACATAATAATCTGTATTTAAATTCAGATTTATTCTATGTGCTGTTGTATATTGAAGCATACCGGCAGATCCAAGTCCAGACCAGAAAGATAACCCTATATATGTTCCACTTACCGATCTTATATCTGAACTATTGTCATTTGTGAAACCTAAAGCATATGCGCCTAAATTAAAAAATGAAGCATTTATTTTAAAATCTATACAAAAATTATTAAAATAACCAACCCCAAAATCTTTATAAACATAATTTTCATTAGCTGAAGAAGATCCTGTCGCTGTTAAAGAATTACTTGCGATTGTTAAAATTCCATCTGGATCAACTTCTGTAAAAGTCGTTAAATCTAAATTTGAATTTGTTTTTGTTCCTGAAATTTTATATAAACTTGATGTTTTTCCAGCCAAAAATTCTAAATATTCAATTGCCGTTTCCAATTCAAGAGTTGTGACTTCCAAAATTGAATCATCTGTATCTGGCTCATCTTGTGTCCAAGTTGAATTTGTTAATCCATAAGCAGTTTGCCAAGCATTTACAGCATCTTGGAGTTCATCATAATATGTGTCTTCTATTTTAGTCGCAGTTCTTTTTTCAAAATATCTTGTTGTTGCTGAAGCAGATGATGTACTTGAAGTAAGATATAAAGTTGAAAATTCATATGTTTTTGTAAAATTTATTGTGGTTAGAAGATCATATGTATAATGACATATTTGAACATTTGTTGTTTTATTAAAAATATCTATAATAAATCTTCCATTACCAACAGAAGTATCAAATGTAATATTTACCCCATAATAAACATTTTCACTTAATGCGCTTAAAATAGTTCTATCTAAAATTAAAGAAGATCCGTTCCAATATTGAAGTTTTAAATCAAATGTTGATGTAGAGGTTGAAATACATTCTAATCTATAATTTGGATAATGATGTGTATTTGAAATAGTATTAATACTTCCAACATTTGATCCTGAGTATATTGCCCAAGGATAAAAATAAATAGGAACTCCATTAACTATATTAGCAATAGATAAAGCAAAATCAAAGTAATAATCAAAACTACTTCCAGCACTATTCCATGATAAAAGATTACTATTTAAAGCAAATATTTGATATCTATTTTCAAAAGATGCTGATACATAATAAATAACACCGAAATTATCACTACTAATTATTCCGTTAGAGATACCACTTCCAACATTAAGCGAAACTACTACAGTTTCATCAGTCCAAGTTTGATCTGCCATTTATAATAAATATCCTTCAATATTTTGTTTTATTTTCTATTATTTTGTTCTAAGACTATTTAACTTTAACCCAATGTCTTCCATTTACTTTTATCGGAGATCCAGATTTTAATCCAAAATACATTTTTTCTTCTTTTCTCATATAAACAGCCACTAATCTTTCTGGATAAAATAATTTTTCAATTAAAGACATTTCAGTTAAATCACCATTTTCATTATTTGTTAAAGGAGTTCCAGAATCATATTCTTTATCGACAAATGCTAAAACCCATCCTGCCACAGAAATAGGAATTTGAATTTTTCCTTTTTCAAATCCAGTAGAAGGACCATAAGTATCAGATGCAATTCCGACAATTCCTTTTTGACATTTTTCATTACAAATCTTTAATCCGAATTTAGATTGATAATAACATTTTCCATAGAATAAAATATCATCTAAAATTTGAAAGTCTGCAAAGTCATTATAATAAGCATTATAAACTCTTGTGGGATAAAAATATCCATTATATTCAAGGGCAGCTGTTCCAGAAGGAGTATATCCACTTTGTAAAGTTCCAGTTTTTAAAGCCAGAGAATTCATTCCAGTGACATTATCTGAATCATCAACTGAAATTCCAGTTCCCTGAATTTGATTTGTTGAATGATATCTGGCCATCCTATTATCAGAACTTACATTTACAGCCAATGCTTGACCAGAATACCCTGATCGTCCTGAGTATCCAGATCTACCAGAATATCCAGAAGTCCCAACAATTCCAGAATATCCAGAAATGCCTGAAATTCCTGAATACCCAGAAGTTCCTGTTGATCCTGTTGAACCGGCAATGCCTGAATATCCAGAAGTTCCAGTTGAGCCTGTTGAACCAGCAATGCCTGAATATCCTGATTTTCCTGAAATTCCAGAATATCCAGAAGTTCCTATTGATCCAGTTGATCCTGTTGAACCTGCAATGCCAGAATATCCTGATTTTCCTGAAATTCCAGAATAACCAGAAGTTCCAGTTGAACCAGCAATGCCAGAATATCCTGATTTTCCTGAAATTCCAGAATAACCAGAAGTTCCAGTTGAACCAGCAATGCCAGAATATCCTGATTTTCCTGAAATTCCAGAATATCCAGAAGTTCCTGTTGAACCGGCAATGCCAGAATATCCTGATTTTCCTGAAATTCCAGAATATCCTGAAATACCGCTATAAGATGAGTATCCAGAGATTCCAGAATAAGATGAGTATCCACTGATTCCAGAAATTCCACTATATCCTGAAATTCCACTAATGCCAGAATATCCTGATCGTCCTGAGTATCCTGAGATGCCTGAAATTCCAGAATATGATGAATATCCTGAGATGCCTGAATATGATGAGTATCCACTGATTCCAGAAATTCCACTATATCCTGATCGTCCTGAATAACCAGAAATACCTGAAATGCCAGAATATCCTGAAATTCCACTATAAGATGAGTATCCAGAGATTCCAGAATATGATGAATATCCTGAAATACCTGAATATGATGAAAATCCACTATATCCACTAATTCCTGAAATTCCAGAATAACCAGATCTCCCTGAATATCCACTTATTCCTGAAATCCCTGAGTATCCTGAGATTCCACTATAAGATGAATATCCAGAAATACCAGAATATGATGAGTATCCAGAAATCCCTGAAATGCCAGAATATCCAGATTTTCCACTTATTCCACTATAACCTGAAATTCCACTAATTCCACTATATCCAGATCTACCAGAATAACCAGAAATACCTGAAATTCCTGAATATCCAGATATTCCAACTCCTGGACCTCCTGTTTCACCAATATCTCCTTTTTGTCCAGAATATCCTGAAATTCCAGAATATGAACTGTATCCTGAAATACCAGAATATGATGAATATCCAGAAATACCTGAAATTCCAGAATAACCAGATCGACCAGAATATCCTGAAATTCCAATTGTTCCACTGTAGCCTGAAATACCACTAATTCCAGAATATCCAGATTTTCCTGAATAACCTGAAATTCCAGAATATCCAGATGCACCAGTTGATCCTGGAAATCCTGTTTCACCAATATCTCCTTTTTGTCCAGAATATCCAGAAATTCCAGAATATGATGAATATCCACTAATACCGCTATAAGAAGAGTAGCCTGAAATGCCACTGTAACCACTTTTTCCACTAGTCCCACTATAACCACTTATCCCTGAGATTCCTGAGTATCCTGACCGTCCTGAGTAGCCTGAGATGCCAGAATATGAACTATATCCACTAATACCGGAATATGAACTGTATCCTGAAATTCCAGAAATACCAGAATATCCACTGATCCCTGAAATGCCTGAATATCCAGATTTTCCACTAAAACCAGAATAACCACTTATTCCACTATAAGATGAGTATCCAGAAATACCAGAATAAGATGAGTATCCAGAAATTCCTGAAATACCAGAATATCCTGATCTTCCAGAATAACCAGATCGGCCTGAATATCCTGAAATACCTGAAATTCCTGAATATCCAGAAATTCCACTGTAAGATGAATATCCAGAAATACCAGAATAAGATGAATATCCAGAAATTCCACTAATCCCTGAGTATCCAGATCTCCCTGAATAACCAGATATTCCACTAATTCCTGAATATCCACTAATACCGCTATAAGAAGAGTAGCCTGAAATGCCTGAAATGCCACTGTAACCACTTTTTCCACTAGTCCCACTATAACCACTAATGCCTGAGATTCCTGAGTATCCTGACCGTCCTGAATAGCCTGAGATACCACTAATGCCTGAATATCCAGAAATTCCAGAATAGCCAGATCGTCCTGAATATCCAGAAATGCCACTATAACCACTAATACCAGAATAACCGCTATATCCTTGAACTTTTTCCCATGATCCAGAGGCTTTAATATAAATTTTTTTAGTGTCTCTTTCAAAAGCTCTTGCATCATCGGGTAAATTAGTTGGTTTAGAATCACCAGAATCTAAAACAACTGTGTTTCCACCATATATTTTAATTGCCATAAATTAGTGATTATTCCTTATTATTTAGGTTTTATATTTTGTTCTAAGAATAAAACTGGATTTAAATACCGAATCTTCCTCTGAGGGCATTGAAGTTGGATTTGACTTGAGAATCTGTGAGAGCTACATTTTTATAAATATTTACAATTGAAATTTTTCCTATGACTTGATATGCACCAGTATCACTAGATGCTCCAATACGAGTATAAAGATTATTTTGAGTTAAAGATAATAAATTATAATTCATTTTATAATCACCATTTACAAAAACTCTCACATTAGATCCATTCCAAACAGAACATGTATTATACCAAGTATCTAAAATTCCTGATATTCCAGTATTTCCAGCAGCCCATCCAACACCAGATCCAGCACCAATAGTCGAAACAATTGTATTTGCCCCACTAAATCCTGTCCAATATTCAGAATTTCCAACACTTGTATCAGTTCCTTTATGAACAATACATCTATATGTTCCAGCACCACCAGTCATCATAAACCAAGCAGACATAGATAATGATGTTGCGCCAGTTATAAAATAATTTGAAATTACGGCTCTATCATTTGCGGCATTATATATTATTGATCCATCATCATATGTTAAATTATACATTGTGGCATTATTTTCATTTCCACTTAAATCAAACCAATCTGTTCCACTTCCAATATATGATTTAATATTTTTTGCGTCTAAATGTAAAACTAATCCTTCTGTAATTATTTTTGATCCAAATTTAGTTGACATTATACTCCAAACCTACCTCTTAAAGCGATATGATTATATAATATTTCTCCTGGTGTTAAAACTCGATCATATATTTTAAAAATAGATAAACTTCCTAAAAAACTTTCAGAATATAAATATTGTGAAGTTCCAGTTGCTCTACCAAATGCATTTGGTCTAAAATATTCGGTGGATGGACTTGTTCCTCCTGTCATATTTCCAGTATAAAAAAGATTACCATTTAAATACCATCTTACAGGTCTAAATTCTTCATTATTTGCAAAAACAACTGTCATATTAAACCATTCTTCTAATTGATGTCCAAAATCCCCACTCGCTCCAAAAGAATATCCATTTTGTATTGCTGCTTCAGTTCTCCAATATCCATCTGTTGTTGTTCCTCGCCACTCCATATGATTCATTGTTCCACTACCATATAAAATACAATGACCATGTGTTTGATTTCCATTGAATTTCATCCACCAATCATATGTAACGCCATTTGGTTTTATCGAGGGAGAAGTATTTGTAACATCATTATTTAAAGAAATATAATCACCTGTGGGATCACCATCATATTCTCCCTGACCTAAAAAATCAAAATATCCATTTGAATTAAAACTTGGTCCGACAATGGTGGCATTATAAGTTCTTTTTAAATCATACCAAGTATTTCCAGTTTTAGGATATGATTTTATATTTCCGGCATCTAAATACATTATTAAACCATCTGTTATTATTCTAGGACTATGATGAAAAGCCAATTCAATTTCTCCCTTTTACATTAAGATTGATCCCATTATTATTTCTGTTCCATCTTCCATTAACATTTTTACACCAACTTCTCTATTTGGAGTTGTTCCAGATCCATATAAAAATAATCTAAAATTATTTGCATCTGGAGTATCTGGAGGATCTTTTAATCCACCTTCAATAGTTCCATATACTTTTACTCTATCATCTTCATTTACTTCAAGAATTGGCATTCCAGAAATATCATTAACTGAATGTAAAACTCCTGATAAGTCATCATAAATACTAAATAATTCACCTTGAGTCCCTTCAACTAATAGAGCTTGATATCCAGAAGTTGCTGAAACAATGTGCATTTTTGCTCTTGGTGATGTTGTCCCAATTCCAAATCCTGATGATCCCTCATACATTCCAGAATCACCAACATCATTTGTTCCAATAAATTTGGCTACATATCCAGATGTTCCACTCACATTTGTATTATATCCTGAAATTCCAGAATATCCTGAATGACCGCTTATTCCACTATATCCTGATCTTCCTGAGTATCCAGAGATTCCACTAATCCCACTATATCCACTTATTCCTGAAATACCAGAATATCCAGATCGACCTGAATATCCACTAATCCCTGAAATACCACTATAGCCTGAAATACCTGAATATGATGAATATCCAGAAATTCCACTAATTCCTGAATATCCTGATCGTCCAGAATAACCAGAAATACCTGAAATTCCTGAATAACCTGAAATACCTGAATATGATGAGTATCCAGAAATGCCTGAATATGATGAATATCCTGATATTCCACTTATTCCACTATAACCTGAAATACCAGAAATGCCAGAATATCCTGATCGTCCAGAATATCCAGAAATGCCTGATATTCCACTATATCCAGAAATACCGCTATAAGATGAGTATCCAGAAATTCCGCTTATTCCGCTGTAACCTGATCTCCCTGAATATCCACTAATCCCTGAAATTCCACTATAGCCAGAAATGCCTGAAATACCACTGTATCCAGAAATACCGCTATAAGATGAATATCCTGAAATACCTGAATAAGATGAGAATCCACTATATCCTGAAATGCCTGAAATTCCAGAATATCCTGATCTTCCACTATAGCCAGAAATTCCTGAAATTCCACTATATCCTGAAATACCGGAATATGAACTGTATCCTGAAATACCAGAATATGATGAGAATCCACTATATCCTGAAATTCCACTAATTCCTGAGTAGCCTGAACGACCACTATATCCAGATATTCCGCTTATCCCCGAATATCCAGAAATGCCTGAAATACCACTATATCCAGAAATGCCTGAATATGATGAGTATCCAGAAATTCCACTTATTCCAGAATAACCTGAAATTCCACTAATTCCACTATAACCTGATCGTCCTGAATATCCAGAAATACCTGAAATACCACTATAGCCTGAGATTCCACTATAAGATGAATATCCAGAAATGCCTGAATATGATGAAAATCCTGAATAACCTGAAATTCCACTAATGCCAGAATATCCAGATCTTCCACTATAACCAGAAATGCCTGAAATTCCAGAATATCCACTGATTCCAGAATAAGATGAGTATCCACTGATTCCAGAATAAGATGAATATCCTGAATATCCTGAAATGCCACTTATCCCTGAATATCCTGAACGACCACTATATCCAGAAATACCTGAATATCCACTGATTCCACTTATTCCACTATATCCAGAAATGCCTGAATATGATGAGTATCCAGAAATTCCACTTATCCCACTGTATCCTGAAATGCCTGAAATTCCTGAATAACCAGATCTCCCAGAATATCCAGAAATTCCACTAATGCCAGAATATCCAGAAATTCCACTGTAAGATGAGTATCCTGAAATACCTGAATAAGATGAGAATCCTGAATATCCAGAAATACCAGAAATTCCACTGTATCCAGATCGTCCTGAATATCCAGAAATACCTGAAATACCACTATAGCCTGAAATACCTGAATATGATGAATATCCAGAAATTCCTGAATAAGATGAGAATCCACTATATCCAGAAATCCCTGAAATACCAGAGTAACCAGATCGACCAGAATATCCAGAAATGCCTGAAATTCCAGAATATCCACTGATTCCACTATAAGATGAGTATCCACTGATTCCAGAATATGATGAGAATCCACTATAACCAGAAATGCCTGAAATTCCAGAATAACCAGATCTTCCAGAATAACCTGAAATTCCACTTATTCCACTATATCCAGAGATACCACTATAAGATGAAAATCCAGAATATCCACTAATTCCACTATAAGATGAGTAACCTGAAATTCCTGAAATACCACTATATCCAGATCTTCCAGAATATCCACTGATCCCTGAATAACCTGAAATTCCACTAATTCCTGAATAACCTGAAATTCCAGAATAAGATGAGTATCCAGAAATTCCAGAAATTCCACTATAACCACTAATCCCTGAAATGCCAGAATATCCTGATCTACCAGAATATCCAGAAATGCCACTAATCCCACTATATCCTGAAATACCTGAATATGATGAATATCCTGAAATTCCACTGTAAGATGAGAATCCAGAATAACCAGAAATTCCACTGATCCCTGAATATCCTGATCTACCAGAATATCCAGAAATGCCTGAAATCCCTGAATATCCAGAAATTCCACTGTAAGATGAGTATCCAGAATAACCTGATATTCCAGAATATGATGAATATCCTGAGTAACCTGAGATTCCACTGATCCCACTATAACCAGAAATACCACTATATCCTGATCTTCCTGAATATCCTGAAATTCCACTATAAGATGAGTATCCAGAAATACCTGAAATTCCTGAATAACCTGAAATTCCACTTATCCCACTATATCCAGAGATACCTGAGTATCCTGATTTTCCACTTATCCCACTATATCCAGAAATACCTGAGTATGATGAGTATCCACTGATTCCACTGTAAGATGAGAATCCAGAATAGCCTGAGATTCCACTAATTCCAGAATAACCAGATCGTCCTGAGTATCCTGAAATGCCAGAATATCCACTGATTCCAGAATAGCCACTCTGTCCAACAAATCCTTGAAGTCCAGAATATCCAGATTTTCCAGAAATCCCACTATATCCACTAATCCCTGAAATACCAGAATATCCACTAATCCCACTATAACCTGAAATTCCTGAAATACCTGAATATCCAGAAATTCCACTGTAAGATGAATATCCACTTATTCCAGAATATGATGAAAATCCAGAATAGCCAGAAATACCTGAAATTCCTGAATAACCTGAAATTCCGCTATATCCTGAAATTCCTGAAATGCCAGAATATCCACTTATTCCGCTATAAGATGAGTATCCAGAATAGCCTGAAATTCCACTGTAAGATGAATATCCTGAAATTCCAGAAATTCCACTATAACCAGATCGACCTGAATATCCACTAATCCCTGAAATGCCACTATATCCAGAAATGCCTGAATATGATGAAAATCCTGAATATCCAGAAATACCACTATAAGATGAGTATCCAGAATATCCTGAGATTCCGCTAATCCCACTGTAACCAGATCTTCCAGAATAACCAGAGATTCCTGAAATACCAGAATATCCACTGATTCCTGAATATGATGAAAATCCACTATATCCAGAAATGCCTGAATATGATGAGTATCCAGAAATACCTGAAATGCCTGAATATCCAGAAATACCACTATATCCTGAAATTCCACTTATCCCTGAATATCCAGAAATACCAGAATAAGATGAGTATCCTGAAATTCCACTTATCCCTGAAATACCTGAATATCCAGATGCTCCAAATGCACCATCAACTCCAGAATATCCACTAATCCCTGAAATTCCAGAATAACCACTGATTCCACTTATCCCACTATATCCAGAAACTCCAGAATAACCTGAAATCCCTGAAATGCCAGAATATCCAGATAATCCTGAATAACCACTAATTCCACTAATGCCTGAATATCCACTTTGTCCAACAAATCCTTGAACTCCTGAATAACCAGAAATGCCTGAAATTCCACTGTATCCTGAAATACCTGAATATCCACTTATTCCACTAATTCCACTATACCCAGAAATACCAGAATAAGATGAGTATCCTGAATATCCACTTATCCCTGAAATGCCTGAATATCCAGAAATACCAGAATATCCACTTATCCCACTTATCCCACTATATCCTGAAATTCCACTATATCCAGAAATGCCTGAAATGCCTGAATATCCTGAAATTCCTTGAATGCCTTGCTCTCCAATATGTCCACTATAACCTGATATTCCTGAAATTCCACTGTAACCTGAAATACCAGAATAAGATGAATATCCTGAATATCCAGAAATGCCTGAAATGCCTGAATATCCAGAAATGCCTGAAATGCCAGAATAACCTGATCTTCCACTGTATCCTGAAATTCCACTAATACCTGAATAGCCAGAAATACCTGAAATGCCTGAATATCCTGATATTCCACTATATCCACTTATGCCAGAATATCCACTTTGGGCCATTAATTTCCAATATTCTTCCCAATTTACTCCAATTCTAGGCTCATCATCAACTGTTGATGTGTGATCTTGTAAAGAGAAAAATGTTGAACCGTCATTCTCTACAACATCTGTTTCAACATAGGCAGTATCAATTTCCCATGATCCTTTCCAATGAAAACCAATTCCTGAATATCCTGAAATTCCACTGATGCCTGAATATCCTGAAATTCCAGATATTCCACTATAACCTGAAATGCCAGAATATCCTGATAATCCTGAATAACCTGAAATTCCTGAAATTCCACTATAACCAGATGCTCCAAATGCACCGTCAACTCCTGAATATCCTGAAATGCCAGATATCCCACTATAACCTGAAATTCCAATAATTCCACTGTAACCTGAAATACCACTATATCCAGATAATCCTGAATAACCTGAAATTCCACTAATACCTGAATATCCACTTTGCCCAACAAATCCTTGAAGTCCTGAATATCCTGATTTTCCACTTATCCCTGAATAGCCAGAAATTCCACTAATTCCTGAATAGCCAGAAATACCTGAAATGCCTGAATATCCAGAAATTCCTTGAATTCCCTGTTCACCGACTAATCCAGAATATCCTGAGATTCCACTAATCCCACTATATCCTGAAATCCCTGAAATACCTGAAATGCCTGAATATCCAGAAATACCTGAAATACCAGATATTCCACTATAACCAGAAATACCTGAAATTCCTGAATAACCTGAGACTCCACTATAACCAGAAATGCCTGAATAACCAGATATTCCACTAATCCCTGAATATCCACTTATTCCACTATATCCAGAAATCCCACTAATTCCACTATAACCAGAAATACCTGAAATCCCTGAATAACCTGATACTCCACTGTAACCTAAAATCCCTGAATATCCACTAATCCCTGAGATTCCACTATAACCAGATATACCGCTTATTCCACTATATCCTGAAATGCCAGAATATCCAGAATATCCACTTTGAGTCATGAATTTCCAATAATCTTCCCAATTCACACCGATATTAGGTTCATCATCAGATGTTGAAATATGATTTTGTAATGAAATAAATGTTGATCCATTATCAAAAACCACATCATTTAAAAAGTATTCAACTTCTACTAACCATTGTCCTTTCCAATATAATCCAATTCCACTGTATCCTGAAATGCCTGAATAACCAGAAATTCCACTGTATCCTGAAATGCCTGAATACCCAGAAATCCCTGAAATACCGCTATATCCACTTATCCCTGAAATGCCAGAATATCCAGATGCTCCAAATGCTCCATCAACTCCACTATAACCAGAAATTCCACTAATTCCTGAATATCCACTTATGCCAGATATGCCTGAATATCCACTTACTCCACTATAACCAGAAATTCCACTTATCCCTGAATATCCTGAAATACCGCTATATCCACTTTGTCCAATAAATCCTTGTAATCCTGAATATCCTGAAATGCCTGAATAACCAGATAATCCTGAAATTCCACTTATTCCTGAATATCCACTTATCCCTGAAATGCCTGAATAACCAGAAATTCCACTATAGCCTGAAATGCCTGAAATGCCACTATAACCTGATATTCCAGAAATGCCAGAATACCCTGAAATGCCACTATAAGATGAAAATCCAGAGTACCCTGAGATGCCTGAGATACCTGAATAACCAGAAATTCCACTGTAAGATGAATAACCAGAAATTCCAGAATATGATGAATATCCAGAAATTCCAGAATATGATGAGTATCCAGAAATACCGCTATAAGATGAGTAACCTGAAATGCCTGAAATACCAGAATATCCTGAGATTCCACTATATCCACTTATCCCTGAAATGCCACTGTAACCAGAAATTCCACTGTAACCAGAAATTCCAGAATATGATGAATATCCAGAAATACCTGAAATACCTGAATAACCACTTATCCCTGAGTATCCAGAAATTCCAGAATATCCAGAAATACCGCTATAAGATGAATATCCACTAATACCAGAATATGATGAGTATCCAGAAATTCCTGAGTAAGAACTGTATCCAGAAATTCCTGAAATTCCTGAATATCCTGAGATTCCACTGTATCCACTTATCCCTGAAACGCCAGAATATCCTGAAATTCCAATTTCTCCAGAATATCCAGATGCTCCAAATGCACCATCAAAACCAGAATATCCTGAAATTCCAGAAAATCCACTTATTCCACTATATCCTGAAATTCCAATTTCTCCAGAATATCCAGAAATACCTGAATATCCTGATAAACCAGAATATCCTGAAATTCCACTATATCCACTTAAACCTTCTTCTCCAACAAATCCTTGTAATCCAGAATAACCAGAAATCCCTGAAATTCCAGAGTATCCTGATCTTCCACTATATCCTGAAATACCTGAAATTCCACTATATCCTGATCTTCCACTGTAACCAGAAATGCCTGAAATTCCAGAATATGAACTATATCCAGAAATACCTGAAATACCTGAATATCCTGAGATTCCACTGTATCCAGAAATTCCACTGTATCCTGAAATACCACTGTAAGATGAGTATCCAGAAATACCTGAATATGAACTATATCCAGATATTCCACTATAACCACTTAATCCAATTTCTCCAGTGTCTCCCTTTAATCCTGAATATCCAGAAATGCCTGATATTCCACTATAACCACTTAATCCAATTTCTCCAGTGTCACCCTTTAATCCTGAATATCCAGAAATCCCACTATAACCTGATATCCCTGAAATGCCAGAATATCCACTAATTCCACTAAGTCCTGAAATCCCACTATAACCTGAAATCCCACTAATTCCACTATAACCTGAATATCCTGAAATGCCGCTTATTCCACTATAACCGCTTAATCCAATTTCTCCAATGTCTCCCTTTAATCCAGAATATCCTGAGATTCCACTAATCCCACTGTATCCTGAAATTCCACTAATCCCACTATAACCAGAAATACCAGAATAAGATGAAAATCCTGAATATCCACTGATTCCTGAAATGCCACTATATCCTGAAACTCCTGAATATCCACTGATTCCACTATATCCTGATGCAGAATATGCTCCCTCAATTCCTGAATATCCAGAAAATCCACTGTAACCAGAAATACCTGAATATCCAGAAGCGGCAAATGCTCCTTCCATTCCAGAATAACCTGAAACTCCTGAATATCCAGAAATACCACTATAACCAGAAATACCTGAATATCCTGAGTGTCCAAAAATACCAGAATAACCGCTTAATCCAATAAATCCTTGTAATCCTGAATATCCTGATTTTCCTGAAATTCCACTATAACCTGAAATCCCTGAAATTCCTGAATATCCAGAAATGCCACTATATCCAGATTTACCAGAATATCCTGAAATTCCAGAATAACCAGATAATCCTGAAATTCCTGAATATCCACTAATCCCACTATAACCACTTATCCCTGAGATACCAGAATAACCTGAAATACCGCTATAAGATGAGTATCCTGAAATACCACTGTATCCTGAATATGATGAAAAACCACTATAACCAGAAATACCTGAATATGATGAAAATCCTGAATAGCCTGAAATTCCACTTATCCCACTATAACCACTTATCCCTGAAATTCCACTATAACCGGAGATTCCACTATATCCAGAAACTCCTGAGATACCACTATAACCAGAAATGCCTGAATAGCCAGAAATTCCACTATAACCAGATAATCCTGTATCGCCTGTATCACCTTTTAATCCAGAATATCCAGAGATTCCACTAATTCCACTGTAACCAGAAATGCCTGAATAGCCAGAAATGCCTGAATATCCACTAATTCCACTATAAGATGAGTATCCAGAAATACCTGAAATTCCAGAATATCCTGAAATTCCTGAGATGCCACTATATCCACTTATCCCACTATAACCTGATACTCCAGAATATCCACTTAAACCTGAATATCCACTTTGTCCAGAATATCCAGATGCAGCAAATGCTCCTTCAACTCCAGAGTATCCAGAAGCTCCAAAAATACCTGAATATCCAGAAATTCCACTTAAACCTGAAATACCTGAATATCCACTTTGTCCAACAAATCCTTGTAATCCAGAATATCCTGAAATACCTGAATATCCTGATTTTCCAGAATAACCTGAAATGCCAGAAAATCCACTATATCCTGAGATACCAGAATATCCAGAGAATCCTGAATATGATGAAAAACCACTATAACCAGAAATACCTGAATATGATGAAAAACCACTATAACCAGAAATGCCAGAATATCCACTTATCCCAGAAATTCCAGAGTATCCAGAAATGCCTGAAATTCCGCTATATCCGCTTATACCTGAAATACCACTATAACCAGAAATGCCTGAAAAACCAGAATATCCTGAAATTCCACTAAAACCTGAAATACCAGAATATGAAGAGAATCCTGAATATCCAGAAATACCTGAAATTCCTGAATAACCGCTTATCCCACTATATCCAGAAATGCCAGAAAATCCTGAATAACCAGAATAACCTGAAAATCCACTATAACCACTAATACCTGAAATGCCACTATATCCAGAAATTCCACTGTATCCACTAATCCCACTATAACCTGAGATTCCACTGAATCCACTTATTCCAGAAAAACCACTATAACCTGAAATCCCTGAAATTCCTGAATATCCAGATTTTCCAGAATAACCTGAAAATCCACTTATACCAGAATAACCTGAAAATCCAGAATATCCAGAATGTCCAAATACACCAGAATAACCTGAAAATCCAGAATATCCAGATGCTAAAACCGCAGGATTCGCCCAACCAACATCATAATTAGCAGAACTATTTTTAGAGAGAATATCTCCTTCTTCTCCACCTTCAGGAAGACCAAAAGCACTATCTCCCATAACCTCCCAATTTCCATCGGGATATATTCCTCTATAAACATACAAAGTTTCTTCATCTTCAACTGTTGTAGCAAAACCATCATTTGGAGTTACAAAATTCCATCTTTCAAGAAAATATTCAACTATTTTATTATCTTGACCAGACCAATCACCAGTTGATCCAACTGAAACTATATATCTATCTAAATCAATTGGATGTTCCGGTGGTGAAGAAACATCTTTACTTTTAACACTATCCTGCCAATCATATCTCCTAAATCTTTCAATTAATTCAAGGAGTTCAGAATCTACAGGTTTAACTCTATATGCCATTAAAATACTCCAATACTACGAATTGGATTTTATTAAGATTGTAATCTATTTTGTAAAATAAAATAATTTAAAGATATATAAATAGGACCAGTTTCACCTTCGGCATAATTTATTAAATGTAGATATAATTTATTAGTCATTGTGTCATCTCTGTTCGCTATAGCCATATAACCTAAATCATTATCTGAATGAGCTTTATTTATACCAGTATAATTTAATATTTCATAAATGGAATCATTTAATGAAGCATATGCCCCACTTTTATTAAATAATGAAATATTATAATTAGTTGATAAACATGAAATAGAAAAAGACTTCAATTCAATAATATATCCACCACCATTATAAGTAGTAGCCTGTTGTTTTCTTGGACCAGACATGCTCCATTCTGAAGCACCCATTATAGGTAATTCTAAAAATTCTGGAAATCCTATTCCTCCTCCTATTCCAGCTTCATATGAATATTCTATTAAAGTTAATCTTGGATAAGATTCAGTAGCTATACAATTTAAAACTGTTGCTTCCATTATATTTTAATTCTCCTTAAAACTTATTTTTATTTTCATTAACCATATCCTTTAAGGCATTTATCATAATTCTATCTTGAGTTATTACTTCTTGATAATAAGACCTTAATGAATCTATATTATCATCAATTGTTTTAGATGATTTAGGAATTCCTATACTTGAAATTAAATTAACATCAGTGTTTACATAACAATTAAACCACATAACTTCTTCTATAGAATTTGTCGTATTTATGTTAAATAAAAATTCAGCATATGGTTTCTTATTCGTTAACATATCATAATATAAACTTTTAACTTTAAATGTATCTTCAACTGATACAAAATTAAGAAAGTTTTTATTGATTAATGAATATTCATCATCAATTCCTAAAGATTTTGAAAGATGGTGATTACATAATTTAATAGTCATATCTTTATCAAACATTACAAAATACAAATTACAATAATTTATCATATTCCAAATATTTTTTATTAAATCATTCTTTTCCATTATATTCTTTCTATTAGATTCATAAATATTTAAAAAAAGTTTTATTTTACTAAGCATTAATCTTTCATTTAAAGGAAACTTTGCAAAATCAAATATTTTAACATTTTTTAAAATATCTAATTCAAAATCAGTTATTTGATGGAAACATTTATTCATTAAAATTAGAATAGGAATATTTAAATTTTCAAGACTTTTCAAAATATTATCATTAAATATTAAATCATAATCTACAATTATGATATTAGGAAAGGTAATATTTTCTTCTATCTTAAGTCTTGTTAAATCTGGATTCAAACAGTAAAAAAGATCATTTTCATTTTTAATTACTTCGGTTAAAAAATCTACATGATCATCTTTATCACTTAAAATAGTTACTTTTAACTTTCTCATGTATTACTATCCCCCAATTAGTTTATTGAATTTATCGGATATATTATTTAAAATTTCAAATTTACTAAATACTACATAAACGAAAGACAGTAGAGAGAGAAAAACAGTAGAAAGAGCAACCGTCATTAAAATTATTTTATTTTTTATTGAATAATAATATCCTTCTTGTTTTGTTCTTATATCAGTTTGATTATTTTTTATTTCTATATGAGTATTATTTAATTCATTTTTCACATCTCTTATTAAATTTAAAATATCATTACATCTATTAACCCTATCTAAAGAATGATTATCTAATTTTTCAATAATTCTTTCTAAATCTTCACATATTCTTCTTTGTTTTTCTATTATTAAATTTTGATGTTCAGTAATATTTTTTTGTTGTTGGAAAACCGTAGTTGACATTGCTACGTTATTTTTATATGCATCCATTAACATTTTAAAATCATTTATTCTAAGTGTGGTAATATTTTTATTATCTTTTTCTACCATACTTTTATATCTCCTAAATAACTAAATTAAAATAATTTATTTTTTCTTCTAACAATTTTAATACGTTCAGTGTAAAAATCTATTTTTTTCCTCAGTGATGTTTGAGCAGAATCATATCTATTTTCACATTTCTCTGGATTTTTTTCATATTTACATTTATTTTTAGATTTTTCAAAATTTTTAATTGAATTTCCAAGAGCCAATATTCTACATTTTAACATTTTTATTTCACTCATAGGTAAATTATCTTTAGTAATATTACATTTCTTAAGTCTACTTTTCAATTTAGCGTAAATTTCATATCTATCATCATTAAAATTAAAATATGCATTTTCATGTGTAAGAAATAATAAATATTTATCTATTAATTTCATAATTTTCTCTTTTAAAATTCAAATGTTTTTTTAATTTCAATTTTTTGATAAAAATCATCTAATTTAGATCCAATAGAACTTTTATTAGATTCTCTAATATATTGCTTTAATTGCGCTTTCAATATATTGTTCTTTTCTAAAAATTGATATAAGGTATTTACTAAGATAATTTCTTCTGGATCTGGATCGTTCTTATTTTCTAGATGTTCAATAAGAAGCTTTAATTCCGATATTACTTCTGATGAGTCTTCTGAAAGAATTTTGTTTAATAGATTTTGTACAAATCTGTTTGTAAACATCACTGTTTCTCTCCATACTTTTTACGTATTTTTTATATTTAATTTTATTTAAATAAATCCAAATTAAATTTGGAAAATTGTATAAGGAGAAACTATGATTTTGTTAAAATATTTTTTCCAACTAAAGTAATTGTATTAGTTTTTGATGATAATTTAGTAAAGTCAAAAAGATTTTGATTTTTTTCAAATTTTGGATCAACATTCATTTCAGACTTTAATAATATTTCTTCCCTACAATTGTATAAAAGTTTATATTTATCATCATGAATTTCTAAATAAGATAAACCTTTTCCGTTTTTTATCTTATCTTCTAACTTAGGAATCCTAAATTTAATTTTTTTATTTACATTATCAACCATTCCTTGAAATATAAATGAATAATCTATATCTTCAGGTTGAATTATAAAGAAAGCTCTTAGAACTATCAAATTTTCTGTTATGTCATATTCCATTTCATTTTCTTTTTTCAAATCAATAGTAATCATTCTCATAAACCTTTCGAAAAAATATATATTTTATATTTTGTTCTAAGAAATTTTGGTAAAAGAATAAATTTAAAAATCTTTTATTATATATATTAATGAATGAAAACATTATAAATAATAAATTATTAATTATTTTTTTAATAGAAAGGAATGTTAGAATGATGATAATAGGTAATGTTGGAAATACTGAAAATGTTTTTTTTAAAAAAATGAGTTGTTTTGTAGGGTACAAAGTTTTAAACGAAGATATGACAAATTACAAGAAAAATTTTAAATATTCGAAAGGAAAATGGTTTGGATCTTTAGATGTTGATTTAAGAAGAGATATTTCATGTTCATATGGAATTAATCTTTTCAAAGATTTTGATTCTGCTTTTAATTTTGCAATATCCTGTTTCTATAAAAAAATAAAAATATTTAAATGTATTTGTCCAGATATAAAAGAAAATTGTTTTGTTTTTACAGATGATAATAAATTTAGAACTAAATATATGTATATTCAAAAAGAAATAAGTTTGAAAAAATTAATTAAACAATTAGGTAAAGACATAAAAAGTGGGAAATGTATAAGAGGTGAGTTAGAAAGTTTTTATTATACAAATTCAGAAAATAAAAATATTCATAAAATTGATAATCTTGATTTTTTATTAAATAAAAATTTTGATTATGAATTAAATTGGAATAGGTTAACAATAAAACAGAAGAATTATCTATTCAGAAGTAAATACTTTAAATCTGGAAAATTTATAAAAGAAATAATTAGAGATGATAGTCTAATATCTAATTTTTTAATTTTTAATGAAGATTTTGATTTTGGTGAATATTGGCTAGATCTATCCTTTTATGAAAGATATGTTGTATGTTATAAAGTATTAAATTTCGATTTCAAAAAACATTGGAAAAAATTAACAGAAGAAGAAAAAATTACAATTGCAAAGTATAATAAAAGGGTTAAATATAATGATTTAAATTGGAGATTAAAAGATATTTATCTTAATAATAGAACCGATTTGGAAAATTATTATGAATATTTTGAATTATTAAATGTTTCAGTTAGAAAACGCTATATTTCAAGAGAAAAAAATCAAGATATTATTGATCTATTATGGAATCAATTGACTGTTGAAGAAAAATCCTTAGTTTTACGTAATTTTATTACCTTTGATTTTATCAAATATTGGGATAAACTTAATAAAGATGAAAAATCTATAATTTGTGAATTTAACGAAAATTTTATTCTCGATCCAAATTTAGATTTATATAAATTAGAGTCTATGTATAGAAGAAGTTCAATAATAAATTGTAAAACCTTTAATTATAAAAAATATTGGATTGAATTGGATCAATCAGAACAAAATAGAATTGCATTAAATAGAAAAGATTTTAATTTCAAAAAATATTATAAATATTTAACTGAAAAAACCAAATCTACACTAGATAGAAAGACTGTTATCGAAGGTGATAATTTAAAAGATCTTTTATAAAATAATAAAAGGAGTAGATATTACTATGTCTTATGAAACAGAAGCTGATAGGAAATTAGAAAACACAAAGGAGTACATTCAATTAGCTATTGAATGTTTAAGTGATGTTATCATTACTAAAACTGCTCCAGGTATTGCTGAATACCCAAAGGAAAAAATTAAAGATTTTAATGATATTCTATTTAAACTTTTAGAAATTAGAGATAAATTTTAGAAAGGAAATTTAAATGCTTGTAGATGTAAAATTTTTTTCTCATCCTATAGGGGAAATTATAGCGAAACTAAACAAAAATCCAGAAGGAGTGAAAAGAATTACAAAAGGAGTTTATGAAATAGGTCATTTTTCTCTTGAGCATATGATTAGCTCAATAGATACTTATCCAGACTTGGGAGATTTTAATTGTTATGGAGTTTGTGATAATTATGAACAAATCATAGACCAATGTCCAGAATTACAAAATAAAAATAGAAATTTTGTAGTTTCTATTACTCCCATAAAAAAAGAAAATCAATCTCCAGAGGGCGGATGGAGATGGCATAAATGGGGTCCATATATAGGAGTTCAAGAATCTCAATGTGAATACTTATATGATGAACCAAATATTGAAATGGTTTATTGTTATCGAATTATAGAAGTTTAAAAAATTATATAAAATAGATGGTGGGTTATTAAAAACTCATCATCTATTTTTTACTTTGAAAGGAAATAAAATGGAAGAAGTAATATTTCAAGATAAAAAATGTTATATAGGATATAAAGCTTTATATGAAGACGGACTTAATTATATGAAAAATTTTAGATATGATTTTGGTCATTGGTATGGGGCTATTGATGTAGATGATTCAGATATTGAATGTTCATTTGGTTTAAATGTATTTTTAGAAGAAAAAGAGGCAATGAGATTTATTATAAAATATTTTTCAGTTTCATCTATAGAAAAAGAAGTTAATATTTTCAAATGTTATATTCCAATAGAAAACAATAAAATTATTTTTAGAGATAATAAAGCTCGATGTAAGAAATTCTTTTTAACATCAGAAAAAATTGATTTAACCAAATATATAGAATATTTAAAAGATTATATTACAAAAAATGAACCATGTTTTGTAAATCGATTTTTATCAAGGTATGTAAATGCAGATTTTGTAAATAAAAATTTTAATAAACTTACATCAAGTGAGTTATCAAATTACTATCATTTAGAAGGATTGAATTTCAAAAGGATTATTCAAAACTTTAATGCTGATCCAGGATATTTCGTATATTTTAAATATTTTAATTATGAAGATTATTGGACTACATTAAATGAAAGTCAAAAATCATTTATAATACTTAATAATAAAAATTTCAATTTTAAAAAATATTGGAATGATTTATGTCCATATTTAAAAAATTTAGCAATTAAAAGAGAAGACTTTCCTTTTAAAGATTTTTGGGAAGAATTAACTACAAAAGAAAAATGTTTCGTTATAAAAAATAATAACTTTATGACTCTTGAAGATAAAGAATGGCAAACAAATGATAGTTTTAGAATGAAATTTTTATTAAAAAATAATGTTAGTTGTGAAGAATATTGGGATATAATGAATGATACTGAAAAAATAAAACTAATTCACATGCAAGAAAAAAATTTTAATTTTGATAAATATTGGTATGGAATGAGTAACTTTTTGAGAGATATGGTTTGTAGTTTATCTTTCTTTAACTTTAAAAAATATTGGAATGAATTAACATGCTATGAAAAACAATTAATATCCATATATAATGAGAACTTCAATATTGAAGACTATAAAGATGAAGTAGATTTTAATCTTTGCATTTCAAATCCAAATTTTGATTATGAAAAATATTGGGACTCTCTTACTGAAGGACAAAGAATGTATATAATAAGAACAGCAAAGTGTGATTTTAAATTTGAAAAACTTTGGGATATTCTTAACTTTTACAATAAAAGACTTTTAAAAGAAAATATTGTAATTAAAGATCCAAAAGATTAAAAAAATAATGTTAAATAATAAGGATAGATTAAATTTTAAAAATCTATTCTTGAGTAGAGATAATTAATTTTGACTCTGGATGATGGATCTTAATTAAAGGTCCATCATCTATTTTAATTTATAAGTTTCCCAAAATATTATTTTTTTGTTTAACATTCCTATTTCATATGGATAAATTGCCCATTCAATACAGCATGGTGAAATTAAACACCATGTATCTCTTATTATCTGACTATTTATATCAGTAATAAAAGGTTCAATATCTGGTGTTATAAATCTATTTAATATTTTTCTATCATTACACTCTACATATCTTAGATTATTATTCAATCCTTCCATTTCTTCTCTTATAGTTCCAACACCAATAAAGTATTCAATTATTCCGTAATTTTCATATTTTAAATATTTTCCAGCTATTGAACTTTCTTTAGGATTTACACTTTTTTGAACAATTGCAATTAATCCTTTATCTAATATTTCTTCTATATGAATTAATGCATTTTCAAAAGATTGATCTGGAAAAAATGGAAAGACTATTCCATCTTTAGTGGGGTGATCAGACCTGATTGATAATGGCGATAATAATTTTATTTGGTCTATATTCTTAATCAGATCTGATCTTTTATATATTGGAATAAATATTGGAGTATTAAAACCTAAAGAGTTTAATTTATATAAACTATTTAGTTTTTTCAAAAATGTTATCCTTATTTTCCTTTAGATTTTCTAATTGCATCCAATTGTTGTTGTTTCATACGTTTATGCTTATCCATTATGAATTTCTTATTAATCTTGGCGTCATTTACTTTTTTTATAGCAGTACTTTTATCTGATGCAGCATATGCTTTTTTATATATCAATAATTGTCTTTTATAATATTTTTTTGCTTCTTCATCACCAACAGATTTTTTTAATTTTTCTCTCATATCTTTAAGTTTATTCTCTATTTTTTCAACGTCTGTTAGTTTTTTTGTAGTATTTTTCAAACGAGGAATTTCTTTAGATTTTTTACCAAATTTAAAAACATCTTTTACATCTTTGTTTAAAAATTTTGGAATTTTTTTTAAAATACCTTCATTTAAATAATTCAAATAATTATCTACTATATTTTCTTTCATATTATATTTCCTATTTAAATTAATAATCTTTATAATATTATGTTCTTAGTTTTTCCAGATAAAATATATAATAGTTACGTATTCATCTTTATTAAATCCATAATACAATTCAGACATTACTTCAAATAAACCTTCAATACTTCTACATTTGGGATCATGCTCATTTTTAATATGCAAATCAGTTAATTCATTGAAACGTATTAATTCTGTTTTTAAATTAACTGATTTGCCATTGATTAAAGCTTCTTTAATATTATTCCATTTATCCCCTCTTCTGATAGTTACATTTTCTCCATCATTAAAAGTTGGATTTTGAAATTTTAATTCTTTCATATTTATTTCTTTTTTGCCTTTTTAGCTATTTTAAGAACTTCTTCTAAAACTCTTGAAGGTCTAATTGCTTTCATACAACTTCTATGAGGACAAACCCAAGGTCTTAATTGACCTTGAAACATTTCAGCATCACCGAAATATCCTTGAGGTCTTCCACAGAATAAATCATTTTCTTCACATGATCCTTTTACAAACATATTTTTATTTACAGCATGACCAGCAATATATGGATTACTTCTACCAAATAAAACAACTCCAGTTTTATCAACAGCGGCTCCACAATGACCAACAAAACTATCAATTGCTACATAAGTAAGACTTTGTTTTAAAAGTGCCGCTGTCTGTCTTAAAGATGTTTGCCCCATTAGATATGTTGTTGCCCCCTTAATTGGTGATTCTTGAGGACCACCAACTTGAACAACATCAAAATCTTTAGTTAATTCAGCCACTAAATGTTCCCAATATTCAGGAAACCAATCTTTATTTGGAGTAATTTGAACTGATGGATTAAATGTTAATTTTGCACCAGTTCCATGAATAAAAATAACATCTCTAGGGAAAGACTTTAAAAACTGTTTTGCTTCTTTCTCTTCATCTTCACTTAAATATATTTTAACTTTATCTCCATAATAGGGAACTCCATATAAATGACACCAAATCATACTCAATGGACCTGGAAATAACTTATGAGCGCAAGCATTATAAATATCTCTCTTAATGACTGATCCAAAATGTTTTAAAGGCTTTACCCATTTATCAAATAAATCTCCTGGAAAACCTAAATTATAAAGAACATCAATATTTGGATTTCCTATGAGAACTTCATGATGAGATGCTCCAACAATAATTTTCTTATTTGGATAGGTTTTTTTTGCTGATTCTATCATCGGAGAAATGCACACATTATCGCCCACGCCGCCGTCTGCAATTATAACAAACGCATCATCATCTTTAGGTTTTTTTCCACCCATTAATTCATCAATTGTCATTCCATCATGAGCATACAACATACTCTTGAATGGTTGTTCTGTTTCATTTTCGAATCTAATATCATCACTCATAATGACAACATCATCATCTTCATCTTCTATAATTTTTTCTTCTTCTGCATTTTTTAATATGTTATTTACTATTTCTTCATCTGTTTGTTTTTTTAGATTTTCTGTCACTTTATCGAGTGCCTTTTCCAATTCAGGATCATTCATTAAATCATTTAAAAAATTGTCTTCCATATTTTTTTTATTTTCCTTTCTTATTTTTAATAATCTGTTGTTATTGTTAAATGAAATGGATTATATATATTATTTTTTTCATTAAATAAAAATGTATCAACCATACATGTATTAATATTATTTACTTCTGCAAGATAATCACAAGTCAAAATTGTTGCTGCTCTAATTTGACATTCAAGAGAAGATCCTTTTGGAATTAATTCTTTATTTTTAATAATATTTTTTAATTTTTCATCATACTCTATGAGTCTATAATATTCAAGCACTTTTGGTATTTGATAATCAGCAGGAACAGTTATTGTATTAATATTATCTTGAAAAAATCCAAAATTTTCATATAACATTTTTATAAGCAACTGTGCTCTTTTTAAAAACATATCGTCTGCAAATGATATTGGATAATTATTTATTAATTTGTTTAAAATATATTGAGCATTATTATTATTATTAAATTCTATCATATATTTAAATGATTGTGTGTTTTCTTTTCCATCAATTAAAATTTCTTTTAAATTTAAAATTCTATCTTTTAGATATGGTATTTTATATTTTATCAATTTTTCAACAAGTGTTTCAAAAATATCATCAAAAGAACCCTCTTTTACACTACTTTCTACTAAATATAAAAGAAAAGATGAACCACTATTTCCGCTTTTATTATCTACTTGATCTGGATAAATTGAATTACTACCATACCAATAACAAAAATTAATAGAATTGAATATTAAATATATTAATACATTTTCTACACAACCAGAAATTTCACGATTATATTTAATTTGTGGAATATAAAATTTACTTATTTCTTTTTTATTAATTCTTACATTATCCATAAAATCATAATCACCACCAAGATAACCAATATTATCTCTTAAAAACATTTTTGCTAATTCTCTAACTTTTTCACTGTGATTCATTTATTATCCCCTTCTAAAACCTCAATTTTGGTGAATTAAAATATGGTTTCCATTTCTCTAGATATTTGTTCCAGTTTCTATTAAAATGTGCTTCGTTTTCTGATCTTTTTTCATTCATTGTTCCATTAACAAAATGTTTTATTTCTGCCTTTGGTTCATATAAAACACTATATCCTTTAAGATTTAATTCAGTCATAAGATCAGCTTCTTCAAAATATGCAGGTGAAAAATCAAGATTAAAATTTAAATTTTCTTTTCTCAATATCTTTAAATTATACATTGTAAAACATCCATTAACCCATAATCTTCTCTCTGTATAATTTGTTTTAGGATCATTTCTCTGAAGACCACAATAAGGATCAACTATTTCTCCATTTTCTAATCTTGTTCCTGTGTGAAGAATTACTTCTCCTTTATTATAATCTAATATTTTACCACCAACTGCTGCAATATTCTCATTAGATATTGATTTTTTTATTATCGTTTCAAATGTTTGAGGATTTAATTTAATATCACTATTAGCTAATAAAACGTGAGTAAAATCAGTTTGAGATTTTGCATATTCAAAAATATCATAAACTTTTCTTGTATATCCAACATTATTAGAATTAGCCACGACACTATAAGGACATTTCATATTTTTTAATGTATTATAAATATATTCAACCTCTTCTGGTTTTGATCCATCGTCAAATAAAATAACCATATATGAAAATCCAGATGCATAACTTCTAATAAGACTTTGACAAAATTCTAATACAAATTCAGGTTTTCCCTTAAAAGGAACTGCTACTAAAGTAAAAGGTTTAATCATTTTATTAAATACTCCTTTATTATTGTTTCTCTCATTAATCTTGCTTGATCTTTCCATGAAAAAATTAAATCATGATTTTCTGTTATACTTATTCCACAATCATTTGAATGTAGAGATTTTATCCCCAATTCTATAAATTGTTTTTGATATTCTTCTGAATATGCATTTCCTTTAATCGTATATCCGTTTACTCCATTTTTAACTTGTTCTGCCAATGCTCCTAAGTCAGTTGTAATTACTTCAACCCCACAAGCTAAAGCCTCCAAAACTGCCATACATCCCGCTTCTTCAAAATTATTTGAATATAACATTGTTCTTGCTTTATGTAACTCTTCATATAATTTTTTTTGTGGGATTGCTCCAACTAAATCAACATTTGGTAAACTTTTTAATTTATTATATAAATTTCTAAAATTATCATCAGATTGCTGATATAATGACATACTTGAAAAAACTTTTAATATTGGTTCAACTCCTCTCTCTTTGCATCCATTATAAATATAAGGCCATAATTCAGCTAAAATATCAAGACCTCTAAAAGGAGTAGAAGAATAAACAGCAATTGGTTTTCTATATACAGATCCAACTTCCATCCAATTAATCCAATCATCATTATAACCATTTCTTTGTAAATAAATAGGTTTATTAAAATATAAACCAATATCATTTTTAGAATGATTACTTATCACAAATATTCCATCTATATTGTTTTTTGCATATTCATTATCATTCAATATTTGAAGGGAAAGTTCTTTCATATTATCTTGTGACCACATAAATTTAAATTTTGCATCTATGAATGGTTCAAAAAATGGTTGATGGTCCCTTAAAGAAATAAAAGCATGGACATCAAAATTTCTTTTTTCATTATCAAAATCTTTTATTGTTTTAAATATTACATTATCATTATATTTTTTCTTTTCTTTTTTTCCATTATAAATGATTATTTCGTCTTTAGGAAATTGTTTGATCCAATTATTGACTATGTTACAAAGAGCAGATTCAGAACCACCCATACCAACAGTTTCCATATCATAACGATCAAATTCCATTCTATTTGAATAAAAAACTACTTTCATTTTATATTAATCCCCTTCTATTAAAATATTTATATCTTTTTCTAATTTATCTAAACTTGGAAGTTTTTCATACATTGTATAGCTTAATAATTTCCATCCTTCTTTTTCTATTCTTTTTCTTCTTTTTTTAAAATATTTTTTAGCTTCATCTGTATGAAAATGATAATAACCATCAAATTCTATTCCGATTTTATATTCTGGCAAAGCAATATCTAAATCATAATTAATTACAGAATATTGATATTCACAATTAGGATGTAATTTTTTAACTAATTTTCCTAACTTCAATTCTTCCTTAGATATTTTATTTATAAATTTTATAGCATGTTTATGCCCACCGTTTTTCATTCTTTCACTCATATTTTTTCTTCTTTCTTCTGTAAAAGTAGCCATTATTTTATCTCTATATTCCTTATTTTTCCACCTTTCTCTACTGGCTTCTCCAATTTTTTCTTTAATTTCTGGTCTTTTAGATCCATTATTGATTGACATTTTCAATCTGGTTTCATTAGATGGAATTATTCCCTTTTTACCAAGTTTTGATTCACTTAATTTTTCCGTGTTTCTTCACTTATAGGTCTTTCTTTTATAAATTTTGATATTTTTTCTTTCCATTCTTCTGAATGAATATGATATCCACTAACACCTTTATTCCAAGGTATTTTTCCTTTCATCAATTTAGATAATTTTGGATTTTTATTTCCTTTAGGAAATCCTAATTTTTTTCTTAATTCTGGACAATTATTTTGGTGTTTACTACAACACCATTTTTTAACAGTTGAAAAATAAAATTTGGCTTCATTACCACAACCATAATCACATAATTTAATTTCTTTCAATTTAAATTATCCTTTCAATTATAAACAAAATTATCATCTTCTAAAATTTCTTCATCTTCTTCATCATAAACAAAACCTTCAAGCGTTAAAAAGAATTTTGAATAAAACTCTTTTATATTAAATTCTATATGTTTTACTTTTATAATCATATTGTCATAAATAACGATAGTCTCTAAATTATCTTCATTTTCAGTTATAAATTTTAATATTTTTCCATTTGAGATATCTAATGGATAATAATAAACTGCCAAAAAAGCAGACATAAAAAATCCATCATGATTGAATTTTAAATCTTCAATTTTCAATATATTTCTAAGTACCCAATCATCATAATCTTTTTTCATTCTATCTCTTTATACAATCAAATCTAATGGCATTAATCATATCTGAACTAATTATATTTCTAGGAAAAACATAAAAACCAATCCCTTCAAGAATTTCTCTTAATTCAGTTTCTGTATATTCTGCTTCATGTACTTGATATGGAAAAGATGGAGTTCCCTCTTTTGCTACTCTTAATTCACTTTCATTTATCTCTCCCTTTTTTAACCTTTCTTCTAAATCCCCACAATCGGGAACTTCTACAATTAAATGACCACCTTGTTTTAAAACACTATGAATATCAACCAATGATTTAATACCATCTTCTTTATTTATATGTTCAAGAACTTGTGATATTAAAATTATATCTACTGTATCTTTTAAATAATTCTTTTTAATATCTCTCATATCCATTATCTTATCACAAGGAATTTCGGAATTAATATCGATATTTGTCCATCCTTCTAAATACATATAAAAACATCCGATATTTAATTTAGTTTTTACTCTTGTCATATATTCCATTTGTAAATCTGTAAATGGATATACAGTTCTACAATATTTATTAATTTCTTCTATATCATATTTTGATTTTAATATATCATATGCCTTTATTAATCCTTCTTCTTGCCAATCTGCTTTTTCCTTATTTGTTGTATCTTCATGATAAAATGGAAAATAATTATCTTCAACTCCTTTTAATTTAAATCCAGATTGAATTACTCTATATGACCAATCAACATCTTCATATCCCCAAGTTCCTTTTGCTTTATTTCCAAAATTATTATCAAATAAACCAACAACATCAAGAACTTTTCTACTTGTAAATAAACAAGAAACAGATAAAACATATGATTGAAGTAAAGAAAACCATGTTAAAATAGGACCAACTGCTCCAACATCAGGTTCAGAATTAAATTTCTGATATAGAAAATCTAACCAATCTGTATTTTGATTATATCTTCCTAATATTCTTGCATCATCATCAATGAAACAAATATATTCAATATCTTTTGAAATACTTTTATATCCAATATTTCTTGCTTCGCTTACAGAAAGATGTTTCTCAGTAGTATAAGCAAATCTAACAGTTTGATATTTTAAGATTTTATCTAATACATCTTTTTCTAGTTGTTCTTCATCATTATTAATTATGGCGATTTCATGTGGATGATTTGTATATTTATTTATATCTTCTAAAATCTGTAAAAATTGTCTTGATTTTCTACTTGTTAAAAGAACAATTCCGACTTTTGTTTTATCAACAAACTCTTTTGATCTTGGAAGAATTTTTTCCATTCTCTGAATAAATATTCTTTCATCATGATCCCAATTATCTTTTCCATGATAAGTTCCTTTTGTTTCTCTAATCCCTCCAATCATAGGATGATAATGCATCGCAATAGAATTTGGTTCAATTAAAAGTTTATATCCAGCATGAAACATTCTATATGAAAAATCAGATTCTTCTCTATGACCCACTATTGATAAATCTAAACAATATTCTCCAATTTCTTTTGCCACTGATTTACGATACATAAATCCTGAGTTCAAATGTTGAGTTTCAATAGGTTTTTTATCTGGATGCATAACACATTGATTATATCCTGTTAAAAATAACATTCCATTTTCATCCCAATAAACTTTTCCCATATTTACTTTATCTTCATAAGAAAACTTTGGATCAATAATTTGATTTTTAATAATTTCATGAGGATTTAAATAAATAGGACCAACAGCAGCAACTTTAGGATCATCAAAATGTTTTATCAAATTTTCGATAAATGTGGGTCTTAAAGCAACATCATCATCTAATCTTAAAATAATATCATTTTTTGAATTTTCTAAAATTCTTTGACCTCCATAATGTGGTCCTTTTCTATCTCCCTCAATTACTTCAACACCATGTTTTGCTTGCATTAAAAGATTGATCAATGCTCTTACTGTTGTATTTTCATTAAAAAGATTAGTATGACAATCATTTACAATGATAACATCAAAATCTTTATATGTCTGATCTAATAATGAATTTAGTAATAGTGATAATTCAACAGGTCTATCTTTTGTAGGGATTCCAACTGTCACTCTTTTATTCATTTTTGTTTCCTTTTTTTCTATTGATTTATATTTTTCAGTAAATCTTTCTGATTTAACTTCTTCTAAGAATGGAACTAAATAATCTTTTGTTACTTTTTCCCATGTATAATTTTTTAATATATTTGAATACTTCCAAGATTCACATCCACATATTTCTCTTTTATTTTCTACAACATATTTCATTTTTTCTGATAATTCTTCTTTATCTATCTGAAACCATTTTCCTTTCATATATGGATGATTATTTTCAATATTAACAAGTTTTGATTTTAAGGGTATAATACAATCTTTCAAAAATTCAATATACCCACCAGAGTCAGTAGCTATAACTGGAATATTAGATGCCAAAGCTTCCATAGGAGTCATTCCAAACCAATCTGCTTTTGTAGGGTAAACATACATATCAGCTTTTTTATAAAATTCTGCCACATTTTCTTGACCAGCATCTACCCAATTTAACTCTATATTTGATCTATTTTCACATAGTTTTCTTATTTCTTCTCCACCATAATATAACATATGTGTATTTGCTCTTAAAATAAGTTTTACATTTGGATCAAAACCAAATGTTTTAATAAAAGTTTCTATTAAATCTTGGGTTCCTTTTCTTTTAGATAATTCACCTACATATAAAAAATTAAATATTTTTTTATTAGTTTGTTTATTTGGATGATGTATAAAAGATCTAAAAATATTTAGGTCAACCCCATGTGGAAAAACACTAATTTCTTTTTTAACACCGTTATCAATCATATATTTCATACTGAAACGTGAAGGGGTTAACATATAATCCATATATTTATTACAAATTTGAGCAGGAGTGATTTCTGGTGTTGTTACGTACCATCCACTTGTATCTGCTCCAGTATAACCAACATTAACTTTACATTTTACGGAAGGATAAATATCGGGATAGGCAAAAAAAATACCCAAAGAGTCTTCTCTAAAACCTTTTTGAATAAATTCTTGAGTATCTTGAGGGAATGATTCTAAATAGAAATTTTGATCTTTTGCATTTAAAGCATTAATACTGACATCATAACCAAGTTTATTTAATTCTCTACATACATTTATTGCTATCACACCCATAGAAGAAAACGGATGCATATAACAAGACCAAGTAATTTTCATTCTCTTAACCTTTCTTCTTTTTTATTTTTTGTTCTTAGTTTTGGGAAATTTCTTTTTCAAAATATTCAATTGTTTTAATAAGACCATCTTCCAATTTTGTATAAGGTTTCCAGAATAATGAACTTTCAGCGAGAGAAATATCAGGTTTTCTTCTAATTGGATCATCAGATGGAAGTGGTTTATATATAATTTTAGATTTTGAATTTGTTAATTCAATTACTTTATTTGCCAATTCTAATATTGTAAATTCTTCTGGGTTTCCAAGATTAATTGGACCAATTATATTGGGATGAGAATTCATCATTAAAGTTAATCCATATATCATATCATCAACATAACAAAAAGATCGAGTTTGAGTTCCGTCACCATAAACTGTTATTGGATCATTTTTTAAGGCTTGAACTATAAAATTACTGACTACTCTTCCATCATCTGGATGCATATTTGGGCCATAGGTATTAAAAATTCTTACAATTTTTATTTTTAAATTATATTTTCTATGATAATCCATAAAAAGCGTTTCTGCTCCACGTTTACTTTCATCATAATTTGATCTTAATCCAATAGGATTTACATTTCCCCAATAATTTTCTTTTTGTGGATGAACAATTGGATCACCATAAACTTCACTTGTTGATGTTTGTAATATTTTTGAATTATTATCAATTGCTAAATTCAACATATTCATCGCACCTAAAATACTTGTTTTAAATGTTTTTATAGGATCTTTTTGATAATGAATTGGTGATGCGGGACAAGCTAAATTATAAATTTGATCTACTTTTTCTAAATATAGTGGAGAAATAACATCTCTTTTAATTAATTCAAAATTTGGATTTTCAATTAATTCCTCTATATTCTTTTTTCTTCCTGTATAAAAATTATCTAAACAAATTAAATAATGATTTAAATCTAATAATTTTTTACATAAATGTGATCCTAAAAAACCAGAACCACCTGTAACTAATATAGTTTTCATATTGAAAAAACTATCCTTTCACTTTTTTATATTTGTTAGGATATTAAGAATAATTTGCTAAGAATTTTTTATGACCAAGAAACATGAAGTTCTGCTTTTTCTGTTCCAGAATTATAATTTATTGAAGAGGGAAGTCGTCTTGCATTATAATCACTAAGATTATCTTTAAAAATTATCATCAATGTATTATTCACAATATAATTTTCTCTTTCGATGAGTTCTTGAATTATTGAACTTATATCTGGTGTGTTATATTTGTTTCCGTCTATCCATGCTTCAATATTATTCCAATTTACAAAATTTGTTGTTAAATCTAAAGCATTTGCAATAAGTGTTGTTGCGGGATAAACTGGACTATCAATATCATTTCCATAAATTAAGGCATTTACATTTTCACCAACTTCAGTATTCCAAGATGTAAATTTAATATAAGCCTCTGTTATTGTTGCTCCTTTAGGGATAGTTATATTTGGAAATATGGCCCAAGAATGTTGTTGATTTGATGAATAATTTCCTATGGCTAATTGATCGTCATTTGGGGCAACACTAACTCCCCACCAATATCCATCATCTGTTCCTTCAATTGGATAATATATTTCACTTCCAGGAGCAATAGGAGTGCTCATCTGACTTCCACACATTTTACTAATATTATCAGAAGATTTTCCTAAAACTTTAATTGGTGATATCCCTAAAATATTCATTTATTTTTCCTTATTAAATTTCAATCCAAGTATTATCTGGATCAAAGAATATAACATTTGATTTTGCAGCATATCCGATAACTCTGACAATTTCACCAGTATTTTCAGGTTTATCTTGTGAAATAGATCCTTCTGTGATTGAAGCATAAATTGGTTTTCCAATATTAAGCCAGTTCCAAACATCATTTCTTATATATCCATATTTTAAAAGATTTATTTGATCTCCAGAATTTACATTTCCTAAAGACAAAAATAAAATAGAACTGCAAGATGTTTCATCTGATGCATCTGCCTTTGAAATAGTTTCATATTCATCTAAATAAACTAATTCACTAAATGAAATATCAACAGAAGCAGTTGAATCTATTTCAATGAAACCATTAAATCCATTATTTATTGAAATATTTGAATTGAAGAAAACTCCTTTTTCATTAAAATCTAAATTACCGCCTAATTGTGGTGATGTATCTTCAATTAAAGATGTCATACTAGCGATTCCAGAATAACCTGAAATTCCAGAATATCCACTTAAACCTGAATATCCAGAAATGCCTAATATTCCAGAATAACCTGATATTCCAATAACTCCTGAATATCCAGAAATTCCAGAATATCCTGATAAACCAGAATATGAAGAATATCCTGATAAACCAGAATATGAAGAATATCCAGAATATCCACTTAAACCTGAGTATCCTGATACTCCTCTTTCAGATGCAATTGCCCAATAAGACTCCCAATTTACTCCAACTCCAGGCTCATTATCATTATTTGAACTATGATCAATTATGGCAGAATATGTTCCACCGTTATTTACAACTAAATCTAATTCTAAATAAGAAGTTGTATCAAATAACCATTGTCCTTGCCAAGAGTAATTTCTTCCAACTGCTCCAGAATATCCAGATGTTCCAGTTTCTCCAATAAATCCTGAAATGCCTCTTGCTCCTGAATATCCAGATGTTCCAGAAATTCCAGAATATCCAGAAATTCCAGAATATGATGAATATCCAGAAATTCCAGAATATGAAGAAAAACCAGAATAACCAGAGATACCGCTATATGATGATAATCCAGAATATCCAGAAATTCCAGAATATGATGAATATCCAGAAATACCTGAAATTCCACTATATCCTGATGATCCAGGAACACCAAATGCTCCAGAATAACCAGAGACTCCATCACCTCCAGGATACCCTTCAATTCCAGAATACCCTGAAAATCCTCTTAATCCAGAATATCCAGAAATTCCAGAATATGATGAATATCCAGAAATACCTGAAATTCCACTATATCCTGATGATCCAGGGACTCCTAAATTTCCACTATATCCAGAAATACCACTATATCCAGAAATTCCAGAATAACCAGACTCACCAATATATCCAGATAAACCTGAAAATCCAGAAATACCAGAATATCCTGATGCTGAATATGCCCCTTCAATTCCAGAATAGCCGGAAACGCCAATCTGACCTATTGTCCCTGAATATCCAGATGACCCTTTTTCAGCAGCTAAAGCCCAATATGTTTCCCAATCTACTCCAATTCCAGGCTCATTATCATGATCTGAAATATGATCAATTATTGCTGAGAATGTTGATCCACCATTTGTTACTAAATCTAATTCTAAATAAGACGTTGTATCAAATAACCATTGTCCTTGCCAACTATAATTTCTACCAGAATATCCAGAAATACCAGAAATACCAGGAATTCCAGAATATCCTGAAATTCCACTATATCCTGATGCAGAATATGATCCTTCAATTCCAGAATAGCCAGAAATACCACTAAATCCTGAGATTCCACTATATCCAGAATATCCAGAAATACCATGAATTCCAGAATATCCTGAAAATCCAGAAAATCCACTGTAACCTGAAATTCCTGAATATGATGAATATCCACTAATACCGCTTATTCCTGAGTAACCTGAAATACCTGAATATCCAGAAGAAGAATATGATCCTCTAATTCCAGAATATCCTGAAAGTCCTTGAACTCCAGAATATCCAGAAGTCCCTATTCCACTATATCCTGAAAATCCAATTGGACCAGTTGCGCCAACATATCCTGAAATACCAGAATATCCAGATCCACCTGCTCCAGAAGAAACGACAGCATATCCACTTTCAAGAGTTGAAAATGTCACATATGCAGACTGACCAAGAGATTGAATCCCACTTGGGATTATTTGATTCCAATTTAAATCATAAATTGTGGCTGTTATATTTCTACTGTTCATATTATGAACAACATTCCAAGCTAGAGAACCTTCTGTCTGTGTATGTAAATAGGCTTCACCTGATATTCCGTCAATTCCAGAATAACCTGAAAATCCTCTTAATCCAGAATATCCGCTAATTCCAGAATATGATGAAAATCCAGAATATCCAGATAAACCCATGAGTGTTATAATTGACATATTATTTTAAATCCTCTTTGAAAAAAGATAAATATTTTATCCTGATACAATAATGTTTAAATCAATTCCGTTCACAGGCATCCAAATTCTCTTCGATGAAGTACTTGTGGCAACAATATTATAAGGAATTACAATAGAATTGTCACTTACGTCATAACATGTAATATTTAAATATTGTCTCCCTATTGAAGAAATATTAATATCTGCATAATAAAGTCCAGTTGTCCCATCTAAAATCCATGATGTTACATTAAATGTTAAATATTTTGAAATATTTCCAGAAGAAGCAGCTTGTAAATTTGATATATCTGATTCATTTTGAGAAACTCTCCCTTCAATAGAAGATAATGAAAGTGCAAATAATCCGTTTGGATTAAACCACATATCAAGTGTTCCATTACCATTATTTTCAACACAAGTTCCCAAAAATTGAATATTTGTAACTGGTTGAACATTAGTACATTTTCCTGCTTCTGTTGATGATAAATATAAATCATCTCCCGCAACAATTGTAATCCCACTTTGTATAGGAATATTTTCTACATAACCAAATAATTTAACATTTCCCATTTCCCCAATACTTACAACAACGCAATCAGCAAATGAAATTGAAGCTGTCGCAATTGCTGCATGAATTGTTGAATCTGAAGAAAAATATCCCAAATATCCGACACTCATATTTCTTGTATCTGCATTTTCTCTTAATCCTGAAAAACTTTCCCATCTATTAGAAGCACCATAATAAAACATTTCAGTATCTTGACAATAAACAAGTCTAGATTCATCTCTACTTGCTACGAATGTAGGAAGTGTGTGTTCAATTCCACAATCTAAAATAGGATATTCTCTTTTAACAGTAGTATCATCTGGATCATAATTGTACACCTCAGTAACAGTTAAAGCACTTAATACTGTTTCAACTTTAAAAGCCTTTAAAAATAAAAGGTTAGTTCCTCCTGTTAATTGAGCATGTTGATTTTTATCCAAAATTCTAATAGTTGCTTGAGGAGCAGGTTTTGATTTAACATATGTATAATTTAAACAAACATAAAATATTCCTTCATATGAAAAAGAACCATTTGAATAAAAACTAGAATCTGTTACGTCTATAGTGAATTCAGATGTAATTTCAATTAGAACGTCATCTTTAAAACATTTTCCAGTTGATAATGTTAATGTTCTTCCATCAGATATTGAAACATCTAAAGAACCAACTCCAAAAATACAATTTGATCCTCTTGTTATCATTCTTGTTAAAGTATTGACAGCATTACTATTATATGAAGCAAATGGATCGATATTTCTTAACTGACTAGGGGTAATTGTCATTGATGTTATTCTCCTAAAGAGTAAAACGATAGGTACTACAGTCTTTATTTTTTGTTCTAAGTTATTTTTGTAAAATAAATCTTTAATTAAAAAACTATATATATTAATATATGATTGAAAATAAATAATATTTTAAGAGGTGATTTTATGTTTCAGGATAAAAATAATGTAAATAAAGATATTATAATAATTGGCGATACACATGGCTATTTTCATTTTTTGAATGTTCTTATTAATAGAAGATTACCAAAAATAGTTTTTCAATGTGGAGATTTTGGATTTTGGCCTAAGTTTCCAAGTATTAAAGTAAAAAATGGAAAAACAGATGTTTTTTTATGTGATGGAAATCATGAAGATCATGAATCTCTTTTAAAATTGGAAAATAATGAGATTTTTCCAAATGTGTTTTATATGAAAAGAGGTTCTTATTTAACACTTGAAGATGGGAGAAATGTTTTATTTATGGGGGGTGCTTTATCGGTTGATAAAGATTATAGGACTCCTGGATTAGATTGGTTTCCAGAAGAAACTATATCACAAAAAGATATTGAAAATCTTCCTGATATAAATATTGACATAATTATAAGTCATACTGCCCCTCAAGAATTTGAAATTAAAAATATGGAAGTAATTGGGTATATGAAAGATAAAAAAATAAATGATCCTTCAAGGATTGCTCTTTCATATGTTTATGAAAAATACAAACCTAAATTATGGTATTTTGGTCATTTTCATAGATTCAATACAGGAGTTTATGAGAATTGTAAATGGACTTGTCTTCCTGATTGTAGACATGGAGATTGTTGGATGTATTTAGAAAATTAAGGAGAAAATAATGATTTCAATTGAAGAAGTTGATGCGAGAATTATAGAAATATTTGGTAAAGGTGCTCCCATATATCATGTTGGAGGAACCTTAAGAGATCAAATTATGGGAAAAGAACCAAAAGATTTTGATTTTACAACTTCTTTCTCTCCTGATGAAATTGAAGAAAAAATAAAATCTGCTGGTTCAAAAGCATATGTTGTCGGAAAAAGATTTGGAACAGTGGGATTTACAATCAAAGGAAATATGATTGAAATAACCACATTTAGAACAGAAAAATATGAAAAGGACAATAGAAAGCCAACTGTTGAATTTGTTAATGATATTTCTGCTGATTTATCAAGAAGAGATTTCACAATAAATTCAATGGCTAAAAGAGTTGGTTCAACAAAAATAATTGATCCATTTTTCGGTCGAGAAGATTTAAAACAAAAAATAATAAGATGTGTTGGAAATCCAAAACATAGATTTACAGAAGATCCTTTAAGGATGTTGAGAGCAGCAAGATTCTCTTCAACTTTAAATATGGATATTGAATATGATATTTGGAGAACTGTTTCAAAAACAAAAAGAAAGCTGAGACATATATCTAAAGAAAGAATCTCTTCAGAATTATTTAAAATTCTTATGGGTGATAATGTGGGCTATGCATTAGATTTTCTTATGATGACAAATCTTATGCAATACATTATTCCAGAATTAACTATACAAAAGGATTATGATCAAAATTCAAAATTCCATAGAATGTATTTATGGGATCACACTGTATCTATGATTTATCATCTTGAAAAAGATCCTATTTTAAGATTAGCAGGATTGCTTCATGATATAGGAAAACCTTTTGTACGAGAGAATAAAAAAGATCGTTCAACTTATGTTGAACATGATCTTATAGGCGCAGAAATGGCCCTTTGGATATGCAAAAGGCTTAAGATGAGTAATGAAATTCAGGATAGAGTATTTGATTTAATTTTAAACCACTTAAGAGATGATAGTCCTTTGAAATGGGCAGATAATCAAAGCAAAATAAACTATATGAAAGAGGAGGATAAAGATGACAAAGATTTTTGAAAAGAACGGAAATATTCTTCATCAACATGTGAACGAAAAAGGAGAAGTATTGGGGAAAGAACATCCAATAAAAGGAAAACATAAAAAGGAGTCAACAATAAAATTTCATAACCTTTCTGTAGAACATACAAAAGATTTTCAGGGGATATTCTAATGAAATTAACAGAGTTTAGAGAAGACGATGGATTCTTTGAATCGATTGTTAGTTTTGAAGAAGGAACTTCACCTATATTAAAACTAAGGGTCGTAAAAAAATTGGATGGTAATTATAATATTGTTTTGAGAGATTTCAAAACAGGTCATATGATAGGAGGTAGAAATATAGATGAAAGTTTAGAAAAAGCAAAAATACTAGCTGAGAGATATTTATACGATTTTCTTGAAAGTTGTGCAAAAAAAAGGATATATTAATATTAATGAAAAAATATTAAAAAGGAGGATCTTAAAGATCCTCCTTATATTAAAATATTTTTTAGAGGTTAAAAAAATGATTTTTACTGATTGGGAAAAAATAGATAAACTTGAATCATCTTGTTATGTTAAATTATTTTCAAGATCTGCACCAATTTTAAAACTTAAAATCATAATTAATATCCATAACACATATAGTTTAGTTGTTGAAGATACAAGTGGTATTATTTTAAACATTAAATTTCGTTGTAAAATTGCTGATGCTGAATCAATGATTAAAAAAATGGCTATTAAAATGATATTAAATTCACTTGCTGAAGAAAAAGAATTTTTAGAAATATTTAAAGAATTATAAATTAAAGAAAAGGGTCTAAAAAGACCCTTATAACATTCTAATAACATAGTTAATAGTAACTAATCCTAAGTATTATTTTGTTCTAAGAAATTTAGATTAATTTTAGTTTTGATAGTTCTTCTTCTAAATGAATTATTTTAGGATTAGTTTGATTTATATTAACTATTCTCCATCCATCTTCTTTTAGAATTCTATCTCTTACTATTTTTGGTTGATCGTAATTATGCCAAAAAGCATTAGGGAACTCAAAATCAATTTTTAAAGAAGGACAAGCAATATCTGTTATAAGTCTATAAACTAATTCTCTATGTATAATTTTTTCAACCCAATAGTTGTTATAAATTTCATCAAATTCTAAAATTAAAAAGTTTAATAAATCTAATTTATCATAAGGAATATTATTTATATTCCCAATGAAACTTTTCTTTTTTTCAATTATGTTATTTATTTTATCTGAAAAATCTATTCCTTTTATTTTATCTTTTAATTGTTGAAACATATTTCCAGTTGATTCAAATATTTCTTTAGATAAATCATTATCAATATTAGATTCATTTTCTTTTATATTTGAATTTGTTCTTTTAACTCTTTTCTTCATTCTCATTTCACCAAAAAATTTACTTGTTACTGGTGAATTATATTTTTCTTTATATTCATTAACAGACATATTGTGTCTTTTTTTAAGGTGAGTGGCAGTTATGACTGTAAATGCTTCTTTACAAATTTGACAAATAACCTTCCCTTCTTCATCATAAAAATTATCTTTGTTTTTATCTTCTTCATTACTAAGTATCAGATTATTATCTTCGCTCATATAAATTTCCTTTCAATATTTTAATTTTCATATTCTTTATAATTTGTTCTAAAAAATTTTGAAAATAGAGGCTCTTAAAATGAAGTATATTATTGAAGTAAAAATAGATAAAAAAAATAATACAAAAGAATTATTAAACTTTTTAGTTTTAAATAAAGAAGAAGAATCTAATTTAGAAAATACATTAAGTTTAATTGAGGATGAACTTCATAGAAATGATTTTAATTATGCAACTGAAATGTTTAAAAGTAGAGAATTTTTTGGAATAATTGGAGGAATGTTAGTACGAGCTAAAAATGATAAAGATATCCTTTTATGTGAATACGATTCTAATGAACTTTATATAAAAGAAGATTTTATTAAATTTATTGAAGAAACAGAAATTTCTAAACTTGAAGAAGACTGTGTAGAATTTCATGAACATATCTGATACTATAATAAATTTAGCTGTAAATGAAGCTTTAAAAACTGATTATTTTTGGAAGGTTGGATGTGTTATATTTAAAGGTAAAAAAATAATTTCAAAAGGTCATAATTATCCTCATAAGTCTGTTAAAAAATTACACCCACAATTTCAAAATTATAAAGGAAGTATTCATGCTGAAGTTGATGCAATTATAAAAGCAAAAACATCTCTTAAAGGTTCTTATATGTTAGTTTTAAGAATAAGTAAAGGAAATAGATTTAAAATTTCAAAACCATGTAAGAACTGTATGAAATATATAGAACATGTTGGAATTAAAAAAATTTATTATAGTATCAGCGAATATCCTTATTTTGATTTTGAAAAATTATAGTTTCAGTATAGAATTTTAAATTATATATATAACTTATTGAAATAATATAAGTGGCATGTTTGTTATCGTGTCAATTTTAAAAATGTTCCTTAATGAAGGTATATCGGTATTAATCCCATCCGATTACCCCAAACTTCATTGAGGGCTATTTAAGGGATTAAAAAATAAATATGAAAGGTGGTGAACCTATGAAACTTGTTATTGCAGACTTTTAAAATTCTGTAATAACAGTGGAATTGCTTGGGGATCATTAGCATTAAAAAATCTACTGAAGGGATAACTGGTAACATGCGAAAACTGTTCTTGAATTGGTATGATGGCAATGATCTGTATTACAAGGATTTTGAAAGTCAGAGGCTTTTGCTTTAAAAATATAAAATATATAATGGCTTTATTTACTTGGTGGCATTGCCACCAAGTAATTTTTTTCGTTTTCTTTTTTATAATTAAAATCTATATATATTAAATCTTGAAGGTATATTTATTTTTAGTTAAAAAATCTAATTTACGAAGGGAGTTTTAAATGTCTAAGGTTAAGAGAGTTCTTTTTGTTATTGATCCACAATATGATTTTTCCAATCCAAGCGGATCACTTTTTGTTAATGGGGCAGATAGAGACATGTCAGTTCTATCGAATTTTATCAAAAAACATAAACATGCATTTGACAGGTTAGTTGTTTCTTTGGATTCTCATCATCCATTACATGTTGCCCACAGCATTATGTGGATTGATAAAAAAGGAAATCATCCAGATCCTTTTACGGTGATAACAAATCAAGATGTTAAAGATGGAAATTTTAAGGCATCTTTTAGTCCTTATCAGTCCATTCTTGAAGATTATGTAAATCAACTTGAAGCCAATAACCGATACAATCTTATGATCTGGCCTCAACATTGTATCATAGGAACTCCTGGTTATTGTGTTGATTCAAAACTTCTTGAATCAATTCATGAATGGGAAATTTCCAAAATGATTCCACCTCAGTATTATACAAAGGGGTCCAATATTTTTTCGGAACATTATAGTGTTCTTCAAGCTGATGTCCCAAGAGCAGATGATCCAGGAACAATGCTTAATAAAGAATTTCTTATGTTTTTGGAAAACTTCGATGAAGTTATGATAACAGGAGAAGCAGCAGATTTCTGTGTCGCATTCACACTCATCGATATCATTTCAAATTTCAGTAAAGAAAACATAAAGAAAATTCATATCATAGAAGACACAACATCTGCCGTTGGAAGTGGTAAAAAATCTAAAGAAGAATTCCTTAAGGAATTTGAATCTGCTGGCGCAAATATTATAAAAACAGATAATTTTTAAAAATAAAAAAATAAAAAGGAGCTAATATTTACTATGAGTGAAAATGTTATGGGTATTGGATCAATTTGTAATGGGAGCTTTAAATTCTCATATGTTGTTCCAGATGAATTGGGTGAAACGGAATATTGTTTAGTCACAATTCTTTTTGATGTTACAGGAAGTGTCGCACCTTTTGCAAAAGCAATGAGGGATGCTCTTATTCTGTCAATAAAAGATCTTCAAAAACATCCGAAGAGTTATAATGTTCTTTTAAGATTTGTAACATTTGGACTCAATGGCGTAGTAGAAGTTTTTGGATATAAAGAACTTCATGCTATTGATTTCGATAAGGATATTCCAGTTTTTAGATGTGATGGGAGAACTCCTCTTTTTGATGCGTTTGGATCTGCTATTGCATCTTTTAATTCATATTCAGAAGATCTTACAAAAAAGGATTTTGATACAAATGGCATTATTATATGTATAACAGATGGAGATAATAATGATTCTCACACTTTCAAAACGGCTGAGAGTGTTGGAGAGGCATTGAAAAATTCTTCAAAAATAGAAGTTTCAAAAGGAGGACTTACAACTATTCTTATAGGAGTAAATCTTCAGGATAAATATTTTAAAGATAAACTTGAGAATTTTCAAAAAGAAGCTGGAATTGATGCTTTCAGAGATATTAAAGATGTAAGAGATGGAAGTGTTGCTCATCTAGCCGGATTCATTTCACAATCTGTATCTTCTCAAATGAATTATGTTGGAACTTCAAGCAGATCGGTTCCTACTTTTTAATTTTTAAAAAATATATTTTGAAAGGATTGGTCATATTAAATTTTATGACCAATCCTTTTTTTAAATTTAGAAAGGAATTAAAATGGAAATAGATTCTTGTTTTTTTGGATGTGAATCACATCCTATATGTGAAGATTATGCATATCATAGAAAATTTAGCGATGATATTTCAATTTCTATGATTTCTGATGGATGTTCATCTGGAGATAGAACAGACATTGGATCTAGAATAATGTGTGTTCTTATCGATAAAATAATCGATGAAGAATTTGATAATTTAAAATTAATATCAAATGATACTCAAAGAGTTATTAGTTTTATTGTTTCAAAATTTCTTTTTAAACTTGATCATTTTTTAAAATTTTTTTCAACTGTAGAAAATATAAATTCTTTATTAGCAACCTCTATTATTAATATAAAATTAAAAGATAATATTATCGTTATTATAATGGGAGATGGTTATATAGTTAAAAAATTTAATAATGCATTCGCTATTCATAAATATACTTATCCGAAAAATACACCATTTTATCCAATATATGGATGTAATATTTTAGATATGAAAACATATGTGTCACAATTTAATATTCAAGATAAAATTAAAGATGAATTCACTCTATGCGATTTAAATTTTGAAAAAGTTTTAGATTATCAAGTAGATGAATTTAATATAAAAGAATCAACTGTAATATCTGCAATTACGGTAGAAGGAGAAGATAAAAAAGAGTTAGAAAGTATTTTTGTTATGTCAGATGGATTGGGTAGCTTTTTAGAAGGAAATAAAAAAGTAAGTGAATTTGATATTCTTAAAGAAATTTTTAATTTCAAAACAAAAAAAGGAAAATTTCTGACAAGAAGAATGAAAAGCCTTTTATCAGAATTGAATGAAAAAGGAATAAAAAATATGGATGATATTTCAATATCTGGCATTATTCTTAAATAGGAGATTTTAGAAATGCCCACAATATACACCAAAAATAGTGTTATCAAATTAAATGATAATGATTATTTGGGAGAAGGAAGTGAAGCATTAATATATAAAAAAGATTTTTTATGTTACAAAATTTATAGAGATATTTCTAAAGTTATTCCTGTTAAAAAATTTGATGAATTATCTGTTTTAAATAAAGATAATATAATAAAACCATTGGATATGATTTTTAATGATAAAAACGATAGAGTTGGTTTTTCAATGAATTTCGTTGAAAGTAAAACTGCCATATGTGCATTATTCTCTAATGGTTTTAGAAAACAAAATAATATTGATGAAAAACAAATAGTAAAAATCATCGATAAATTTGTTGAAACTATAGAATTCATTCATGAAAAAGATTGTTTAGTTGTCGATATGAATGAATTTAATTTTATGATAGATAATAACTTTGAAATTCCTATATTTATAGATGTTGATTCTTATAAAACAACATCTTTTAATGCTTCAGCCTATTCACCAACAATGACTGATGGAACAAAAAATTATTTTGATGTTTTAACAGATTGGTATAGTTTTGCCATTTTATCATGTTGGTTATTTTTGGGCGTTCATCCATTCAAAGCAGGAAAGCACCCAAATGTAGATAATATATTTGATAGAATGAGATCTAATATTTCCATATTCAATAAAAATATCAGCAATTTACCAAAAAATATTCGAGGATTTGATGTAATTCCATCTGAATATGTAAATTGGTATATTGATATTTTTGAAAATGGAAAAAGAACACCACCACCAGCTATTTCAAGTTCTATAAATGTAATTAAAGTTAAAAGTTATGTTTTCTCATTAACAGATTTTGATATAACTGAATTAAAAACATTTGATTCAGATATTATATATCATAGATCTTTGTTTTCTAAAGAAATAATAAGAACAAAAGAATTTATTTATTTGGATGATAAAAAATATCCATTAAGAAATATAAAAACAGAAGTCTTATTTATCGAACCAAATTTAGATCCAATTTTTATAACAACAGATGCTAAACAGGATCTTTTTATAATGGATTCAAATTCTGGATCAATAACTAAAACTGATATAAAAGCAGATGATTTCAAAGTTTATAAAAATAGTTTGTATGTAAAGTACCAAAATAAATTTATGGAGGTGGAAATATTAAAACTTAAAAGCGGATATAAATGTTTTACTTCAAATGTTTTAACAATTTCAGTTATGCCCAACTCTACAAAATTATTTGAAAATATGTTAATTCAAAACATTTTAGGAAAAATGTTTTTTGGGATTCCAATCTCAAATAAAGGAAAAAATAGTTTATATTATGATATTCATATAAAAGAGTTGGATGGTTGTGAAGTACTTGATGTAAAATATGATAATAAAGTAGCAGTTGTAATTGTAAGAAAAGATAATAAATTAAATCGTTTTACTTTAATTTTTAGTGATAGTCATATGTTTTATGAAATTTACGAAGATATTGATATCACTAATATTGATTTAAACTTTACCGTATTAAATAATAATGTTTGCGTCCTAATGATTGATGATAATAAAATGAGAATATTTTTCAATGATTATAAAAATAAAACAATAAGAGAAGTAAATTCACCAAATATTAATAATATTCATCTATCTAAAAATTATAAAGGACTTACATTTTTCAAAGACAATAAATTATTCAGTATTAGTATTAAAAAATCATAAAATTATAAAATCATAAAGGAGATTTTTTCAGAATGAAGACAGTTAGTGATGTAATGAAAAATAAGGGTGGTTATGGTAAATATATTATAATGTGTGTTATTATAATAATTGCCGTTGCATTTTCAGGAAGTATAATCACAAATGTTAAAAGCGGAACATATCAAATTAAACAGGCTGCTGTCTCAGGTAAAATGGTTGCATATGACTCCTGGGTGGAAAGCACAAATGTTTGGAGACATTGAAACTTGGCCAGTATCAGAAACTTTTTATTTTATAAAAGATTTACTGGAAGGAAAAAATATTGATCGAAGCATTGAAGTAAGATTCGTTGATGGATCTACTTGTAATATTTCAGGAACTTGCCGTATTAATCTGCCTATTTCTGAAACAGATGCTATAAATCTGATAATAAAATCTGGATATAGAAATTATAGAGAACTTGAACATAAACTTATTCTTCCAACTGTCAGAAATGTATTGCGACAAACAGCAAATTTAATGACCGCTGAAGAAAGTTATTCTTCAAAAAGACCTGATTTTATTAATTCATCTATTGAACAGATTGAAAATGGTCTGTATGAAACAAAGGATGAAGAAAGAGAAATCACAGATCTCATAAGTGGAGAAAAAATCAAAAAATTATTTAAGGTTAAAAAACTCGATGCTAATGGTAATCCTGTTTACAAATTTAATCCTCTGAAGGGAACAGGAATAACACTTAAAAACTTTGAAGTTAAAGTCTTTGATTATTCACCCAAGGTCAGAGAACAGATTGCGAAACAGCAAGAAGCTTTGATGGCTGTTGCGACTGCAAAAGCAAAGGCACAAGAGGCTGAACAAAATAAGCTTACAATTGAAGCAGAAGGAAAAGCAAAGGTCGCATTGGCAAGATATGAGAAAGAACAAGAGAAAATCAGAGCTGTTGTCGCAGCACAACAGTTGAAGGAAGTTGGAGTGATTGAAGCAGAACAGAAAAAAGCAGTTGCGTCACTTGCAAAGGAAGCTGCTGAATTCACAAAGAAAGAACAGATTCTTCTTGGAGAAGGTGAATCTGAAAGAAAAAGACTTGTTCTCGCTGCTGATGGTGCTTTGGATAAAAAACTTGATGCAATGAAATATATGGCAGAAGTTAATGCAAAAGCATATTCGATGCGTAATGTTCCGACATATTATTACGATGGAGGAGGAGCAGGAGGAAAAGGAACAAATCTTGATGCTCAAACAGCACAGTTTCTGACTACTCTTAATATGGCTGCTGCAAAAATGATTGGTCTTGATCTATCAATTCCCAAAGGAGCAGTTTCAGAAGAAAAGAAGTAATAAAATTCAATAGATAGTAATGGGGTGGGAAAAATTATCTCCACCTCATTTTTTTATTTTTGAGGTGAAAAATGGAAGATGAAATAACAGCATTTAAAGTAGTTGAAAAAAGAACAAGATTTGGAACAAATTATATGATTTTTAAAAAAATGATAAGTTCAAAAAGAAATGATCTTAAAGTTAATCATGAAGATAAAATATTTTTTCCTAAATACAAAAAAAATTCAATAATAAAAGCTTTTCCTGATTCGGCTGGAATATGTTGTTTTGAATCTATATATGATGCTATAAGTTTTGCAAATCATGAAGTTAGTGATTGTGATTGGATTATTATTACTGTAAAAGGAAAACGAAGAGTAAAATATCCAATTTTATATTCAGGATTTGGTCTTATTGCACCTAAATCATTTTCATATAGAATTAAAGAATATATTAAAATGGAAAAAGAATATAAAGTACCTAGTTCAGAAATAAGAAAACTTCCTAGAGGATTCATTTCTTTTGAAGAAATAAAAGTATTAACATAAAGGAGAAATAAAATGTTTTATATATTTTGTGTATTAGTAGTAGCATTTTTACTAAGTTATTTTGGTATTAAAATTTACAAAAAAATAAATGAAGGTAACAATAAAAATAAAAATGAATTTTCAGAAGATATTGAAAAACTGGAAAAGAAAATCGATGCTTATAAATCATTAAAAGAAAAATATAATATATTAAAAGAAGAAGAAACAATAACAGAAGAAATAAAAAAATTTTCAGAAGCAACACAAGATCTTGATGAAAAGATAAGTTTCCTTGAGGATCAAATTGAATCTATAAAAATTAAAAAGGAAGAAGAAAAAGGAGAGTAAAAAAATGTTTACTGGAACATTTCTAGAAAAAGCAGCAATCAGACTTGGATATTATTCAGATAAATATTTCATGAGAACACAGGAAATCCTTTTGAAAGATAATAAAAATGATATTATGGAATATCAATTCTTTCCAAGAAAAGATTGTATTCTTTCTGGAATGACTCATGTGTTTTCATTTTTATACGATTGTATTGGGTATTATTCAGATTATAATAAAGCCAAAACAATATTCTCAGATATTATGATTAATTTAAGAGAAATAAATATGGTAAATTATTTCGAAAATTTTTTGAAGATGAAAAATCTTTATGAAGAGTTAGATGAACTTTGGATTCAAAAAACAGAAGAAGTTGAAGTATATTTTCTTCCAAAAGAAGGTTTTGATATTAAAGATAAGGAAATAATTTTAGGATTTATTGGAAATCCTGCGTATTTTGCTCATTTAGAAACTCCTATTTTGGGGTGTTTATCTCAAGGATCAGCAGTAGCGACATCTGTAAATAGAATAAAAAAAATTCTGGATTCAGATAAAAATAGAAAACATGAAATATTTTTCTTTCCTGCCAGATTTAGATATCATGGTTCACAATGTATTGATGGAACTTCAGCTATAACAGGTGGTGTAAAATCTTTTTCAACAGATGCAAATGGATCACTTTTTAATATTGAAGGAATGGGAACTATTCCTCATTTACTCATAGGATCATATAATGGAAATACATATGAGGCATATAAAGCATTTGATAATAATATTGATCCAAGTGTAAATAGAATTGTTTTAGTAGATTGGGATAATGATTGTATCGAAACTACACTTGAAATTATTTATAATGAACTTTCTGATATTGTAGAAAATAAAAAAAATATTTATTTATATGAATTAAGTTGTATAGAAAATTATAATTATATAATTTCAAATAAAACTAAATTGGAACATTTTCAATTTCAATGTCCTGAATTTTATGATAATTATATAGATTCTTTAATAGGTGAAGGTAAAAACAAACTTTATGGTGTAAGGTTTGATACTTCTGGAAATCTATGGGATAATTCAGTTAATAAAATTATTGGAAATACAGGAGTTTCTCCTGAATTGGTTTTTAAAGCAAGAGAAATATTTGATTCTCTTGGACTTAAAAATTTAAAAATTATTATTTCAGGTGGATTTACAGAAGAGAGAATAAAAAACTTTATAAATTTAGGAGTTCCATTTGATGATGTCGGAATTGGATCATCTATTGTTAATAATTTTAATGTTGATTTTACAGCAGATGGTGTTATGTTAAATGGAAAACCCTGTGCTAAAATTGGAAGAAAAAAGGGAGATTGGTCTAAATTAACAAAAATGTATTGGTGAAAATAAAATGGAAAGAATAATAACTGATAGATTTAATAAAAAGGATTTTAAACTTGTTGTTATAGATGAAGATTTATTTGATAAAAAATATTTAAAATACAGAAATCACTTAAATGTTTTAGGGGTAAACAATAAGGAAGGACAGTATTTAGATATTCATGATGATGAAAATATATTATATATAATTGGTTATATAAAAACATCTCAAAAAAATGAATATCTAATAAGAATAAATATTTCCATAAATCTAAGTGATAATTCTGAAAAAATATTTATAAATGATCCAGGAGTTTTCACTGATTTAATATTTCATAGCTATTCAAAAAAAAATTTTATATCAAGAGTGAAAACACCTATTAAACCTATAATAAGAACATTTAATTTAAATATTATTAAAGATTTCGAAAATAATGATATATATCTTATAGTAAAAGATACAGATCATAATAAAATTAGTAATGATGATAATAATTATGATAATGATTTTACTAAACATGATAATAATATTAAAAATGTAACAATTAAAGAAGTTAAAAAAGAAATAATTGAATTCTTCATATTATATAAAAATGTATATGAAGAAATTTATAAATCAGCATTACCGATAATAAAGAGTAAATATTCAAAATTAATAAATTTCATTAAGAAATATTGGTGATAAAAATGGCTAGATTACTAGTTTTAGGAAGTGGTAATTTGTTTAGTGAGGACAACTATTGTTCCTCTTATATTTTTGAAAATGATGACAAAGAAAAACTATTATTTGATTGTGGTCCAGATTTTAAATATGCCTTACGTGATTTAAATATTGATGACAAAATTGACTTGAATGTTGGTAATATTGACAAAATTTTTATTTCTCATTGTCACAATGATCATATTGGAGGTATTCCTTATTTTGGATACATGAGACATTTTTTAGGTCTTCCAAAACCAAAATTAATAATCCCATCAATGGAGATTTTCAAAAATTTATTTTCAATTATTTTTAATCAAATGGATTGTATAAGTAATAGATTCACATATCCAGATTTTTATTTTGATATATTAGGTATTGGTAAATATGATGATAATATTTTACCGATAGAATTAAAACATATTCATGTGAATTCTGGATTACAATCAAAATCATATGGTCTTTTGTTATATTATAATAATAAACAAGATTATATTTTTATAACATCAGATATGAATAAATCAAATTTGGCAGATTTATTACCAATTTATAGAGATGCTACAATAATAATTCAAGATTGTGAAGTTGGTTCTGAATCAGATGCACATATTAGTTTTGATTCTTTATGTAAATCCATTCCTCCAAAAATTAAAGAAAAAATGTACCTTACACATCTATTACATTATGATTTTAATTTTACTAAAAAAGTTTTTAATAGTGGTTTTAGAGGAATTTTAGAAAAGGGTGATATATTAAATCTTTAATTTATTTTTAAAAATTTTCTTAAGGAGTTTTTATGAAAAATGAAACGATAAAGAATAAAGGAAATAAAATGGAAGGTATTGCAAGTCTTTTAAATGAAGGTAAATCCAATTTAGAATTTAAAAAGAAATTTGTAGAAAAAATATCTCAAGTTGAAGTTCCTCCAAATATTCATGAGTTATTAAATAAAGCACAAGAGGTTAATTTAATATTATCACAGGTTTCTCCATTTGGCATAATAAATTCTGATGAAGATGTTAATAATTTATATAATAAATATATTAAATTAATAGGCGAAATTAAATATCTCTTAAAGTAAAAAATTCTGAAATTTTTTAAAAATACTATATATATTAATAAATGAAGTTAAATTGATTAGTGTTATCCTCTTCAGTTTTTAGATAAGTTTTCCTTTATAAACTTATCTAGAGGTTTTTATATATTCCTCTGAAAAAAAATAGATAAGTGGTTGATGAGAATTGCCACTTTAAAAATTATATTCTCTTTAAGCAGATGGTGACTATCTGCTTATGACTAAACAATGCCACATTAAAAGAGGATTTGCCCATTCACCTCTATAAATAAGGAATGGGCATTATTTTTTTGTTTAAATTTTCTGTAATTTTACAATATAACTATATATATTAAACTATGAGAGGTTTACTCCTCAGTGAGCGTAACTCAGTGGTAGAGTTGAAATATGTCGTGTGGTTCGAATCCCACCCTCACTATTTTTTAGATTTAAATTCATTAGCAGTATTTCTTAATATTTTTATATCATGTTCTATTTTATTTATTTTGTTATATATTTTTTCTTGGCATTTTACAGAATTTTTTGTATTTTTACAAAATTTAATATTATCTTTTAAAATTTTAATTTGTTTCTGTTTAAAGAATATTTTCATTTCTAATATACATAATATTTTTTTTATTTCCAGAAAATTTTATACATTTTCTAGCATATTTACTCAAATAAAGATTATATGTTGCCCTAACAAAAATTAACAAAACTGATAAAAAAACAGTAGTTGCTATAAAGCCTAAACCCTTATTTATTCTTTTTGAATTCTTCAACATATTATCTCTAGTTTTCCAATAATCTTTCCATGCTTGATTAAATTCTTTTTGGCATCTTGCTATTTCTCTTTCAAGTTTAACAAGAGTATCTTCAGGTGGTTTCTTTTGGTTTTTAATTTTATTTCTATAATCATTTATATCAACAACATCTTCTTTTAAAAACAGAAAATTTTTTTTCATTTTTTTAAATCCTTAAATATAATTTATTTTTAAATTTTTATGAAACAATAGCGATTAATTCTTCATTGAATATTAATGCTAATAAATTCCAAGAACTATGTATTAATATAGCTAAAAAATATCCCATATCAGTATAATTTATATCTTGTTCTTTTTTATCCATAAAATATTTTTGAACATATGTTGTTGAAAAATGCATTAATACTGCTATTAATCTCAAAATTATATAAGGTAAAATATTTCCTCCCATTTTCATAAAACCAATTACATAACCTAACATTTCTAATCCAGAAAATATTCCTGTATATAACCAAGGGTATTTTCCATGTATAGCTAATCTTTTTCCAAATTCTTCAATCATTGGAGCAATTGCAATACTAAAGACAATAAATGCCGCAAACTCACCAAAAAAGAAAGAAAGAATAGAAAATCCCAAATAACTTAAAAATATTATTAAGATAAGAATAACAACACTTAAAAGTATTTTTTCGATTAAAGATTTATCATCAAAATTTTTCTTAAATAATATTATTTCATCTTTTATAATTTCTCTACCTTCTTTTATTATTTTCTTTTCTATTTTATCAGGGTCTTCTCTTTTTTTTAAATCACTTCTTAAAGAAGTTGCAAGGTTTAATGATTTTCTTTTAATTCTTTTTATATCTACTCCATAATCTATTAAACTATTTTCAATATTTTTTAAATTCTTTTTTGTATATTTTACTAAAGTATCTATTTTTACCTTAGTAACTAAACTTTCTTGTATTATTTCATTAAATAATTCCATATCTTTATTATATAAATCTTTTATAAAAGAATTTTCTTCTATTAAATAAATCTCTTCAAGTTTTTTAGATATATTCATTTATTATTGTAACTCCAATTTACTTATATTTATTAATTTTTTGTTCTAAATATTTCTGACTTTTGGGGTATAAGCTATATATATTAATCAATGATTAAAATAAAAATATTTATTTTTATATACACACGAAAGGAGAAATAAAATGTTAAGTCTGTCTCTTTCAATTCATCAAGAATGCGAAGTTATATCAGATGATCAGTTTGAAACCATATTTAAAGGAACTGAAGAAATGCTTAATGAAACAAAGTATCAAAAAGCATTGATTTACATATCTGATCATGAAACTATGAATAAATATAGGTCCATGATGGACTTTCTCTTTTGTGAGTTATTTCCAAAATATAAAAAAGGATGTTTTAATTATTACGAAGATGAAGATAAATATCCTCGATTAAAAAATATTTTGGATAAAAGTCAGATAGAAATATTTGATGGACTTTTACAGGCTTCTCTTGAAGTTGCTTATTCAATAAGCAAACAAAAAGAGGAAAAATCATGGATTGATTTTAGAAAAAGTTCAAACATGATTTTTGAAAGTCGAATACTTTCCAGGAAAAAAAAGGAGTGGAACAGTTATGAGGATTATTTAACTGTTCTACAATTTGCTAACATAAATTATAAAGAATCTAAACTTTGGAGGAGGAAAATAAAATGACATGTGGAAGGAAGACAAGAGTTATATCATTCCCCATAAAACCGATTGATAATAAACAGGGGGTGAGAATTTAAAAAAAAGAAAACAGAGATTTATTATAGTCTCTGTTTTTTTGCGTAAAATAAAACCAGGAATTTAATCCTGGTTTTATTCTAGGTAGCGATCTTCTAAAACACGAATGGCCCAAATGAATTTGGGAGGTAAAAGAGAGGGTAAATTAATACCCTCTCAATATAAACTTAACTTATGCCCCAATAGTAAGAGCAGCAATTCCACCCTGTCTCACCAGAGCAGTTGCATATCTGCTGAGGATTGTCAGTGATGGAGTATAAGTAAGAGGATAAGGATGCAGAATAGCAGGAATATAAGGAGAATAGAAATAAATTGATTTTATTTCATCTGCTGGCTTATAAACCATTACCATTGTGCCTTGAGTTACGATTGAGCTTGTCAGAATTCTCCATTTTCCGCCTTGAACAGTAGCGGTTCTATAACCAACATCACCATCAAGTGCTGATGTGCCAGTATAAGCAAAACCGTTAATATCTTCTAAAATAGCAACATCATAAGGGTTGGCAAGGATTGTATTTCCATTGTCAATATTTGTTGAATTGTAAATAACAGCACTAAGTTCATTAAGTTCTGACACAATATTTTCATGCCAAATTTTGATTCCCCAGGTATATGAATCAGGTGGAGTTCTGGTAAATGAACCTGTGTGATTTGAAGCATTAAGAGCAGTATTTGCGGTAATAAGAGCATTAACTATCTCTCTATCGATATCTGTGGCAATCTGTTGACCCAGAAGATTGACCATTTCAGCCTGGATTGAAATATCAAACAGTGATCTAAGATCCTGTTCCATATTCAGTGTCCAAGTTGTTGAAATCTGTCTGTCTCTGGCATACAGTCTAACCTTATCAATTGTGATCTCACTTCTAGGATTGATTCTGTTTTCTTCCAGAGAACAAGTAACTTTGTATTTAACTGAAGTAACAAGGTCATTTGTGACTGAAATAGCAAGAGTACCATTAAGATAATCTACTTTTCCAGAAACAACGTCAGTTGAACCACTTATTGTAACAGTTTGTGAAAAATGACCTTCAACAGCAGGAACGATTGAAACATCAACCCATGTAGTTCCATCATAAACGCCAGTGATTTCAAAATCTCTCTCAAGGTGAGCTTGAGAAGAAGTAAGACCTGCGCTGATAGCATTAAGAACATTAAAACCTGACTGAGGTACGTTAACTGTAGCGGCAACACTTGTTCCGATTCCAGCACCTCTTGAAATATCTGTTCCTACAACAGGGGCATCATACTGAGTTACGCTGTTGGAAGGAGTAAATGTAGCTCTAACGAAAGGTTTCACACATTCTGGTTTATCCATAGGAGAAACAGTAACAGCTTCCTTTGCAATGAGTTTAGGATAAAAAACTCTAAGAATAGGAAGGGTAAGAGACTCATAAGGATTTATACCGAACATTGAACTTTCAAGTAAACCCACTCTTGTATTTTCAGCAAGCTGCATGAAAGCGGCTTTATCCTTCTTTTCAAGTGATTCAGCAAGACCTTCAACATAAGTTTTGAAAGTTTCATCTTCTGTTATGATCTGCTTAATATTTCCAGGTTTTGAGGGATCAACACCTGTAATCTTTTTTGTGGTTCTATAAACTTCTTGTAGAATTTCCTTCATTTTTTTTAGACCTCCTGATATAAAAAGAACTAAATTCTTTTTTTTATAATATTAATAGTTTCCAATAAATACATATCTAACTTTTTTTCTGGCAGGTCTTCAATAACTCTCATTAAAATAGTAATTTCATGCTTTAAATTACTATCTCTTTCAAAAATTCCACTTTCAATAATTATCTTTACTTTTTTTAATAATTCGTTAACCTTTTTCAGTTTTGAATAACTATTAGAAACTTCTTTTAAATCTTTTCTAATTTCAAAAGCTTGTTTTCTTTTATTTTCATAATTTGAATTTAAAATTTTTAATTCTTTAAATTCTAAAAAATTATCATTATTTATTTCTTTTGATACTTCTCTTATAACTTCATCTGCCAAATTTAATTTTGCTGAATCCAAATCTAAATTTTCAAATAATTGATCATCAAATATTTCACTTTTGATTATTATCATAATTCAATCCTTAATTTTTCAGAAATCAAACTTTTTAAAACTTTATTTTCATTAAAAATAGATTCAGTCTTAAATTTTAAATCCTTTTTTGCAATCTCTGAATTTATTAATAAATCATCGATTTTTTTTATTTTAATATTTATTTTTTCTCTTAACTCTTTAATATCTTCTTCTTTGGATTTAAAATTTTTTTTATCTCTTTTACAAATTTCTTTAACCTTTTTGGCAATGGATACAACAAACTTTTCTTTATTTTTATGTTCTAAGTTTTTTTCATCAAAATTTTCAAATATCCTCATTATTTCCCTCACTTACTAAATTTCATTTTTTATATTAGCTCAGCACATTTTTGAAGCAAGATCATCTAACTTATATCCATCTATCTAAAAATGTAATCATTTTTGTCTCAACTAATTTATCAAAATAATCCATAAGAAAACATTGACCGTCAGGAGTACAAATTGTATTACAATTATGATTTTCTTGAATGACATTAAGTGATTCAAATCTTAAATTGTTAAAATCAACAGTAGCAGTTTTATGACTAGGCATTGAAACGCTATCAAAAGTAACGATATAAAGAGGAGATTTGACAATATTCATTTTTGGTTGTCGATCTAATTCTGCCATACCTCTCATACTTAGACCTATTCCACATTTATCTTTTAATAATCCTAATAGAGTAAATCCATTCGGAGTACTTGTAGTTTCAAGTTCACCTATCAAATTATTACCATTAAATTCATAATCTCTAATTAAATGAGATGCTTCTTTTAGTTGAACTGATGTTTGTCTCACACCATCAAAAACTCCATTTCCTGAAGGACAAGGATGATCAAGCTCCCCTAAAAAAGATCTTCTTTTCATTCTAGTATCACAATTTTTCATAGCTTCTTTTAAAACATCAAGGCCGTAATATCTTTTATTTTGATTTACTTCATCGGCTGTTTGCATAACCATTTTAAAAACAGCTTTATTTGAATCATTTTTTATAACTTTTGCTTCCTGAAAAATTGAAGATTCTATCACTAGAAATGTAGACATTTTTTAAATACTCCATAAAAAAATAAAATTATTTTTTATCTTTATTTTCTTTTTTCTTTTCTAACTCATAAAATTTTCTCATTAAATCAAAAACTTCTTCTAAAAACTTATAATATTGAATTATAACTTCATCTATTCTTCCTCTCAAAACATGAGAATTTGAAATTATCATTTCAAATAAATCTATAGCTTGAGCTACATATTTTCTTAATTTTTGTAGAACTATATTTGAACTAATTGAAAGATGAGATTCAATAGATAATAATCTAGAATATATTTTTTTTAATTCATAAATTCTTCCAATTTCTTTTCCAGATTTTGGTTCTTTTTCTGGATCTGTAGGTCCATATCCCATTCCAACACCCATTCCATCCATTCCCATACCACCATTCATTCCAGCAGCATCATTACCCATCATATTAGGATCATTTAAATCCCCCTGTGGTAATTGTTCTTGATTTTCATCTTCTTCATAATTTTCTTCTTCATTTTTAGGTCTTTTTACTTGAGTCGCTTGTTCTAATTTTATTATAGCTTTTTCTCTATTCTTTTTAGCCTTTTCCATATCATGACCTTGTAGTAATTTTATTTTTCTTTTTTTGGGTGAAGTTTTTATAGGTTCATCTGAAAAAACACTGATATCTTCAAAGGCTATAGGATCGGTATGAGTTTTATATTCATCATCATCTACTAAATCTTCTAAATTTTTTTCAGGTTCTATTCTTTTATCTTTAAAATAATCTATATTTGACATTTAAAAGCCTCCTAAGCCACCCATACCTAAACCACCACCTGAATCACCTCCGTCTTCTCCTTGATTTACTTTAAGAGATTTATCAATCTTCTTATCAATTTGCCATTGTTTAACTTCTGCCATATCAATATTTGTTAAGTATTTACTAATTGAATAATCTCTAGGAATACCAATTCCTTCAAGTGATTGAACCAGACTAACTAAATCTCCTGTATATTTAGCTTCTCTTTCATATTGTAAGCTTTTAGGCGATGGTAAATTTACTTTTACTGTATCTAAGATAGTTAAAGCTTTTGTCGGATCTATTAAATTATAAACTTTTTGAAGTAATTCATTTATACATTTTGTAAGTGGTTTTTGATGAGCAACAACAGTTCTCGCAAATAAGATATTTTCTTCTGATAACGCAGCTTTATTTGATAGATTTTCTTCAATTCCCACAAAACTTGGGGGAACTCCTAAACCAGCCACAATTTGATCTCTAATAAATTTTAATTCATCTACTTTATTTCTTATGTCTACATTACCTTCTGTGAATCCAGCTATATCTACATAAGATTTTCCGTCTTTTTGAGGAATATAAATATCTTCAAAAGTACTGACCATACTTGGTATTGTATCAACACTTCCAAAAGAATCTAAAGATATTTTTCTTTTTCCTAAAGACTCTTTAATAGATTCTATAAATTTTTTAGCATCCCTTGGTAAACCTATATCAACAGAAACTTTTCTTTTTTCTGTTGACCTATTTAATCTCTGTACAGTCAATGCTGTTTCAAGAGCGATTAAAACTTTTGCAGAAAACTGAACATTCTCAAAAATACTTTCACCATAAGGATAATTTATAGTAGATATTTCATGAAAATGAACCATTCTATCTGGTGGAATATATCTTAAATTTATATTTTTTGTATCTATATTTTTTAACATATAACTAATTATTTCTTTAATATCATCTTTATTTACTTCTACATTTTTTATAGTAGGTATTTTTTTAAAAACATTATCTAATATCTGTTGACAAATCATATTAACCGCTTGTTGTTGAACGGCTAATTGAGGAGAAACAGTTAAAGTAGGAAATATTAAATACCCCAAACAAATAGGATACATATCACTTTGAAGTTTTATAACTCTTCTGGGTTCATATAAAAGAAGACATATATCATTTAAATTTACTGAACCTTTATCTTTTTTATCAGAATTATCATCTTCATTAATATAATTTTTATATTCATCTAATGAAGAATAATCTATTCTAAAAGTAACTTCTTTTTTTTCTTTCTCCACAGGTAATCCAGTTGGAGAAATACCTTCTAAAATATATTCCGATTCAAACTCTTCAATAGAGTTATTTTCAGAAAATAGTATATTACCACTTTCTCTTAAAAAAGAAGAATTACTGGTCAATGCTGTTTTAGATGTCCCAATCTCACAAAAGAAATCTCCCAATTTTAAGGTATTGGTAACTATGATATCGAGCTTATCTTCTAATCCTATTTTTTTAATAACTTCTTCAACATCTTTAACATTTGTATCTATCTCAGCATTAGCTTCTATTAATTCCTCACTATAAACATCGAGAGAAATTTTTGTGATATCATCAGGTGATAAGATATTATCAGTTAAAACATCTAATGCCCTTTTACAATAATTGATCATATTTACAATTGAATCGTATGATCTGTATCGACTTAATCTTCCAGCTTGGCCGAAGGCAGCAGGTGTTTGAACATTCTGCATATGATTATTAATTTGAAATGAACCAGATGATTTTGAAATCATATGTTTCATTAAATCAATATAGGAATTTCTTCCTTGAGTGCTTTTATAAGATATAATATCTTTTACAGCAATATCCAGTTTATGATCAATATCTGTTGTCTTCGTACCAATGATGGAAGTTTTTAACTTATTAAACGAATCTTTTATAGGCATTATTAAATTTTACCCTTTTTTATCCCTGTGTGGCACTTCTTGCTTGATCTCTATATTTCTGAATACATTTTTTTCTTTCTTCACCACTTAAACCAGCACAAGCTCTACTAGCTTTTGCTAAATATCTTTTATAAACGGCAGCAGCACCACCCACTGTAGTGACACCAGCAGCAGCTACTCCTATTTTGCCTTTAGTTGTTTTAGGAGTAATCGCAATACCTGCTTTCTTTATACCTGCATATGCATTTGCTCCCTGTTTTGAAACATATTTACTTGCTTTTTGTGCGGTACTTTTAATTGGTCTGAAGATAGCCTCTCCAGTTTCTAAAACTTTTGCAACAATAAGACCCAATTTACCTAATGTTGCTTCATATTGTTTACTTAAAGCTTTTAAGCCTGCTTTTCTAGAATCTAATAGTGCCTTTTTTTGAGCATCAGTTGTAGCATTAGCTAAACGATTTTTGAATGAATCATATATATTTCTTTTATTTTTATTGTATTCTCCAATCATTTGTCTTTGAACTTTATTAAATTCTAAAAGAAATTCTTCTAATAGAATATCTGAATCTTTTGAAGTTTTAGCTTCTAACAAATATTTTTCAGAAAATTCAAATCGAATTGATTCAGCAATAGCATCTAACTCTTCCAGATAACTTTCAATAACACCATCTTTATCAAACATAATTTATTCCTCCATTTAATAGTAAAAATGATCTTTTTACCTAATTATTTTCTTTTTATTTTGTTCTAAAATTTTTATGAATTTTCATTTTCACTTTGCTCTTTTTGAGCAGCACTTATATTATCTAATTCTTTTTGTATTTTTATCTTAAGATTTTTTATTTTTTCTTCTACTTTTTCTCTACATTTTTCTGGATTTTTTTGTTTTCCACAAGAGTTAAATATGGACCTTAAAATATTAAGTTGCTTATTTAAAGCTGATAACTTATATTTCGATACACATATTTCTCTTTGAGGGGTATTTTTATAAATCCCACATTTTCTTGTTGATTCAGACCATAAAGCACTAGCAGTTCTCCAAGATAAAAATATAGCCTTATCTACTATTATTCCAGTCATTATTAATGATCCTAAAGAACCTATTACAGGTAATATAGATTCTGTTGTTGTTTCCCCAACTATTGATCTTAATTTTTCTTCTTGTATTAAAAGTCTATTTTCTAATTTCTCAATTTTAATTTCAATCAAATCTTTACATTTTTGAGGGTCTTTAGTTTGATTACATTTATTTTTTATTCCATTTAATATTTCTATTTGTTTTCTATATCCCTTTATTTTTTCCCTACAACTACATGATGTTCTTCCTTTAGAATTTCCAAAAATACCACATTTTCTAGAAGCACCACTAATAATAGCACCGGCACTTCTCCATGAAACAAAAATCGCTGGAGTTATTAATAAAGACCATATAAAATTTGTTCTGAATCCTTGACCTATATATTTACCTGTAGTTTTTCCCATATTAGATATTTTTGATGATAATTGTTCATCCAAATATTCTAAATAAAAATCAACTGCCTTTTTTGTCATTTATTTAAACTCCAAATAAAAAAATTATTGATTTTTAAAGAAATCTTCAACTCTTGAATCATTTTCAATGTTCATTATACCATCTGAAGTTTCTTTAAAAATTTCATCGCTTTCATATCTAACATTAAAATATTCTGCAATATGAAAATATAATGTGTCTTCATCACCAAAAAGAGATACTAATTCGTTTTTTATTTTTGGACCTAGAAATCTCAAAACGATATTAACAAAAGATCTAGTATATCTTTCTAAATTTGCTTGATCAACTTTAGATCCTTCTATTGAATAAATAATTAATTCTTTTTTATATATGATATCATAAGATTTTTCTAAAGAATATCTTAAAATACTCATATATTCTATAAAATCTAAAGTTTTAATATTAGTATTTTCAACTTTTTTTTCTCGATTATAAAAAAACAAGACAAAAAAAATTATTAAAATAAAAATATTTAATATAGTTGTTATTAAATTAGGATTCATTTTCTAAATAACCTTCATCATTTTCTTTTTTAAATTCTAATATATTTAATGTTTCTATTCCAATTATATATGAGGGTCTTAAAGTTACCATTTTTTCCGTAACACCAAAAGTTATTATTTCTTCTGATTTAAAAGCATTAATTATTTTTTTTTGATATTCTTCAAGATCTGAATCATCATTATCAAAAAATTCTAAAGGATCTTGGTTTTTTAAATATATTTTTATTTTTTTCATTATATTCAAGTCCTTTCATCTACTATCAATAAATCTTTTATAATCTCATTTGATCTATCAAAGAGTTCTTCTATTTTTATTTCACAATCAAAATTTTTTATTGGATTCACTGAAGATTCTTCGTAAATTATATCTTCTAATATAACATCATTTTTTTGTTCTAAGTTATTTTCTATATTATTAACTATTTCAATATTTCTTTCTTCAGTTTTTTTCATTAATAATATATTGTCAACAGTTATAGTTTTTTCTTTAGGTTTAGTTTTTAAAAAATTATAATCTTTATTTTTTTCTTCTAACTTAACATCTAACTTATTTACATTTTCAATATTTTTTTCAATATCTTTTGTTTTAATAATAATTTCATTTTTATTTTTTTTATCTAAATCTATAACAATATAATTTGTTATTCCTAAAGATCTCAATTTTGTTTTTAAAATATTAAGTTGATTTTCGGATATTTTTGCTTTGAAAGGTGTTCTTGAAATTTTTCCATTTACTGTCAAATAATTATTTGGTTCTTTAATTTCTATTTCATACATTTCAATTCTCCGATGCAAAAAAAGAGAGTAGAGAAAATATCTCTACTCTCTTTGTTTCTATTATATAAATTTTATTATATTAATCTTCGTCAACAGTTCTGCGATGAGCACCTTCTTCATCTTCTTCTTCTTCTTCTTCATCACCCTCTATTTCTTGTTCCAAAAGTCTAAATGCATTTTCTATTTCATCTTTATAAAAACTTTCTTTTATTTCTTTATCTACATCTAGATCTTCATCTTCTTCTTCTTCTTTTTTATCTTCTTCTTTTTCTTCTTCTTTTTCTTCTTCCTCTTCTTGTTCTAAAATAGAAGAAAATTCTTCATCTAAAAGATCAAGAACATCTTCTGTAACAACAGATTCAGAAGTAAGTTCTTCTTCTTCTTTGTCATCATCTATAGGATCAATACCGGCTTGTGGTGTATTAGGTTCATCTTTTTCTTCAAGCTCTCTGATAAGTTTTTCAATAACAATATCTTCCATTTCAAGATCTTCAGAAACTTCATCGACATCAAAAGTTTCATCTCGATCTTCAGGATTTCTATTATCTTTAACTGCTTTTTCTCCACCACCTTCCTCTTTGCCTTTTGTATTTCCTTTATTTTTAGTTTCTTCATATGTTGGTGCATCAAAATCTTCTGTTACTTGTTTTTCTAAATCATCCATAGTGTCTTCAACATCATCAGGTTCTTCACCAGTTGAAATTTCATTTTCATTTTCAGCATCTTCAATATCTTTTTCAGCATCTTCTCTTGTATAATATCTTTCAAGAATTGAAGCTATATCATCTGCTTTACGATGAGTTTCAAGTTCTCCTTCGCCTTTAAAACTGATAATGGCATCAGTCATTGGACCTTTATAATCCATAGCTTTAGTATCATATTCCATAATTGCTTCTTTAAGTAGTTCTTTATAAGACTTTTTCATTTTTTAAATATCCTCCAATATCCCTAAATTTTATAGGATTTTAATATCTAAGTTTTAATTTATGTTCTAAGTTTTTTTCTTAAAAAACTTAGCAATGTGCTAAATAAAATTATCATAAGTCATAAACATTAAAACTCTTAGGTTTATTGGGATTTTCTATTTTTTCATCCACATTTTCAGATGATAAAACATATCCATTAAGAACTCTAAAATATTTAAATTCAACTTTAAAATCTATGGAAATTTCAGACATACCACTTCTATTTTTACCAATTCTCATATGTAAAAGATTCAAATCTGTTGAATCTCTCATCATTATAGCAATAAAATCTGAATGATTAACTTTATCTGAAGATTCAGTAATCATATTTAATTTGAAATCTTTTGATTCACTTGATCCATATGCAGATTTATTTAATTGTGTTGGAGTAGCTATCGGAAAATTATAATCAATTGATATATCTTTTAATTCAGATGTAATATGTGATAAACTTAATCTTAAAAGATCTGTTTTAAAATCAGAATAAAGAATATCTAAATAATCAACATATAACATCTTAACACAACCCTTGCCATATAATGATTCATATTCATCAACTATATTTCTTATATCTAAACAACTTAAAGAATACTTGGGAAAATATTTTATTACTGGTATTACATTTTTTCTTATATTTTTTTTAATATCTTTTGAAAGATCTTCTGCTGTTTTTACTTCCCTAAGAATTCCTATTTCAGTTTTTCCTCCAAAATATTGCGCCAATCTTAAAAGTGTTTCATCAACCTGATTTTCACAAGTTATATAAATATATACTTCTTTTTTATTTTCTTTATTATCTTTTTCTCTTTCCTTTAAAACTTTTATTATTTCACCCTTTATTGTTTTTCCAGAAATCTGATTAGCAAAACAATTTAAAATTAGAGTAGATTTACCAGAGCCACTACCTCCACCAAAAATATATAATCGAGATTTTGCAAAACCACCATTTAAAACTTTATCATCAAAAACTTTAAACCCTGTAGGTTCTGTGTTAGATCTATCATATTTAAGTTTTATTTGCTCAACTACACTTTCATATGAATCTTCAGTTAAATTTAAACTTGAACATTTTTCAACATCTTCCGATCTTTTACTTTTAGAAACATCTAAATACATTTCTTTTGATAAAATTTCATAATCCTTAATTGCTTTATCTAAAGAATCGAAATTTCCAATTTTAAATGCATCAATAAAATTATCTAATTTATCATAATGTGGTAAAAGAGAAACTAATTTAGATCTTAATTTTATTTGTTCAATATTATCCTCTATTTCCTCTTCTGTTAAATTAACATTTTTTACAGTATTAAGAAAATCTAGAAAGTCTTCATATTTTTTTGAAAATGAAATACTGTCTATTATATTATCTATAGATTTATTTTCTTCTTTTAAACTACATATTGTTTTTAAACAATCAACTTTAGTTTTTACAGTTATAGGTATATCTATATTTTTGTTTTCAAAATAAAAATATAAAATTTGTTTTATATCTTTCACAATATCTTTTTTTATATTCTTATTTAATAAAACTGTAAAACAGTTATTTAAAAATATTTCTGTGACCAATTTATCATAATCTCCTTATACTATCATTTTGATAAATTTCATCATCTTTTTTTATAAATTCTACACATGTCCAATTTACATTAGCATAATAAAAATTTTGGAATCCTGAGTAGCCACTTACATAATTTATATCATTTGATAAAGTAGTAAATTTCACTAATTTTCCCTTACCGAAACATTTTCTACATGAGACAATAAATTCATCAATTATTTCCTTTTTATTATTAGATTCTTTTTTAAATGATGTTAAACTTAATAATCCTAATCCTCTACATTCTGGACATAAATATTCAGAAAGACTTTCATCTATTATAGGTTTAGCTATTCTATCTTCTAATTTTATTATTTCATCTTTGCTTAATTTTTTTGTTTTAAATATTATTTCTGTCATTTTCAATAACCTCAACATTAAAATCATAATTTACATCAATTTCTTTAAAAGGTAAAACTCTTTAATATAAAATTCCGAATGTGGTGTTTCTCCTTTTATTCCTAATATTTTTTCAGTCCATCTAATTTTTCCTTTTGTTTTACATTTAATACATGGTGTATAAATTTCGGGATATTTATTTTCATCATCATCTTTAAATTTTTTTAAACAGAAAACACCAATTCCATTACATTCATTACATAATTCTTCTCCTAATTCAATTTTTAATGAATTTTTTGTTCTTTCTTCATATAATTTTTTTAAACTCATTTTAACCTCAAATTTCTAATATATCATAATTATTATCTAAATTAGTAAATTCATCTTTACTTAAACATTTATCAATAATGTATTTACAATATTCTTCATCCAATGAAGTTAACATATCAAGTGAATTTGAAACACTATATGATTTAGACCTTTGTTTTTTAGTAATTTTACCTGAATTTAAATTCTTAGTCATTTCTTCCACATTAAGATTAAATATATCTATTTCACCTTTATCATAAAATTCATAAACTTTTTCAGAAAAATCTCTCATATTATTTTGAACTTCAGAATACATATACAACATATATAATAAAGAGTAAATTCTATTTTCTATTGAAAAAGTTCCTGTTGTATCATCGTATATATTATCAATTTTTATTTCTTTAAAATTATTTTCTCTTGCCATTTTATTTATACCATATCTGAAGATGTCTATTACTTTAATATTATCTTCAAATCTCATATCTATGTTATTAGTTCTAATATCGACTTTTCTCATAACACCTTCATATTCAATCCATAAAAATCTAGACATCATTAATCCTTTGAATAATCCAGATGAATCAAATGTTATTATTAAATCTATATCATGAATCTTCTTTACATGAATCCTAAATAATTCATAAAATAAAATATCCCTAAAATTGGCTCCACCTAAAATATGGAACTCTATTTTTTTTCTTCCATTTTTTATAGTTTCATTTAATAAAGGGATTAACGGTAAAACATATATTATACAAGGAATAATCATATCACTTCTCATATTCGCCACAATTCCTCCTGTAGCAAACTTTGTAAAGCTTTTATAAAAATCATTACTTCTTAATAAGTCTAAATATATTTCCCATAATTTAGGTGTTCTAAAATGATGAACATATACTATTTTATTTCTTACTTCTTCCGATAGTAAAGATGCTTTTTTATAAGATCTATAATTCCAATCATATACAGATTTAAAATTATCAAATATTTGACATCCAGGGCCAGGTGGAATATCCAATATGAATGCTTTATCATATTTATCCACCTCTTCACATAAAAATTCATAATAAAGATAGTTCAGAATTTCAGCCTCTTCTTTTGATAATATTCCAATAGAAATTTGAAATCCTGAACTATCTACCCAAAAGTAAGATTTATCAAAAAACTTATAACTTCTAAACTTACTTAAGGTTTTTGCTTCGAATTTTTTGTGTTTATCAAACCTCTTTTTATTTTTAAAATTTTGTCCAAAACCATGAAGAAAATTATTACAGTTTTTAAAAAAGAAGTTTGATACATCTTCTCTGGTAAAGTGATCATCAAAATATTCAGATTTTATAAATTTATCTGTATAGTCTGCCATTGCTTTAAATCCAGCTACAACATAATTAGTTCCCATCACTTAACCTCAAATTTTATTATTCGATATCCTCTTTATCATTATCATTCATATGTTCCTTTAAGAAACTTTTTTTAATAATTGCAATATCTATGAAAAATAATCCTAAATAAACACCACTAGGATCTGTTTCTACTTTAAATAAAGATCTACTATTTTCATAATCACCAATTGAAAGTAAATCAATCCAAAAATAAAAAGAATTATTTTCAATTTTAAATCCTAAATCTATGAAACTAAAAGAAAAATCACCCAGATCAAACATTGATTATCCCTCAATTCTACAATAAATTTCGGGTTCCTTTAATACTTTATATATTACATCTTCAAATATAATATCTTGACCTGCTGATTTATGACACATGATAATATCTCCTATGTCATAAGTATCTTCAACTTTAGGACCAATAGATACAATTGTTCCATATGCTTGTGGTTCTTTTTTAACAGTAGATGGTAATACGATTCCTGATTTTCGTGTTTCTTCAGACTCAAGTTTAAGTTTTACAATTACATGATCATTTGCTGCTATCATATTCATTTTTAAAATCTCCTTTTCTTTTTGACATTTTCTTTTGAATTTTTAAAAGATCTTTTTCTCTTCTTTTTTGTGCCTCAACTCTTTTCTTTTTCTTTTTTTTACTAGGTTTTAAGAATTCTAATTTAGATTTATAAGTCTTTATAATTTCGTTTTTAGCAACTCTTTTTCTGAATCTTCTTATTAAAGATTCAATATCTTCATTTTCTCTTGTTATAACACACACACCAAATTCTTTATCGTTATCTAACCTCATTTATCCTCCTATTTAAAGTTATATATAATATGATCTCTTGAGGTAAAATTGAAATCATATTTAAAAGCATAATCTAAAACAAATTTAAAATTATTAAATAATTCATCTTTAGATGAACCCAATGGCATTAAATAAACTCTATCATTTATATTTAATTTATACAACTCATTTAAAAAATAATCGTTATATTTATTTTCTTCATAAATAACATATTTTATAAAAACTTTTTTATTATCCTTCAATTCTTTTATAATGGATAAATTATTTTTTAACTCATTATCATCAAAAATTTTAGGTGAAAATATAAATTTAATTTTTTTTATATTTTTAGTATTATTAATTAAATTTATTATATTATTTCCATTTGTCTCAACATTAAACAAATATGTATCTAATTCATTTAATAATGTCAAAGTTTCTAAAAAATTTAAAGAAAAAGTTGGTTCTCCACCAGTTATTAAAACCATTAATTTTCTATTTTTGATGATTTCATTTATTTCAGAAATTTCATATTTTTTTTCAGGTAATTCTGATAGTTTATTTTTAGTATCACACCATTTACAATTTTTATTACAATGTTTAAATCTTAATAACAAACATTTTTTTCCTGAATCTGGACCTTCTCCTTGAAATGTTTCTATAATTTCACAAAGATGAACATCTTTAATAATCTCTCCATTTGGTAATCTAAAAACCATAATAATTTCTCCTAAAATGTAAGTGGGTCAGTTTTTTCATTATTTTTAATTATTGGATCAAGAAGAAGTTCATATCTTTTTTTCCATGCGAAATCTAACATTTCATTATTTTTAACTATATAATAATTTGGTAATCTATCTTCATCTTCAGGTAAAACTATGACATCAATAGATTTACCATTATTTAAATATTTATTAATATAATTATTTTTTACATTTTCAGGTGCTTTTTCTAAATCTATTCCATGAATTTGAAAAAGATAACCTTTAGATCCTGTTTGAAAAGCAACATATTCAATATCATTCCAATACCCCATTCCTCTAACAGCCTGAGTTATTGATTTATATTCTTCTATTTTTTTATTAAATGATACAGGTCTTGCTACTGTTTTATCACCTTTAGTTATTTTAATTGCAAATTCTTTTTTAACATCTTCTATAAAATCAAAGATTTTGATAATTGAAAACGATTTATCATTCAAAATCATATCTATAAGTTTTTCTAAACATTCCTTCGTATATGAAGGATAATCAGATCTCTTTGTATCTAAACCCATAGAAATATTTTCATTTATTAAAACTCCCTCTCTTTTAATAACATGAATCGCATAATGCTTTTTAGATAAAAATAAACTTCTATCTATAATTAATTCATTTTTTAATTCAAGTTTATTCATTGTTGTATCTATGTTGTGTTTTTTAACTAAATGTGCTATAATTTCTTCATTTAAAAATTTCTGAACTTGAACACAATATTTATCTATTTTTTCTATAATGTTTTCATCTTTTTTATTTATTATATTTTCAAATGTGATAAATAAACTATCTGTATCACTTGTTACTATATGCTTTGCAGGTCTTTCATATTGATTACTCTCTATTTCTTTCTTTGTTATAATTTCAGGTTTTATATGTTTACCTGTCTTTAAATAATCAACATAATTTTCAGCCTCAATAATAGAATTTTTAATCATTTCCTGACCAGTTAAAGTAATTGATTTTGCACAATCAACATTGAAAAATCTAAAATAAGGATTTCCTAACACTCCATATAATGCATTTGCCAACACTTTATAAACTTTTTGTTTTATATCATAAAGACTTTCAGCGTTTTCATCTTTTTTCTTTTTTGATTCAAACATTAATTTTTTATTATATCTTCTTGAAGTTAAAAGTAATTCTAATATAGTACTATAATATGATAATTGATCTTTTTTGAAAAAACATCCATTTATAGAGAAACATAAATTTTCATCATTTATTAGTTTAAATAATTCATTCTTATTAATTCTTTTTTCATAACTATTTTCTACCGGATTAAAGATTATATCAACTTCTTCTGGAAAAGCATCTCTATTATACGTTAATTCATATCCTAGATCTTCTCTTTTAAGTTTCATAAAAAATGTATTAATCCCAATATTTAAAGTCATAATAATTGATGGGTATAGTGATGTAAAGTCAAAGTCTACCAAATAATCATGTAATCCAATAATCGGTTCTTTAACAAATGCCCCTTTAAATCCTTCTTTTTCTTTTACTACTCTATTTTTTGCACAAAGTTTTTGAACCTTTAAGAAAGATAAAATAAGAGAATCTAATTGACCCATTTGACTTGTAGCAGATCTATAAGGAGCTTTACAAATTTTTCTTAGTTCGTCCATTAATTTAATATGTTTTAATCGCTCATCCAATTTCTCTAAAAGAATAACGTCTTGAATATTATAATCAATTGATCTATTAACATTGGTTTTATATAATTTACTAAAATCTGAAGATTTTTCAAGTTTTCCTTCATCTATATGAATATTTGAAATAGCATCCAAACTATAAGACTCTCTTTTATTTTGAACAAATTGTTTATATAGTTCGATCATATCTAAACAAATCATTCCAGCAATATCTACATACCCATTAAAATCACAATAAACTTGTTTTAATGGAGATAAAATTTCTGGGGATATTCTGTTTTTTGTCATTCTATTTATTATATAAGGTAAGTCGAATGAATTAGTATACCATCCAGTTAAGATGTCAGGATTTATAGAAAGAATATATTTTGCAAAATTTGTTAATAAGTCTTTTTCATTTTTAAAAATTAATGTATTTTGATCTTTTTTTATTTCTTGTTTATTATCTTTAATTAAATACTTAGGATCGATAACAAATGTTTTCAATTCTTTTTTGAATTTTGTTGTAATCATAACAACATAATCTTCTGCGTCATTTACATTTGAATGTCCTAAAGATTCTGAAAAAGTTTCAATATCTAAATAAACTATATTTAAATCAATTTCAGGTTCATCACATTTTTTTTGTAAATAATAATCATGAGTGTGTTTAACTGTTATCTTTAGATCACCCTCATAAGTACTTTCAGGATCAAGTGAATATTTTTCAGAATAAGGAACTTTTATTTGTTCAAGATCATCATATGAAATAACCTTTAATTTTTCAACATTATCATTTCTAGGAATATAACAATAATAATCATCATTTTCGTAATGATAGAATTTTTCATTATTTTTATCTCTAAATATATAAACAACCTTTTTAACTTTAGATAAAAATTGAACATCAATAAGTTTATAATCTTCTGTATAATATTTTTGAGGTATTTTATAATAATATGGACCTATTTTACCCGATTTATATAAATTTAATTTCTTATCTTTTTCTGTTTGAAAATTACCACTTTCTCTACCTTTTTTAATATTTAAAAGTTTACCTATCTCTATAAAATCTTCCTCAAATTTTGGTTCATAATTTTTTTGTATGTTTATAAAAGAAGGATTTAAAGTTAAGTAAAGATTATATCCTCTCCATTTATATAATTTTCCTCTTAAATCTGTAATACCATGTGAAGCAATTCCAAATGCTTTCATTGGAATTGTTCCTAATAAAACTATTAATTTAGGATTGCATTCTTCAATAATTTTAAAACAATTTTCTTTACATTTATCTATAATTTCATCAGTTGGATCGCCTGTAGATCCATCAGGATTTAATGTAATACATAAAACTGTATTAGTTAAAACCCATTTAAATTCATTTTTAATGTATTTATCAAAATATTTTCTGAAAATTTTTTCAGCTTTTCCTGTTAATGGGATTTCTGATTCTATTTCTTTTTTTCCAGGATTTTCAGATATAAATATTACATCAATATCTTTTAAATTTTCCTTGGAATTTGTTTCAAGAATACAAGAATTTGCATTTATGAGAGGACAAGAAAAACAATCAGCAAAAGAAGACTTAATACAAAACATTAATTTTTATAATTCCTTTCTGTTCAATAGTTTTTTGTTCTTGTAATATTATATTATGTGCTATAAAACTTTTATGTTAAAAACAAAACATTATATATATTAATTTTTGAAGTAATAAAATATTTTTATAGGAGGTTAATATTTTTAGTTAAATCTGTTTTTTTGTTTTTCTATTCTAAATAAATTTAAGGAGAATAAAATGAGTGAAAGCCAAGAAAAACAAAGTTTTGAATTTCCAAACACCATCAACAAAATAAAGATGTATGAATTTATCAATTCATTTATTAAATCAAACCCTACAAAAGAGGAAATTGAAAAAAAGAATTCTATTCTTTTAGAAATAGCAAAAAAAGTTCCTCTTATTTTTGTTTCGGTTGAAAATGGTTGTGAGGAATGTAATGGTTTTGGAGTTAAAGTATCATATGATACATATGATGTAAAATCAATTTGTCCTGATTGTTTGGGTAGTGGCAAACTCACTGTTACTTGTAGGATATGTAAAGATGGAATAGATAAATCTGGAGAAAAATGTAAAGTATGTAAAGGTACAGGTAAATATGTTTATCGAAGAACAAAAAAACATGAAGGAAAAATTTGCCCACGATGTAATGGTTTCGGTACATTGATTCAAACAATAAGACCATTGGAAACAGCACAAATAAAAATGTGTGAAAAATGTAATGGATTGGGGGCATATGATCATAATAAGTCAACATATGAATCAACCGAAAATCCTCAGAGGATAATAAATTCTGATGAAGAATTAAATCAATTTAATTTTCATAAGGAAATGTGTTCTGAATTAGAAGCAAATTGTATATAAATTAATTATATTATAAAATTAAAATAAATTTTGAAAAAATAATTATAATGCTATCATATTTATTAAAAGGGATAAGGATCTATTAAAAGATCCTTATCCCATATTATTTTTTTAAGAAGATTCTACCATTATAATATTAAAATTTTTCATTAAATCTTTTAATGAATATTTATCTTTAATTTCTTTATTTTTTTTATCACTTTTTTTGATTTTTTCTTTTTCATAATCTTTAGTTATACCTAAAGAATAATATATTTTATCTTTATCTTCAGAATTTTCAACAATTTCACATAATAGAACTATATCTGAATTTTTCATTTCAGGATATATTTCTCTCAATTTATCATATGTATTAAAATTTTTTGAATAATATCTTTTTAGATATGGAATATGTCTTCTTGTAAATTTATTTTTAATAACAAATTCCTTAACGAAATTAAAAACATCTTCTCTTTTTAAAAAATATAAATTATTCTTATTCATATATTTATTTAAGTAATAATTAAAAAATCCAGTATTTAAAAAAAGACTTATAACATATTTATTAGTTATTGGTGAATTATATTTCACTAATTCTTTTGGAATTTCTGATTTGATGTTTCCATCGAACAGCCAATCGTTAAAAGTTTTAAACACTTTTCAAAGACCTCCAAATGATTATTTTAACAACCATTGTGAGTGTTTAATTGTCCATTGAACTACTTTATGTAAACTATCTTCAATAGTCATCGGTGGTTCCCATCCAAGATTTTTCATTTTAGTTCCATCCATAGCATATCTTAAATCATGACCTGGACGAGAAGAATGAAAATCTACCATTTCATATTTTAATTCTTTTCTCAAAGATTTCGCAATCATTTGAGCTAGAGATAAATTATCAATTTCTTTTTCACCCACAATATGAAATTTCCCTTTACTTGCATCTATCTTATCCATTTTTTCATTAACATTGTCAAGAATAAAATGAATTGCTTTTGCGACATTTCTTGCGTGAATATAAAATCTTGATCCTGCGATAGTTTTCGTTTTATCAGCATGAATTGTAACTGTTTCATTATCAAGAACTTTTTTAATTACCATAGGAACAAACTTTTCAACATCCTGTCTTTCTCCAATAACATTCATTGTATTTGTAATAATTATAGGAAGTTGATAAGTATTTGCATATGCCATTACAATTGCTTCTTGTGCCGCTTTACTTGCTGAATATGGATTCCCAGGATTAATTCTATCACCTTCTTTATAATTAACTCCTAATGGTGCGACTCCCATTGTCTCATCCGAACTAAACTGCACGAATTTACTAACATTTTTCATTTCTCTCAACCACTCTAACATATTCAAAACAAGATTAATATTGTTTTTTATAAATGGAACTGGATTCACAATTGAATTATCTACATGACTTTCACTTGCCATATTAATAATATAATCAACTTCTCCAATTTCTTTTTTTATTCCGTCATTAATTGGAACATTTAAATCAGTTGCAAATATTTTTACTCTCTTTTCATTAAAACAATCTATATCTCTCAATCTATTAAAACCATGAGAAGCTTCTGAAAGTTTATCTAAAACAATGACTTCCCAATCTGTTTCCTTTATAAAGTGTTCAACAAAATGATGTCCAATAAAACCACAACCACCAGTCACTAAAATTTTTTTCATTCTTTTTTTTAAATCTCCTTTATAAATCTATTTTTTTATTAATATCTGAAATTATATTACTATATTTAATAATTGAATTTTCTATATTTTCTAATTGATGGAAAATCTCTGATTTCGTTTCATCTTTTTTAGAAAAAACACCTAATACTGTTAAATTACCTTCTTTAAAAATTACTGAAAGAGTTGTAATAAGATCTGAAATAGAATTACACAAACCAAATAATTCTTTCTCTATATCATCAATTTTCTGTAAAATTCCACACTCAGTTTCTTTATCTGTAAATTTATTATAATCCATTTTTAAATATCCTTTCTTATTTTAAACCTTCATTACTTCTATTCTTAAATTCATTAAGACTATCATGTATTTTAGATAATTTATTATTTAACCTATAAACATATTCAGATAGTTTACATGAATTTTCTATTGATGTCGTTTCTTTTGTAAGTTGCTCTGGAGGATAATTCTCATTTGATAATATATCTACTAAATTTTAAAAAATAAAACTAATATCATCTTCAATTGTTGTAATTAAAATTTCTGTATCATTTAATTATACAATAAACTTCCAATTCTCGGTTTTTCTTGTGATTTATTAACACATACACTAACACCACCATCTTTAGGGTTCATTATATTGATCCTTTCATTATTTTTGATATGTTTTCATAAAAATTTTCTACTAATTCTATATTATTCATTTTTGGAACTTTGTAATTTTCACTATTTAAAATATTAGTTATTTTATTTTTTAACTCTTCATAATCTTTATATAAATATTCTTCTTTAAATAATTCTGGATATGAAAAAGCATTTGGTGCCAATACAACAGTGTTATTCATATTAGCTTCAAGTGCTGAATATCCAAATGTTTCCTCCTTTGCTGTTATTAATAATATTTTTCCCTGTGATAAAAACTTATAATAATCTTCCCATGTATCACATTTTTTTCTTATAATTGGACCAAAATCTTTTTCAACTAAATCTTCTAATTTTTTTGTTATTTTTTGTTCATTATTTCTAGCAACTGAAATAATATCATAAATTTTTTCTTCTTTAAAAGTTTCATATGGTGGTTTTGGAACACCAACAGTTATCACATTTTTTTGATTTAATTTTTTCCTATGATATTCACTCCCAACAAATACTTTTTTATATAAACCAATTGTTGCTTTTTCATATAACCATTTTGTTTTTCTTACATTTTTAAAATAATCTAAATTATTTAAACTAGTTGCATGACAATAACAAAAAGCATTTTTTATAGGATAGTGATGTAATATATTATGAAAAAATCCAGGAAAACTAAGATCGCAATGTAATAAAATATCATCTTCTTTAAAATCTTCTAATTTATTTAAAAATACATTTGTATGTTCTAATTCCGTTTTTATCGACATTCTAACATTTGAAAAATCATCTTTTGATGCTTCTAAAACTGTTTCATACCACCATTCACTTAATAATTCAACCTCATTAAAATATTCTTTTAAATTTTCAAACATTTCTCTCCACCAAAATCCTTGATATCTCATTTTAATTGGAAGTTGTGGGATTATAAAAAGTTTCATTTTAAAAATTCCTTTACTATTACATAAATTATAAAAACTGAAATTGAAAAACTTCCTAATTTTAAAAATTTAAATAAAATTTTACTTAAAACATCTAATTCTTTATTTTTTAAAACTTCAATTTCAGTTTTAAAAAAATTGTAAGTACTTAATAATGAAACATACAAAACATATACGAGACTTACATTAAATAAAATCTTATACAAAAGCATCAATCAATACCTTTCTTTTTCCAATTTATTATAGCCAATATATTAAAAAATAATAAAATTATACTTTGTATTAGGAAAAAATATGACTTTGTTAAAAAAGCAAATATTATCCAAAGCAATTGGCCAATAATCATTATCTTTTGACCTAGGAGCTTTGGAATTGAAATTAAATAAACTGATAATAATATTAAAATAGTTGCTGATAATTCTATTATTTTTATAAAATCCATTTATATCTACCTTCATATAAAAAATATTTATGCTCATATTTCCATAAAGACGATTGACTTGAATATATTTCATCTAATAAATCTCTTTTACATTCAGGATTAGAAACTTCATGAATATAAGGAACATTCATTTGGGTAGAATAAAATGTAATATCGAATCCATCTCTAAACATTTGTTCTCCAATATTTCCAATTCTCATATGCTCTGGATTATACTCATTAATTGGATCTGTTAAAAAATAAGAAATTTCTTTAGATATTAAAGGTGAAGGTATAGTATTTAAAAACATTTGACCTCTTATATTTTCAAATTTTTCTTTTAATTTTAAACATTCTTCTCTTCTTATTTTGTTTATTTCATTTGATGTATAAATAATGATTATTTCAGCATTTATATATTTTTTGATTATTTCATAACAACCTATTAATTCATCATCTGGATGTGGTGATACTATAATAATTTTTTTCATAATTTAAACCTTCTTTTTAGAATAATCAAGATGAAGATTTTCAAAAAGAGAACTTATTAATTCATCTTTTGGTTCAATATAAATAATTTCTTCAAAATTTGGACATTCATAAACTGGTGTTACTACATCAAATTCTACACACAAAGCATATAGTGTATTTGCTGTCTTGCAATTTTTATCTCTATTTTCTGTATTAAATTTTTTACATGAATAACATAGACAATTTTCTCTATGTTTTCCTTTTAATGACATTTCTACCCAAACTTCTTTTTCATGGTGTATATATTTTTTAAAATTTTTCATACAATTCTCCTTTATATTTTATTATTTATTTATTTTTTTTGCGCTAAATAAGATCATTATATTATTTAAAACTATATATATTAATATTTGAATTAAAATGATTGGGGTTGTTAACTTCTAAAAAAATCAATATGAAATATATTGTTAAAATAAATCTGAATTTATTTTTTCCTATTAAATTAGGAGGAAACTATGGTACAGTTAAAAACTAAGGACAAGATAGAAATATTCAGGTTCAAAGATCAAATAGACAAGATAAAAAGTGGAAAAATTGAATTACCTTCAAAAACAGAATTGTTTTTTGATGGGAGTTTATTTTCTGTATTTGAAGGAAACCCAAAAATAGATATTATTTTACGGTTTGAATTCGATAGCGGTTTTCTCTATGATATCTTAAATAAAACTTTATATTATAGAGGAAAAAAGAATTTGTTTTGTAATAATGGAATTTTCGAACCTAAAAAATGGAAGTGGATCTGAAAAATCTAAATGGAGGATTAAATGAAAAATCTCATTCAAATGGAACAATCATTTAACACGATAACTGAGTGTTTTATTGACATTAATAATTTCATTATTAAATCTGTTGATGAAAAAGCTGATGATTTATTCCAAATAACTCTTTTCATAAATGATGATTCAGAAGAAAAAATGAAAAGAATTAAAAGATTGATCGAAAAAATAAATTCAGAAAATTATGAAATAAATGTAATACCAATCACCGATAGAAGATTATTCATAAAACGAAAAAACAAACAAAGAACTATATTAACAAATTTGAAAAGACCTATGGTAAAAAAGTATTTGAATAAAATCATTTCTATGAATGTTAAAGTAGATGACATTCATAGGTTTATCAGTTTACTTGTATGATAAAAAAGAGGACATTTGAAATTAATTCAATGTCCTCTTTTTTTGTTTTTTAAAATTCACTTTTTCCTTTTGCCATCATCATAACATATGGAGCAACTTCTTTAGCTTGATCTACCATTTTTCTAACAACTTCTTTTATTTCCCATTGAGCGTGTTCATCTAATCTTAAATTAGCCATTTTATATAATTCTCTTGCATTAACTTTAACTATTATTTTTCTTTTATGAGCATTTGTTAAAAGATAATCTTCTATTGGTGAATCAAATATTAAAAGATAATTTTCTAAAACATGTTTTGAATCAAATCCTACCAATTCTAAAAACTTATTTTTCATATCTTCATTAAATGAAACTGGAATTCTAAGAAAATCACTATTATAACCATATGATAAAAGAGTCATCATCCTATGTCTTTTAAATTGTGCAAAACATGTTGCTGACATTTCAATTTCAAAAGTAAAATCTACTAATTCAAATTCTCTTCCAGGGTCATCAAATTTTTTAAAATCACAAAAATAACTTGAAAATAAATCGTTTAAACAATAATCATCAATAGTAAAAGCATTATATAATTTTGAATGAAAAGAATATATAATCAATTTTTCATATTCAAGTTTTTCTAATGGATTAATTAGAGAAACTTTATTTTCATAAAATTCATTTTTTATTTCTTCAATTGTTTTTTCTTTTAAAATTTTATCAATATTACCTTCATTATAAATTCTACATATGATATCATCACAAATATCATTATTAGATTCTTTTTTAAATTTAGAAATATCTGTATGTTTTATTAGTGATGGTGCAATTTTAGATATTTTTTCAAATAACATTTCTCCAATTCTAACAACCTCTAAATATTCACTTGATAAACATCTTCTTATAAGAGCCTCCGCATTTCTAGCATTTAAAGTCATTCCTATCTGAGTTAACATACATAACGGTAAAACATATCTAGCGTCTTCTTTTGCCATATTCTCTAATTTTATTTTATTTTCATTTGGATTTTTTTCTATTAAGTCTTTTAATATTGAATCGAAAATTTCTATATATAATTTAAATGAATTTTCAACTCTTTCAATATATTCCTTTTTCAATACTTGTGAATCAGGTAAATATTCAATATCATCAAATTCTTCTGGAATATAATAATCATTTTCAAATTTTACATATCTTTGTGACTTTTCTGTAAATGAACATAATCTTGATTTTTCAATCCATTCAACAGCAAATCTTGAAATTCCAATTAAATCTATATTAAAAACAACATGTTCTGCAATACTTCCATGACCATAATCATAAACAATTGTTTCATTTGTCTTTCTAGCTTTTTCTACTTCTTTTAGACTTTCTTTTCTTAATTCACTAATTTCTTCAGGTCTTCTACTTATTCTAGCATAAGCAGCAGATATTGTTTCTGGCGTTATATTATTAATATCTTCTCCAGCCTTTTCACATAATTCTTTTATTTTTTCATAATCTACATTAAATCCTGCAATTTCTATTTTCATTTTATTCCTTTCTTTTATATTCAAAAATTGGCTGTCGTGGTGGGAATCGAACCCACATTCAAGGATTTAGAATCCTCTGCTGAACCATTCAGCTACACGACAGCAAATTATTTATAATAACGGCAAATTTTTAAATAATGTTTTTCTTTTTGTTTCTACAGCAATTGCTGTATACTCATTGTTTATATCAGGTTCTTTAAAACCAATCCAATTAATATCTTTCATATCCATTTCTTGCATCAGATTTTTTAATTTCATCTCATTATCAACAGTCAAATAAATTAATATACCATTAGGCCATTTAAAATTTTTAACCTTTAATAAATATTCAGCTAGAGCATGTCCAGCTTGAACTGCTTTCTGAGATGCGGATAAATCATTACGCACTATTACGTACATTCTCATTTTGATTATAATCCGTTATATCTTTTTTTATATTTTTAAGAAAAAATTCTGATGCTGGATTGTAAATGGAAGGTTTTTCTATTTGATCTCTACTTTTTCCTCTTAATTCACAATAGACAATATGATAATGTCTATATTTTTTCTTCAAATGAAATATTTCACTTTCAATTTGAGTTAAAGTTATATTTCCTCTTTTATCATTTTTTCTATGAGTTTTAAGAACTCTAATTTCTTTTGCCCAATTTTTTAGAGTTGGTTTTAATTCTTTGAATTTCATAATTTTTTCTCCTGTTTGTTTTTTACTTTTCTCTTTATTATATTAATTCTCTATAAACAAAAACAGGTGGACCTCTTTCTGAATAAACCTAAGTCATGTTTATACTCTCCTTTTATTTTTATATTTATACGTGTGGAAAAATATTTAAAAGAAAATAAAGTTCTTGTCTACAAGCAGCATGATGCATTACATCGCCCCATAAAGAAGAACAACAACATTTATCATAAAAATAAATTATTCCAACACTTTCTACAGACCCTTTTTTTATATTATTATAATGATTTACTATATCTTGTGATAAATTACCAGTAAAATTTCTAATTGATTGAATGTCATTTATTAATAAATTTTTATGATCATCCATTGATTTTATTACTACTTCATCTAAATCTGATAAACTCAAATCACAAATAATACTGCAAAATAATGGCCAACCTTCTACTGTGTATTTTCTTATTATCATAGGCGAAAAATTTTTATCAAGTAATTTCGTTACTACTTTATTTTCATTCGAACTTGTTTTTTTTACAGCAGTAAAATTATTTAGTTTTTCTATATCATTTGAAAGTGTTTCTTCGTGATTTTTAGATTTTTGAATTTGTTCATATTTCTCTTTTGGTGAAAGTTCTTTCTCTTCATTGGGAGGAACAAACTCAGTTTTTTTTCTTCCTCTAAATTCATCTAAATCCATAAATTTAAAATCCTTTCATTTTTTTGTTCTAAAATTATTTTAAAATTAATAATTCAACTTTACATCTTTTTTATTATTTCTTCCGGTTATTTTTTCTATTATTTCACCATCATAAAATTCTAATTCAACACCACATTCTTTAAACATTTGAATTGTCCTTTTTGAATGTTCAATCCACATTTCATTATTACTTTCATTCCATAGTTTATGAACAATTACTTTATTAATTCCCGCTTGAATAATACCTCTCGCACAATCTGAACAAGGAACTCCTCCAGTATACATTCTACATCCTTTTAATGGTGTCCCATGTCTTACTGCATTATATATTGCATTTCTTTCAGCATGTTCAAACCAAAAATATTTTTCAGGTCTTTCTTGTCTTTCTTTTATATTATCATTTAATCCTCTAGGAAATCCATTATAACCCGTTGATCTTATTTCATTATCTGGTCCAACTATAACAGCACCCTGTTTAGTATTTTCATCTTTACTTTTCATCGACATCAAATAAACTAAAGACATAAAATATTTATCCCAATCCATAACTAAACCAAAATTATCCTTTCATCATTTTCATTTTCTATATTTTTATATTTAATAAATTTTTTAATTGTATCTTCTGTTCCTCCAGTTCTATCAAATGAAACGCAAGCTATTATTAAATCAGAAGTTTTAGCTATATCACCATTTCTTATAAAACCTGCTTTTTTTCCATATTTTTTCCAATCGGCAGGATATTCAATAAATGAAATTTTATATTTTTTAGATATTAATTCTGCAAATTTATCTCCACCTTTAGGACATCCACCAGAACATATAGAATCACCATTTTTATAAATTTTTAAAAATGCTTCTTCTATCAATAGAAAATCTTTAACACTATTTCTTCTTCTCGATCCTATTATTCCTATAATCATATTATTAGTTCCTTATAAATATTAAATTCATAATATTTTTATTTTGTTCTTTTTTTAATAAAAATTTGCTAAGAAATTTTCTGAAATTGTAAATTTATCTATATATATTAATTATTAATAAAAAATATAAGGAGGTAGTTATGACGAATTTTTTTAACAAAAATTTTAGAATTGCACCCGTTTCAATTGAAGGAATTCAGAGAGTATCTGGATCATTTAAACCGGATGCATGTAGTGAAGACAACGAAAAAACATTTTTAGAGTTAAAAGGAATGGTTGATGGTGTTTATGAAGAGAATAAAAGCACCTTCACCAAAATAACTGAAGTGTTTCTTCCATTTGCAGTTTTAGCTGCTGTGGGATATGCTGCATTTCAGGGAGGTAAATACTACTATCCATATCATGATGTTATCGAAGCAGATGAAGTGGTAGTGAGAGAAAGAATAGGGTTGTAAAAATATTATTTTAAAAATAGAGTGATTTCATATCACTCTATTTTTTTGTTTAAAAAATATGTAATTTATTGATTAACCTATATATATTAATATTTGAATAAAATAAAATTGGAGGTATTGTTATGATTTTTAAAATATTATTTAACACCGTAGATAAAATGATAGAATCTTATCCAGACGCCAAGAGAATAATTATCGAAGAAGAATTTCAAAAGGGCAGAAGGGAAAGTCTTATTACTGAAAGAGCTATGGAAGCTAAATTAGCAATAAGGCAAATAGAAAAAGAAATTGAAAAGCAGCAAAAGGAATTAGAAAAAGTATCTAATCTTCCTGTTGCAGATGAAGGTGCTGGAGCAATAAGGATAACAAGAGATGGAGAACATCCTTCGATTCAAATAAGAAAAAATTTAAATGCATTATATGATCAATATCATGCATATAACAAATTCTTAGATGATCAGGGGGGCTTTGATGATGTGGATGAGGCCACAGTTCAATTAAGGTCTTATCTGGATCATGTGAATCCATCCCTAAAAAGAGGAAGATTTCCAATAATAAATCCTTTTCTAAAAGCAGAGGATATTGAATCAAATGGAATTGCTGAGTTCCTTTGTAGGAATCCAGTAATAAGAAAAAAAGTATTGGAACCTATCGTTAAAACGGACGTAGAGATTACAAAACAAATAGACAAAACTATTAGAAAAATTTTTAATGTTTAATAAAATAAAGAAATAAAAAATAAGGCTAATACAAGCCTTATTTTTTTATTCAAACCACAATTTCAAATTATTTTTACAAACATTATCTATATCAAATATTTCAAAATTAGATAAAAGAAATTTTTTTAATTTTTCATATTTTTTAAAAGCATACTCTGTTTTATAATTTAAATCTTTATCATTAAATTGAACAACCCCAAATGTTTTATATATATCTAATAATCTAGTTTGATCCCTTATTAAAAGCGGAGTTCCAGATGATAAAATTTCAGTTGAAATTCTGGGACATCCGTCTGATTTATTTGATGTAACTATTCCTATTTTACTCTGATTTAAAATTTCATTTATTTTTTCTCTTTCTAATTTGCCTAAAAATTCTATATTATAAACATTATACTTATCACATAATTTTTTTCCCAATTTTTCTTCATTACCTATATGTACAATTCTAATTTTTTTAAGGTAATTAGATTTTGAAATTTCATTGATAAAGAACCCTTGTCCCTTTTGTTTAATTTGAGTAAAATTACAAATCCAACAAATATCATATTTTTTTACTAAGTTTAATGGTTTAAAGATATTTTGATTTGATGTTTTATAAAATGGTATTGTATTAAATTTTGGGTTTTCATCTTTTTCTGATTCTATAAGAATTTTATCATATACCCCACCAAATATTGGATATATTCTTTTTCCAGCACCTAAATAAAGGGATCTTCCAAAAAATTTTTTATCTTTTCTAATTAAATCACAATAATCTCTAAATCCACCTCTAAAAAATGTTATCATAGGTTTTTCATAATTAAAACATTCATTAAAATTTTTAACAAATCTTTGTATAAATAATTTTCCATTTATATTGAAAATAATATCTTTTATATTTTTTCCTTTTGGTTGTAGTCTCCATATTATAACTTCATCAAAAATATCATTTTCTAAAAACCAAATACCTTGTAGTAAATAAAAATCATGACATTTTTCTTTAAAAACATTTGAATTTTTATATGCATGATAATATTCAAGATTTCTCAAATTAGTTCTAAATAACCAAAATATTCTTTTCATTAAAACTCCTAAATTATTTTTGCCATATTTTTATTAAAAGATTTTATAAATTTTGGATTTACAATTATAGATCTTAAACCAATAATTGAAAGAGAATGTAAAGTTATAAAACCACCTCTATATTTATTTGAACTTAAATCTAAATTTACAACTCCTTTTTTTCTTCTAAATCCTATATCATATAAATTCGCTAGTTGAGTTTTTTCTAAATATTCTTTTAATAGATCTGAAACATAATCTATTTTCATAACTCTTTTATATTTCAAAACAACATGAAAAGAATTTTTTCCAGTATATTTTATATAAAGAGAATCTATAAAAGGTGCTTTTAACATTTCATTATAAACGTCTATTGTAGCTTCTTTAGCTTCTCCAAAATTATCTATATCTATATCTATTATTCCTATATCTTCAAATCTACCCATTGTAGAATGAATGCTTATGGTTCTTCCTGAAATAGTTTCATCATAATTAGCATAATTTAAGTTTATATATTTATTTTCATTTTTTCCTTTTCTTATAACAATAATGTTATTCAAATCGGTTGCAAAGAAAAATATCAATTCTCTCCCTAATACTTCTTTTATTATATTATTTTTTACTTTTTGATAATAATTCCAAATATCTATCTCTTTTAATCCTTTTGGATAAAATTCATTTTGTATAACTATTGTTTCTGGATTTTTAGGATAACTCATATCAATTTCTCCCTAAAATATCAAATATTTTATTTAAAATAAAATATCCAGTATTTCCATTACCTAAAACATTTTTGAATGTTTCAATTTTAATTTTATTTTTATTTTTTGATGCATCTATAAAATATTTTTTTACATCATCATTAAAATCATATTTAAAACTAGCTTCAATATCAAATAATTCTTTCCACCCCCCATCTCTCAAAACTATAGAAGGTATTCCGGCAAAATATGCTTCTCTTTGAACTCCACCTGAATCTGTAAAAATTATTTTTGAAGACATTTCTAATTTTAACATATCAATATAAGAAACTGGTGATATTAAAAATATGTTTTTTGGAGTTTTTATATCATAATCTATAATTTTTTTAAGCGTTCTTGGATGTATTGGAAAAATAAAGTTTATTTCTAATTCATTTAAGATTTTTAATATATGACTAAGTTGATTTATATCATTAGTGTTTTCTTCTCTATGTAAAGTTAACAAACAATATTCTTTATTGATATTATTTTTTTCTAATATATTTGATTTTAATGCTCTTTCTTTGTAATTGATAAAAGCATCAAACATTATATCTCCTGATAAGAAAACTTTCTTATTTTTATTTGTTTTTATTCCTTCCTTTTCTAAATTTTCGTATGCTAAAAAAGAAGGAGCAAAAAGAAAATTTGAAATATGATCTGTTAGTATTCTATTTTTTTCTTCAGGAATATCATTATGTTCTCTAACACCCGCTTCAATATGAGCAATTGGAATATGTAATTTAGACGCTGCAAGAGCACCAGCTAATGTCGAATTTGTATCGCCATAAACTAACACAACATCTGGTTTTTCTATTATAAATAGTTCTTCTAATCTTTCAATCATTCTTCCTGTCATTGCTCCATGAGAAAGATTATGAATTTCTAAATTATATTTTGGTGGTGGAATATCTAATTCATCAAAAAATATTTTCGACATATTTTCATCAAAATGTTGACCTGTATGAATTATAACTTCTTCTATATTCTCTTTTTTTTCTATTAATCTACTTAAAACAGATGCCTTTATAAATTGCGGTCTAGCTCCAACCACTGTGACGATTTTCATTTTTTACTCCTAAAATTTTTTTATAGATATTTTATCTTTCATGATAATATGCTTATATTTAAAATATCTATATGATCTTCTTAAATTATTTCTAAATCTTAGTTTTAAAAATTTACGATAAATCATTTCACTCCTATTAAATTATTAATATAATTTGTAAATTGTTTTACTCTAATTTCACAACTATGATTTTCTCTAACAAAATCAAATCCATTTTTAGATATCTCTTCTCTTTCTTTTTTGTTTTCTAAATAATATTTTAATTTATTTCTTAAGTCATCCAAATCATTATAAATAACTAAATGTTTTTTATCTTTAAATCCAATTATTTCTAAATCAACAGGTCTATCAGCTAATAATAATGTTCCACATGCCAACACTTCATAATATTTTATAGATAATGAACCATATATATTATTACTTGTAATGAATATTTTGGATTTATTTATCACATCAACAAATTTATAATTACTAACTCTTTTAGTAAATGTTTTTAAAGATTTATTTTTTTCTAATATTTTTTGTACTTTTCCTCTATTTGGATACACATCATCTCTTTTTGTATATACTGCTGAAACATCTATGCTTTTTTCAAAATTTAAATTTTTATAAATATTAGTATCAATAGAAAAAGGTAAAAGAAGTATATATGGAGAAAAATTATTTTCTTTTAATAAATCAACACTTTCAGATGTAACTGCAAATATTATATCATATTTATTTTCTTTAAAGAATATATTCTGTTGATCATAAGTTGCCTTAAAGTCGCCCTTAGATTTAAAATAATCTATTACAATGTGAGCTTTAGATATATTTTTTATTTTTCCCAATCCTTTAAATGGTTTTGTATATTTATATCCATATGTTAAAATTAAATCTGGTTCAGAAACTTCTTTAATTATATCAGAAACTTCTAAATCTGGATTATAATTTGGATAACCATCTCCATAATAAATTACATTATGTTGTCTTCCTATTTCATTTCTAAAAAGTTGGTGTGTCCAATTATATCTATGGATTTGATTCGGACTTAATAATAAAATTTTCATTTTTAAATTCTCCTATTTTCTAATACATTTAAATAAATAAGCTTTATTATTTTTTTTCTTTTTAGAAATTATTTCTTCTGAAGAAATAAAATCTAATAATTTACCATATCTACTATAGACATCTTCTATTTTTTCAAAATGTCTTACATGAGAAAAATAATCTCTATTAGGAACTGAAAATATTAAATTAGTTCCTTTTCTTAAACATTCTATTATTTCCAAATCATGTTCAATATGTTCAAAAAATTCAAGCGAAATAAGATAATTCATTATTTTGAAGTGTTCATTTAAAAGTTTATAATCTTCATCTAAATTAAATTCCAAAACTATTCCAAAAATAGATTTATTAAATTCATCACTATTAGGATTTGGTATTAATTTTGATTTTAAACTATCAATTTTTTTAATTACCATTTTTTTGTTTTGAAATATAAAAGTATATTCTGGAATTAAATTAGAAAAATGATCCAAAGATTTCTCTGAAAAATCAAATCCAAAGTATTTTTTAAATCCTCTATCATAAAGTTCTTTTGCAAAATATCCAACTCCACAACCAAACTCATAAATAAAATTTTTTTCTGAAACATCTAAAGAAGATAATAAATCTGCTGCTTTTTTATAAAGAGTCTTATCGAAATCTTCTTTTAAATATCCTTCTCCTGTATAAAATTCTGGTCCTAAAACTTTACCCATTAAAATTTTACTCCTATTATTTTTTATCGTTTAAATACTCTATTTTTAAATTTTCTTCTTTCATTGAATCTTCAACTTTTTTCATTATATCTCTATCGATTGAACTATATTGAGATGATTTTATTTTTAACCACTTTTTAAATGTATCTGTTTCTATTAATTTGTTGAATGCTTTTTTCTTATTTGCTAATTGACTTCGTTCTTCTCTGGATTCTCCAACTGCACCAGACTCCTTATGAATTAATCTTACTCCACTATCTCTTTTATTCTGATTTTGACCCCCTTTTCCACCAGATCTAAATGTTTGGATTTCAAAATCATCTTTTGTTACTGAAAATAAAAATTCTTTCATGTTTTTTTACCATTTAGATTTTATTGCTTTCCAAATATTTTAAAAATTCGATTACTCTTTTTGTAAAGATAATAGGATCAATCATATTATCTGGAAGCATTAAAAACATATCTTTATTTTTAAATTCTGATCTTTCTGGATAATAAATACAACCATATTTCTCTATAAATTCTTTCCACCATAATTGTTTTTTTGACCATTTATAAAGTATCCCTAAATCTAGCCAATCATCGAATATTGGATTTATATGTTCTTTACCACATTTAGAACATCTTCTCATAACAAAATCGTTAATATTTTCATTAAATATAAAACCTGGATTTTCATGCCAACATAATTTCATTTTTTCACAAAGAAATTTGCGATCTTCTTCAGAAATTTCTATTTTAATATCAATATCTAAAATATCTTTAATACTACTTTCAAAAATTATTTGTTCATTAGAAAGTTCATCAAGTGATGATTTTGATATTTTATTTCCATGTCTATGAGGTGATGTTACTTTATTTATTTTACATAATAAAAACTCTATTGCATATTTTATTTTTTTATCCATCTAAATTTACCTTTCAAAATTATTAAAAGAATAATAATTTTCATTCTTCAATTTTTCATTTTCTTCTTTTAATTTAATATTTTCTTCAATTATTTTTTTGGTAAAATATTTTAAATGTAAAAAATCATTTTTCATTATATGATAATCTTCTAAAATCTTTTTAAAAGGTGGACCTATTTTTTCCACAATCTCTTTTTCTTCTTCAATAGAAAAAAGTGCATAATTTACTTCTGGTATATCTCTTTCGCTCATTTCAATACCATATCCTTTTAATACAGAATCGATATAACTTTTTTCTGTATCATTTAAAATTACCAATGCTCTTTTTATTGATTCACCATTTCTTTTCCAGAATGCATTACTCCATTTTTCAATCTTTTCTTTATCAAAGTTCATTTAACAACCTCACCAAGGTAATTTTTCAGCTTGATCTAAAAGTCTTTTTATACTTTTTTGTCTTTCTTTTTTTTCTTTTTTCTCTTTAATTTTTTTAGATTCTTCTTCAAAGTCAAGGACTTTTCTAGTATCTTTGTACGTTTTACCCATTTTCTTTTTCTACCTCATAGTATGATGGAAATCGTTCTTTCATATATCTTTCGATTTGATCGTCAGATATATCTCCCTCTCTTGTATTATTATAATTTTGTTGATATTTTTTTGCTGCTTCTCTAAGTGTTTCAAATCTCCAAACATTATTTAAATCCCAACAATCATTTGAAAAATTTTATTTTTCAGAAAATTTTATATAACAAGTATTTTCATTTAATTTTTCAATTAAACCGAATCCAAATAATTTCCATTTATAACCAAATACACACCAAGGTTTTTCAATTTTCATTTTCTTTTTACCGGAAAATTAATTGATATTAAACATATAATTTGAACTACAAAAATTCCTAAAAGTAACAAAGCTTCTAAACTATTCATTTTTCGTTTTCTCCATTTATTTTTTCCTTTTTTATATTTAAAAGCCATTCTAAAACTGATTCTATAAATTTGGATTCTTCAAAAAATTCTAATACAAACTCTTTCCATCTTTCATCCCAATGATAATCAAAAGAAGGATACTTTTGATTTATATAAAAAATGTCATAAAAATAAGTAATAAATTCATAAAAGTCTGATCTTTTTGTCATTTTATCAAAAACTAATCCATAACTTGAATCGTCTATTTTAAGTATCTTCATCATTTCTTCTATTGGTTCAACTGTTTCCATATTATCTAACCTTTTTTGTAAATTATTTTTGACCATTTAAGCATTAACCAAATTTTAAATCTTCTAAAAATATTTTTACCAATATATCTTCTTTTTAAAATTTCAGTAGCATTTCTCATTTTAAATATCCATCCATTTATTATATTTCCATCTTTTTGAATATTTTAAAAACATTACTATACAAAACCATAATTTTTCTAAAGAATCTGAAATTATAGTAATTCCATTAATACCTTCAGTATTATTATTTGTAAGTACACATTTCCAATTTTTACCATCATAAAATATTAAGATAGTAGTATTATAATCTTTTATCATATCTTGTAATTGATCTTGTCTAGGCAACCAAAAATGTCCGTTTATACATTTTGTATATTTATTTCCTTCGAAATTTAAATCAAAGAAATCTATAATATGTCATTCAGAATATTTAATTTTTCTAACACAATAATCTCCAACACTAACTGAAAATGAACTTTGAATATCTAAAGCTTTTCTACACATTTGAATATATTTTTTTGTTAAATCCATTTTTCTCTCCTATTTGTAAAGTTTTAATATTTCTTCTATTTTTCTTCTTGTTTCAGTATTTAATGTTATTTTATCTTTATTTTGATTGTACCAAGAATTTACACTACTGTCTTTTCCATTTATTGCTTTTCCTGCTCCTACCCAATCACAAACGATTTCTTTAATTGAATCTTCATCCATGCTTAAAATTTTATAACAATTACAATTTATTGGAATTATCCACCATTGCCAATGATGTCTATTTCTTTTTTGATGGTAAAACCACGCAATATCAAAATTTAAGTCACCTGTATTTCCAGCTTCATAATAGCCAGAAGAATCTCTTCCTTTATTAATATCAGAAGCTTTTTCACCATAAAAATGATTTGCATATGGAATAAATTCACTTGGACGAAATTTACTTAAATCATGAAAAATCCCTCTCCAAATAATTTTCATTTTAAAACATTCAATAAAAACAAACCATTTATGTCTTAAAATATATATTAAATATTTTATATATTTCATCTATTATTCTCCTTTTTATTAGAAATTAAATTAGGATTATTTGGTCTTGTTTTCATTATTTCTACAAGTTGTTCTGAACTTATAGGGTAAAAATTATTATTATCAACTCCCACATCATGTTGTTTTCCAAATGGTTTAATTTTTCCATGTGAATGCCCAAAACAAAGAAAAGATCCATAATGTGATCTAGGCCATGTATACATTAAATAATGACAAGCGACAAAATAATTCCCACCAATTTTCTTCTCCCATATTTCATGAGAATGTGTTCCTTTTAACCAATAATCATGACTACCTCTTAAAAATATATGTTGTCTTCCTTTTAATCTTCTTATATAAGCTTCTGCTTTTTCTCTATTTTCTATAGTGAAGTCAGCACAGTGAATAACTATATCGTTATCTTTAACAACTTCATTATGTCTATCAATTATACAATTATTCATTTCCTTTGCATTATCGAAAGGTCTATTACAATATTCTATAATATTTTTATGACCCAAATGTTCATCTGCTGTAAACCAATACATTATTCTACCTTTCTAATCTCTCCTTTTTTATCTAATTCATAATCCCATTTTATAGAATCTACGGGAACATTTTCATATTTAAATTTATCTAACCAATATGAATGATTTTTATAAAAAGTAATCATTCTACCCAATCTATAAATATTATCTGTTGTTTTTAAAACAATTCCAAAATATTTTATATTATCATGTTCCGTTAATTCAAAATCTATAACTTCTAACATAAAATATTTTCTATTTTTATTACCACGATAATTCTGAGATATTACAACAACTAAATCTCCAGGTTTAAATATTTCTATTAAATTTCCCTTTTTATCTTTTTGTTTTTTATTTCTTATTCTATGTTCTTCAATAGCTTTATGCCTAACATCTCTAAATTTTTCATCAGACCATCCCATATTATTACTGATGCCTATATATTTATCATTAATAACGGCTCTCATCTTTCATTTCCTTTTCCATTAAAGATACATTATTTTTTCTAATAATTTTTAACAATTAATAATTATTTACAAAAAATTCATGTTTGAAAGTTTGAAAATTTTATCGAGAGAGAAATCAATGATTTCTCTCTCATTTATAATTGGATAATATTTTTAATCCAACAAAAATAAATTTTTATGTTTTATTTGATTGAGAATTTTTTATCTATTAAAAAAATAATAATGAATTAAAAAATAAATATTAAAACACACCTCATATTTTAATATATATAGAAAATAATTTAATAATGAAACTTGGTAATAAATTCATCTATATTTTCATTATTTATATAATTTACATTTTCTAATATTTTTTCTATATTCCAATCCCACCATTTAATTTTTAGTAACTTATTTATTTGATTTTCAGTAAATCTATATTTTATATTTTTAATTGGATTTCCACCAACTATTTCATAAGGATTTACGTTTTTAGTAACAACACTTTTAGAACCTATTACAGCACCATCACCAATTTCTATTCCACTATTTATAAAAACATCATATCCAATCCAAACATCATTTCCAATTATAACATCTGAATTGTTTTTTTCATTTATTTTTCCATTTAAAAGATAATCAAAAGGATATGATGATACTTTTAAATAATTATGATTAGTATAAGATAAAAATATTGTTACATTTTTTCCTATAGAACAAAATCTTCCAATTTTTAATTTTGGTTTTATTTTTCTTTTATAATCAAGTATTTTTGGTAAACCATATGTATATGATCCTATATCATAATCTTTAAAATCTAAATTATCTTTTAACTGTTTTACACCTTTAATCATTCGATATTTCCTTTTTCAAAATATCAGACCAGATTACTTTTTCCTCTTTCAACGGAGTTCTTTTACCAAAATGCCCTGAAACAGTAACACCACCAAAATGATAAATATAATTATTCATTATTTTCACAGCTTTATATTCTAAATCTCTACATTTTTTAAATAAATAATCATCACCACAATATATTTTAAGTTCTTCTGGAATTGGGTCCATTTTATTTGTTAGATCTTTTCTTATTGTAAATGCCCATCCTTCTCTTTTTCCCATTTTATTTACAATCACTTTATCATCATTTGTTGTTTCTACAGTTGCTCTATTTTTTATAGTATTAGGACATATAATTCCATATTTATCATTTTCATTATAAGTCTCTATTATCTTTTTGAAAAAATATTTACTTATTAATAAATCATTATTTAATATAGAAATTAATGGAGTTTTCGATCTTAATATTCCTTCATTCCAACAAGGGTTTACTCCAATATTTGTATTATTTTTTATATAACAAATATTTAATTCACCCCTATATTTTTCAATAATACTACCAAGATTTGATTTATAATCATTATCGAAAATAATAACCATTTCTGGTTTAACTATATTATTACTCATCATTCTTAACATATTATTTGTCAATTTAATGTGTCCTAAAACTGGCATTACAACTGTAATCATTTTTTAAATTATCCTCCTAAAATTTTAAATAAATGTCTTTTTCCACCATGAAGTGTTGAAGTTCTTATAAATTCCACTTTTCCACCTCTGTCGGTTAAATACTTTTCTATTGTTTCTTTTGAATCTAAATAATCTAATTTATACATTCCTTCACTTTCTTTTCCAGCCGTTTGAAAAAACATTACAGTTGAATTTTTAATCATGTTTTCGATTATTTTATCTGCGTCTTTTCCAAATCTTTTTACCAACCACATGTGAACATTCATACATAAAATCAAATTTACTTTTTCAAATTCTGTTGATGGTGTAACTTCTTTTCTGACTTCAAGTTCTTCTAAATTAAATACTTTTTTCATATTATTTAAAAATTTAAAAACAGAATCATCATATTCATATCCAATGGCTTTTTCTAATTCTAAATTTCTCATAAGAGTAAAAATCAGATTTCCATTCGCACATCCAAAATCAATTACACTTCCTATATTTGATGAGGTATTTTCTAAAATTACATTTGCTTCTTCAAAAGATGTATCTCTATGTGTTGGAAGGTTATTAAAATAAGGAACATTTAATTTATGATATAATTTTCCAATATGTTTTGATGATCCATCAAATCTCACTTTTCCAAAATCTTTTGTTAATATAATTGTTTCTTCAATATCTTTTTTAATATTTTTATATAATTCTTTACATTCGTTTATAATTTTTTTAAATGCTTTCTCATCATTCAATCCATAAACTTCATTTAATCCCTTCGGATCACCTACTACTATTCCATCCATTTTTGCCCAATAAAAATCTATTAATTTAAATGTTTTTTCTTTTTCGCAAAACATTAAATTTCCAGGATTTATATCTCTATGATTAATTTTACATGCTTTTAAGATTTCTAAAATTCTTTTCATTTGATTTTCAAATTCAGAAAAATCTATAGAAAATAAAACTCTTCTAAAATTTTCAACAAAAACTTGTGTTGATGTTCCTAATGGAAAACTATATTTAAACATAATATATGATTTAGATTCAAATACAATTATTTCTGGAAAAAAATTATTTTTTATTGTGTTTTTAAATTTGTTTATGCAAGCAATTTCATTGCTTACACTTGATAATTTATTTATTTCATTTTCTTTATATTTTTTATGTATTACCATTTCTTTTTCAAAAAAAGTTATATTTGATTGGTTTGCTTTTCCTTGCTTCATTAGTCTTTTTCCTTTTCTTTTTCATTATTAATTTTATATTTAATTGGTAGAAAATTAAAATCATAATGATCATATAATTTTAAATTATTTTCATCTAAAATTATTTTAAATACTTGTCTATGATCTATTTTTTCTCCATTATCTAAAATTAATTTAATACTATCATCACATATTGATTTTATTTTATTTACTGACATTGTTACAGTTGGAAGTCCATTCTTTTCAATATGAAAACTATGTTCATACATTATATAATTACCAACTTTTAACTTATAAAACTTTTCTCCATTTTTTAAAAAATTATTTGTATATATTGGATTAAAATATCCATATAAAATTTCTTCTCTACCATATGGAGTAAATCTACTTTCAGGAGGTTCAAAGTAGGATTCAATTCTTCTATGATCTATTTTTTTATTTTTTGAAACTATAATTGTTGTTCCTTCATCTTCAATATCATCAACTCTTGTCATTGTTATTAAATCTAAATTTTTTGGATCACTTTTATATGATATTAAATATCCTTTTTTAATCATTTTCTTTCTCCCATGAAATCAATTTTTTCAAACCTTCTTCTAATTTAATATTTGGAAAAAATCCAATTTTATTTTTTAATTTTTCCAATGACATATATGCCACTGGAATATCAAAATTTCTTTCTGGTAATAAATCTACCTTAATCTTTTCATTATAATACTTTTTCATTTCATTTAAAAATTCAGCTACAGTATACGTATTAAAATTTGTAATATTATAAATATCAAAATTATTTTCAAAATTTGAATCCATTAATTTTATAGTAGATTCAACTATATCGTCTATATATGTAAAAGATCTTATATTTAAACCATAATTATATAAAGGAATTGTTTCATTTTTTTCTATAAGTTCTTTAAATTTATAGTAAATCATATCTTGTCTACCATATGGACCATAAACACTTGAATATCTCATTACAATAAAATTAGTATTTTTTAATTCTTTTGAATATAATTTCAATATATTTTCTGCCGCAATTTTAGAAATTGCATACATATTAAGAGGTCTATCTAAAACAAAATCTTCTTTAAATGGTGGATTATGGGAACCATAAACTGATGATGTTGATGCAAATAAAAAGCTTTTTATATTTACATTTTCTTTTCTAATGTAATTTAAAAGATTAACAATAGATGTAATATTATTATCAATATATTCATTATTAAATAAATAATTATCATTTACACCTGCTGATGCGGATAAATGAATTACATTTTTAATTTCATAATATTTTAAAGTACTTTTAATTTGATCTTCATCTTTTAAATCTAAATTATAAATTAATAATTTTTTATGTGAATATTTATTAATTAAATAATCTAATCTTATATTTTTTATCTTCTTATTTTTTAAATCTTTTTCATTCATATTATCTATAATTATTACACCATGTCCCATATCTAAAAGTTTTATAGCCATATGAAAACCTATAAAACCCAATCCACCAGTTAATAAAATCATTAAAGATTCTCCTTCTTTTGCCAAACTAAAAAAGTTCCTGTGTTTGGTTTAACAAATTTATTTGAATACTTCCAATTTACTCCATTGTCTATAGCTAAAGCTCTCCATCCAGGTCTTGAATAAATTGCATATTTCCATCTTAAAACAAAATCACTCATTTTTGGATTATTAAATCTAAATTGTTTTTCTGGATTTTTATTATCAACCATCAATGGAAGTGCTTGTTTGATAAAACTTTTTTTTATTAAAACTGGATTTAAACCAAATTGTTTTTTACTGTCAAACGCTAAATAAAATCCATCTTCATTATATTTATAAACGGCATTAAATAATTTTATTCTTTTAGAATTTGGAATATTATATTTAGATAATCGTAAACATGCAATTTCTTTATATTTATTTAATATTCTTATCATATCATTTATATCAATATATTTCTCTAATAACCAATCATCTTCCAAATGAAATGCAAAATCACTTTCAACTTGATTCCATGTCCAAATGACAGCTTTTGGAAAAGATGGTTCTTTTGGAATATTAAAAACTATATTTTTAAAAAAAGATTCACATGTTTTTATTACTTTTTCTGGTTTTATATCTTCCCCAACAGGATCAATATTTATAATTAATCTATATCTATCTCTTTCTTGAAGGAGATTTTTACAATAAGATTTTAATGTTCGTCTAATAATATCAGGTCTTACTGTTGCTGTCATCGTGATGTCAATCATATCACTCATAAATTTAATATCCCTTATAATTTATATTAAAATTTATTTTTCCTTTTTTATTTATTAAAGTTTTAACTTCTCCAATTACTATTATTCTTTCTGAATTTATTTTATTATTAAATACTTCCAATAATTTATTATTATGTTCATATTACTATCAAGGTCAGTATAAAATGTATTTTCATTATTCATATTATATGTTTGAATATGTAAAAATTCTTCTATATCATCATCTTCTTCAGTTATT